CCAGTTGCACCAGTTGCACCAGTTGCACCAGTTGCACCAGTTGCACCAGTTGCACCAGTTGCACCAGTTGCACCAGTTGCACCAGTTGCACCAGTTGCACCAGTTGCACCAGTTGCACCAGTTGCACCAGTTGCACATGGCCCACCACTGCCGCCAGTTGCAATTAAATCTTTAATATCAGTCCCGCAATATTTAATTCCATACAATCAACAACGCCTATAAAATTCTTGTTTCCCGTGATAATATCATCTTCATCAATCTTTACATATTTTTCACTAGCAATTGCATTAATTTTAAATGAAAAAATTTGTGCAGATTGTGCGTCTTTGGTTTTACTAAACAAAATCCCTATTTTTTCATCACCATTATTTTTTGGTGTAAAAATATAAGAATATTTATTATTTGAGTAATATAAATATTCGCGTTCAGAAGGTGGCACCAAGAAACCAGGATAAATAAAAGGCATACTATTCCTAGTTAACGCAGAACCTTCAACTTCGATTTTATAATTTTCTGATTTTCTAAATGTATAACTATCATTTGATAGTATTCCAGAAATTTTATCTTTTTTAGTAGTAGATGAGTTTATAACAACTTAAACAAACCCTACAAGTAGTTGAGCATTATTATAACCAGAAAAATGTTGCACTATGTCAGTATCAGTATAACTCCAGGTTGAATAATGCGCACTCATATATATGATTGTTATAAATAATTATTTTTTTGTGGCGTGCATTACGACGCAAAGTAATACACAAAGGGTATAATTTGACAAAATATAATTTTATATGGTTATGACAATTTAGTTATTATATAAATTTGATAATTTAGATTTTATAACTCTATGTAGTTTTGGTTTTGGCTTTGGTTTTGGCTTTTATAATTAACACAAACTCATACTTATTATATTATAATCATTTAGGGTTATAATTACATACATAAACCCCAACTGACCCATCGCGACGCACCTTATATAATTTATCTTTTATTAGATATAACTTCTTGCGACCATCTTTTATAATTTCATAATTAATAATTGGTGCAATTGTCGGTGCAGTTAATGGTGCAATTGTCGGTGCAGTTAATGGTGCAATTGTCGGGGCAGTTAATGGTGCAATTGTCGGGGCAATTGGCACTACTAACGCCTTTATTTTCAACTTTATTGTAGGCTTTGGGGTTTGGAACAGAATCGCATTATTGTCGCTAATATCGCCACCAATTAATTTTATTTCTTCTATACTTAATCCTATTAACTGATATAACTGATTTTCTGTTATACCCTCGATACCTAACTTTCGAATATCCGGCAAATATGAAAATGCATCATTATCTAAAAAATCTTGACCATATTTTGTATAATGACTTATTATATCTACGATTTTAAATTTGAGCATTTTTTGTATAAGTTCTAAATCATCGCCTACCACATAAAATTTATGATTACCCGTTAAACTAAGTTTACCTTCATCTATAAAAGCCCCTGCAAAACTTGCTTTATTTGCAATTATTAATTTTCTTTTATCTGCATCGGGATGATGAATAATTGCCTTTTTTACTAAGATTCCTTCCTTAATAGTATACGTATCGACTGCATACATATCTGATATATCATATTCTTTTGGAAGTTTTGATTTTATGCCTTCTGCCTTTATTGTTTTAGTAGAATATTTAAGATCTAAATCATTAGATTCAATAAATTCTTTTAATTTAGTAAAAATACTATGATAGGCTAAAGGTATAGAATACTCATTCGATAAATATTCATTGGATGATGTAGTTAATTTTTTACTTTGTATTTCGCTTATTATTATTGTTTTATGTTTATCTATATTAATTTTATTTTGTAGTAGAAATAATGATATTGGTATTTTACCATTTATTGTTGCTAAGCTTTTAATATTGTCCCATAATTTTAACCATATAATATGTTTTGATAACATCATGTCATGCAACGAATGGCTTTTTTTAAGCCAACTCAGCGGATTAATAAAAGCCAAATAGCCTTCTGGTTTTAACCATAACATTGATTTTTCTATAAATTTTGTCCAGATTGTTTCATTTTTATCGCCTAACTGATTTCCTGTATGCGACCGAATACCGCCTTTATTATATGGCGGGTTTCCTATTATAATATCAAACTTATTTATACCAAATACATCCATTGGATTTAATGTTAATGTATCACCGCAATGCAAATTCATTATGTATTCGTTATTTAAATCAAATATTTGCTTACATACCATAACATTTTTCTTATTTAATTCGCATAAGTATAACATGTTTTCCAATATATGTTTCTTCCGGGCTTTGTCGCAAATAATTTCTTCGCGCAAACTTTCCATTAGTCTTAAATAAATAACTATTGGAAAGTTTCCCATACCAGTAGCAGGATCTAACCATTTAATACTACTATCTTTCCATATATGCACAGGTAGTTTATCCAGCATTTCAGAAATAATGGGTATAGGCGTAAAAACCTCGCCGAATTCTTTCTTTTCAATTTCCTTAGGACGCAAACATTCATGGATTAATTCAAGCAATTCTTTGGGGCTATCTATTAAACTCTTCATACTTAATTTAAACTGAGACGTTATATTATAACTACATGAATTATTATTTCCATTAATAAATTTAACTATTATATCCTTGATAACATCTATCAACTCTTTTTTATTCCACCAAATTATACATTGATCGTCAAACGTATCTAATAAATCAGGATTTGATTTAATTTCCGCAAACATAGTTAGTAAATGCAAACTTTCAGTAGGCAATGTTAAAATGCATACGAGTGGTATAACATAAGGTAAAACGTCCTTTGTAAAAGAGACTTGCATTTTCTCTATTTCTTCGTCTTCTATATCATCAACAATAGGAAGTGAAACGCCATCATCACCAGATATTTTTATTTTTTCTCGCCCAGTTGGCAAATCTTGGCCTTCATCGCCATCATCTTTTAACAATAACGTAATTCTGTCGCCAGGTATAACCCGATTAAATGTTTTATTAAGCAATTTTTGGGTTGGATTATCAAACAATACATAATCCTCATCCAATTTTTTTAATAGGGATTTAAACCCAACAATAGGGTCGCCTTTCCAAATATCTAATAGTTTTGTTATAACAGCATTATGATCCATTTTCATATTAGATAATAAATCAATGTCAATATTAATTAATCTATTTTTTATTAGATATGTAATATTGTCAGCAATAGAAAGTCCCGCTTTTTGACTCGAAAAAACTTGCAAAACTCGACTAATGTTTAAATCCACAACAAACCCTATTTTTTTATCAGGGCCTTCTGTCATGCATCGATACATCTGTTGCATTACTTTATCAGAAGACAATGTATTATTAAAAAGAAGAACCATGTCGCATTGATGCAATGTAATTCCCAATGTAATCATGCTCCCGGCAAGAAGTATAACCCCTCGCCGCCCTTTGCTTAGCGCTTCAGTTTCTATTTTATGAATATCAGATTTTACATCTTTTGCAAGATCTTTATTCTTGCGATTAATGAGCAAAATCTCATAATCGCGCAAAACGCGATCATTTTTCATCAACAAATGTAATGCCTTTGATATCTCATTAATGCCGTTAGGAGGTAAAAACCATATTTGTGTAAATGGCTTCCTGCTTCCTTCTTCCGAACATATATTAAATATTCGCGGGAGTATACACATTTCGCCATCATCTTCTTTATTTGAACCGGAAATATATCTTAGGAATATACTTACTTCATCGGGATAACAAAAACGCTTTTTTGCCGGACATAATGCGAATAATGCCTCAAAACAAAATCCCATTTTATTTTGGGTGTTAAGTTTCTGTTTTAACTCGATATATCTATCGGCATCAAACATATTTGTTATTAAATGCATTTCGGGCATAGCATTATACCAAGAAAATGCATCTCGTTGAAGCATAATATATTCTTCTAAAATTTTATTAACATGATCGCCGTGTTTTTGCACTAAACCTGCAATATCGCCGTTTTTGCATAACTGTTCATCTTCAATATCCCAAAACATTTGGGATTCCGCGGGAATGTTCCATTCTCTTAATGGCTTTGCATATGTTGCGGTAAGAAATATAATAACAGTATTTATGCCCGCAATCCTTTTAATAATTTTTTTGGAAATATCGGTGCAACCTGTATAATGAGTTTCGTCAAATATTATAATGTCCATTATAGGAAAGACGTTTGGTTCTGTTTTTGTTTCCTTTTGTAATTGTAATAATTGCTTCGACATAACAAAAATATTATTATCACCACATGTGGCTCTACGTAATTGCGCACTAGAAGTTATGTCATGCACTTTATGTCCCTCGAAATCCGCAAATCTATGAAATAATTCATCAGTAAATTGCGGTGCCGTTTCTGTTGGCGCAGGTGTAATAACAATAACATTGCGTGCCCGCGCTTTAAGAATAATCCCGCCAGCCATATACGTCTTACCAGATCGGCATTTGCAACCCCATAAAAAATGGCGATGGCCTTTTGCAATAAGCATGTTTGTTTTTTGTAGTATAAGTTCTTGATGAAACCTCAATGTCATACGTTCTTTATTTACAAAATTATGAGGCATACGGGTATAAGAGGTATACCACCTTTGTAAATCATTTAAATCAAAACATTCTTTCATATGATCAGTTATATATTGACTCGAAACCCGCGATGCGGTTATTAATTCGTATAATTTTTTTTTGTCAGGAACAAGTAGTATAATAGAATAATTAGAATATATATGTTCATTCTTCTTTGCCATAGCAACGATATTTTGAACATCATAATAATCGACTGATGTTTCTTCTATTGATTTCGGAAATTTAGATGAGATAAATATATACTTATCTCCTCTAATAATACTAATATCAGAACAACCACCTGAATTGCCTGATATTACTAGTGTTTGCAAATATTTCTCGATGACCAGTTTTTTTAGTTTCCCATTATTAGCATTTCCTACTACATTTTGCCCATAAATCTCAGAATGCCCGAATTTAATAACTATATCAAAAAGCCTTTCAAATATATGACCTTTTTCTGCTTGGGTTTTGCCAAGGGCTATTATATCATGAACTGATGAATAAGGTTCAATATATGTAATGAATTCTTTTATAGTCATGCCTGAAATATTCATTGTTCTTAATTAATAATTAATTATGAATAATCAATTCTTATAATATTATATTAGAAGATCAACTAATATAATATTAATTTGTATGTCCTTTTTAATTAAGACAACCAAAGCATAATAATTATTAAAATAATATTATTATATTATAATGACAGAATCTTCGCCTAAGCGTGCATCGACGTTTAAATTTGATATGTTAACCGACATCGAGTATAAATATTACGGCCTAACTCCTAATTTGCACTTGCGACCAAAGCGCAATGTAGTATCTTGTGCAATTTTCAAAATGGAAGACAACTATCGCGATTTTTCTAAGTATTCGGAAATTTTGCGCAATGTATCCGAACAATATATTAGCAAATTGGCAGAATGGAACTTCGTATTTCGCATTTATTATGACGTAAATTGCCGGAAAGAATTGCATGACACTTTTAAACGACCCGATGACACCTATCCGCCAGGGCTTGAATTGGTTGAGTATAACTGTCCTAAATTTAAAAGCAGGACAAACCCCATGTATCATTTGGGCACCTTTGGAACCTTTGTCCGATTTTTGCCACATTTTCAAAATGAGTTCAATTACGTCTTTGTCACTGATGTAAACCATAGCACTTTTCAGTTAGCATTCATGATTAACCAAATTCGCGAATGCATGCAACGCGGTTTTAAAACTTGCTACATTTATATTAATAGTTATAGGTATTCCTCGCCCAAAGAGTTATGCATTCCGGAATTAAACAATATTTTGCTCGCAAATGTGCATACTAATGAAAAAGTCCCGCTTTCTAATATAAATAATTTTTTAACAGGCATATGCAAAGGCGACCATAACGTAATGATTGACGCATTAATAGCGAAACATGGCGAAAAAACCGCGAATGTTGCATATCCATTTGTTTATGCCTTTGACGAATACTACATGAACAAGTTCTTTTTTAAGTATCAAGAAAAGCATTGCAAAGATATACAATTCTTGATAGTGCGAGACAACCGCATTAGCACAACATTGCGTTATTTAACGAACCATGTCAAAAAAGAACATCAAATAGAGTTCGATGACACTATTTCTCGAGCGCAATCTGATGCGGACTATTCTGAAAAATTTGCGTTATATTCAAAAATACGCAAAAATATATTGAAACGGTTTCGCGGAAACAAAGAGTCAGATTATTATAAAACAATGTTATTATTGCCTAATTATGGGTATAACATTTTCGACTCGGTTTCTAAGTATAACGAATTTTCTTATTTATCATATAATGATTTAGTTCAAATAATAATTTAATTATGATGACGGCATAATCGTGTCAGTCGCAATGTTCCAGATTATATCATTTTTAATCGCAAACTCATAAAAATATGGCCATATAAAATCATCGTAATTTGCAACAGTATTATATGGAATTGGCGGACTCTCTTCAAGTGCGATTTCCGGAATTAAGACAACGTTTTCGCGATCCTTTGCCCAATCTATAATTATTTTCTTATATTTATCTGATCCAGTCATAAATAAACCTAAGTTTGCTTCAGGAAAAGCGCGATTCAACGACATTGCAACACTACCAGTTCCGGCTGTTACCCAAATTGTTGTTCCTTGTTTAATCTGCAAATTTCCGGCAATCGCCGCGAGACGATATTGTGATGTTAAAATAGTTCGCCAAAGTTCAGTATTAAATCCCATTACCGGATAATAAATACTATCTTTTTTAGATTCTTTTCTTATTTTATCTGCTATTGTTCGCGCTTCGCCGAATGTTTTAACCAATATAATTTTCGCGGATAATGCGGTAAGACTTGCTTTATACCTAGAATTGTTAAAATAGTTTAACTTTTCTTCTGTTTTATAAGCGACTATAATCGTGCATTTAATGCCACATTTTAACGAAGCGTATGCGATAGCAGCGGGCCCGGATGCGTTATATCCGCCTACGTATAACGTATGATCAATCTTTGGTTGTTCTTTTATTATTTCAGAAAGAAATCGAAACATTGCTCGTTGTTTTGTGCCGAACAACATTTTACCTTCTTGCACTAAATAGACTTTTCTTCCAGGAAGCGAAATTTCCTCAGGAACTATTGGCGGGTTCTCGATAAGTGTTGGCAACATAGATTTAATTTGCGCTATCATATTATATTATTTCCCAACTATTTTTAATAATTCCAAAGATTTTTTTAGAATATTCATTTGTTTTATGGAATTATTATAATTAATGACATAGTCATCTGCGCGCCCATGTTTTTTGATTATACCATAATAATCTTTTATATCCTTGATACAATAATGATCACAAAGCGCGGGCACAGAACATATATGTATTTGCAAAACCTCAATCGGCATCCCGAGTTTTGCGTATGATTGTATAAAGGCATCGGCTAAATAATTGTGCTTTTCGTATAGTATCCACAACCTAATAGGGTTTAGTAGCATTGAAGCCGGAATACTATGCAAAATATTGTTTGCGAATATACTAAATTTTTCTAGTTGGAAAACACCATATAATAAATCGGCATTAATATCATGAATTTTCATATATTTTTTTATCGCTGGTATAATATTTGCTTCAGTGCAATTTGGTATAAAAACATAAATAACTGAAGCCGATAAATTATTTTCTTTTATAAAATTAGGCCAACAGTCCGAGTCAATCATTGAAAATAGGTATACAAATTTCTTTGAGTATAACGCTGAGTATAATTCTGCTTGCAACCGCAAATCTTGATCATAGAATGAAACCAAGGCTACAACTTTATTTTTAACGTATTTCTGACAATGCAATTGCAAGGCGGCGCGATAATGAAGATTTCCGGGATATCTATCTTCGCGAATTATGTTTAACTCGATGCCATTTCTTATCTTCTTTTCTATTTTAATCAAAGGATACCATGAAAAGTCATAAGGAATATCATATGGTTTTGCAATAACACTTACATAGGTATAATTATAACAATGCATATTGTTTTCAATGCCAATGTAATTTAAATACGGAAATTTTATTTTTACCGGTGTCATTATTTTTGCATTTAATTCCATATTAACAATGGCGCCTTCCTTTGCCGTCTCTTCGTCTAACCTAATATATTTTGCCGGATAGTTATTAACATATTTTCCATGAAAAATTAATACATTCTCGGGAATACTAATTTTGTTAAACAAAGCAATTTGCACAATGTCTTCATGGTATCCGAGCAAAATCTTTTTTTTAGATTTATGCGCTAAAATGTCTTCCAAAGATACATTTAAAATCAATACATAACTTTTTTGCGTTTGTTTCATATAATTTATAATTTATATTTTTATGCATATCAATTATAAATTATAAATTATAAATAATTGCATGTATTATCAGTTAAGTCTTTTTCTACATTGATACTCAAGATTAGGCTTTCTATATGAAGTTATTTATCGTAATTAAGCAACACATTCGAATTGCAATCGAAAATTTAGTTTTAATTGTTGGAACGATTATAATTAGTTTTATTTTAATATTCAAGATAGTTAAAATATTCAAGAAACTGCAGTAAACGGATATAAAGTAACAAGAGTTGTTGCAATTTTATTTGCGGTTCCAGAAGTTGATATATTGCCAGAGTGAGATAATAATATATTTGCACTATTATTATAATACGGTAAAATAACATAGTTTGTTGGATTAGTAGAAGAGACGCCTTGTAAATCAAAAATACAATTTACAACCCTATAATAATCATCTCTACCATTACTAAATATAGCCGAGTTATTACCGTTATTTACATTAACTGTTTTAGTATTGGTAGAACTAAATGCGAATGAACAATTTGTAAAATAATTCAATGAAGAACTATTGCCATTCATAATAAATAATGATTGCAAAGTAGAACCTGTATTACCATTTGTAAATTTAATATTTGTAAAAGTTGATTTTAAAGCGTTTTTACGTATTTGTAAGCAGTTTGTATCTGCCGACTGTGCTGATATATTACAAGAAGTCATTTCTAAATTTCCTGCTTCCATAGAAATTAAAGGAGTAGTTCCTAATGCATTTGATGCATTTATTGATAAGTTTTCTAAATATGTTCTACAATCGACCGCAGTATAACGGGGTGGCGCATAAGACACGTCACTATTTAATATTTCAGATCCACGCGTTTTTTGTTGAATTATATTTTCTTGACCATATAAAGAACAATCCTTAATATTTAATGTATGAATAGACGATGAAGCATCTATAACATTACCTGTAATTTGAAACCCGGTTATCATTACTTGATCACTAATTAGAGCAGTCGCACCGGCGACTTGAACCGTGATACTTCCATTTATACAACATGCTACATTAGCATATCTACTACATATTGAGCCAGTTATTTGAATTTTCGCTTTTGATATTGTTAAGGTTTCAGTATATGAACCAAATGCTACTTTTACCTCGCGGGCTGTTCCGTCAATTGCTGTTTCGCATTTAGTAATAGCACTTTGAATTAGTCTAAATGGTTTCTCTCGGCTTCCGTCATTTGAATCATTCCCGCATGAGCCATCTACATAATAAGTTAATAATGATTTAGCGGGGGTTGGTATAGCAGGCGATAATTCGGTATAATTCAATTTATTACATGTTATTTCATTGATTCCATAAATACTTGCAGTTGTGCCTGAATATATATTATTACCATTAATTGCTAATGTATTATTACATAAACTAGCACCAGTGCCATTAGTATAAAAAGATCCAGACGACGAAAGTGTTGTTGCAGATAATGCACCGAATACTTGAAATGGCGCAGAAGTATAAAGTCCACCACTAGACTCCTGGATCAATACGCCATTTAGAATCAACTTTTTACCAAAAATATCTCCAGAATTAGTAATACTATATCCACCCATATTTACATTCTGAGATGCTGTATATCCTGCCCAAAGCGCCGCGTTAGCAGATGAACCTGTCGCACCGGTCGCACCAGTATTTCCAGTTGCACCGGTTGCACCAGTATCTCCAGTCGCACCAGTATTTCCAGTTGCACCAGTTGCACCAGTATCTCCAGTCGCACCAGTTGCACCAGTATCTCCAGTCGCACCAGTATTTCCAGTATCTCCAGTTGCACCAGTATCTCCAGTTGCACCAGTATCTCCAGTTGCACCAGTATTTCCAGTTGCACCAGTATCTCCAGTCGCACCAGTATTTCCAGTTGCTCCAGTTGCACCAGTATCTCCAGTTGCACCAGTATCTCCAGTTGCACCAGTATCTCCAGTTGCACCAGTATCTCCAGTTGCACCAGTATCTCCAGTCGCACCAGTATTTCCAGTTGCACCAGTTGCACCAGTATCTCCAGTTGCACCAGTATCTCCAGTCGCACCAGTCGCACCAGTATCTCCAGTATTTCCAGTCGCACCGGTTGCACCAGTATTTCCAGTATTTCCAGTCGCACCGGTTGCACCAGTATTTCCAGTCGCACCAGTATTTCCAGTCGCGCCCATATTAGTTGCAGTCCCGGGTATTCCTTGAGGTCCAGTTGCGCCAACATTTCCATTAGGACCGGTAGGACCAATAGGACCAATAGGACCAGTCGAACCAACTCCTCCAGCATCTCCAGTATGCCCACCACCACCACCAGAAATTAAATCCATAATATCAGTTCCAGCAATAGATAAATCAGAACATTCAACTACACCAGTAAAATTCTTATTACCTATAATAATATCGTCTTCGTCTATTTTTACATATTTTTCACTTGCAATAGCACGAATACTAAAAGAATAAATTTGTGCCATTTGTGAGTCTTTTGATCTACTAAAAAGTATTCCTATTTGTTCATTACCATCTTTTTTTGGGGTAAAAATATAAGAATATTTAACTCCACCATAGTATAAATATTCACGTTCAGATAATGAAACTAAGAACCCAGGATAAATAAACGGCATACTATTTCCGGACATAGCAGAACCAATAACTTCGATTTTATAACTCTCTGTATTTCTAAACGAATAACTAATGTTAGATAAAATCCCAGATATTTTGTCTTTTTTTAACGAAGATGATGTTATTATAACAGAATCAAACCCTGTCGCTATTTGTGCATTATTATATGAAGAAAAATGTGTTATAATATCTTCATTATTATAATCCCATGTTTCATAAATATTCATATATAATGATATTTATATAAAATAAAAATAGCAAATTATTCTAACAAAGGCATTGGAAATTTATTACTTCCTAATGATCCGTCTATTCCAATACCACCAGTTGTCGCATTATTAGAATAATATGCGATCATATGTGTATCTATTGGGTTATAGCCAACAATACCGCCAGATGTTCCAATGCATATAAATGTGTTTCCTATTAGTGTCATAATATTATCAAGCATACCATTAGAAATATATAATACATAATTTATGCCATTATCGCCTGTTTTTACCGCTTCATTACTTTGGATAAAAGCATTATTCCCAAAGGCAATTTTTGTAACAAAACTTGAATACCTAATCATTGGCTCTAAACTCGTGCTTGCATTGTCTTGAGATATTTGGTTGTTTGCGAATAAAAATATATTTGCAGAATTTACAAAATTAAAAATTGAATGGTTATTCGCGGTAGTTATTACATTATTATTAATAATAGAAGCACCATAACTAATATAAAATAATGGTTCAATCGAACCACTATCCGGTGGGGTTTGCACAGAATTTCCTTCAAAGTATAACCTACAATCTATATCAACTCCTTCTGCGGGTTGCAATACAACCGCGGATTGGCTTGTATAAAATGAACAATTAACTATTACTAAAGTATGTGATCCTTGTGATATGTCAATAATGCAACTATCCACCCGTGTTGCATTAGGAACTAGTTGTAATCCAGAAAACATAATTTGATTATTAAACATATCATCCGTATTTCCATTATTACAATTAATTGTAATATTACCTGTTATATTTGATACAGGGCTTACATAACGCGAATTACATTGCCCGGTAATCTGAATTCTTGGATAAGTTATGCTTAAGTCTTCTTCATAACTTCCGAACATTATAACAATCTCAGTTCCAGCCCCTGTCCAATCCGTTTCTGATGTGGTTATTGCTTTTTGAATTGTTGCAAAAGGCGATATTATGCTACCATTGCCTATAACATCATTTCCATTCTTTGCTACATAATATGTGTTCTGTGCAATAAATAATGGCGCCGATTCACCATCACGACCAGTCGCGCCTGTTTGACCAGTTGCGCCGGTATTTCCGGTTGCACCAGTATTTCCAGTTGCACCAGTCGCGCCCATATTAGTTGCAGTCCCGGGTATTCCTTGAGGACCAGTTGCACCAGTCGCACCAGTAGGACCAGTCGCACCAAATCCACCAGTGCCTCCACCACCAGAAATTAAATCCATAATATCAGTTCCAGCAATAGATAAATCAGAACATTCAACTAGACCAGTAAAATTCTTATTACTTGTAATAATATCGTCTTCATCAATTTTTACATATTTTTCACTTGCAATTGCGCGAATACTAAAAGAATAAATTTGAACTGATTGCGTTTGCAATTGTAATTTGCTAAACAATATTCCTATTTTTTCACTGCCGTGTTTTTTCGGGGTAAAAACATAGGTATACCTAACTCCGCCATAGTATAAATATTCTCGTTCAGTTGGATGCACCAAGAAACCAGGATAAATAAAAGGCATACTATTCCGAGACAGTGCAGAACCAATAACTTCGATTTTATAACTCTCTGTGCTTCTAAACGAATAAGTATTGTTAGATAATATCCCGGATATTTTGTCTTTCTTTAATGTAGATGCAATAATAATTGTAGAATCGCCATTAAATTCCATTTGAGCATTATTATGTTCTGAAAAATTTGCGATAATATCTTCTTTGCTATAATTCCATGTATCCATATAAAATAATAATAATGAAAATAAATTTATTGACTTGCAAAGAATCAGACAATAAAACTTTGCATCTTGTTTTAGCAAAAGTTATAATATGTTCCTTAATAAGATCACCCAATATGAATAATTTAATATTTAAGATATAGTCGTAAATGGCCATAATGTAACTCCAGATGTGCAAACTTTATAAGCTGTTCCAATAGAAGAAACATTACCTGATTGTGATAATATCAGTGTCCCGCCCTCTTGACCTGCTAATATAATATAATTAGTTAAATTAGCTGAAACACCTTGTAACTTAAACGCACAACGTAATATATTAAAATAATCATCTCTTGAATTATTAAAAATTGCTGTATTATTACCATCTGTGTCAACCGTTTTAGAAACTGTTGAACCAAATATAAAACCACAATTTACAAAACTATTAAATGTAGGAGAACCCCAAATACTTGATACAAGTATTAAAGATTTTAAACTACTGCCAGTATTATCATTTGTAAAATTAACATTTGTAAAAGTTAATTTTGAGGAATTGTTCAATATTGTAATACAATTTGTATTGGCTGATTTTGCTGTGATATTACATGATATCATTTCTAAATTTCCCGCTTCCATAGAAATTAATGGATTTGTTCCAACTGCGTTAGATGCAGATATTGTTAAATTTTCTAAATATGTTTGACAATCAACAGTGGTATACTGACCTGTAGGAATTTGACCGGCCATAATTTCAGATCCACGTGTTTTTTGTTGAATTATATTTTCTTGACCATATAAAGAACAATCCTTAATATTTAATGTATGTATAGATGAAGATGCATCTATAACATTACCCGTAATTTGAAAACCAGTGATAAAAACTTGAGAGTTGATCATATCAACAGTATCAGACACTTGAACCGCTATACTTCCAATTATACCACATGCCACATTTGCATATCTACTACATACAGACCCAGTTAATTGAATTCTTGCTTTTGAAATTGTTAAATTTTCTGCATATGTCCCAAAACCTACTCTAACCTCTCGGGCTGTTCCATCCCATACAGATTCGCATTTATTTATAGCACTTTGAATTGTTTTAAATGGTTTCTCTCGGCTTCCGTCATTTGTATCAGAACCACATGACCCATCTACATAATAAGTTAATAATGATTTATCGGGTGTTGGTATAGCTGGTGATAATTCAGTTTAAATGGGCTTCTTACATCTAGCCCAATGATTGATACGAATGCTATAATGTCTTTCTAATATAAGCATTAATAAAAATATTATTTATTTTATTAATGAGATATAAGTTATACTAAAGACTGTTGAAAAGTTGAAAATAATAATTGTAATGCAGACACTTCCGCTTGTAGTGCAGACACTTCGGATTGTAGTGCAGTTATTTGAGCAACAGAGGCGACTGCTGGCGAAAGTGTTGTATAATTTAATTTATTACATGTTATTTCATTAATTCCAGATATTGATGCATTCCTATTTGATGTTATTGTGTTAGTGGTTCCATCGACCAAAAGAGTTGCGGGATAAGCAATATTTTCAGTTCCTAAATATGCTTTGTTATATGTCCCGATCGGGGCAGTTATCTCTTCTCCTGATGCGATATAATTGGTAAAATAGCCATAGCCATTGACTGTAAATTGCGAGCCTTGTGCCTCAATTCTTATTTCTTTATTTGCTCCTAAATTGATTATGGTCGGATTCACTGCATTGCATGTTATTTCATTAATTCCAGAGATTGACGCATTTGTTTCAGATGTTATTACATTTGTATCTTTATAAACGTTTAACACACACGAATTGTTATTAAGAACTCCAAAATATGCGTCCCCAGTTGATTGTATGATTCCTGTTGCTATTAAATCATTAGCATGCAAATTTTTTCGTATGGTAGTATCACCTTCAATCCACATATCACCGTATAATGATATTTGAGCAGTTGTATCACCAAAAGTTCCTAAAATCAATGTCTTACATTTAATTTCATTAATTCCTTCAATTGATGCATTTGTTTCAGATACAATTTTATTCACATCTGTTTTTACATGTAATACACTTGATACTCCGTTATTTGTAGTGCCAAAGTAAGCATCTTTATTAGACCATATTGTGTCCCCTTGTAAAAAATCTGTTGCATTAACACTACCCATAAAAAACATACCATCAGAGGCTTCAACAGTTAATTGATGACCTTGTGCATACATTGAGACACCAACAACACCACCACTATTTAATTTTATGTTATCACATATAATATTAGTTGTGTTTATATTGGTTGCTCCAATTACATCATGACTATTCAATCTAATATTTTCACTTGCAATAAAACTTGCCCATGTTGAAGCATCGCCCCCTCCTGTTTGATTTGCATCTATCCAACTAATGTCAGCCCCATTAGTTGTTAATATTTGCCCAGCAGTTCCGAACCCGTTAGCAATTGTTGAAAGACCTCCAACTGTCAATTGATTGCATGCTATTGTGTTCATTCCTGAAATACTTGCATTTGTATCTGATGATATTAAATTAGCGGTTTTATTAACAGTCAATGTCCTATTGCAAATAAAAGCATCAAGCCCATTATTATAAAAACTTCCTTCTGTTCCGTAGTTTTGGGCAACTATATCTCCAGCACAAATAAAGGGAAGATTGCACCTAAACCTTCCAGTTAGTGTAGATAATATAGCACCATTAACATTTAAAGAAAGAGCATAAATATTAGTCGCATTAGTTATATCATTCAATCCCATATTTACATTTTGAGAAGCTGTTTCAGTTGCCCAGTTTGCACTAGGAGGTATTACTAAATTATTTAATGAGTTGATAAGCGTGGTTATTTCAACATCTTGCTTGGAATCTGTAGCAGTTTCTATTTTAAAATTAGCTGTTCTACTTTGCATTTATATAATATAAGATTTTATTTTATATTATTTATTTAGATCAATAATTTTATTGGGGAACAAGTCCAAGAGCAACATAGTTAAGTTCAACACCGCTGGCATCTTGTAATACGATGGAGTTAGCAACTGAATCAAAGAATACGGCTTCATTGACAACACGGGCATCATATACAGATATATTCAGTTTTGTATCAATTGCATTTTGAGCATCAATAATAGATTGATCTAAAGAACTAACTATAATATCTAGGTCGGTGCAATTCGCTTTTAATGCAAGACCACTATTTAGAGCACTTATATCAGCTTTTTGAGCAAGTCCAGAAGTTAATGCAGTTAAATCAGCTTTGGAGGCGATTTGACCGCTTAGGGTATTGAGCATTTGATTTTGGGTAGCATCTAAACCAACAGAGGGGGAGACATTCTTGAAATATGAAACACGGGACATTATATATAAACTTATTATATTTTTTTTATAAAATTCCTAACTAAAAATAATTATATTAATTTTGAATAATCTATTTCTGCATGGGTTTTATCTTCTAAAAAAATATTTTCCTTAAAGTTATTAAAAAACTTACGCATCTCTATAATAAATATGTTTATATCAACAGTGCTAATAATAACTGAATAATCAAATTCATTTCCCAATTCGTCAGATATATATATTGAGGCTTGGAAATTAAGTATAAATGATTTAATCAAAATAAAGTAAGCCTGAATATTAGCAGAGTCATAATTTGAAATTCCCGCTATGAGTTTTGTATAATCAAATTCCGTTGATAAACTATCATCCATTATATATATCGATTCTTGAAAATGTTCAAAGAATCCCTGTAATGCTTGGATATAAGTAGTTGCATTAGATATACTTATGCTTTCAGTTGTAGTTTGTAGAATTGCAACTTGTTCTTGTATTGCGGATGATAATAACATATTATTATTATTGGAAATTTGTAATGCATTATTTAATGTAGATACTTCTGTTTGTAATGCAGTTGCATTAGTTATATTTATGTTTTCAATAATAAGTTGTAGATTTACAATTTGTTCTTGTAAAGATGAAAATAATAACACATTATTATTATTGGAAATTTGCAAGTCATTTATTTCTGTGCGTAATGTGTTAATTTCTGCACGTAATTCATTTATTTCTGTTTGTAATGCACCTATTTGAATAATAGAGGCAACTGGGGGTGATAAAGTGGTATAATTCAATTGAGTGCATGTAATTTCATTAATCCCATAAATACTCGCATTTGTATTCGAAAATATACTATTTGTATCTTTGTTTACTATCATAACATGATTGCAAAATATAGCCTGAACCCCATTATTATAAAAATTTCCTTCAGATTCATAATTTTGTGCTTTTATATCACCTAACGCCATAAAATTTACATCACATATTATTTTTCCAGGTAATGCCGAAAACATATATTCTCCTATTTTAACAGTGGTTGCCTTTATACCACCTATGTTATTTATATCATATAATCGCATATCTACATTTCCGGAAATAGACAACTCGGCGCAATCAACGCCTCCAATAAAAGTATTATTTCCAGTAATAATATTGACTTCGTCCATTTTTACATATTTCTCGCTTGCAATAGCACGAATACTAAAAGAATAAATTTGAACTGTTTGCTGTTGCGTTTGCAATTGTAATTTGCTAAACAAGATTCCTATTTTTTCACTGCCGTGTTTTTTTGGGGTAAAAATATAAGAATATTTAACTCCACCATAGTATAAATATTCTCGTTCAGTTGGATGCACCAAGAAACCAGGATAAATAAAAGGCATACTATTCCGAGACAGTGCAGAACCAATAACTTCGATTTTATAACTCTCGGTGCTTCTAAAATTATAATTATCTTTTGATAATATCCCAGATATTTTGTCTTTCTTTAATGTAGATGCAATAATAATTGTAGCATCTCCATCAAATTCCATTTGAGCATTATTATGTTCTGAAAAATTTGCGATAATATCTTCTTTGCTATAATTCCATGTGTCCATATAAAATAATAATAATGAAAATAACTTTAGTGGCTTTCCGATAAATGACATTAATCTAAAAATATATATTAGCGAGATTTACAATCATTATTCGTTTAGTATAAACGCCTCAATGTAATAATAAATAATACGTATGCAAATAACAAAGATTAATAACTTTGATGTTTTTGCGGTTATTTCAGCCATTAAACTATAACAATTGTCATGAATAATTTCTTGATAAATATCATCTTCATAACTATTAGTATAACTAAATTCAGGCGAGTATAATATGGCATAAATGTTCATTATGGAATAATATCATATTATTTCTGGTTCAATAAATATACACGCATTGATCCATGCACAACGCAAACTATTTTCCCAAACATATATATTTATATATTTTGTAATAATGTCGATGTTATAATAATACCAATACTTCGCGCGATGCCATTCTTTTAACTCATTAATATCAAATGAGCCGGATTCTAATAAAAGAGATAATTTATTTATATCAATGTAAATAATTATCTCAGGGCTTGCTTTAAAAGCCGGGTTAATTATGCGTGCGTTTTGTATTAAAATGGTATAACAATCACAACAATTATGATTGCATTCACAATATATTTTTTCCGTAAATCTCATATATTTGCCTTGTTTTACTAAAAAATATATTACTTTGTATAACTTCATGGTATAACAGTCTATAATCATTTCTTCGGTATACCTTACGCGATTATTTATAGTATACCTAGTAATTCGGTCATCTATTTCTGTTATTGTTAAATATTTCCGCAATGCACGTATTAGATTAAGTATAAAATGGCAGTTTGTATGATGAGTATAATAAGCCGAAATAATTTGGGTATAATAAGCCATTATGTTATAATAATAAAAAATAAATCAATTATACCATTATAATTTATAATGACCACTTTCCTGCCATGGACTCAGCATGGAAATAATTTTTATAACATTATTCTTGCAAGTGCAAGTGCAAGTGCAAGTGCAAGTGCAAGTGCAAGTGCAAGTGCAAGTGCAAATGGCGAAAAACTTTTCGGCATTAATAATTGGTTTAACTTAACAAGTATATCCTTATCTTATATATCTAATAGCATAAATTTCGGGAATACATGGAGCACTGACATTAGCATTTCCGAATACATGCATGCGCCAGTGCGGATTTAAGTCATATATATTTGGGTAGCATGACGCCCCTGATTACTTATTAGGATCTATTTATTTGTTTAATGGAACTTTAAACAAATTGAGTCCTACATTTGGGTTTAATGCTATTACGTGTTCAAAGAATGGTCAATACATATATGCAGGCGCTATGCATTATGATCCTAATGTCGAAGTTCCTGGTGCAATAATGCAGTCTATTGATTATGGGAATAATTGGACAACAACACAAATAATAGAAAATTGGCATTTCATGGCATGTAGTGCAACCGGCCAATATGTCTTTGGTTTTACGGCAAGTAGATAGGTATAATCTATCTACTGATTATGGAAATAGTTATAACATAACCTCGCATATTTTTATTGGTATAAAATCTGTGTCAGTTTCCGATGATGCTTCTTATTTATACGTAGTTGATGATGGAATTTATTTATCACGGGATGCAGGGTTATCATGGAACACCGTTTTTTCTGGGCCTAATTATAACACATTTTCATGTGATTCTTCGGGATTGTCTGTATATTATAATATTGGACCATATGCCAATATGATATATAAAATTTTAACCAATCATTATATATCAAATGATGCGCTATCGAGTTATAACGAAATAGGACAAGGCGATTTGATCACAGATATTATATTTCAAAGTGGAGTTATAACTCGCAATGGGGGTTATATAATTTTATGCGCAGTTAGCATTGTTTCTAATTTATCCGGCATATGGAGTTCAAATACATGAATTGGTATTATGTTTCAAAGAAGGCACTAAAATTTTAACAGATAAAGGCTATGTATGCATAGAAGATTTATGCAAAAATGATTTGGTTAAAACAGAATTAAATGATTGTATAAGTATAAGTATAAGTATAAGTATAAAAGAAATAGGATGGAGCAATTATGATATGAAAAATATTTTTCATACTAAAAACAAATTACATTTATTAAAAATCGATAATTTTCCTGAACTTATCGAAGATTTAATTATTACAGGTTGTCATTCCATACTTGTTCCGGAATTATCACCGAAACAACGGGCGTTAATTCTCGATGATTATAAAATTATATATATTACAGGAAATAGGTATAGGCTTCCTGCTTATATCTGCGACAAAACGCAAATATATGAAGGTCCTTGCAAAAAGATTTGGCATTTGGCGCTAGAAAACGCCAATGAACAAAGTAATTATGGAATATATGCAAATGGGCTATTAGTTGAAAGTTGTTCAATTAGAACTATAAATTATTTTCTGGAATGACCTTGCTTTAATGATCTTTTTAAACCCTCTCGCGAGAGTCTTATGGTATTTATAACTTGCTTTAATTTTTTCGATATCTTCAGATATTAAACTTGACTGCGCGCCTTTTATGCATGGCATGTTTGAATTGCTCGCCGAAGATTCTGTATAACTGTCTTGTGTGCAAGGAATTGGCTTTTTATCAAATAAATCACTAGCATCGCTTTGCGACGGTTCAAAATCGATTTGAGATTGATAAGGATCATTTTGTGTCGGTTTGTTTATAATAGGCAATAATTCTTGCTTAGATTCCCGACCAATAGATATTAGAAATGTTTGCAATTTAGAAATGTTTCGATTAATGGCAGTTTCATGGTTCAAATTTAATGAGTTTAATGCTTGCACAGAAACTTGCAATTTGTCAATATTTTTTTTTGGTTGTTTAGATAAGGATATCATCAAAGCAACACGAGACACAAAATTGGAATAAATCAATTCATCTGAATAACTATCGCGATTATCGTCATAACCAATTGTTGTCCAGTTGTCGTTATCATGGAATTTAAACTTAACAACTAATTCATTGGTTTTTTTTGTGCGTGTTTGCATTAAGTTTAACAAATCAGGTAAATAAATTTGATGACCCGATGGCAACGTGTCATAAGTAGATATTAGTTCAAAATAATACTTTGGATTACTCGCGATTAGTTCATAAAGCGATTCGCGATCGTCGTCTAATTGCAACATTAGTTCAACATCTTCATCGCGTTGATCTTGCATTTATTCCAATAAATATATTACAATAAATATTTTTAAATAATTATATTTATTCTATATTATATGGGAAGAAAAGTTACCGCAGCAGATTTACAAGGGTTAACAGCCCAACAAAGACATAACAAAATAATGGAAATACGCGGAAGTGCAAGTGCACCAAAAACGTCTGATAAAAAAATAGGTTTTGTGGCTATTGCTATGGCTTTATTCGTTATAATTATTATAATTTATTTGTTTGTAAAAAAAGACTTCCAGTTTTTTGAAAATCAAGAACATAAGCGCGAATATCTACTTGATTCGCGCTAGGTTATAAAGAGCCCCGCAACCCGCGATTATTATTAGTATTACTAAATATAATGCAGAACAACACGCATATTATTAAAAATAAGCAAAATTTTATAATATCAATGGAACTATTTTGATTATTTAATTTTGTTGCCATCCATTTTGGGGCTTTCATTTAATTATTACTATTATAACTATGTTTTTAAATAGATATAATATTGAGTTGTATTTTAATAGTTATTTTTTTAATAGTTATTTTTTTAAAATATTTATTATAATTATAATGAAACGCACATCATCATCATCATCACGACAATCACAACAATCACAACAATCATCTAAACCATATCAACCTCACCCAATAAGCAGCTATATAGGAAATGATCGCGTAGGAAAAGATTATTCTGGTAGAATAATTGCAATACTTATACTCGTTTCAGCATTAATAGCACTTATTATATATTTATTATATAAATATGACCCTACCCTATTTCCAGTTCAAGCCGATTTTGGCAATCAAGAACACAAGCGCGAATATTTATTCTAGCCTGGTTATAACCCCGCATCACGTATAATAAAATGTTTGTTCATTTTTTCCGGTCTAAAATATTTGGTTATACATTGACCAATAAGTTCAACATCAAAGGGTTTGCATGAAAAAATATCTATATAAGTATCACCAGATAAATCCATAAAATGGCATGTTATCGAACTGGTATGAATAATTTGCACAGCGGAATAACCAAATAAATTTTTGTCTCCTGTTTGCAAATTTTCTATATGCAAATCACCGAGGGCTTTCATTTTGCATAATTTAATTAAAGCCTTCATGAACTTTTTAATGTTATCAGCATCTCCTATTTGTTCCCTGTCGCAATTTGCGCAATCTACCATTAGATGATAGCCCCAAAATTTTTTCATTATAATATAATATAATATTTTTTGAAAATGAAATAACGAGATTTCCTCTATTTATAAATAGCCATGCATTTTCTTCGGAACAAGCATCTGTTCTTGTTTCGATAAATGAAAAACCGGATATTTATACTTAAGAATCTTTGGTTGTGGATATTTATCCGCATGTAATTTTGCCTTCTGTATTAGGTATGCTTCATCGCCAAAAGTGATATAGTTAAACCGCTTAAGCGCTTTTTTAACAGACTCAAAAATCATATCATCGCCTACTATTACTATGTCAGGGTTCAACAATAAATATTTATGAATAATCTCATTTAAATTATGCTCGTCTTTAATCGAATCGATAAATAGCAAATCAGGGACAATTCCGCGCGTGCTTAAGTATTCGCATGATTTAAGGACATCATAAAGGATAAAGTTAATATTATGTTTTTTAGAGAATGGAATAACATTAGCAACAGCAGTTTCTAACTTTGGAAAATCTAAGAAAAACCGATCTAATGGCGAAAAAGATATATTTTCAGGATTAGTGCATATATGAGTAAAATAATCAAAGCCGTAATAACTAATTGGCCCTTTGCTCGCATTTAAACATGAAACAGTTGAACAACCGAGATATACCCCTAATTCTACAACTACTTTAGGGCGATAATATTGCACAGCACCCTCAAGTGCTCGGCGCGTATTGGAAGAAAACCATTTGTCATACATTAATTGTTTGATTGGCACATCGGATAACATGCGCGGTGTTATCCGCAATTTTATTGTTATTCCGGTAGACTTCGTTAATTTTTGGCCTTTATAATCAGGTGATATAAAAGCCCCAATATATTTCTCAATTAATGCCAACATGTCTTCAAAAGAGTGTGCATGTTCAATTAATTCTTGCATTAATTTGTTTGGCGGTATAATCACTTTTTCTGTAAACAGGATTATAGGCAATAAACACTGTTTAATATTTGTTTCTACATATTCCCGCTTTTGCTTATTGTGCGCAAACCAATGGCTAACTACATGAGTTTTCAAAGCACATTTAAATAAGACACTTTCGTATTTGTTCATTATTTATAATATAATATTTTATATTAATGAATTGCGATTTAATTGCGATTTATATTAATGAATTGCGATTTAATTGCGATTTTTATTAATGAATTGATTTTGTAATTATAAAAATATATTAATTTATTATAAACGTCTGATGAGTGGGTTGCACAATAAAAACATTATTTTTTATTCTAACTATTCCCATGACAAATTAAGTTCAGTTTGTCTTCAAGAAATAAGTAAGAATGAAACTGTTAAAAATCAATTCATATTGCTATGCGTTCATGATTTATACTCCCCCGGAAACCCACCACCATACAGATTGCCAAAGAAAATATCAGAATTATCTGAAAAAGGATTGACGCCTATACTTTGTATATCAGGCTTCAAAAATTACATATTAGGTAATGCCGCTTTGAATTGGTTAAAAACCAATTCCGAAAAAGAGTTAAACGGTGGCGTTGAGGGATACTCTGTTGAATCTTCTGGTATTGCCGATAATTGCTCAACAATCGATCAGACTGAAATTGTCGGCATGGATCATTTCAATGAAGAGTATAACTTATGTTTTAGCACCGGGCGCGGAGAAGTCGGAAAAAGTTATTCGAATATAGAAGAAGTGCAACAGTCTCAGATTACCACTTATGACGCAGATGACGGCGCCGGCAATGGCGGAACTGAAAAAAAACGCGCGGCTATCGAAATGCAAAAAAGATTAGATAGATTGCAAAGCCAGAGGCGCGAAGAATCTACACCTCAAGTCGGGCCTTATGCGCAACCAAATAATAGCCTTGCGCAAAGACAGTTTTTTAATCCTAATGAAAGAAGCAATGAAATGCCGCGAATGCCAATTCAGAATCAATCGGCTTCATCAATGCCACGAATGCCAAACATGCCACTAATGCCCAGAATGAACCAACAACAACAATTTCAATATTCACAACCATCACAACAATCACAACAACATCAACAACAACATCAACAAAATATGCCCATATATAGCCAAAATAAATTTTAATTTAAAAACATTAAAATATCTATTTAATAATGCAAACAGATATAAGTAAATTTAAAGAACAAATATCTATGCTTATGGAATACATAAGAGAACTATCGGGCGGTGATAGTATACTCGAAAAAGTAATTATAAAAATTAGACTCGGGCTTTCAGCAAACCCGCGCGAAACAGTAGAAATTTTTACAGCGGAAATAACAGATTTTGCCGATGAAATATTGTCAGGAAACGACCATTTCTTTTTAGAAGAATCAAACTTTGAAGAAAACGCATTGCAACCTATTTTTAATAAATTAAAACAAATATGGAAAAACACGGCAACCCGTGATCAAAAAGATAAGATTATACGCTTTTTTAAGATTTTGGTTATATTAGGTTGCATAATAACAAAGAATGAAAAACTTCGCCAGGTTATTAACACTTTTCGCGATGCCGATAACCCTTTGATGTTTACTTAGATTAAGACTAAGACTAAGACTAAGAATCAGTAATAAGAAATTGCGCATGGAAACCCGAATTTAACAGGAACATAAATATTATTGTCTGATTTTAAAATGATTAGATTAGTAATAAACGGACATTCAAAATCATCTAATATGGCATCAAACAGCAATGTCATAGTTTTGCCATAATAAAAATTATTAGTAATGTTATAACTTGTTTTATCTAAACCAATTATAACCTTCCTTTCATAATCGTTCTGTAATAATTCAATAATTTCAATAGGAAAATCGTTTAATTTGTTATACAAACAATAAAACTCTTTTAATTGTTTTAGCATTGCAATATTATGCAATTCTGTAATATTGTTATTACTGATATCCAAAAATTGCAAATTAGGTAAATCACAAATAGTCTTTGGAATACTGATTAAATCATTTGAACTAATGTCTAACAGTTTTAAATTTATTAACTTGGAAATCTCTTCCGGTAATTCATTAATTTCATTATGACTAAAATCAAGATATAATAAGGTTATAATGTTAAACATATTAAGATTTATTGTGCGTATAACATTATTACTTAAGTCTAACCGTTTTAGTTTGGTTTCACATAAAGCCGTCGGAATTTCGCTTATTAGATTATCATATATTATTAACTCTTCTAACCGTGTAAGCAATCCGATTTCATCATTTATCTCTCTAATGTAATTTTCTTCGAGATTCAATACCATAATATGCGGGCACTGAAAAACAATTTCGGGAATAAAAAGCAAACCACGGTTATAACGGGAAAATTGCATTATATAATTTTGTTATTACATAATAATTATTCAATTATACATATATGGCCAATCATAATTTATTAATTACAATATGCGCTTTGATAGTCATTATCTTATTTTCTTGTTATGTCCGCCCCGAGCCTTTTACCATGATGCATAATATGACAAGCACGGTTGTCGCAACTCCGGGTAAAAAAATAACACTTAAGAAAATAACCGGAATTACTATTAATTCTATTAATGTAGATTCGCTAAATCAACCTGATGAAGTTTTACTAATATGTCTAAAAATCACAAATGAAAATAACAAAGAGATTTATTATAATCAATTATACGAAGATGCTGATTATTCAATAATAATAAATGGAGACATGGGTGCAATTACTTTCATTAATGACCAATCGGGCTTTGGAACATTGGAATCTCAAATATTGTCGGCAATAAAAACAGAACAAAGGTATAACAGTTTTGAGTTTATGTTTAGCAAGTATAAAACAGGTTATCCGCAAACACATCATGAACCGATTAATTTTAGTATAAATATGAGTATAACTCACGAAATAAGTATTCTTGATATTTTAGAGAGACGACCGGGATCGGAATTATGAAGTATCATTATTTTTGTAATTGATTATATATTATTAATATAATATAATGACAATGTGTGGTGAAATTAATATAATCTTAGGATGTATGCGTTCGGGCAAAACCACTCATTTGATATCTGAATGGTATAAATGGAATAGCATATCAAAGAATGCAATTTGCATTAATTTTGCAGAAGATGTTAGATATGGCATTGACCCCGACCATGCACGCGTTTATTCACATGATTTATTAAATGTTAAATGTATAAACGCATTAACACTCAAAGAGATAGACGACATTGTCATTGCTGAAAAAGATTGCAATGTTGTTCTTATAAATGAGGGGCAATTTTTCCCCGATTTATTAAAATATGTAATCAAATGGTGTGAAGAACATAATAAAAATATATTGATTTCGGGCCTTGATGGCGACTATTTGCGCAAGCCTTTTGGCCAAATTTTGGATTTAATCCCTTATGCAAATAAAGTTAAAAAGTTGAAAGCATTTTGTTCTATTTGTAAAGACGGCACTCATGCGCATTTTACAAAGAGAATAACGGATGATATAGAACAAAAAATAATTGGAAATGACATATATGTTTCTGTATGTAGAAAGCATTATTTAGAATAACATAATGAAACGCTTTGCATTAATGAAACGCTTTGCATTAATGTCAATTGAAAATAATATATTATATTATAATAATATAATGAGCATTCCTAAACTTATTACAAAATCCCAAAACATTTATTCGCTTGAAATAACAAACGCGCCAGACGATGATATGTTTGATACTTCTCTTGCAAATGCGCTGAGACGCACCAATTTACTTGCGAGTTTTTGTTGGGCGATTCCAGAGGAAGTGCCGAATGAACATAAGGTTAGGTATAACGAACTGTTTAAATTACAATATGAAGAAACAGAAAAAATATTTGCAGTTTCGGCATGCAACTATTTAAACATAGAAGCATTGTCGCACCGCCTGAACCGCATGCCATTATATTATGATGAACACAATGAACATATTTTTAAAAATGGGTTATTTATTTGTTTAACAGAAAAAGGAAACTATTCAAAACCATATGAACATAAAGTTTTGCAACCACTTCTTATTTATTCAAAGGATTTGACTTATTTAACTGTTTCAGCCGGAACATTAATTGAATTGACCCCAGAAGAAAAAAACAGCATTATTAAGTTTAATGTTCATCTATTTACTCTAAAACAAGGCGATTATATTTATGCAATGACAACACCTACAAATAACTGTGGTTATGCAGGTTCAGAATTTGAACCAATAACTGCTACTTATAACTTCGGCCTTGATGCGCGACCAGATTATCATCGGCGCGATATTTATGACAATCCCGACAATATTTATTTGACCCTTATTTTTGCAGGGAAAAAATCTACAATGCAATCATGGACTGACAGTCTTGTTTATCTTTCTAATCAAATAAATACCTTTTCTACCGAATACATAAAAGCGCTGTCTTCTGATTCAGATGTAGTCAAAATTACTGATTGTGCATTTAATTTGCAAGAAATAGATATTTATAATTCTGATTGCTACCTTGCAGATCATACATTAGGAAATTTATTGTCGTGCCATGTTCTTATGACTATTACTAACTTATTATACGAATATACCAAAGAAGACGAAGAGTTATTTCACGAATTATACTCATGCATACTTATTTCATATATTGCCCCAGACGAGAGTGCAATAACAAGAACAATTAAACTAAAATTTCAGACACCTGAGCATCCAGGGTTTAACGAGTTTATCCATGAAAAATATGCAAGCGATAAACTTGCAAAGAATACTAAATTGTGCATTTTATATGGCACAACAATTAAACTAATAACTTATTTGCGGGCGCAGTTATGACATCTTTCATAGCATGCAAATTTATTGAAGCACCAGAAACAAGTAGCAAAGCGATAAGTGGAATTCCCTCAGAATATTCAAGCAAAAAATCATTGAAGTTTAGATATGAGTATACTAATATTATAAAATATAAATATATTAGTATTATATATTTCATATGACTTATGATATAATAATCGTAATTATATTATTATTTATTTTATTCGGAATGTGCATCTTTGTAAAACAACACTACGTCAATTATGTTCCATATTCAAACCCATTTACCAAAAAGTTTTATGCCCAAGATAAGCCATCGACATTCGTCTTTGGTGCAATTAAAAACACTTTTTCTGATGATTTTTTGCAATTCATTAAAAGGAATGATATCGATGAAATTAGATATGAAGAAGATGACAGCGCCCTTATTACAAAAATTAGATCAAATGATATTGACATAGCAATAATTCTTGCAGAATCGGTGCCCTTTGATAACTCCGATATATTGTTTATGGCGTCCTTAGGCAAAGCAGAGATCAATATTTTAGCGGATAATAATTCGACTTTATATAAATTAACCGATATGAAAAAACATGAAAACATTATTTACAAAATTAATGTATTAAACTTAAATTCGTATCATCATAAAAGTTGTATAAACCTATTAAACTTCTTGGATATAAAGAATTATACCATTATAACCGGCATAAATACATTGGCCGACATTTATTACATTATTGATACCCATCCATCAAAGATTATTCAAACGCTTACATATAAGTATCCATTGCATTTTATAGGTATACCTGAATTAAATAATGGAAATCCTTATATGTATACCGACGACGAATACTTTTTTTATCATAATAATTTGCAATACCAAAAAAGCAATATGTTAAATAAACGCCTGTTTGAGTTATACCCTAAAATATTTATTTCTAATGTCAATGACATATTTTTGCATACTATAAGCACAAAATATATTCTAATAACAAACAACGCAGTAAAAAACAACCCTAATAAAAATTTCATGGTAAATAGGTATTTGCAATTTATTATTTATAACCTAAAAATTAAAACCTCGCCTTTTTATAAAAACATTGCCTTTGAGTCATTAAAGTATTCGACCCCGGCCGAATTAAATATTAATGATTTAAAATTGCAGTTATACTAATAATAAAACATATTAGATTCCCTTAAATTAGAAGGTTCGGGATTCTGGGTTATCCCATAATATTTGGCCATCAAACGTTCAAAGGTATTCATCTTTTGTTTAGATAAATTTAACGCGATACCGTGATTTAATATCTCTTTGATTAATTCTTGGTTATTATCTGTGCTTTTTTCTAATTTTATAACCTTGTTTACCATATTTGTATAAATAGGACTATCTGATTTTATAGAGTATAAAAACGACAACATTGTCGCGTTTTTATGCAAATAATAATAATTTTTATACTTCTTGTCTTTATAATAATCTAAATAACTTTGCATTTCTGTTATAAATTTGTCTTCAGATGAAAGATAAAACCAACTATAATAATAAGTCAAAACACCGGCGCCTACCAAAGAATAAATCTTGCAATTATCTGACTTTTTTAGTATAAAAGTTGCTATAATATATGTTGCGATGAATATCCCAGCAATTTTAACTATTTTTTCAGGAAGCATATAATAAATGTTTCTAATTAATTATTTAATTAGAAATGCATGATTAATATATGTTATATGTCGTTAATTTCAGAACAAAATTATGCATCTAATAATCGCACTTTCTTTGAGGCGCCACCGGCGGACAACAAACGAAGTGATTATGAAAAAAGATTACAAGAGGTGCAACTGGAGCGCAGTTCTTATGATAAATCTATTGGATTTAGAACGGCAGAGGTTATTAACAAAATACCTGGTAGCGACAATTCGCAAATTCAAATTCAAACTCAACCTCAACCTCAAACTCAAACTCAAACGCAATTCATTCAAAAGATCCATCCTTCTATAATAGCGATGTTTCTGAAGATGGACGCACCCAAACGAGAAATATTAAAACAAACACAGTTGCAATTATACCAAAGCATAATTACAGAATTAGGAAATAACGCCAACAATGCGGTTTCTGTTTCATTAGAAACTACACAGCAAATTATGAACAATATTAATGAAAATGCGGGATCTTATGGCACTATTAATGATTTTAATGATTCCAATGATTCTATTTGCAATAATGAAATATGTAAAAATATTATGAATATAGATTTCCGCAATGACTTATTTGATTGCAAAGATTATGTTTATTCAATAAACATAAACAAACCAACACCAAAGTATAACGTTATTAAGTTAGAGTTAAATAGTATAACAATAAATCAGTGTTATAACCTTGAACACGAACCTTACATTTATTTAAGTATTGCGGGTATAAAAGGAAATCATGAAAACGGCATTTTTGGAAAACTTATACTAAAAAAAATAGTAAACGGTTTTATGATTTATACCCCCGAAAATGCATATAAACAGTTTGCAGTTCCAACTACATTAGATCATTTTGACTTTGCTTTTTTAAATCATCAATACAAAAAAATAATATTGAACAGAATACCAATTGTTAAAATCAAAAAAACGGAATCGCTTATAATAATAACAAGCGCGTCAAAGCATTATTTGAGTGTAGATGATAAAATCAATATATTCAAAATCGAGCCATCTGGCAATAATTGTTGTTATACCTTTATTATATTAGAAACGGATGGCAACAATTTTACAGTTGCTATGCCAAAAGATGGACATATACTAAAAGGCACTCCCGATTTAGTATTTGAAAAAATTAACATTAAATTAACAATGTCGTTTTCGTATGAAAGCATTTTGTAATGCATTTTCATAATCAAAGTAATATTATTTTTATTTATATTACTACTTTGATTATTATTATTATATGTCATGGCGCAAATTTATGCAGATGGCACTTCTGCGCTCGCGCTAGATGCCACTGCATCGACGGATGCAGGCGTGAGCGAAGTAGCACCAGACTCAACATTCTTAGCAAGAGCCTTCTCATTCCAAGATGTTCTATCGGCGTCAGAAAGACCCTTCCACATACTACCGCATAACTTCATGCGATCCTTGCATGGAACACCAGCAGCATCGCCCTCGTTAACCGGCTTTGCAGGAAGAAGGAAATCGGGATGATTCTTCATTGTATGATTGACGAAAACGTTATATCCCGAAAGTTTTCGAGGAGCAGAAGGATCTTTCTGCTTTTTTACCTTCTTAGAAGAAGTGTCAGACTTCTGCGATGAAGTTGTTGCAACATCACTGACCTTTGCACGACCCTTGCCCCGAGGCTTAGAAGTAGTCTCGGTCTCAGTCTCAGTATCCGCACTAACAGCACCCTTCATTCTCGGCTTCTTGGCTTTAATTCCTGTTCCCTGTCCTTTAAGATCAGACTGATGGAGAGCAAGAAACTTCTCAAATGCACCGCGAGCAAGGTTGCTAACCTGATCAAGACTCTCAGTATCATCAAACGAATCGGCCATGTCCTTTCGGCACATATTGACAAACATAGTTGTAAGATCGCTATTACTTGACATTCTCCTTTGTTCCCTTATACTAATATTATATAAACTATCTTTAAGTATAAGTATAAGTATAATAATAGCAATTGATAAAAAAATAATCAATTTATAATCAAACCATGGACGATATGTTGTATAAATACATTCATGATAAAATCATTGAGCGCATGGCATATGTTATAGATAAAAAATTAGGGTTATACTTAAAAAACATAGCCCTTGATAAAAAAAGCAATTTTGACAATAAGAAAAAGGCAAGTATTGTGGCGTTTATTAAAGATACCAAAGTAAATATTTGTATACCAGACGATGTAATTTCACAAATACGCCTTATGATACAAGGCGCATATATAGAAAAAAGTATATGTTCATTAACGAGCGAGGATTTAGATAATTATATCCAAACAATGCAAGTTGTTATAAATGGTAAAAAAATGCTTCAAGATGCATCGGGAATATTATACGATAATACGCCAGAAAACAATATTATTGGGTTTTTGAATAAAAATAACAAGATCGAATGGTATGAAGGATCATAACAAGATCATAATAAGATCCAATGCGATTGATTTATAATATATTAATATCATAATATTGAATGGATATTTACAACCTATTGAATGAATTGCCTCAAACAAGCAATAAAACTGTCGTTGAATCGCCGATTGAGTTTATAAACATAAATCAAAGTATTCTAATACTTGAAAATAAAACAGATATTAGTATCGGCGAAACGGGCAACTCAAGCAACGATTATTATCATGTCGATCAAAGTAAAATATTAGATCATAATGATCGCGAATATAATAAGAAATGGTATAAACTCGATAAACAACAAAAGATTAATAGATTAATGAATTATATTAACACAACCGAAATTATTGGCGAACACTCTGAGCCTATGAGAATGCAATTGCAATTGCAATTGCAATTGCAAAGTTTATTAGTCGATTTAGTAATGAATAAATGTATTAAAAGTTTTTGCGTAGAGTATTGCGAAATCGAAGGAAAAATAAAGGCAATTCCTGATTTAAAGTATAATTATACCACCTCTTGTTATTACGTAGGGACTGACATAAGGGACATTAGTATAACAACACTACCTAAGCCCGTTTCAATGAAACCGTTTAAGGAACTAAACCTCAAAGAAATGTTTGCGCCTAAATAGACTATTCTAATAATATTTCTTTGCGCAGTGCGATAACCGGGCCATATAATGACTTATTGCCATGCTCGTTTATATGAATAGAAAAAGAGATTTGGTCTTTGTCTGAATTGATTAATAATCGGTTATCAACAATTTTTGCATTGTCTATATTAAACTCAACCAGATTTAAAACATCATGTTCATGTTTATTACAAAATATTTCGTATTTTGAGATACTTTTTGGAATAAATCCAAAATTTATAGTGTTATTTTTAATAGATGCGCTAAATTTTTTTAATTCGGTATCTTCTTTAATACCTAAATTAAAATAATTACTAGACAATACTTGATATTCGCCTAATTCGTTTTGTATAATCCGCGTAGTATATAAAATCTCGTTTTTATCTTCAGTTTTGATGTAAATTATTGGTTGCATTATAATTATACTTATGCTGTTTTATTACTTTATAATATAATAAATCAATTACACGTATTACACGAATCGCACGATTCGCATGAATCGCAATAATTAAGAATGTAATTACATGAATTGCGCCATAGTTTGCTTTAATTGGCTAATCATTCCGCTATCCGATAAATTTTCGGTTATACTATTAACTGTAGATTTTATAGTATCCAATAATTCGCCACTTTCTTGATTTTTGTTTAAATCGATACCAGACTCTTTTAGTTTATCGAATAGACCTTCCATACCAGACGATAATTTATCGCCAATTTCCTCAAAATTAATATTAGATGGATCGACGCCATTTGAATTAACGTCCTCATCAGCGTCAGCGTCCGAATCAGTATCCGTATCATCTGAATCGACTGATTCACCATTTTCGGCTTTCTTCTTTTTATTGCCACCAAAGAATGCCGCATGCAACATTTCGGGATTGATGTATTCTTTTATAGCCGGGAAAACCTTGCTCACTTTCTCTATTATATCTGAAACATCCTTTGTAAGCGACGCCATAGAAACCTCACCAGTCATGAATTTAGCCTGAATTTTTGCTAAGAAAACCTTGATTAACCGTTGCATCCGTTCTGCTAAACTATTTGTTATGCCTTCTGCGGAAATGCCATCGGTATTAACTTCAGCAATTAATTCCTTAATCAATTTAGTAATTGGGTTATCATCGCCAAAGATTTCTTTAAGTTCGGACAATTTACTAAAATCAAAATTTGCCCACGATGACCCTTCTTCGTCTTCCTCTTCTTTTTCTAACTGTTCAATTTTCGACTTAATCGTTTCATCAAGATTTAAATTTTTAATCATGTTAAACATAAACGCCTTTTGTTTCTTAAATACTTTGCCAATCTTGCATAACTGATTCTTCGCCATTTCTGCGGAAATATATATTGTTTGTAAATGAATGAACATTTGTTTCTTGTGTTCTTGAGGCAAAGCGCGGAACAACAGTTTAAAATCAATTCCTGGAATAAGTTTCATAGAACCTGAAGTATAATCATTACTGAAAATACCTTCGTCGTATTGCGAGATTAATGTAATGTGCGGTTCCATAATACCGTGCAATTTAATGATATAATTCTTCTTATCTTCTTTGGAATAAAACTTATACCCGCGTCTTATTGCCGGATGCAATTCAGACAATGCGGGCAATCCCATCGCATAATTAAAAAACCGCATCATATGTTTGCTAAAGGTCGCAACATCTTTGCATTCATCATAAATAGTTTTAGGGACATTAGAATTTGTATTGCTTGTCATGATAATATTATTATAATATTATTATTAAATTATTTTAACGTGCTAATTTATATTAATGTCAAAGGCAAACTTATTAAAAGCAAAAGCAACAGCAACAGCAACAGCAACAATTAATAAAGAAGATAAATTTTGGTATGAAGATTATACCGTGTTATACCAAAAAGATAAATTTGCGGATTTTGTGCCGATGTCAAGGCACACTTATGAACAAAAACTAAACGCAATTGCGCGGTTTGGGATTTACATCGGCATTATTTTATTTGCAATTAAATCAAATGCTAATTATTTGGTTATACCCTTAATCGCACTCGGATTTACTTATTTTATTTATTACTTTGGTCATAATAAAAACCATGACGATTTTATTGGAGAAATAACACAGCCAACCAAAGATAATCCATTTATGAATGTTCTTATTCCGGAATACGCCGAAAACCCACAACGTGGCCCGGCGGCGGACATTCAAAACGAAGATATTAAAAAAGAAGTAGAAAAATACTTTAATGAAAATTTATACCGCGACGTAGATGATATATGGGAACGCTCTAATTCGCAACGACAATGGATAACAAATCCTTCGACAACAATCCCGAACGACCGCGATGCATTCATGGAATGGTGCTATGACACTAAGAAAGTATGCAAAGACGGTGATTTGGATGTATGCAATAGATACGTAGATTTACGCGCAGGTCATACATAATTGCGATTGAAAATATAATAATAATAATTAATATAATATGGACTTTTTGTATAAAATAGAATCGTTTGACGATGCCACTGATAAAGAAGAGGTATTAATGGCAACGGTAAAACAGTTATACAAAACCGGTGTTCTTACTAAGAAATGGCGCAATAACATTAATAAATTAGATCAACATTTATCTAATTATTTAATGCTTCAAAGCGCCGATGCACCGATTATCCTAAAATATTTTATATCAAAAGCCGATTGGACAAATTTCACGACTCTATGCGTTGCTACGTTTATTTATTGCGATTTTGCAATTTTTTATGAGTTAATAAATGCATCATGTCCTTTTAATCATGATATAATACCTAAAAAATATTTAATAGGCAAATTGTTTAAGTATAACAAAACAAATTTGCCTTCTTTAATACTTAAACTACAATATATAATTAAAATAACGACAGGAATCAGAAATATTATAAATGGATATTTACTTATTTATTCTGATGTTGTTTCTATTACATATGCAGATTTATTTTTACATAAAGAACCAGACTGGTTTTTCGCAAAAGAACGGCACACTAATATTATTAAACCAAAGAAAGCCCCACAATTTATTGCAATTTAATGTAAATCCCGTCTTTTGCGGAAAAATATTGCGATGGGCGCAGGCTTGCGATATCAATTTTGCTTTTATAAAAACCAAGACTATTAAACCCGGCGCAATTTTGCATTTTGGACGCGCATTGCTTTGCTTTTTCCAAATCGGCTTCATTGTTTATTTTGTTATAAAATAAATCATTATCTAAAATATCTAACCCCTGAAAAAATTCAAACTTATTAATCGCTTGTGGCTGTGGCTGTAATGAAATCATTTCAAATGAGTTTTGTATATCAGTATCGGCGCAAATTTGCCCCGGTGTCCAATCTACGGTAGTGTATAACTGTGCAAAGGTATAACAAATAAGCCCAGGAACTATTTTTATTAAATAGTCTATTCCGTGTTTTATTCCATTATTTTTTATGAAATCTAGTATAACTGATGCGCCATGTTTAGTTATAATATAAGAGTGAAATCCGCCAACGTATTTTTGCTTATTTAAACTAATTAGTTCATTATTTGAATCAAAAACATAATTTTCACAATCGCTTTGCTTTTGCGGGACATCCGATAAATAGCCCAAAAACAAGAAATCGTAGCCGGTAATGGGCACTTCTAATGTTGATTTATTTAGTTTTATATCGTCTTCATAAATAAGATAATACTCATCTTTACTATTTATTAGTTGATTCCAAAGCGAAAAATGCGACAATGCACACCCGATTATACTTGTTCTGTTATTGAAGTCGTTTCCATAAAACATTTCTGAAAGAAATTTATTTGAAAACAATTTATTGTTTTCCGGTTCGCGCAAATCTATTGCAGGAATAAATTCATAATTATTGTGCGTTTGTAATTGAGTTTTCATATGAAGGCGCCTATCTTCTCTTCTACGTAAATTGATTACTTTGGCGTTCATAGTGTTAATATTAATTTTATTAATATGTTTGGTGTTAAATTGTGTTTCTTTGTTTAAGTCGTATGCATTTTTACCGGGTTGATTACATAATTTGCCAATATGTATCGAGGTTATTGTATTAAAAAACGCACATTTAAACCCAAAGGCATGCCATTTATCAGCATAATCGCGCTCAAAAAAGGCATTGGGTGAATCATAATTTTTTAATTGTCTTATCGCATCTATTATTATAATACTTGGGCGAAAACTATAACCTGGCCAGTAGTCATGCGATATCCCTATTGTATTTTTTGCGTGATTATGCAAAAAATATGCGCCATCTGAAGAAGGCTTTCCGGTGGAAACACATTTATAATTTTCTATTGTTTCGGCATAATTCTTATTAAACAATACTTGTTTAACCTGTTGCCCAGGAAATGCGGAAAAGCCTGCAATACCATGTTCTATGTAATTCATCTTTTTATAAAAAACAAAATCATCTTCTATATGAATCCAATATGTGCAATTTTTTAATGACATTAATTTATCGTAAATAATGTTCATACTTGTTCTATGGCCTTTTTCTGCCTCGGTTTTATAATAAAACTCAATCCAAGGATAACATAGTTTCATACTTTTTCTATCTGTATCATCTGAATTATCATCTACGCAAAACCAATAATTTATGCGATGTAAATCAGTCCAAACATTTAATATAGAATTAACAGTTTGTTTAAATAAATCAAAGCGCTTGCATGTCGTAAATGTCAAAATTATTCCATTTTTTTTAGGATGTGATTCTTTGGGAAAATTCGGCAATGAATAACGCGTCAATCTTTTGCGTTCTTGTTCAAATAATGCCATCCATATTTGTATAAATGAATCTTCATAAGGAACAGTATCGCATAATGAAGAAAATTCTTTAAATAATGCTTCGGAATATTGGCCTGCATTTTTAGAATATAACGCGCATGTTCGAAACATTAATATTTTCTCTGCATTATTTAGGCTAAGTTTATGATTAAGTTTTAGTTTAAGAACCAAAGAAAAACCTTCAGCATATTTTCCAATGTGCAACAAGGCACAAGCATAATATGATTCTAAAACATTAGAATAAGCATTAGTATCAATAAATAACTTATTAATGACATTTGTTTTATAACCACGATACTGATGATATAATGCTTCAATAAAATAATAATTTTCTTGTAAAAATAATATTTGCACAGCACAAACAATGCCTTCAATCCTTTCTTCGTCAAATTGCGTTGTCTTTAAAAAATAGGCCAATGCTTGGGTTGTTTTTTTTTGCATTAAATGCAATTTGCCTAATTCATTGCAACTGACCCATCGCTCTTGTAGCCATGATTTTTCTGAGTTCATACATTTGGTATAATAAGCAATAGCCTCATCGTGGCGTCCAGCATCACGATAACTTTGCGCACAATAAAAGATATATCTGCACCTCAGCATTTCATCGGATTCAGTTAATATTGCCTTTCGTAGCACTTCCGCATCATCGGCATATTTATTTACATTTTTGCTTCTTGCGCCCGAACGCCCGGAAATTATGTTATACCCTCCGGTGAGTATAACATCTGCGCTTTTACATTTGCTCATTTCTTGCATAGAATCATCCGCAGTTAGGTATTCGTGCAAAACGCCAACAAATTTCCAATGTTTGCGGTTATTAACAAGCAAAGGGCGGGTATAACTCACGCCAGGGCCGAATACTAATTGATACTTATCCGCAGTAAGTTTCTTTGGCAAACATGATTTTAATGACCCCGAAATACTATCATCCGCATCAAAAATTAATAAATAATCTGTCTTGTTATATGCAGATTTTAGCGCAAGTGTTCTATTATGGCCGAAGTTTTTCCATTCATGTTGCAGAATTTCCCCACTTATACTCTTTGATTTAAAATATGATTGTATAACTTGTATACTATCATCAGTCGACCCCGTATCGCATATTACGTAATAATCAAAGGTGAAATTCTCTAATAAATTGTCAAATGTTTTTGTTATAATATGCGCTTCGTTTTTTACTATCATGTTCAGACATATTGACATATTATATTGAATATTATAATTATATTTCAAGATAACAGAATAGTTATTATAACATAATATTATGAATGTTTCAATAGAATCGATAAAATGGTGTGATTTTTACATGCTTACTAAAAGTATTGACGAATGGACAGATATAAAAATAAATTCGTTTGATAATTATAACCCATACTTTTCGCATTTCTCTAAAAAGAACGATTTTTATAGGTTTGCTACTAAAAAAACCCTTGATCGCCAACTATCTAACACTGAAGGGCTAATTTCTGGCAAAATTAAGCCGATTTATACCAAAAAGATATCGTTTATTGGCGAAGATTATAACAAATTAGTTTTATTCAAAAAAATGAAATCTGGTTTTCATTCATTAAACAAAGAGTTTGCTACTTTGCAATACGATTTAAACTCTGGACCAAATGTTGAGGTATTCGTGTCATACCTCGTAGGACTAATATCAGAAAATAAGTTATGTCCTTCTTTTAATTATTTTTATTTTTCTTGTTATGCAAATATATCATGTTTTGATTATGAGATTGAAATTGGTTCTATGAATGAGGGCATTATGAATGTAATTTATGATTTAATACAAGATGGTCGCGCTTCGTATGATGTTTTATATAAGGACGATGAAATTGCGAATGCAGACGAAATTGCGATTATGAATGAAGACGAAATTGCAATTGCAATTGCAAATGCAATTGCAAATGTGCATGAAAAAGACAGAATAAGATTAAATGTAATGCCGCCAATTGTTAAGCCTAAAGCAGAAATAACAGAAAATCTTAAAACACAAAGATCTCAACAATCGACAGAAACCGACAATGATATGTTATTCGAAGATGACATATTATTGACAATGAAAAATCACCCTTGTTATTTGCTAATAACTGAACAAAATGATTTAGATTTTGCCCATTTAGTCAAAACACGCGACGCACAAGCAATAAAATCAGTAATATTTCAAGTATTTTCCGCTTGCGTTATTATGTATAACTTGTTTTCTATTAAAAACAACGATTTGCATACAGGAAATATAATGCTTAAAAAGACCAAGAAAAAATCATTATACTATAAACTAAACTCGCGAATTTATGAAGTGCCTACATATGGACATAAAGCAAAGATTATTGATTGGGGGCGCGGGACATATAAGATTGCCAAGAATGGCACATATGGCAAATTGAAAGGAAAAAACCTCATTTATAACAATGAAATATATTCTGGATTTTATGATTATACAAAAGATGATTGCTTTGATTATAAGTATTCAGATATTGCAATATTTTGTCATAGTATTTTAAACGATTTTCACAACGAAGAGATAGAACTAATAAATGAATGGAAGCCAATTGCGAAATTTTTGCATAAATTCTGCGCAGGTATTAACACTAATGAGTATAACTGGGAAATTTATGAAGAAATTATGAAAACAGATAAACCGATTATATTCGAAGATTTATTCAAACATAAATTCTTTGATTGCTACCTAACAAAAAATGGATCAGGGCATATATTTAACATTTATTGATTGTAAATTTATACTTCTGGCGTTGATCAAAAATCTGTTTAAAATCAGTTCCATTCATTCCGGGTTTTTTCATTGGATAATCGTCATAATCCATATTAATATAATCTTCATTGTTTTGCCAAAAATCGGGATAACATACTTTAAAACTATTTTTATCATGTAGACTGGCTTTATAAATAAAAACTTGATCTTCTAGTTTAGATGAATTGCTTGTATTGTCGATTACCATGCAACCATAATCTTGCGTTACTTGGTTTAGCACTTGCAAAAACATATCAAATGTAGTAAAAACACCGGCATAATTGCGCCACAATTTATCTAATTCTAACCGCTTAGTCTCTTTGCAAATAAATACGTAATCGATATTAGCGCGCAAATCGGGCGGAATGCCCATTTGATATTGCATAGTAAGTATCAAAGTAATATTTGCATGACGCCCATTCATAAATATCCATTTAATGTTTTCGTCCTTTTTCCATTTCGCCCCATCGGCGAGCAAGTCGTCCATAATAAGAATTCCGCGTGCATCTACATTTCGATATTGTGGATCCCCGCGACCTTCAAGGGCATTTTTGCGTTTAATTGAAAGGCTTCTTTGCCTTTTGACAAACATTGCAATTAATTCGCTGGTATACGTATCAAAGATAAATCTGCTTGGAATATGTGGGCGAAATGTTAAGTTTAAATCATCGGTTGGAGAAATGCATGTGCAAAATGGGACATCTTGGTTATAGTATAAATAATCAACAACAAGAACAGATTTTCCCGTATTTCGTTTTCCAATAAATACTAAAATCTTGTTCTCTTTGATCCAACTCATTTTAAATTCGCGCAAGTTTAATTCAATTTCTTCTTGTTCGCTTTTCTTCATATAATTATATTATAATTAATTATTATTATAATCATGTTTTATCACATTACAAAAATAATTATATTAACGTAATTATATATGGAGTTTTATTATTTTCTGTTATTTGCAGGAAGTATTGCAATTATTGTATGCGCATTGGCATACTTTCTTATTGCAAGCAATAACAAGAATGTAGATAAATTGGCTTTGATTGTAGCCTTTGGATTTGCACTACTTGTTGGCACTATCGTTGCGTATTCAATACAAGATGGATCAAACTCTGGCGATAAAGACAATAAATGGGTTTGATTATAATTGATTATTATATTATATTAATATAAGAATAATGGGTGTTCCAAGTTATTTTTTTTGGCTAATTAATAAGTATTCGCGAAAAATTCTAAAAGGAAGCGTCGGGGGGTCAAATTCTCTTTTTCTTGATTTAAACTGTGCAATTCATCCAGCAGTCAAAGCAAATCCTGATTTTACAATAAATGATATGTTGCAGGCGGTAATCGATTATATTAATGACATTATTTATTTTGTAAAAGACGTCCAACTGATTTATATCGCAATTGACGGAGTTGCGCCTGTTGCGAAAATGCAACAACAACGGTTGCGGAGATATAAATCAAAGATGTTTTCAGAATCAAATGATGGCATTGATTTTAATATGATAAGCCCTGGAACTGAATTTATGAGAATGTTGCATGAAAAAATAAATGAAAAGTATGCGCCAGAAATCGCATCAAAGCGCATTATTTTTTCGAGTTCCGATGAACCTGGCGAGGGAGAACATAAGATATTTAATTATATCCGGGCAAATAAGATTAATACTAATATAATAATTTATGGCCTCGACTCTGACTTAATTTTTTTGAGTTTGATTAATTATGACAAATGCCATATATATTTATTGCGTGAAAAAGAACAATACGGGAAAATTACTAATACAAAAGAAAAATATGTTTATTTAGATATTAACTATTTACGCAATGTCATTTATACCATGTTGCGCACATCCATGAATCATGACATCAACGCAATTATTATGGATTATGTCTTCTTTAGTTTTTTCCTTGGCAATGATTTTTTACCTTGCATTCCTACATTATTTATTCGCGAAGGTGGTATTGAGTTGTTGATGGAAAATTATACCCGAGTGCTAAACAATCGGCGCGAATACCTTATTATAAATAACGCAATCAACGAGAATTTTCTTTATGATTATATAATGTTATTGTCAAAAAGCGAACAAAGTAGTATAGACAAAAGTATTGTTGAACGTAAAAAACGAATGGCATATATGAAAAAAAATGATGCATACGTTGAAGGCCAAAAACCCGATTTAATTTTTGAGCAATTTCCGCCTGCGTCATGGAAAAAACGGCATTATACCTATTATTTTGATATAATTGGCAAGTCAGAAATTAAAAAGATATGGGCGGCATATTTGACGGGGATGTTATGGACATTGCGGTATTACATAGGCATTCCTGTGGCATGGCAATGGTATTATAGTTATACCGCCGCGCCCGCATTTTCTGATTTTCGGGATTGGAAATTGATCATAAACGATATATCTTTCGATGGAATACCAACAACACTTGAACAATTATTACTAATAATGCCAAGAACAAGTATGCATCTATTACCAAAGAAATATCAAATCATTATGTCTAACATTGCACTGTTTCCTCCAGAAAAAGAAATTAAGTATTGTATCATGAACAAGAAATATCTTCATGAGGCAATATGTTATTTACCTGAACTTAAATTATCTAAAATAAAAAAAATGATTGCGCTGTTAGAATAACAATGCTGCCATAATAAAAAGCGCAAGAATATCTACATACGATTTAACGGGCTTAAATGCGGGAATTATTCGCGTAATGTAGCAATTCCATATATATTTTCCGATTATTACTTGCAATAAGATGACAAGAACAATTGCGAGAAGAAGACCAATAATATTTGTATCATGGTAGCGATGACTGCGAAAATGTTCGATGGGTGCTTTGGGTGCTATGCCTTGTTCTTGTTCTTGGCCTTGTTGGCCTTGCCATTCCTGTTTTTGGGAATAAGAAACGTATAACTCTTTGATTCCGGAAATTAGTTTTGACATATTATAATTATAATTAATATAATAATAATTATTATAATTATATTAATGGGAATAACAAATTGGTCAGATGAGCGAATTATCATATTTGGTATAGGAGCAGGTTTATTTTTATACTAATAGCATTTTTGTATAAATGGAACACTGTCGTAGTCCGAACTATTATTTGCATAATTGGTGTTTTCTTAATGATTGTGGCAGGAACAATGTCAGGTAAAAAAGACAAAGCGCCAAAAAATCCATTATCCTGATTTTACAAATTGGCTAATAGCCTCAAAAGTCCGCGGACCCGAATGAACAAGAGTTCCTTTCTTAATTGCAGGAACGCCAGTCAAACCCTGTTCCGCAAATATACCCGGATGTTCCGCTACATTTACTTTAGCGACTTTGGAGCCATGTGCCTCTTCAATTTGGCGCCATACGGGCATAAGACTAACACAATGCGGGCATGTAGGCGAATAAAACAAAGTGGTTTTAGTGGCGCCATTCGATGGTGGATTTGCGAAACTGCTTTTCTTAGAGGTCGAAAAATATATTATAACAGCGACAATAATAGCAACTGCGATTGCAGCGACAATAACATAAATCATAGCCTGTTTTCCACTTTTTTTGGATGATGATGGTGTTAGTGAATGACCTTGACCTTGACCTTGTTTTCCTCTCATAATATATATTTAATAAAATATTTTAATATTTTATTAAATATTTTTTATTAAAACAAAAATTCTATGTATCGGGTAAATTATGATTAGTTTAGTCTCTCACTACAGCTACAGGCGCATTTCAGGAAAAAGCCAATAATTCGGGCATGGGCGTTTCCATGCATTACTTCTTTGTGCGCAAAAAGTATTCGGATTTTGTAGATAATCCTCCGATATATTTTGATGTGAATCTGTCTTCGCTAATTGCGAAATATTTGAATTTGCTTTAACTTCAATTTTAACTTCATCTTCGAATTTACCTTTAACTTTAACATTATTGTGCATCCAAAGAGGATAATTATTTACATTATTGCCTTGAATATTTTTGTAGCCGTCTTTATGTTTATAAACAAATAGTGTAAAAATTAGCAATATTACAATAAAAAATAACCCAATTATATTTATTTCGTGCATATATAATATTATATTATAATATTTCCAATTCATCATCATCTTCGTCATTTATTTCTTCTTCTTCTTCACTTTCTGCTTCATCACTTGTAATTTTTGATAATATTTGTTTGCGAGTCATAACAACAATATCTAATGTTTCGCATTGTTTTCCGAATTTAGAATAACTCGACAATTTGCGGACACCAAGCATGGCATCATTATTTTCGGCTTTTATTCTATCAAAAAACTGTTTTATAAATTCAGCCGACGAATGCAACGCAATTATTTGCGACAATGGCTTTTCTAATTGGTTTGTTAGGTATAACTCATAATTGATTTTAAGGCCGGATGTTATAATGAACTCAGGCGTTTCTATTTTGTCGCCCTGCAACAACGCGGAATCGTTTTTTATGAATGCATAATGAATGCGATCATTTGACCGCGGTTTATTTCCAGGATCGCGTGTGCCTATTCTATCAGCAAGAACTTTATGTGCAATTCTAGACGGATTTTTATAAAACCCGCGCAATGTTTTAGAGAAAACGAAATATTCAATAGGAAACTTACCAGCAAGCATTTCCTCGCATTCTTTTTTAATATATGTTATGGCTTCTTCAATAGAATACCTTGTCATAATAATGTCAATCATATTTCCAAAAATATGTTTCAATATTTTAGCGTTATCTCGCCTTTTTAACGCAATGCCGTTTGCATTTCTATAACAAGACGGCTTATATATGCTAGTATAATAATTACCTACATATCTTTTTTTAGTGACAAGAATGAACGGCCAAATTGCCTTTTCCATTTCCAGATTATGTGGGCGTTTCAGCCGATTGCTAATTGCGAGTGCCGCTTCTGTGCAGAGCAACATTGACGCAAATACCGCATCGAGGCCATATAACTTGTTCCCGAAAACATCTACTGTATCAAATTTAATAAAAATAGAATCCGTATCACCGTATACTACGCGTGCAGAATAATTACTTTCGCAAAAATCCCGCGCAATTGTAATTTGCGTGCGACCTACAGAAGTTGTGCATGCAGAAATATCTATTAACCTAATCGCACTAGTAGGCGATCCTATTTGGCCATATAAACTATTTGCTGTTGTTTTATAAGCCAATTGCATACCTTCCAATACGTTCCATTCAAAACTATTCTTTGCACATGCCCCTTGCTTTTTGCGGGTATCTTTGCGTGCTTGCAAAAGATCGATTAGTATAGTCGGAATAATCGATTTGCCGCCATGTGGTGGTTGCGCAAACCGGCAAATCTTATGCGCTGAGACTACTTTTTTCATTTTCTTCATTTCTTTACCATTTTTGCAAATAGGAACAAATTTGTATAAATCATACATAATATCAACATAAGTCCATCCTTCATATTCGCCATTAATTAATTTGCGTTCATATTCGTTATCTTCTTCTAACAATTTATTTTTCCATTCAGTCCAAGGCGTTTTTCCTGCGGGGATTACAATTGTAGATACATAAGAATCGTGGCTTAAGTTTTCACTAATCATGCAACTAGGATAAAGAGAATTAAAATCCGCGACAACAATAGGTTCAAAATAAATATTGGAAACCGGGTTCAAGACAATTGCGCCTTCATACTTTTCTCTGTCTTCTTCTTCTATCATTTGCAACACAGGAATAATAAAACCCTTTTGTGCGGCAATTTTGCTAACGAATGACAACAGTTTAATTCCTTGTCCGCGCAGGAACAAATAAGATAATGGGACTGAGCATACTTGCGCCATACCATAATTATTTATGAAAATATCTAATTTATCAAACAAACGGGTCACTAGTATGCAATCCATTATACAATACTTTGCAATAAGCCCCCTATCGGCGGAAGTGCCCTTCTGTTTAATGAAAATTTCCGTAGGTGGAAGGTCGTTTTTTGATTTACCTAAATATATTTTGCATACTGAATCAAGTTTATAACTATCAAGTTTAAACGATATCTGCGCCAGTTTGTATAAATCAATGCTTATTCGCCCATACATTTGCAGGTAATATAAAGTGTTGTCCCCAAATGCCGAACTAGACAACCCTTGTTCTTTAAAAACACAAGAATCAGGGTTCCGCCCTACTGACATACCCGCATCGCGTTCTTCTGTCCAAACGGCGCGACCGAGGCGATTAAATTCCTCCTCAATGCCAAGGACTTTCGCGCGGGCATAAATATATTTGTAATCGAAATCAAAAATGTTATACCCTAAAATAAGGTCAGGGTCTTCTTCTATAACAATCTTAATCCATTCTAGAAGTAATTCCTCCTCTGTTCCTACAGAGACAACGCGCACTTCGGCATGATCCGACATTGCCTGCTTGGCACGCCGGCTTTCTAATGCGCGTTCGTTCCTATTATCGCAATTAATTCCTGCCAATTCAGCCTCAATTTCGCTAGGCGATAATGCAATATCTTTGTTTTCATCCGCAATTAATTCATCATTGCTTATGTCGTCGCACGACCATAACGCAATTATATGTTTTAGGTATGGATGCTGTTCTCCATAGCGTTTAAATACTGAACCGATTTGAATAATTTCATCACCGCATATTTCCGGAAATGCATCGTCATATAATTTAGTTAATTGGTCTATTACAATATCCGCATTTTCAGTATCTTTATTTTGTTTATATCGGATATGTTCCGCGCATAATGTCATCATTTGTTTCATAATTCCGGCTATTACATCTGGTTTTGGTTTTTCATTGCCGACGGTATAAACATTATTAAAATTGCAATTTATATAATTAGGATCAAATAGCAACTGCAACATTAATGCGATGCATTGTTTCGGCGCTCTGCTAAAACGGACATTATTAATTCTTGTCAATCGCGCGCATTCTTGCACTAATTGCTTTGCTGGCACTGTAAAATCATAAATATTTGAAATGTTATCTTGCAACAATGCCGCGATGGCTTCATGATCGCTGGTGCAAATTGCGGAATAAATTTTAGATATGTCAAATGCTCCTATTAGATCATCAGTGCATCCACAATAACTAATGCCGTTATTGGCATAATTATTATTAAATGCTAGTTGGATATAACTTTGCAAGATGCCCTTTATTAGTTTATTCCTCTTTTTTGTCTGAATTCCTTGATTTATTTTATATAATCGCGCATATTCGACTAACATTTCCCGCGCTAATTTAGTATATCTCTTATTTGCAATAGGAAAATCCGCATGACTACTGTCTGCTTCTATATCAAACGACAAATATATTAAAGGCGGAACATATGTTTTACTACATGCGCGAATATTTGCAACATCGCATGAATACCATGCCTTAGTGTTAATTGTATCATCAATTGTTAATTTCTTCATTTTGGTTATGGTTATCCACCCAATAGAAATAGTATCATGAATCCCGCGCAACATTGGCGATATATTTGATTCGTATTTTTGATATATAGTTGGCTTTCCGCCTGACAACCCTGGAATTAAAATCTCTTTCCCTAATAAGTATGACCATTTTTTAAAATCTGCATAATTATTAAAATTAAGTTTGACATATTTAAAATTATCAGTTCCAGTAAACTTAGATAAGGGTTTTTTATGGACGATTTCAAAAGAGCGAAGTTCTCGCTTCGTAATAGATTCGATATGATAAATAAACATAGATACTTTACCTTTGTTCCAATCTTGGGGCAATTCAACATAGAAACTCGGATAAAAATTATAAATATCCACAATGACCGATTCCGTATTTCGCCCAAATGCGCGAAGGACGTATTCCGAATCAATATCTTCGTGCATCCATTCTGTGATAAATAGATCCATTATTAATGATGATGTTATTATTATTATTATTTTAATTAATTTTCATTTAAGTTATAGTATAATGACACAATATAATAAATATGCATTCGTATTATTGCACTTCGGAGACAAAATCAAATACTTTGAGTATGAGTTATACTTTATAAAAATGCTTCGTAAATTTTCAGGATCAAATATTGATTTGATTTATATGGCTATGCAGGATGACACAATAAATTCAACACCACAATTTTTTATTGAAACAATGAAAAAATATTTTGATCGGGTAATAACAGTGCCGGGTATTCCAATAGATTCAGGCTATAAATCGCATTATTCGCATTTTAATACTTTGCTTACGTGCAATTTTATTAATGCGTATAAATTGATTAACTACGACAAAGTATGCATAATAGAATCAGATATGATAATAACTGAAAACATTTCTGATATTTTTAATCTTCCTGTTCCATCTACATATTTTTTAAATAATAATTCTCATGATCCCACCATTGACAGCCCAATTAATGGTGGCATTCTTTTGTTTAAACCATCTTGGTATGCATGGTATAAATCATTATCATTATTACCAGACTTAATAGCAATTAATGCAAAGTATCCCAACGAAGAATTATTCATTAGAACATGGAAACACATTAACCAATTGCCACAACGATATAACTATTCTCACTATTTATTGAGAAAAATAAAACAAACGGACAAACTTCCAACTATTGTTCATTTACATGAAACTAAATGGAAGGCATTAGATATTATTCGAAACAATTATACTAATAAGTTTTCTGCAAAAATCCGCGTTGTCAAGTATTTCTCTAAGAATTTCTACGAAAAATATAATAAAGAAATAGAAGCGATTATCATTGAAGCGCAAAAGTTAGCCATTATGCACAATTGATTCTTGCATACCCTTTTGAATTGTTGCAGATAGTTTGGATGCGTTTGTTATACTATTTAATTTATGTTTTATACCATTTGACTCAGGGACAAGCAATAACTTCATAATTGCCGGGTTTTGTGTTATTTGAGTATAATAATTTTTCATCATACTAAGTAGTTCATCGGTTAGTCGCAATAATGTGTCTTTATAAATAACTACTTTTGTAAAATCAATATTTTCTAAACGATTCAAATTATTTTTGTCATTTAATCGCGTAATTTTATCAATGTATTCGAGGAATACATTTATAATACTTCTTTTTACAGATTCCGCAAGAACAACTGTCATATTTGAACGCGGACAAGCATATTTATCATCCTTTAAAAAATCATTGCATATTTCGCCACGTTCAAGTGCATCTATAATTTTTTTAGAATTGTCTATCATTTGTTGAGCCGTTTTTATTGTTTCTATTTTAATAGAATAATACTTTGTAATAGTCTCGCATAAATCCGCCTGGCGTTCATTATTTGCGAGAAGGCCTTCAGACAAAGTGTCGTTGTCATTTAATAATGAAACAAGGCCAGAACAAAATTTATTGGAGTCGTTATACTCATAGAAATCATCAAGCAAAGAGTTAAATAGTGCTGTTATAGATAAATGCGGTGTTATGTAATCAGGCTTTAAACTAAAAATGCTTGCAAGAATGTTCATATAATATTAATAATTATTATTATTATATGAACAAACAAGGCATAATTATAGGCGCTTGTCTTGTATTCTTTTCGAATTTATTTATACGCGCATTCGGCCTAAACGAAGAAATCGGGCAGTTTAAACCAAAGTTGTGGATTGCCCTATTTATTTATATCTTCGGAATTCTTTTATACTTCTCGATGCTACGAATTGAGTTTGACCCTGACAAATTAACACAAAAGAAAAAATATGCTATACTAAGCGCAGGAACCGCATTTATTGCGTTAATTATGTATTACTTGATAACAGAGCGGTGGTCAATTAGAACAAAGGTTGAAATGATACTCGGAAATAAAGGAAAACGAATTAATGAAAGAATAATAATGACGGGCATATTTCTTTTGGGGGTTTTTTCTATATATTTATACGATTTAGCAAAGAAAGAAGTAAACGAAATTGTTCAAGATATATGAAGGCAAAAACCAAAGGCTCTTTTTCTTTTTTTTTTTGCTTTTTTTTTGATTATACACACCCCCAAGTTATGGGGAATGGGCACCGGTCTCCCTTCAATCGGAAGCAATAAGTGCACTTTATACAAATTTTTTATTTCTTTTTATGCAATTTGGTGGCGGGAGGACAAATGTCTTCAAAAGGCCAATAACACGAAAACAACAAACAATAACAATATATATTAAAAAATAAAAATAAACCCCGCCACCTAACACGAGAGGGTTGATGGCGCATCACAAAATGAATTGCAATAGGTTCTAATTGTGTCCGGTCGCCGTCGCGGCGACTTAGACGGGTTGCTGCCAACAGTCGGATGACTGCCCAGCGGGCCTTTTTCCGAGAAGAGATAGTGTTGAAAACACATTCAGGGAATAGGGCCTCAAAATTTACGAATGCTAGATGACCAGCGAAAGACCCGGGAAAGCTCGAACCCGGCGATTGCGACAACGTTCCACCAATTCCACACACACACCACACCACACCGCCACAACCGCCTGGGGACGTGTGCACAGCTACTCAACACTAACACTGTCTTGAATCGTCTTCTGGAATGCAACTATATTTCTCGTCACAGCATTACGGATGCGTGGAACAGAAAACCTCGTAGTCGTGTCGGCGAGATTCCGAAGGCAGAGATCTATCGTTCGCGTTGCCGAGCTTACCTGAGCCTTAGCCAATAACACTAGTGCAGATCTTGTATCATCGTCTGCCACCTTTTCTGCTGCACGCAGTGCTAGACGCATATCTGTTTTATATTCGACAGCATCACGTAACGGCATGCAAGCCCGTCTTGCTGCACACGCACTTGCAATAAGTGGGCGAGGAAGACAATCCCGAAGTTCTGGGTGATGTATTATTGCTTCGTCTATAGCCATGAGAGTCAGGGCTAAGGGTTGAAATTCGCCGAGATATACTTCGATAGGCCCAACAATATCTTGGGCTGAAGAAACTACCCATGTTGTGTCGGCAAGTTCAGCTATTGCGTCTGCATCACGAGCTGCTTGCACGGGATCAACTGCGGGAGAGCTGTCCACCGCACGCTCTACTTCGTCCAACGCATCTGCAAGATGTTTATCATCGCTGTTTACATCATCATCGCTGACAACTCTGTCTGCACCAGCACCACCGATAACTCTGCCTGCACCGGCACTGTCAACGACGTGTATTGTCAGCAGTGGCGTCACAGATTTAAGCCATTCCACACAGGGAATACGTGGCAATGCCTTTGGGCGTTGATCCCGGCTTTTTTCGCTATTTTGTGCGGTGTTAAAACGCTTCACAAAATCCGCGAGGAGCTGGTTGCCCGCCACAAGTGTGTCGTGGTCGGTTTTAGCGGGTGATTTTTCAAGAAGTGGCAATGTGTCGATCTTAAGCTTTCTAAAAACTGCCGAAAAACCAGCGCAGTTTTGAAGAGCACAGACCAGCCACCGCTTTGGAGCTGGTTTAGTTTTTTTCAAGACACCATCAACAACATCGAAAATCTGGTTAGACTCGGGTATGTTTAGGTTTAACCCGACGAGTGCAGTTATGGTGGCGGCGGCGGATGTTGGAGCGGAAGCGGACATTGTCGGATGGACGGGGGGAAAGCTCGAAAAGGGGGTCTTCGGAACGCTAGTAAGTTTAGCGTTATAACAACATTTCATAATAAATCAAAAAAAAATCATTTTCATAAATATGCTAATAGCGACAATAAATCTACGATAAACATCCGATAAATTGCAAAGTTTAAATATAAAAATATAATGATTAATAATTATGAATAATCAATTATACTCTCAAATAAAATCAGAATTAAAAGAATATCCAGAACTAAAAACCCTATTTAAAACAGAATTAATATACGGCCAGATTGCGTGTTCCATATGCAATAATGTATCTATTTCTGTAATACCCGAATTTATTAATGCAATTTTGCAACACAAAATAAATGCAAATAACTCCGGTTATATCCTCGGCCTAATTGCTTTGCAAAAGTTATACGATTTGCCAGAAATATGTGCAAGAATATTATCAAATCAAATATCATTAGGGTTGCTTTCTATTATAAATAGAAAAATGCCCACAAAAATAGAAACTTATGCCCCACGAGTGCAAAAAATAAAAATAATTGCATATATCGAGGAACACACCGGCGAATTGTTCGGCATTGCTTTTTTGTTGGGATTTATAACCAAAGAATCCCAAAAAAAAATAATGAATTGGCCACTAGTAAAACAAGCAGGCATAGCATTTGGTGTTTGCCATTTTATTGTAAATAACGAAATGGCAATTTATTCGCGAAATGAATTAATTGACATTTTTTCTGAAAAAATAGATACTTTTCGCAACATTTCCATAAAAACGCGCATTCATAACAAGTTTCTAGAAGATAAATATAATAATATGATGCAAGAGTTTAAAACAAAAATTAATTTAAACATTGCCTAAAAAATCCCCGTCGTCCATGCAGTAATAATTTCATTAGAAAATCCCCGTTCTTCTAATGTTGTTTTTATTAGAGATAATATATGCGCATCATCTTCGCCCGGTTGCCTTCTTGCAACAATTTGCCGAGTAATGCAACCAGCGGATTCATTATCTGAGATTATAACATTAATATCAGGATAAAACCCAGATAGCGAATTAACTATGCGCGATATTTTTCCTACGAAACAAAGGCCACTCCCATCGACAACTTCTTGAGCAAGGCGGGCATAAATTCCAGGATTAATATTTGCAATAATTCGCGCCCAAACACGCGACAGTATATCATAATATGATACATTACAAGCAGTCAGTATTGCATCGCCATTAATGTCATCGTTAATTTCATTCATGACTTCATCAGAGAAAATGCCAGAACCATAAATAGAATGAAATAACTCTTCCTTTGTCATAGTCGGACACGGATCAGTAAGTAATGCGGTTATACTTTGTTTAATAGAAGAATGGATACTCGATGCATGGACGTTTTCAGTATTTAAATAAATGTTTCCAGCAGGAACTACATCAACATCTTCTTCAAGTTCCGGATACAAAAACGCCGCGATGCGGTAGTCGAGATCAATCTCATCATTACCTTCAATATTTATGACAACATTATGCAAGTTTATAATGCTTAATGGCAACTCCTGCAATGCATTATTACTTAAATTAATATGTCTTATATTAAGAAAATCGCCAAAGTTATCCGGCAATTCAAGAAGCGCATTATTACATAAATCAAGAGACTCGAGTGCCTGTAAATCGCAAATTTCTCGCGGCAATTCATGTAAATAATTATCTGACAAGTTTAACAATTTTAACTTAGACAAAGAATCGATTGCAGATGATACGTTTGTTATACCATTATTAGATATGTCCAATTCGTATAATTGCGTCATTGCATAAATATTTGCAGATATTTGCGACAATTTGTTATTAGATAAATCTAAGTATTTCATGGTTGCAATTAAAGAACCATTAAACAAATAAATATTGTTATGCGATAAATCTAATTCGGAAAGCGAAGTTGAACGAAATAATGAAGGATGAACATCAGATAATAAGTTTCCGGACAATGACAAAGCCTGAATGTAAGGAAACTTATCTAAATTGTGCGGAAAATTTATTATTTTATTATCTGATAATTGCAATGAAGTCAAATTCCGCAATTGATGCAAATCATCGGGAATGGTTGTAATATTGTTATTGCATAGGTATAACCTTTCCAAAGAAAATAGCAGTTTAATGTATGACGGAATTGTCGCAATGTTGTTGTTGTTTAGATTTAACACAATTAATGTTGATAACCTGCAAATATTTCTTGGAACAATTAATAAATGGGCAGTCAACGAAAGGCGGGTTATAATTGGAAAGTTATCCTGTTTAATAAATGAAAACCACTTTGCAATACCATCGGCGCATTTATGCTTAATTGATAGAGAATTAATATTTGTATAAATGAAAGTATTGCGTTTAAGTTTTGAATATATTTGTTTGGCATAAATTTCAAATACGATATTATTTGGATTTTTGTCAAGGATTTCGGCAATCATTGAGGTATAACTACCCTTATTCGATAATTGAAACTGCATGATTTATATTGTTATATTATGATATGTTATATTTAATTTATTTTATTAGTCATAATAAATTAAATTAAATATATTTGGTTATTGATAAATTCCCTGTTGTCCCATCCAGTTAGTATTAAGCCTCGGTGCAGGTGGAAGTTTTGCAGGAAGGACAGGCTCCAATGGCGCGCATTCAGGATAATCTAAATAAATACCCGTGTTATTAATGCGCGGTTTTTGCGGCAACATTACACATTCCGGCAAATGAACAAGGTTTTGTTTGCAGGATGCAATGCACGGAATACCTGCGGCGTTCTTTGCACTGCAATTATCCGGGCAATTATTACCAGAACGGCCTTGGACATTTGTTCCGGGTTCGAACATTAAACTCGGGCATTTACTTGCATACCTTGTCTGTCCGCGCAAATCAGACTCTAAATCAACAAGATTGCCGGAATAAACACTAACGCTATTTCCTCCAACAATGCCGTCGTTTATCCGGCACGGGTTGCAATTGTAATATTTACTTGGATCTAATAAATGGTTCAAGGTGCTCGTGCTTTCAGTTAGTTGTTTTTGGTAAGCACACGTATCGTCTTTTAATCTTGTAAACATATATATTATAATATAATATTATTTATTTTGTTTTTATTTTAATTTTATTTTTAATTGGTTTGTCGCTAACATCATTAAATTTAACTGACTTTTCGGATTCGTTATGTTCCTCAACAAAATCTGAAATAACCTTCTCGCCGTCTTCGGTCAAATCTTCAAAGGTTATGTTGTCAATATCATCAATCCGCTCCATCGCCAACTCATCAATCGCGGATTTTGGGGCATATATACTTGATTTTTCATCTAATGAAGATAATGTTAGTTCAGAAGAATCATCGGCCGGGCTATGATCATTAATGTTTTGTTCTTGAAAACTAACCTTGTCTTGGGTTTGTGCTTTTTCTTGCTCTGTTTTAAGATTCGGTTGGTCTTTTATGCCAATTTTATTTTTTAGAATATCTTTAATATCATTGTTCGATTTTTTAAATTTATTCATAACTTTTTTTGCAAAAGACCATGCATAATATAAAAGGCCGATAAAAATCATTGCAAGTATAATTGTGACCATGTTGCAACATAAATAGTTATATATACCATCTAACATAATGCAATATATAAACTATTATTATAATTTATATTTAAATTGAACGAACAATTAACGACTCTCTCCGCACTGACTTCCGCCTGATTGTCTGCGGGTTATACTGCGCCTTTTTATCCTGCGATCTCCGCCACACTGGCTTCTGCTACTTCCACCGCACTGGCTACCACCGGCCTGGTCGGATCTGCGACGATAACCGAGACCTTGCATTTGGACGCCATTTGAAGCAGATGACGCCGCTGGTTCCTGTGATGCAGGTGATGTTTGTTTCATTAGTAGTGACACTTGTCCCTGTTGTGCCGATGCTGCCGATGACGCCAGTGCTGCCTGTTGTGCCGATGCTGCCTGTTGCACTAATGCTGCCTGTTGTGCCGATGACGCCGGTGCTGCAGGTTGCGCCGGTGCTGCCTGTTGCATAACCTGACTATCTCCGCCACCACGTTGACTACCACTCTTAAGTTCAAGAGCACGGTTGCGCAATGCTGTAATCAAATTCTTAATAGCAGTAGCACGGCTTCCGCCATCCTGTTCTCTACGAGACTTTTGCATATTTATAAGACGAAGAACCTCGCGTCTTCGGGCAGAACCGCGTTGAACTGATGTCTTCTTAGTAGCGGAAGATTTGCGCACGGATAACTTTTTTGGTGACACCTTCTTTGCAGAAGTCTTAATAACAAGAGATTTGCGAGCAGACGCTTTCTTGGGGGACTTGCGCACTGATGCCTTCTTTGCAGAAGTCGTAATAACAAGAGATTTGCGAGCAGATGCTTTCTTGGCTGACTTACGCACAGACGTCTTAGTAGCAGACGCCTTCTTTGCGGACGCCTTCTTCGCGGATGTCTTAGTAGCGGACGATTTGCGAACAGATGCCTTCTTTGTTGCAGAAGATTTGCGAGCAGATTTGAGCGCTTCTTTGCGCATTAAAGCCAGACTTTCATCATCTTTTCTCATTTATATTTTAACGCAATATTTTATTTAATTTTTATTTTTTTAATTATTATTAATTAAAAAAATAAGTAATAGTCGAATATTAATTGAAAATTTATATTATATCATAATATAATATGTCAAAACAAATAGGAAAAATGCATAATGGTATTTCTTATATTGTTAAGCATAAAGAAATAATTACAAATGATAATATTAAACTATTAGACTTATTAGTTAAGTATGAACCAAAGGATGATCTTGCATATTTTTACATAAAAAAACTACATCAAACTAAACAACGTCATAACACGCCATGACATAAAACGCTATGACATATCTCATTTATGAATATGGATACGTATCTACTATATTCGATAAATTTAATTTTGACGGAAATGTCAATTTAGTATTGGCCTCTGTTTCCCGTATTTCATTCCTCGAATTAGGATACAATTTTGGCAAATATATCTTTGGTATATCTGCGTCATATTTATACAATAATTCTTTATACTCTCGCGAATTCGGGACATCAAAATATTTTAAGTTTAATTGCAAATCAAAAACTTTTTTGTTTAACTCATCTATTTTCTTTAACAATGTTGCTTTGTCGCACTCTTTATTAAATTGTTGTAATAAAGCCGGATACTCTTTATGGTTTCTTATATCATATAACATAATTTGGTTATCAGGCGGGGCTTTTCCTTTGATTGATGAAGGCGATGGTGGGGGAGGAGCCGGCATATTTGTAGCCGCAGGATTAGGTTGTCCATCATCCGAATTATTGTTTTTTGTAAAGAACGAGCCCATAATATAAGATATGATTATATTAAAATAATTTTTAAATAACGTTGCGAAGTTAATTCAAATAAAATTAGAATTACATATTTGCAAAGATTTAGTAAGGCGCAAAATCTCTTTTTGCGCCTCGATTAATTTTAAGTTTGCATTATGAAGTTTTATATCATAAGTATTTTTTAAATTAGTAATTTCTGTTTTATGGGAACTTGTCAATTCTTGCGTTATTTGCTCTGCACTCTGTGTTGCATATTTAGTGATAGCAGTTTGTCTGTCAGTATTTATTTGTTTAAGTAAATCAGCATATTGTGTTTTTAAAACATCAAACGAAGAATTATCTAATTTGGGACACACGGGTTGAGGTATTATAGGACACGACGGTTTAGGGCATACAGGTTGGGGTATTTTAGGGCATACGGGTTGGGGTATTGTAGGACATACAGGTTTCGGACATATAATTTGTTGAGGCAAATTTCCTGTCTGCGTTGTATTATTTTGCCCTACATTCGAAATTTGGCCTGCATTCGAAATTTGACCTGCATTCGAAATTTGGCCAGCATTAATTATGTTTTGTCCGGAATTTGAAATCACATTTTGTCCTGAATTATTTCCAGACGTAGACGGAGATGTAGACGGAGATGCAGATCCTGTTGCAGACTGAGATGTAGTTTCGGATCCAGTTATATATTTTATAATAGTTTTCGGCGCCGGGGTTTTTTTAGAATTGCAAAGTTTAAGTTCTTCGGCAAGCCCGGTTAATCGGCCGTATTCTGTCTTAGAAATTCTAATAGAATCAGATTCCGGCATGAAATCAACACCGGGAACACATTTTTCAGCAGGCGGGCATCGCGAATATTTAAGCATGTCGTGCGTAGATAATAATTTTTTATATTTGTCTTGTAATAAATTATGTTCGGCATAATAAGGATTATTTGCGTTATTGTAAATGTCGTTATTATATCTCTCGGAAATAGTGCTATCGTCAATAGCATAATTTGATATATACGTTGTTCCTACAACAATATTTGGATCATTAATAATAGTCAAATTAAATTTTTGTTCAACCCATGGGTCAATTTTTGTATTTACTACTACTTCGTTATTGATATATATTTTTATATTGTTGCTTGTATATATCTGAACAACATTAATCCATTCGTTCAATTGCAATTGCGTCTGCGTCTGCGATTTATTTTCGATATTAATATCATAATGAACAAATAGTTTAAATATTTGCGGATATAACCATAGCCCCATTACATTGCTAATATAATATATTGGTTTATACTCGCTTGTCACCATAAAATTTTTTACTTTGAACCATGATTGCAAAGAAATGGTGCCAGAAAACTTCGGGATTTTTTCATAAGGAATAAAAATAGTTTTGCTTGATTGCGGGATTTTTAAAGTCTTCATATCTATACTCTTCGCACAATCAATGGAACACTGCTTTATATCTTCGGCGCGCTTTGCAAGTTCTTCGGGAGTATAATTAATATTATTTAGAATACCATTTTTTTTGCGGTATTCGTCCATCTTTTTGTCTAATTCGTGCGTTTTGTTTCGTATTAATACATTCTTAATTTGATCTTCTTGGCCTTTTGTCAAGGTTGTTCTGTCAAAATACCACTGTTGGGTTATACTTTGCAATTCTTGAGACAAGAACAATCCTGTTTGCGTCCTTTGATCCAATGTTAAATATTGATTAGTCGCGTTTGATTTAATTCGCCCTATTTCATCAATTGTCCATTTCTGCGACAATGGAGCAGGGGTTTGCTTTGGGTTTATTACCACGGCGCCGTCCATAATATCTAAAACAAAACCGACTACTACGTTTATTATAATGCCGTTATCAAAGCGCCATAATTGATGAAGGCCTTGATGAGATTTATAAACAATAACACGCGTTCCCGGATCTGACATACCGCCATTTATATCAATACATAATTTCGGATTAATACCAGAACTCAACGGAGACCATCTGGAAATTATCTTAAAATAGCCTTCCATATATTATAATAATTATTAATATTATAATATATTAATTTATAATTAGTCATCCTCACTTAAATCGCCGATACTGTCCATTTCAGAAATATCACGGCGTTTAGTTGTAGTCATTCCACGCAATAGGTCATCTGCATAGTTTTGTTTAGAAAACTCAGTTTTAACATTGTTTTGGCGCGTTTTTGGTGCCGGCGCTTCTGGTTTTATTCTTTGTGTTGATTGATTTGATTGCGTTGGTTGAGTTGGTTGAGTTAGTTGAGTTGATTGCGATATGTCTTTTTTTGATCCGCCAGATCCGCCAGATCCGCCAGATTTGTTCATGTTTTTCATAATAGTATTTAACATAGGAATACCACTCATAAAATTAGACAAAAATCCGCCAGGAGATTTATCATTGCCATTGCCATTGCCAATGCCATTGCCATTATTTTTTGATACATTATCAAAGCCAGACGGTGCAGACCCCGGCATGCCCTGTTTTGCCGCCGCCGCAACGTATTGCTTTTTCAAATCAGGATTTTCATTCATAACAGTATCAAACCCGGGCATCATCTTCTTTGCTTTGGCAATAACCGCGTGTGAAAAATGAAACATTACACCACTCATAACAACCATACCAAAAAGCCTAAACTCAGGCGAAATCATATCAAACTGTTCTTTATACTTCTCGTATAACTCTTCAAATACTTCTTCGTATTCATCTAAGTTTTCGTATAACGCCTCTGACCATCCTGTCAAATAAATATTAAATGGATCATACTTTTTGTTAAGTCCCTCAATAAAACCGATTATTCCAATAAGAACCTTTCCTTGAAACTTAATTGCTTTATCGCATGAATACTGCGAATATGTTTTATTGTATGCATCTTCAATGTCTTTTAGTTCAGATGTTAGCGAATAAATTTTTACAGACCGATATCCCTTTGTTTCAAGTCGCGCGAGTTTTGCGATAAAATCCTCTTTTGCTCTCTGTATCTCTGCAAAGGACATTTTAGGTTGATCAATTACTGTATCATCATCTAAAATTATAGATTTATCGTCATCATATTCACCCATAAAATTTCTATCATTAAGCCATGTAGGCTGTTCTGGCTCATTCGCATTTCCGGTCCTATGACGTAATTCAGAAGAGGCAATAGAACGTTCGTCATTACTTAATCGCGCCGAATGCCTATCTTTCTCAGAATCTACATGTTGCGATGGCGAAACATCGCGCGAAGATTCCATTTTCTGTGTATTAGAAGTTCTATACGATTTAATCGACTGTGTTGGACTAATGCGATCTTCAATATCTAAATTATCCTCAGAATAATCGTCCAAAGAGTTTCCGTCTTCGTCATAATTTTTTTTGCGCGAAACAAGATTAATTCCGTAATCAATGCCGGGAATGGGGCGTCCCTGTTGTTTTATACCGTCAGCCATTTATACTAATATTATAAATTATTATTTCAAAATAAACTTATTACATATACACCCGTATGTGATGGATTCTTGTGCAGTTGACGCGTCAATATGTCGGAATATATTGCCAGCCCTTTTCCGCCCCGCCTAAATGATTGCAAATTTTTTGCCATATCACATCTAAATTATGTAGTTTTTCCCTACATTTTAGTAGTTTCATTTTTTTCATTATTTCCACGTCTCCGCGCAACTGTGCAAATTTATAAATTATGTATGAATAAGATCCAAAGTTGGATCGGTCATCAGGCTTATATATTTCGTATAATTCTTGTATTATTATGAACATCATTTTATATTCGCGCTCTTGTTCGAGAGATAGTATAATTGGCGGGTTTCCAGTAATTGTCATTAAAATAAATATAGTATGATTATAATATTTATCGTATCCAATATTTTTATATTTTTTGAGGTATTCTTTAATATCGGATTCGTTAAGAAGATTTAAATTCTCAATTTTATCTCGCATAATATCACGTTTTATTGTTTCTATAACAATTGCGGGAATATCGCAACTTTCTTTTCCTTGTATTTTTGCTAACCAATAACAAAAATGATTAAATTTCTTATATTCATAATGCCGTGCTTCTGTTGGGTAATCCTTTGACGATGGCTTGTCGCTTTCGAGTATTACAGGAACACTTTCGCCACATGAAAAACAATATAACTTTGCTTCATGGTCGTTTAAGTCGCGATACTTATTACATTTATAACAAAAAGTGTTGTTATTTATTTTAATATTTGTTTGCGAATGTGCATTCTCATGTGTTCGCACCAATACATTATTTTTGTCAAAAAATTCATCCTCGCCGGAATACTGAAACATATGGTTATAATTTGGATCATTATTTAATAAATATTTTTTAAGCAAATCAGCCTTTGATAGTTTGATTGGGGGTTGTGTATAAGTTATAATATTCGTTGTGCTTTTTTTTGATTTGTTTTTGAAGCAATTATTATGTCTACTAACATAATTATTAGATGGCGCATTTTCCGGTTCCCTTGCTTTTGCAGACGGGTGCGTATGTGCCATTAAATTAGTGTTATCTAACTCATTATATTCGAACAATATATCGGCATTTTTTATAAAATAATCAAGCCTTAGTTTTTTAATTGTGGCAATTTCATTGTCGATTTTTTCTATTTCGGTATTCGTTTTATACTGCATTTCATATGACATGCTTGGGTGTTTAAGTAATTCTTCTTTATGTTTAATTAATTCTGGAATGCTCTTCTCACGCTCTTTTATCTCGGTTATAATCTTATTATGTTTTATACTTAAAGTTGGAAGATTTCCGTCATTTTTTTTCATTGCGTTAATAAATAATTATGACTAATTATTAATAAATTAATTAATTAAATTATTTTAATTAATTATTTTTAAAAAAAATATATTGCTGTTATTATATAATATAAAATGGCAGGCGGTCTTATGCAATTGGTGGCTTACGGCGCACAGGATATCTACCTTACTGGTAATCCAATGATTACCTATTTCAAGGTTGTTTATCGCAGACATACTAACTTCGCGTCTGAATCTATTGAGCAGGTGTTCAACGGCGCCGCAGATTTCGGCAAGAGGGTGTCTTGTGTAGTTGCCCGTAGCGGAGATCTTATTAACCGTGTTACCCTTGAGGCTGTTCTTCCCGCGGTTGTTACCGACGGTGGCTCGTTTAAGTGGGTTGATGATGTAGGCAACTACCTCGTTTCGGATGTAAACGTTGAAATCGGTGGTCAGGAGATTGACAAGCACTATGGCGACTGGCTTAACATCTGGGCCTCGCTTACTGTTCCAGTCGGCCTCAGATCGACTTATGACAAGATGGTTGGCAACTATCCAATTTGGGATCGCGCTGGCACTGTTCATTCGGAAAGCCTTTCGCTTAACGTTTGGAACCAGTCTGAGAAGGAGTCTGTCAAGTTATACATCCCGTTGCAGTTCTGGTTCTGTCGCAATGTTGGTCTTTCCCTTCCACTCATTGCCCTGCAGTATCACGAAGTTAAGATTAACTTGACCTTCGCGGCCGCAAACACTCTATACCACCACGGCCCCGCCGAGTCATTTACTCCACTGTCCAACCTTCACCTTGAGTCCGCGTCGTTGTGGATCGACTACGTATTCCTTGATACCGACGAGCGTCGCCGATTCGCCCAGGTGTCCCACGAATACCTTATTGAGCAGTTGCAGGTCAACTCAGCATCGTTCACCACTACCACATCTACCCAACAGGTCAAACTTACTTTCAATCATCCAGTCAAGGCTTTATACTGGTATGCCCAGGAGGGCACATATCTCGACAACAACTGGTTGTCCAACTGGACTGATCGCCCATCTGAGCCGGAGGACGAATACTATTCAGTCGAGCCAGTCCATTCGAGGAATCCAGTTCGCACTTCCAAGTTGCAGCTTAACGGCCATGATCGATATGCCCAGCGCGATGGAAACTATTTCTCGATGGTTGAGAACTATTACCATAACTCCGGCGGAGGAAGGTATCCAGGCCTTAATCAGTATAACTTCGCGCTTAAGCCCGAGGAGCACCAGCCAAGCGGTTCGTGCAACTTCTCGCGTATCGACAACGCGACTCTGTCAATGACTCTTGCTTATGCCGATGGTTCTACTTCGCACAGTGGCAACATCCAGGTTTACGCTGTCAACTATAACGTTCTCCGTATTATGTCCGGTATGGGAGGCCTTGCGTATTCTAACTAATCGCATTACATAATGCACATCATTTATTTTTTAATAAAAAAAATGTTTTATTAAAAAATAAAAGGCTACCAACCACGATTTATATAATATTCTGGATCACGGCTATCTAATATTCGTCTATTTTTATAAGATACAGTGCAATCAGAATTATGTCCTGTTCCGTTTTCTTCAAAAAGATAAATAGATTCTTTAGAAATAGTTGTAATAATAATAAAACATGAATGACAATGACCCCATCCTGTCGACATGTCCATACGTCTAACTAATAGCATATTATTTGCAATCTTAAAATCAAATGTATCACAGTGCTGTGATGGACAAAGGGTTATTTTATAATCTATATCATCTGGAAAATAATATAAAGGAATTGCTTTTATTAATATATTAGATGCACCAATTTCTATTTTTAGTTTTACTTCATTAATACTTAATTTGCGATCTGGCGAAATATTGCAGTGTTGCGCAAGACAGGAATACATATCATAACGCGGACCGATGCTATAAGAAAAAGGATTATTCCTTAAAAAAGATATAATCATTATTAACATTAATGGATTTTTAGGTTTCGGTGATAGTATAAATAGATTTACAAGAATACCAAGTAACATCTGGGTTTTCTGAAATAATATCATCTATTACTAAATAAGGCACTAAGTCAACATCAGCATATACTCCACCGGAATGGTATAACCTACAAAGCCTCCATAAATCGGCTTTATACATCCCTTCGGGAATTTGCATAAATAACCAAACAAGGTATTCGTTGTAATTATCACGTAAAAATTTAATACAATCAGCATCTAAACTAAAATCAATTTTATAACTAGGATTTAAATCCAACCATCGTTTAGGAACATGAGGAGGCAACTCTTTTTTATAAGTCATATAAATAGTTTTATTCATATAATATTATAGAAATGTTACTCATAATTATATTAGTTCATATCACATAATCTTCTATCTAAATGAAATACAAATTTAAATCCATTTTCTTCGTAATATCTCTTATTTTGTAGGTATGCTTTATGATTTACCCAAGCAATCATACTGTTATGAGTGCAAAATGAAATATGCACATGTTCGACAATATTAGAATTTGCAAATTCAAGACTGCTATTAGAGTAAGGTATACAGGTATACCCATGAAATAATATACAATAATAATTATAAACTAAATCATCAAAGACAAACCAGGTATACCTATGCAATAACTCAGCATCAAAAGAAATCCATTGCAAAAAATGCGGTATATGTTCAGAAACGTAACACGGAATGTTAGACCACCAGGTATACCTCCGATATCCATCAGAAAGATAATGTAATTCTTCATGATAAATAGGATCAATTAATAAGGTTAAACTGTCTTTAATAATGTTATTAACTGAACTATTTTGCCCATAGTGCAAAATCTTTGCCCCTGCAATTTTTTGAAAAACATTATGCATGGGTATTCCCCCAGAAAGAAACATTATCTCCGAATCGATGCAACTAATGTAATCATATTGCATATGTAGCATTTTCAAAGCATAATATTTTTTTATTGAGACAAAAGAATTTGTCTTATGTAATATTTCAAGACTGCAAAAATCTTCAATGATTAAATATTGCACTGGCGTTGTTTCGTGTTCAATGAAAGCATCTTTTTCTGAATGAGTAGTAAAAACAAAATGTAAATCATATGACTCATCGGCATGTCGCGCTTTTTCTTTTATTATTTCATGACCATAATTAAAATGCTTTGGATGTAAAGGAATAACAAGTGCTGATTTGTTTTTCATTTTATACTATATTCTTTTATATTATTATTATGAATTCAATCTGAGATATTATTGGATTTTTAACTGGCATTATTTTATATAATTTTGTAAAATTGTTTATATTTAAGTTTATTATATTTTTATTGAAATAGTTCCAGTTACATAAATAAGTGCCCGTTTTTAGAGGAATACCTCAAGTAGTCGCCGTGAGGTTGCCAATCTTACCACCCTTTTTTTGCCCATTAGCCACTTGGATATGGGCATTTATGCTCTCAACAGAGCAATTCATCGCGGACAATCCAGGAAAGGCCAGTGAGGTAAGGGCTTCGACAGCCTTTCTACACGATGTGCTCAAACAAGTCCACGGGTTCGCAAAGAAGTATAACACAACTATCAAGTTTGCCCATCAAAAAGCATGCATAATCACGTTCTCGATAGACTCAGCCTGGCGCCCACTTTTTTTTAATATCATGCAAGAGCACTCCCGCATCAAGTTTTCTTGGAGAACTATCACAATAAGTGCAGTGCACCTCGAATTATTGGCATTGAAGCGTTTGAGGACATGGCGAAAAGTCATAAAAAAAGTGTCTAGGATACTCGGCATAACAATATGAGTTTATTGTGAATTTGTCTGATTTTTTTTATTATAATATACTTTGGGTTAATGCAAAGTATTAATCATAATAATTATGGAACACATGAGTCATGAATTATCCGGAAAGAAAATTATGTATATGTTTTTTCAAACCGTGAAAGCCACTCACAAGTTGGACTTTTGCGGACGCCACATATATCGTATTGTCGGAAGTATGCTTGAGTCAATATGTTGCAAACGAATGCAGCAAATGATTCAGGGGATTCCATTGGAATTTTTGTCCCTGGTTTTCCGAAGAACATATCCCACTTTGCAGAGATGGTGTCGAAAAGGATACCTGGAGCATTATGCATATTATAGTAATGCGCAGTGTAGTGTAGTGTAGTGTAGTGTGCAAACTAGAAAAATAGCGGAAGAAACAAGTAAGTCTTCCTTTTAGGACGACGGACTCAGCATTGGGAAACCTTGGTTGATCCAGAAAGGATTTTAATACGGGGAAGATGCGGTGAAAAAACTCAAAATAATCCGCTTGAATATCCGCGAGTGTGGTTTCCTGATCGGGATGTTCTGAATGCCCGATTGGCTTGGAAGGCTCGCCAAAACTCATTGTGCACTCAGATATAAACCGCAACTAAAACAATTTAAAAAATAATGGCAAAGATAGATGATTAGATATAAAAAATTTCTTATATTGAGCTCGAAGATTTGGTATATTCATATTATAATAGATTATGTAAAAGTAATAGATAAATTGCCAAAATATATCTTATTTTTTATAATTACGTATAATATTTATGAACAATATTGCACTCTTGCGCGATTAATAGCATTAAAGATGATTGGAATTATATAAATCCTATGGAATTTTATAATGATTATTATTTAACAAATAAAGACTATCTTCTAATAGATTTACGCAAGGAAAAAGAATACAAAAAAAATGCATATAAAAGGCGCGAAAAAATATTTTTTGGTTAAATATTTTAGACAAAAAACATTTAAAAAAGTTAGACAAAGCAAAACTTATAATCTTAAATTGATATTATAGTAGCCAGGTCTTAACTATTTTGCGCATGTTAGGTTATAATGTTATTTCGATAAAGTATGGCTATTGTTTAACGCCTACAACCTGAGTGCCAGATGCAGGATGGACTGCCTATAATATCTGATAATTGCGAATAAAAGTTATGTTTTTATAAGTCATATAGATTGTTTTGTTCGTATACGGTTTTGTTATAAATGATAATTTAACGTATATGAAACGTTTTCTTTATGGAATAATAAATGAAAATGCGTTGAAAATAATAATTTAATAATTACGCGTTATACTATCATCATAATTTGTATAACCGAATATTTTTTTTAGTTGAGATGGTAATTCTATCGTTTTTGTTAGAATTAAAATAATGACTATCATCAAAGCAATAATAACTGTTAATAATGCCATTAATTTTATTTTGCTTTTGAAATCAGCTTTTTTATAGCGTGCTGTTGCTATTGCTCCATAATTCGGATTATATTTTGTTCCATAATTCGGATCACTTTTTAATTGTTGTTTCGTTGGGTTTAATAATGCTATTGGGTCATAATTGCGCGATTCTCCTCTTGGATTTGGGATTGGCATTTATAATTATAATAAATAAAATAATTAATTTAAAATCGACTTTAGTATAATAGGGCTTTTATAATTGATATTTTATTTATACAAAGTAAAAACAAATGATAGAACGTTTTGAGCAATTATCTGCTGATTTTATTGAGGATAATCCACAACATGTCAATTTTATAAGATATAATTTATTGTTGCAAAGAGTTATACATATCATTAAAGATATACAAGAGATATCATGTATTGCTCGTGGACTGCGCTACATTATAATAAGGACATTAAAAGGAAATTATATCACAATTTCTATAAAAAAAGAATGTTCATTCCTGAGTTTTAGTGCAAACGTGCCCGAAATATGGACTTTTGCGGTTGATATACTTGAAACTCCTGATGTTTTTATTTTTGCTTTAATCAATTATGAAAAACTGATTATTAAATAGTTTATAATAAATAAAGCATAAAACATAAAGAATAACGACAACAACATAAAGCATAATGACGACAGCATTTTGTGTGTGGGTGCTTGCATTCTTCAATGCAACGGCGTGTTATAAGGAAGACAACGAGGCTAAGGTCGCCCTTGTCAACAAAACAAGCCCAATTTTGCGCGAGGTTCTGGCACACGTCCATGCATACTCGCTAACCCACTCAATCCATTTGGACTTTTCTAATAGAGGGGCTGACTACATCCTGATCGGGTTGTATGAAGACGGCAAATTCATCATGTGCATAAAAATGCAACTCGTGGATGATAAATTACACTGCACGTGCACATGCATCGTGGCGCGAGATCAACACGAGATTGTTGCAAAGACCAGGATAATTAGGCGTGTCGAAGGCACCGAGGTCAAGGACGTTAAACAAGGTGTCGAGGATGCATTGAACCAGATATTTCACGAATGGGTTCTTTTCAAGAACAGCATAATGTAATCGGCGAAGTATTTGTTTTTATAATATTTCAATTTTAATTTAGTATTAATCTTTGGATGTTGCATTCATAATAATAAATTAAATTTGAAAAAACAGACAAGAGAGAAAACAGAATGAAGGCTCGCCAAAGCAACCAAAGCAACCAAAGCAACAAAAGCAATCAACGCAACCAAAGCAACCAAAGCAACCAAAGCAAAACTTATAATAGTCGTGTATTAACTATTTTGTGAATACTAATTCAATAAAATAATATATATTGTGTCAGTTACAACATGGCTTACCTATTATAATTGTGAATAAAAGTTATGTTTTTATTAACTGCCGTATTTTCTTATTGAAACAGTAATTTCCTCCTTTGTTGCAGAACTCTTTCTGTCTCCGCTTATTTTCTTTGCGGAACAACGGCTTGAATCAGAACTCTTTTTTTTCTGGGCTTGTTTTCTTAATGCAAGAATTTTTACGAGTAAGTGATTTTTTATGCGAAATATGTATATTATTACTTTGCATTATGATTTTATTATTATGATTATAATAAAATCAATTACCTTATGAACATAATGCAAAGAAAATAAACAAAACAAAAACATTGTTATTTCTTAATTGACAATCTCTTTTTAGATGGCGCTCTTCCATCTATCTTCGTATCACTCAAATTAATATTTCGCAACCACACCTCATTTTCACGATGATATTTATCTAAGAAATCGCGCAATTCATTAATCCATGTATCGCGAACATCTTCCGCAGTAATTTCATCAATGCGTCCGAGCAATGAGTCGCATAATTTCCGCAATTCTTCTAATTTTTCCTTTGAAAACGAATAAATTTGCATAGATAGTAAATAATCAAATGTGCCATCTTCGGCATAATAGCCCCGTTCTGTTAACAACATTATAATTTGCGCTTTTGTCTTTTTAAAAATAATTATTGATTCATCTATAATCTCAGAAACAAACCGATACCTATTCCGCGCAATGTTTAATTTATCTTCCGCTTCTTTCAATAAGAATGCTTTGCGAAGATGATAAACACGTAATCGTTCAGCGTGAAAATCCGCAATTATTTCGGAACAATTATTATATTTATGAATGCCATCGTGGCGATATAAGTGCATATTAGTAGTAGAAAACGACACAGCAAGTTTGAACTTTTTCTCGAATTCATAATTATAATTCTCAGCCATTTGCTCATCAAGGTATCCATCACGGAATGTAATGTTAATCTGAATCTCGTTGGCCATTTCATTGCTTATAACTATATCCTGAATAGTCCCCTCCTCAAGAGCGGCAACCGATTCAGAATCTTCGTCTTTTTTTACCTCTTTTTCAGCCTTTCCAGCAAGGGAATAAATAAATTCTTTATACTTACTAAACGATTTAGACAGTTTAGACCCAATAGGCAATTCAGTAATTTTGATTTCGTTAGGGGAAATAAGGGAATAAACCCCAAGCGATAAATATTTATTTTCATCAACGCGAATTATTTTGCCACGAAATCCGCGATACCATGGCACTAAATCAATCTGTTGTTCGCGCCCTTTAATAACATCAATTAAATTAGAGACTATTTCATCGGGGTTATAACAAGAAACAGAAGTGCTCCACCCGGTGCCAATACCTTCAGCGCCGGTAAACAAAACTAACGGCACAATTGGAACGAAGTATTCGGGTTCAATAAGGGAACCGTCGTCATAATTCTTTGGTAATACTTGCAAATCCGTCTTGTTAAAAATAACGTCTAAATAAGAAACATTGCCAACTGAAATATATCGCGCAGCGCCATGATCTTTGCCGTTTAACGATCGCGTTCCAAAAATGCCAATAGGGCGCAACAGGTTTAAGTTTCCTGCGCCAATGAAGTTTTGTCCTAAATTGATTATAGTCTCATTTGCGGACATTTCTCCGTGATGGTAGCCAGTATCTTGCATCATTGAGCCAGAAAGCGACCCGACTTTAATTGCCTTTCCTTTATTTTTGCCAAACAAAAAACAATAAATTGCTTTACGTTGCGATGGTTTCAATCCATCAATATTATTAGGAATTGAGCGAACATTGTCTGCTTTGCAATGTTTCACCAGACGATAATCAATGAATGTCTTAATTGTCTCTGTAGGAACAGCATAACTAATCTCTTCTTTTGGATGGCGATCAATGTCTAACATCCATTCTTTGCGATCTTCTTCGCGTTTAGGTTTGAAAACCATTTCAATCGAATCCCGCGATGCTTGTTTCTCTGGCTTTGTATGCCCATAATAATAATTAGTAATTACCTTATTTTTGAAGCAATGGCGGGTTTCACGTTGCGAATGCGTAGCGAGACCTTTATACCACTTATGCACATAGCCCGTTCCAGGATTTGCAAGAGACCAAGCGGAAAATTCCGCCTCTGAGAAAAACGCGATAACTTTGTTTTGATCAGGTTCGTCGTCATCGTTTGTCAATTTTTTCCATACTTTAATAAGAGGCGTAGGAAAACTACAGATATAACCTAAATCAATAAGTTCAGGCCATCCTGCATAAATAAATGACATACATAACCCTTTAATATGATCGCCATCTGTATCAGCATCCGCCAAAAACATGACTTTGCCGTATCGCAATTCTTTTGCGATACTTTCCGCATCATATTTTTTGCCATCAATAAGCCCAATTAATTTCTTAATCTTCGTAATCTCCGCGTTATTGCTTATTTTAAGACTCGTCGCCTTTTGCGTGTTCAATATTTTGCCTTTTAGCGGAAAACAAGCAAAACAGCGCTTTTCTTCTTCAGTCAAACCAGACCGGCCTTCCTTAAAAAAGCCCGCCGCTGAGTCTCCTTCAGTAAAAATAAGAACTGCTTTGATTGAATTTGCCGTTCCTGCATATTCGCAATCAAGTAATTTAGGATCATATATTTTTTTAACTTTTTTTCCATTTGTTTTCTTAGATAATGCCTGCCCAGTTTTAAAATTAGTCAATTTCTGCGCCTTGCCTATTATATCTAATTCCGAAACCTTCTTAATAAATTCATCAGGAAATTCTAATTTGATGCCGAAGTTTGAGTATAAAGTAGTAAGCCTCCTCTTTGATTGTGTATCAAATGTTGGGTTTTGAATTGTTCCTTTAATAAAAATCCAAATATATTTTTTAACATGCTCGGGTTTTACTGCAATGGCATCTTTTTTTAGTTTGACCGATTCGATTAGACGCTTGACTAATAAATTTGTTAAATAGTCTACATGTTTTCCGCCTAAATCAGTAAAACATCCATTAATAAATGATACCTGCATTGGTTCCTCTGTTGGCGACAATGCCACGCATATCTCCCATGGCATTTCTTCTGTGCCTATACTGGTATACCATCGTTTAACCTCTCTCTTATTTCCACCTAAGTATAAATTTGTGTAATCCTCAAACGTCTTACATTTAATTTTCTCAGAATTAAGAAAAATATTACATGATTTATCAAGATAAAATGTAAAATCATAAACGCGCCGAATTAGAACATACCATGTATCTGCGGCGGCTATGTCATCAATCCCAAAACGGGCGTAGTCAGGCCAATACGTGATTTTGGTATAAGGCGCTTTGGAATATTTAGTAATTGTTGGTTCGCCGATCTCTTTCATATTATCGCGAAATTCTTGTTTAAACAACAATTTTCGCACATGGTCGACAGTTTCGACAATAAAACGCACTGAAAAAATATTAGTTAGTTTCGCACCAAGGCCATATTGTCCTGTTGTAATCCTTTTTTCGTCTTTATCATAATTTCCACTAGTCAATAATTGACCGAATATCATAGTAGGAACATATAAGCCATTTTCTAAACGGACTACATCAATTCCTGTGCCATTATTGCAAACGGAAATCGAATCTTCATCAAACACTATATCTATTTTTGTCACTGGCGCTAATGGCAACCCTTTAGCAATCTTATCTGCAGTGCGAACATGTTGATCGACTGCATTAGAAATTATTTCATCAAATAGTTTATAAATACCTTGATTGAAATTAACAACAGTGTTCTTAATGTGTCCATCTTCATATGTCCAAGTTTCTTCGGCACTTGTTTCAATTGCACCAATGTACATCTCCGGCTTGTCATAAATATGTCCTCTTAAATCTTTTGATTTATACGTATCTTCAATTGACTTGCCTGTGAAACTGACTTCGGCCATTCTTTATTACTTATATTAATATTTATTATTATTAATATAATATAAAATCAATTGCGTTGAATTATCGCGATCAAAGCAAAGCATTAATAAATAAGAAAATATTTTAGCCAACATGCCCGATTAGGTAATTAGCCTTTTTTTAAACGAAGCAATGCCGTTTTTAGTGCTCGGCAATACTTCACAATCCACACGAAAATGGAATTGCTGGTGTCCTTCGCGGGGATGCTTTTTATAACCAAATTGTTTAGTTCAAACAGCACCGCCAGGTCGCGAGATTTTGTTTTCATGAGTTCGGTGTCAATCACGTATTCGATGATTTGTCTACATGCATTTTTAACTGGACACTCACGTTCAGTGTCTTTTGACACGATGACTAATAGTCTGCACGACTCAATGAACATTCCCATGAGCAACTTATTGTGCACGTGTAAACCCACAGTGTCAAAAACACATTTGGGATGAACGGCACTGGAACCATCAACGCGGCGGAGAATTATCCGATTCGGCACTGATTTTGCATCGTTGCAGTAATTGATTTGCACTTCTTCGCCATTCCTCGCGTATACGAAATAATCGTCCTCCGCTGTCTTATGGTGCGAAATGCACCAAATATTTTCGTCTGAGGAGGATTCGGCTCTTGACCTTGACCTTGACCCACTATGAGCCGACATATCGGCCATTTCTTCGCCGCAAAAAATTATGCCTCCGCAAGCATGTCTAACAGGAAACCTGTGCGTTGGTTTTGATGGTATAACTCCCATGTTTTTATATGATCTCTATTTTTTTATCTAATCAATGTTAAAGCAAATAAAAATCATTTTAACAAAACAGAACATTTAACCTGATTTGATTATGAATTACGTGGAATTATTTCTTTATTATAATAGATTTAATAAACGGAATAATTTTGCCAGAAAGTAGCATATGTCCATATGCGACAATAACAAATTCGTGATTTTCTTTAATTTTTTTGGTATCATAAATAGGAAATAGGTATAACTCTTTGTCAATATATCTCTCGTATTTGGTATAAAACTTATGCTCGGGTGTTATAACAATTTTATAAATCTCTGAGTATTCAGCCGGTTTTCCGGCCATTGTTGTTTTATAACTCCCAAGACCTAAAATATCGATCATTGGAACATTAATTTCTACTACATTTTTTTGTTCTTCTTTTATGTTTTGTTGTAAAGAAAACGCGGGCCTTGCTGTTTTATTTTTATACATAAGACAATTTTCGCCATTATGACTGCAATCTATTGCAACGGTTTTCATTACATTACTTATTTCTGAAATAATTGCATCTTTTTTCCGCGCTACAGAATGCAAGTATTCATCAGTGCTTTCGATTACGTTTCCCTTTGCAATATATTTATAAATATGAACATTTCGCTCATCTATAGGCAAAGATGCATGTGAATATAATCGTCTTGCGCGACCGATTACTTGTTGAATCTTAATGTTATGCCAAAAAGGTTCTAAAATATGAACTTGTCTAATATATTTTAAATTAATGCCCTCGGCGGCTGCACTGGTGCATAATAACAACCGTATAAATTGACCATTCTTATTTAATGGATGATTAAACGCTTCAACAATCTCTTGTCTTTCTGCCATTCCTATGTTGCCTGAAATTATGGCATACTTAGGACAAAATAATTCGGGGATAACTTCTTCATTTGCATAACAGGTATACCCATTATACTCTAGCACTTTCGCAAAAATTGCAATACCCTCTGCGTTGTTAAACTCAGAAAACATAAGTGCAGGCCCGCCTTCAACTGACATGCTATCATAACATTCATCGTATGAGATTATTTGTGTTTTCATTGCATACTGGTCATAATTATCTATTTCTTGGCCTCTTAAATAATTTCTAAATTTCATTAGAGCCTGACCATAGGCATTAGTTCCTTTAATCCATAATTTTTCGAAATATGGGGTTATGACTGTCGAAAATATAAGATATTTATTATTTGTGGCTAGCAAAGTATCTATTACCTTCTTATTATCTATACCTTTTAACTGTTCATAAATTTCATGAATCTCAAGATTGTTATATTTGTCAGACCATAATACCGAATTTTGTGGTATTATAAAAATAGAATCATCAATGTAAGACTGTTCTGGGAGAATCATTGGTGTTGGCATCGAATCTCGTTCGTCGTCATTCGCAACTTCATCGTTATTCGCAACTTCATCGTCGTCATTCGCAACTTCTTCGTCATTCGCAACTTCTTCGTCATTCGCAACTTCTTCATCGTCATTCGCAACTTCATCGTCATTCGCAACTTCTTCTTCAATCGAAATAACAGGTTCTGTCTTCTTGGTATCAATAATACGCAAAGCGCCATTTCCATTAATTATGTTATTAAATAAAGCCGCCATTTTCGGCCCATGTCTTGCAATTCCCGCATTACTAAAATAACGTTCTTTGTCTAATGTCATTTTTGTTATTGCCTCTGATAACTTAGTTTTGCGCGATTTAATTAAATCATGTAAACCACGTTTGTCATTCTCAGTCAAATATTTTGCAATTATATCATATTTTTGCGGTTTCTTTATTTTAATAAAACCTAAATCGGGATTTTTAAGTAGTTTGGGGCGTTTAAGAATACCAAAATAGGTATAACAAACCGCACATGTTAAAATATCTTTTACATGTTCAGTATTATTACCTTCGATAATGTAGGTATACCAATCAAATTGCATGCCCGTAAAAGGAAAACTATTTATTTTTGCAATTATTTCTGCCTGTTGTAGTCCCGCGATTTCTTTTTTGTCATAAAAAAAATGTTTAATAATATCAAAATCTGCATAATCAACATTTATAAACTCAAGAGTAAAATCCTTTGGACGCACATCTGGTTTTTGCACATCATCCTCTTCAATGTTCCATACAAAATTACACGCGGATCGCGAAAATATGCGATACGAATTATGAGAATATTTATCTTCGTCTGCGCTTGTCTTTGCGAGTTCAAGCAAATTTTTGAGACGTGTCAAAGGATCGTCTCCTTCCAATATGGCACCCGAAATGCCCAACATAGTTGATAATTCTTGTTCTAAAATATAATCATGTATAACATTCTGTTCGGGGCTCATTGGCACATGGACTGTATCTTCATATATTAAATCGGGATATAAGTCCTTATTAGATTCAGCACCTGCATAATATGAAATAAGTCCCATCATACGCGCTTTTAAATCATCAACATTTATTAATTTTTGTTGGTCGTTTTCTATTGTAAAATATTGATTATTAAAGAGTTCTTTGTTTAAAGGAAACAAAGGCGACCCGTCGATTAATGGACCGGATAATATGTTTAACATAGAGCATATTTCAAACGGATTATTAATAATAGGCGTCCCTGACATTGCAATAAATTTGCAATCTTTTGCGTTATACAAAAGCGAAAATATCTTCTTTGAATTTTTCGATGCGGTGCTTGAAAATTTTTGGTTTAAGTTATGAAACTCTTCGAGAACTATTACCGAATTTTGCGGATAATTAAGCAGTGCATTTGGATTTTTTGTTAAAAATTTTGCTACACCCGGGTTCGCAAAATTGTCATATATATTAGGAAACCCAATTCCTATTTTAGCAAGTTGCGTTAAACTGTTTCCCGCATTTGCCGAAATAAATGAATAACCCTTTTCAATAATTTTCAATGCAGAGGCATAATTGCTTTCAACTATGTCTCGAGCCCCCCATTTCATTAATTCATGAATAAAATTAATACGTAGGCTTGCCGGCCCTATAAAAATAATAGGGATACCAGCCTTCCTAAAAGTCTCCGTTGCCATAATACATGTTCGTGATTTCCCTGAACCGAGGCCTTGATTAAGTAGTATCCCGCGATAAGGGGTTCCATATTCAATGTATTTTTTAATGAACATTTGATACTTAAACGCGAATGCATCATTAGTTTTAGTTTCATTTTTAGTTTCAAACCCGGCCATAAATGAAGGAAACTCGGTAGAATACGGCATTACATATTTTCCATATTGCAAATATTGTTCATTACCTGCAAACTCTTCTAAATTCGGCCCATTAGGAAGCATTTTTTTAATTGAAATAAAAGCGCCATGATCGGGGCATTTATTTAAGTCTGATTGTGATGTTGTTCCAATTATGCATGCCTTTGCGACTAATGCCATAATTATATAATATTACATTATATTATATTATAATAGCATTAGTCGCAACATAAATACCTCATTAATTGATTTTTAATTATCCTAATGTAAATTTTACATTTAAAAATATAAAATATTATATAGTATAAGCCAAAAATATAATTGAAAATGTCCGCCAAACCCAGCACCAAAAAAACCGAATCTAAGCCAAAGAATAAAATTATGGGAGATATTATTATCATCCGTTTTTTAGATATTGAACCAGAGCGAATTATTTTAGGTAAAACTAAATCAAACCCAAATAATAAATCTACGCCATTTTTATATGATGGAAAATATAAGATGTATATTTCAGTAGACCCATTGGTCGCTGTTTTTGGGGTTTCCCTAAAGACTGAGATTACTGATACTAAATCTAAGAAAACATCAACAGAAGGCCCTATGATGACGGGTTTCGGCATGGAGTTGTCTTTACCAAAAGACTACCTCGAGCCAGGAACATTAGGTAATCAATATTACTTAAAAGCAATCGAAATAAATAATTATTTTTTCGGCGTATGTGTTGAAAATAGGGTTCAAATGCTTGATATGGATGAAACGCGAAATATTATCGGTTGCACCGAGCAAGTTCGCGGAAGCGGAGATACTAATTATAACAGCCTCTTTAAGTCGCTTCTTAATTATTCACGCCAGAAAGTCAAAAATTCTAAGGGTGTTCAAGAAATTATGTCTGAATATCCGCCGAGGTTTAAGTTTACATTCGATGCTAAACTTGGCGATAAGTCTGAAGGGGCAAATAGAACAGCCGCATTCATTACGCAATTTTTTACTGCGGATAATGTTGAAATTAAAGATGTAACCCATTTAAACTATGCAGAGGCATTGCCTAAGTTTTCTGAGGTTAAAACCCTGTCTTATTGGCATGGCATTACCTCTTGTAAATCATGGGCGATTGTCAAGATTATTCTTGTGCAAGTTGTCGTTAAGCCATACCAAAAACTGTCTCGCGACACAAATTTCCTATGTTCTGATTCAGAAAGTAGTGATGAGGAAGAGACCGCGGCATTGCCAAAGAAGAAAGGCAATATTGTTAATTATTTGATGGATGACGACGAAGACGACGATGAAATAGAACTAAAACCAAAAACAAAATCATCCACAGTAAAATCGAAAAAAGAAGAAATCGTAGAAGATGAAGTCGAAGACGACGACGATAATATTGACAATTTTTTAGAAAAAGAAGTTGTTAAGCCTACTACTAAAAAAACAGTAGGACTCAAAAAGACAACTATTTAAATAAATAATATTATTTATTCTTTCTTTCTTTGTATGATAACAAAGAGTCATTATTTATTTCAATTAATAATAATTGAAATAAATATTAACTCTTTTTATATGATAATATTTATTACGTCAGGCATACTATGTATAATATTTTTGGTTAATCTTATTGGTATTATGACAATTGACCAAAATGCCCCAATATCACCTTTTGTAAAATATTGCGGAATTTTTGCGTGTATAATTTTATACATATTAATATATCTTTGCTATGCCCGCGCAAAACATTCAAAAAAATATTTCGAATATATGCGCCCACAAATGAAAGCGGTGCAAATAATATTAGGCGTATTTGCTATTTATTTATTCATAGAATTAATTACATTAGCAGTTAACGGTCTTAGTATATCAACCCAATACGTAATTGCATACCAAAATATTATTCTCGCGGTTATATGTGTGCCAATGTATTTATTATTTTCTCGTTATTATCCTAAATCAATCTAAAATAAATAAGGTTAGTGCTAATCATGTTATAACCATGTATAAACTTAACCGGGCGGTCAGTTGTGTTTATACTTGATAACTCAACAATTAATTTATTAATTATGTCTTGTAAATCCGCCGAGTCCAACCTTTTAAGGCGATATACTATAGGAAAATAATCATTATAATAAATATGGAACACAAGAAGCCCATTCGAAAATTGCGATAAATCTAAACTGTCCAATTTGCTTAAATCGTCTATTGGGATTTCAAGATTTATTATACCTGCATTTATGTCCATTGTTCCTTTATTATATAATAATAATTTATATTTATTTAAAGTAAATATGGCGGATAAGTTAGAAACATATTTCATTAGTTTAACGAAATAACAAAGATTAATATTGTTATAACAAAAATTGCTACTATTCCAATATGTAAATTATTCCATATACCTTTAGACATTACATTTATTACACTACTTAGTGCAGGTTTTTTGTTTATTACATTTAATCCATCGGCAATAGCAGGTGATATACTCGCGAAGTATGCAAGGGTTTTTGGCGAAGATTTAGCAAGATCGTTAATAGCGTCAGGAAACTTTGCTAATAAATCAAGCAAACTTTTATCTATTTTAACAATTTCCAGCAATCTGTCGGGCGCACCAATTGCAAGAATAATTATCTCTGCGGGATTTTTCTTAATAAATTCGATTAGGTTTATGTCTGTCATTGACAATAAATTTATAAGATCCTTTGAAGGAACATTTGCGGGAACGATTGCGACAGGAATGTTTGCGACAGGAACGATTAATGGACTCGTTAAATTTGCCTTTTTTCCAGGCAACTGCGCAATTTCTTTTAGTTCCTGTAAACTAAGTTTTGCTTTACTAGGAACAATAGATATTTCACTGTTTACTATAAAAATAGGATTATAATCCAAAGCATCAATATCTGCTAAGTCATACGATATTACTTTCCAATAGAGCACTTTGTTTTTATAATTTATGTAATTTTTGAGGTTATTGACATATTTAATAGCATCAGGAATGCCTGTTTCATTAATGCTTGTAAAATTAATTTTATTTAGTGCAATAGTTATAACACCCTTTTCATCGGGTTGTGGCGGAACTATTCTTAGGATATAATCTTCGTTATTGTCTGCTTTTAAATCTAAAAAAAACCTCGGCATGCTTATTTGGTTATATCCGGTATAAACTTTAATATTAATATCAAAATTATTAGTAAAATCAATTGGCGTTTTTGTTGATGTCGTCGATAAAATCATATTTTTATAATCAGTGTTGTCATGCACAATATGTTTAAAAACAATGCCATTTATTGCGTTGGTTGCTTTTGTTGCTTTTGTTGCGCCATTTGCGCCATTTGCGCCTGTAATATTCGCAAAGTGTTCAGTCTTTGTTTTAGACAAAAAAATAATTATAACAATATATAAAAAACATAGGATTACAATCATTATAATATAATATATTATTATATTATTATTATGATAACCAAAGATATAGACAAAAAATATCTCTGGTTATTAGATATAATAAAAGACATAACTAATGAGTTCATATTAGAACCAAGTATAAAAATATCAAATAACAGTGTTAATATAAATAGGTATACCGCATTAATCCCACGATATCAAGACGTCTTGCTTGTTTTAAATCGCATTCCGGAAATTAATATAGATATATTTAATTTTGTTGCGGTAGGAATGTTATCTGACGTCGATTGTATTATTGGTGTAGATAATGACAAAATCAAGGTATACCTCGATTATGGCCATATGATAAAAGCAATAATTTGCGATAACTCGAAGTTTAAAACCAAAGAATACCATGTATTACCAGACAACCATAAACACCTTGCACTTAAGTATTCATACATGTTTGATTTAATTGACACAAATATTGATACTAACAATTGGCGCCATGTATACCAAGTTTCGCCCGATGAATACCATATTTCCATGCTAATTCCTATTAAATGGCGCGGATATCGCATTTATTTGGTAGGAATAACCAATAATTCTATTACTATTTATCATAGATAATAAATGTAATAGCGCATAATTATTTAAGAATAATCTTAATTGAAAATAATTTATTTATTATAACATAACATAGCACATATAAAACAATTTATGGCGAGCGAGTATCCAGAAGAAGACAGTAGTAATCATTTCGAGTTTAGAACATGCGATAAATCATTAGCGCCATTATTAAATACATTAAAAGAGCATTTATCAAGGACTATTCTAATAGTTAGTTCAAAGGGCATAGTAATAAATACTTATGATACAAGCAGATCAATATTTATTAATTTATTCCTAAACGCCGAATCGTTTGATCATTATTATTTTAAGTCATGCCTAAATGATAAAGGCGAAGAAGTGTCAATGCAGATATGCATTAATGTTCATTATTTAAATAATGTTCTGAAAACAATAAACTCGTCAGATGACATTATTAAATGGGGATATAATCCACAAGAAGATTATCTTAAGATTACTATTATTAGTAGTTCTCGCGCCGAAGAACGATTATATAAAATTGTTGTTCAAGATAGTGAAGACGTATGTCTTGAAAAGCATACAACTGCTGATTATAAATATATTTTGACAATGCCGAGCGGTGATTTGAGTTCTATATTTAAGCATCTAAAACAACATGTAGTAGAAAAAGTAAAAATTAAATATGTAGGAATGAACTTAATATTTGAGGCGGTTTCTAAAACAGGAACCCAAATTTGCATTCGTCGCGAAGGGTCTAAAGGCCCTGAAACTACAGATTTTGACAAATTAATTATTAATAAAGAGCCAGAGCATGTATCGTGTTATTACGATGAGTTTAAGTTTGAATACTTATACAATTTCACTAAATGTGCAAAGATTAGTGGTAAAACAGGAGGTAGCACAGTTTTGTTATACTTATCTGAAGACGAACCTCTTGCGATACAGTTTAACGTTGGAAAATTAGGAACAGTTATTTATTATTTGGGTTCAAACCAAGAAGATATTCAATAAATACGTCATTTAATAAATACATCATTTATTTACTTTGCTTTGCATTGCTTTGCATTGCATTGGAATTGTAATTGAATTATTATTATTATTATTTTATATATCATAATGTCTTACGACCCATCAATGTTTTATAAATTAAGTAATTTTTATATAATAAAAAATCCAGATAGTTTGGTTATAGTAGCCAAAGTATTAAGATTTTTCAGATTGATGTTTCCCGGGTTTTTATATACAAGACCTGTCGTTGATGAGTTAATACAATTTTTTGCGGTGCATTCTAATGCAAAAATTAGAATAGCCTTAATAAAAATATATCCAGAAGACCGTGCAATTAGAATGAAAATTGACTCTAATAATTATACTCATATTATCAATTTACATTAATTCAAACGGTATGCGTCTTTGCGACTCGTAGTTCCACCCAATCTATACCCACTCATCCACATTGATTGATCCGCAAACATCGAATTAAACAATTGCGACACTTTAACCGGATCGTCTTGTTCTTGTTCAAAGGTGCGCGGTATATATCTATACTCAACCTTTGGTTCTTCGCATTTTTTCATTTGGTTTACATAGCCAACCGCTATCATTAATATGCTTATATATAAAAAAAATGATATCAAAGAATTCATATAAATATAATAATTATTATTATTATATGAAAGCAAGAAAATTATTCTCGGCCACTAATAAAAGTCTTACGTTTTTATCAAAAGAAGATTTTGATATGCAAGATTTTTTTTATATAAAATCAAACGCGGGAAAGGTAGGAATGCTATTTGTTTATAAAGATAATTGCCCATTTTGTGTCCCATTAGTTAAAGTTATAACTACATTAGCAAAGGAATTTAGCAAATTAAATTTGCCCTTTTATCTCGCAAACCAGACAGAAGAAAAATATTTAACGATGAAAACAGTTCCGGCATTTTATTTTGTTAATAACGACAATAGCATTAGACAAATGACTGTTGCAAAACGGACAGCGCATGATATATTATATGATTTTATTAGAGAATTGTCAACAGGCCCGCCTCAGAAAAAATTGTATAACAGTTTATACAACGATTCTCATAATGTTGTTCAATTAACTAATGATAATTTTGATATAAATGGATACATAAATGCTGACATAAATGCAATTAATTCATCTTTGCCAAATAAAGCCGGCATTCTAAAAGCATATGCAAATTGGTGCATTTTTTGCAAACTTAAAACAGGGCTTATTGAAACCATTGCAAAGGAAAATAACGCGACATCAGTCTATGTAATAGACCTCGCGGAGAATCAAAATAATCCATTAAACCCCATGGTGTCAGGCTATCCGACTTTTTTATTGGTGTCAAGTGATGGCCATGTTCATGAAATAAAAAATAAGGAGACAACTGAACAATTATTAAATGCAGATACCGGGATTTCACCGAGCCAAAAATCCGAGTTAATATATGCAATTAATTCTGTTATGAATTAATATAATATTACATGAATAAAAATTTCTATATGGATATAGAACTGTTAAGTGCAGAGGTAAACATATATTCAAACGGGGTTTTCATTAAAAAATATTTGCATTATCCGGGAATTGTTTATATATCATTTAAGTTTAAACCCGTAATTGCAATAAAGGATTTAGATAACTGCTACTATGACTTTAATTTTCATGATAGTTATCCTTCACTAAATGATGATTATATAATAATAATAGCAAACAAAGCGACACCACTTCAAAAAACGGCACTTAATAGGGCTTTTCCTGGAAACGATTACATTAATGTTTTAAATAGTTATATCGGATTGACAAGAAATACAATAATACTTAAGCAAGGAACCGATGTCTCACATATGTATTACTTCTTTGATACGTTATGCAATTTTTCATTGACTAAAGTAAACCGAACATGGTTTGCTTCGGGAAACATAATTCTGACCGAACTTAAAAATATTAGTTTAGAGTTAAAAAGCGCCTGCGCAAACGACAATATTGATTATGATTATATGATAAATATAATTAATTCTGGAGAAGACTATTATACCATTATAAATTATGTAAATAAATTTCCAAAAAGTGCGCGATTAACCAAATTACGCCATTACGTAATGAACGAATTATGTAATTAATACTAAGAATCCAATTATTATTATAATAATGATACCATCAGATATGTAATTGTCTACATTTAAATATTTGTTGTTTTTTATAAAATCGTATTTATTGAAATAACGCAATAACTCTAATAACTTATCTTTGCTATAATAAGCAATTAATGATATACATATTAGTTTTACTAATCCCATAATAATATAATATTATATAATATATTATAATGAAGCATACCAAATTAATATCAATCCCGAAGTCTCCCGAAGAAATAGCAATCATTGTTATCGAAATAATAATCCTAATCTTTGCATCAATATCGCCGGATATGCCCCGATTTATTACAAATAGGCTACTCAAAAACATGTTTTTTAGAGGCGCTTGTATTATCTTGATAATTTTTATTTTTGAAAAGAACCAACGTCTCGGTTTGCTTTTGTTAATAGCATTTATACTAATTCTTATAAAACGCTACGAACAAGTAGTTAATGATGGTTTTATTGATGGCATTAAAGAAGGCATGATTGATGATTCAATTTCCGACGAAATTAAAAGTTTGGATCCTGGGTTGCAATCGGCTATTATAACAGACTAACAATTAATGGCTAGTTATGCGCTAATTTTTAATTATTATAATAAATAAATAATTATAATAATTAAACACATAATGGATTATACAGTTTTAGGGCAAAGTATTACTAAGTTAAAACATTCATACACTAAAAATGGGTTTCCAAATTTGCCTAATATTATAAACAATAACAGAATGAACTACCTTAAAATTCTGAAAATGGTGCCAAGGATTAAGAAGTATTCGCGCCTTATTTATAAATCAATGTTATCTGATATTAAAACAGATATATTACCAAAGAGGCTTATTTATTTGGTAGAGGAAACATCTGATTCTGAACAATCTAATAAGATATATGATTTAAATATAGCATTAAAAACCATAATTAATCGCAACATCGCGATCATTTTTAAGTTTTATACCATTTTATGCAAAAAAGACAAATCCTTTGCAGGATTTACCGCCGAATCAGAAATGTTAGAGTTCTTTTTGTCAGTATTAAACGAAAACAAGGAGTTCATTTACGAAGAGTTCATTAAACTAATTAGTTTTCCTGAATACAAAAACGATATACAAATTTTTAAAAAAACAATTATGTCAGAATTATAATATATTATAATATAATTTATATGAACGACGGTCGTGATTTTGATCATCCTAAGAAATATATTATAAATTTGCCAAAGGAAGAACGCCTTGTAGCATTTCCCGATGGAACTTATATTTTAAACTCAAAAAACCAAGTTTGCCTAATGACTAACGGCAGGCCTCAATTTACGAATCCCGAGAATATGAAAAAAGTAAATAAATGTTCCGGTAAAATAAACATATTGTTATGTCCAGAAAAGGATTGCGTATGGCATGCAAAATCGAATCAATGTCGTAATAGAAAAAACGCAAGTAAAAAAATCATCGACGAAGACATAGCACAACGGTCGCTATATAAAATGTCTCCAAGCAATGAAGGGTTGTTCAACCATAAAAAACAGAAGTCTAAAGTTGTAAGACTATTAAACTTATTGGCGCAAAGTTATTCTAATGAAGATGATTTTACGTTTTTGACCCATGTAATAAAAAAATTAAACAAATTATTGGTTAAAATGGAAAATAAAAACGAAACCCATGATTTTACATCTTTTTCATTATCAGATTATGAATGACGCGCCAATAATGGACAAACGCATCCGGAACTGGTAGAGTATGCAGACGGACAACATTGAGGGCCAACCATGTTTCCGTTTCCAGATATTGTATAAATCTTTTCTTCGGGGCTTACTTCTGAGGTATACCTCATTTCATATTCTAATGGAATGCCGTTGCCCCAATAAATAGGCAACCTTCTATTTTTGTTAATGTTATTTCCTCTTCCTCTTTGTATAACTCGCCGATGATTCGAGTTTAATACCGCAATACAAATTATTGATGCTATAATCAAAATTAATAAAACAACATCGCAGTTTTTTTTCATATATAAAGAACATAAATATTTTAATTATTCGATAATAGGCCATGTTGATTTGTTAAAAATCTTTCCGGCAGAATGCCATACCTCAGATTGCGGTCTATTAACTATTACATAAATCGGGTTATAATCTTTGGCAGTATCCGAATCATGAAACGTCGGCAACATAGTGTCCATATCATTATAATGCAAATGTTTTGCAAGAATGTGCCATGCTTCATGACATATTTGCACTTCATTTATTATTGCATAATATTTTTTAGGAATAAATAGCATAACGTCAGAAACGCGTGGGTCATCATTGCATTTATGGTGTGGAATGAAGGTTATACTTGGAAACATTATTTTGTCCCAATTCTGGTTATAAACCGCCGAAAAGGTATCAAGCAATAATAAATCAATGCGAATGTAAGTTATTGAGTAATAATCTTCGACATTAATATCAGCAATGGCTTCGCGCCATAAATTGTTTAATCCAATAGGGGAATCATGAAAAGTTGCCGAAATTAAGTTGCCATTTTGCGCATATATATCAATTAAATCATCGTCATACCTTGTGGTATAACTATGTAGTATTATATCAAAATTAATGTTCATACGTTGAATAAACTTCATATGTGATTTAGATGCTTTTATTTGCATATCAAATGATTCTCGTGTGCCAACGCAACGAGTATGCTGACCTCCAAGTCTAAATGCTTCTCCTAAAAAAATAAATAGATATACCGGTTTCATTATTAATATTAATTAATTATTAATAATTATAATTTTTTATTAATATTAATTATAATATGCCTCGTGTTTCTAAAAATACAAATGTCGCTATTTCAACTCCAACTCCAACTCCAACTCCAACCGCACAACAGTCATCTCCAGGACGCATGTCTCCAGGCCGCGCGTCTCCGAAACGTATGCAGACGGCGAATACTGTTAAAATGGTAGTTTTAGTTATGTTGTTGCTTCTTTTTGTCGCATTGATATTATATATGATACTACGCAAAAAAGACCATAAAACATTGATTGTCAATACAATCAGTCCATCATTGTCGCAATCGCTTAAGTATGCCGGTTCAACCGCCTGGTCTGATGCATCAACAGGCATTCCCGCTAACCTACAAGTTTTAGATATATATTTACAACCGACTACACCAACATCTTGGTCATCTTTCTTTGCCAATGGACAGACGCCCTCGGTTATGGTGCAAGCACTACCTTCATATAACCCGGCGCCGATCGTTATTTATTCAAATAACGACTATCTTACTAATAGCGCTAATACATTGGTATTATTTACACGTAAGCATCATACTGATATGGCAAACAGTTTAGTTGATGCAATTCCTGATTCCGTTTGGGATACACTTACCGCACCCGGTGCAGTAGATTATACCATTCAGTTTAAAGTATTTATGAGCCCCGATGGTAATACATGGACACCCGTTCCCGCATTTATTACAGGGACAACTTTTGGTTTTTAATATATTTTTTATATTTATATGGAAACATTTAATTATAAAAAATATGATATAAGGCCTTTTATTTATAATGAACCTGTATCAAATATAAAACATATATTGTTGATAGATGAAAACATAAAAGATTATAACATAATTAAAACAAGTGTAAACGAAGAGACTTGGCCTATTGTTTATAATATAACTTCTTCAAAGACAGAACTTATTTCTCTTTTAAGAGAGAAGTTTTCAAGTATTACCAGATTATGTATCGCATCTTTGGGTAATAACACTATGTTTTTAGATGGATTGTCGTTTTTTGATGATGCAAATGTTCAGTTTATAATAAATGTAATAAATGAGTTTTCTGTTATAAACATCGATTACCTTGCATGCAATACATTGCAAAGTATTACATGGCGCGATTATTATGGAAAAATAGCACAACAAACATCGGTTATAATTGGTGCATCAAATGATAAAACAGGAAATATTAGTATTAATTCTGATTCTGATTGGATAATGGAAAGCACATTCCAAGATATCGAATTAATATATTTTACAAAAAACATTGAGTATTATACTTATGTATTAGATGGAAATCCGGTAATACTTAAAAGTTTTAGAGTTGATTATTATCAGGTAAACATATATGTGTTAATAACTATGGATGTAAATAATTTACTTGCTACTGTTAACCCAGGCAAATATGGTATGTATTGCCATCCGGCGATTTATAATATTGAGCCTAAATATACTGGCCCGCCATCATGGTTGTATAATTTTGATGTATACTATTTTGGGACTAAGTATACAAAGGCAGATTTATCAGGGTTATACTTCGAATTTACATCTACGTTTCCTTTTATAGATAATATTATGCATAAAGCAAATTCAGTCCCTAATATTCCACGCGGAACGCCAAATCCAGGAATTTCATTTAGTATTCCGAATGTAGTCAACTCTGGTGGTTATGATGGGCTCCTTTATCCTAATCCGTCATATGATCTTGTTGCTTGGACATATACTATTGCATATGATTATCCTTGTTTTAAAGAAGATACAAAAATATGCACGGTGGCAGGATACGTGTCAATCCAAGATTTAAAAGCGGGTGATTTAGTAAAAACCTTATGCCATGGCTATCTTCCTATTATACAAGTAGGTAAAAAAGAGATATATAACGCAAATTCAACAGAGCGAATTAAGGATCAGTTATACCAGTATCCGCCAATAGATACCTTTGATCCGCTTATAATAACCGGTTGCCACTCAGTTTTAGTTCATAATATTAATGAATATTCTGATAAAATATTTAAACTACTTGGCGATATTTACATAACAGACAATATGTATCGTTTGCCCGCATGTATAGATGAAACCGCTTCAGTTTATCCGCATGCAGGCACATATTTTATTTATCATATTGCTTTGAAAAACGACAATCGGTATACCAATTACGGCATTTATGCAAATGGGCGATTAACAGAAACGTGTAGTTTGCGTTATTTAACAGAGTTTTCTAATATGGAATTGTCATAATTATAATTGAAAATTAAACTATTTATTAAAACAACCGCGCATAGGATAAATATAAAACAGAATGGAACTTACTGTAAAACTAATTATCTCATATATTAACAGTGCATGGTTTCCCGATGTAGAAGATGTTTATAAGTTTAACCACATTAAGTTTTATTTATCTGCGGAAATGGACGAAGAAATAAAATCGCAATTTCGCGACCAAAGGGTTATTTATTCTTCACATAATTACTTCGCAAGAAATAAAGTTAACACATTGTTAATTAAACGCAAATGTTATAATACTATTCGCTATTTATTAGAGATTGATCAATTTATTTGGTCAAATGTTCACAACGATCAAGATTTGTTTAGTTTAGTTAGACTATTATCAGAAACGGGCGACAAAAATAAACTAAGTCTTACATTATTAAATACACCACATGTTGCTATTTATTATGAGTTATTGACTTTATATCACGAGGTTTATGATATAAAGACAATAAGTGATTATGTAAAATCAACTGGAAATAAAAAACTTATTAAGGCATTATCGTTATGGCCTAAATGGAAGGCGTTTGATTCATCGTTGCGAAAATGCTGGATTGAGTCTGTTATTGTAATTGAATTATTATTATTATAATAAGACAATATAATCATGGAAACGTTTACATGCAAACAACTTATAGAAATATGCAAAAATCACGGCATTAAAAATTACTCAAATAAAAAAAAAGCATTAATTATAGATCTAATCATTAAATCCAATATTAGCACAGTGTTCGCAAATACTCGCTCTCATGACACAAAAGATTATAAAATAATCAAAACACCGGGCATTCGCAATGAAGTTCAATCACATGGTTTTATTTGGGAACAAGAAATATTAACAAAACGGTTTTCTATTATTCCCGGAAGTATTAGATATAATAACGCAATGGACTTACCGGAAGAGTATAACACAGTCTCGCGCGTAAACATTTCAATAAAAACGACATGTAATCCAAAGATTGTTTGTATGGCCGATGCAATGACGTTATATCGCCATAAATCATTTCATATGATAGTTATCATATATGAACAGATATATCTCGGCAAACAAATAAAAGAAATAATAGAAATCGACCTAACCGATTCACACGAATTGTTGTTTGGCGATTTAAGCCTTTCTGAATTATCAGAACTTGATTCATTAATAAAAAAAGTGCCACAAAAACGCAGTCCTACCAATGAAGAACACGAAGCAATGTATGTCTTACGCGACACATTGCAACAGAAATGTTATTTGCAATTAAACATAAAATGTAATAGCCAACAAAGCAGGTTGCAATGTTCATTTAATAAATTTCAGGATTTTATTAAGAAATGTCCTGATAGAATTTTATATCATTCATTCAATAATACATATCATGACGTAAATCTAACAGAAGTATTAAACATTAAACCGCGAACATTCTTGTAATATTTTATTAAGAACATCATTTAATTCTTGCTTTGATATACTTCGTGGTCCTGTTGTCTTATCTGGAAATACAAATGATTGTAATTGTTCATATATATTTTGCACTATTTCATTATTATGTATTTTTATAAAATAATGCGAAGAAGGAGAATAATCAGAATCATTGCGTAAATAGCATTTCCCTGCTTTGCTTCCAACGCGTCTAACAATCAGGTTATACCCTTCATTAGTATAATAAAACCCGTCTGGAATACATTTGATTTCACTAATTCTATCAACCTTTTCTTTTTTCCATATTTGAAACACAGTAGGAACAGATCTTATTATTCCGTCATGTATAAACGAATCGGCCGGTAATTCGCGCTCAAATATTTTATGAAATTTCTTGGGAAACGCGGAATACATACTTGGTTTCATAAACGAACGTGGCAATATGAACGCTATTATTTTTGTAAATTTCGCACCATGGCGAATAAACGCTTTGGCTAATGCGCCTTGTCTACCGAAAGGTGGGTTGCCAAATAACAATACATTATAATCGTAATCATTTTTGTAATCCAAAAAACTCATATGTAGCATTGCGGGAACATCGGGATCATTGTCTATGGTTATACTCTTTGTAATCGCTGGAATATTGTTGCTAAACGACCCTGTTCCGCAAGATGGTTCTATCCATAAATATTGTTGCCAATCTGGAATAACAGTTTTAATGTTATCAATACATTCCTTTGCTATTTCTGGCTTTGTATAAAACTTATCATCGCGATTTTTGCTCATATTGATTATATTATTAATATTAATATAATCAATTATTGCGAATTATTTTTATTTGCTCCATTGCGAATTTATTTGTTCCATCGCGAATTTATTTGTTCCATTGCGAATTTATTTGTTTCATCGCGATTTTATGTGTTCCGGGCATACATATTTCGTAAAATCGGTTAAATAGTAATCATTTTTATAATATGCTATAGTTGCCATAATGTCATCATCAGGGATTTTAATGTGTAATAATTTAATAACACTAATAATTTTGTTAATCCTGTGTTTAACAGTTTCATCGATTCTTGGCACTGCAATTGTGATTGAACGGGCATATTCTAATACTAAATAGCCTTTTTCTATATAAAAATTTAGCAAAGGAATAACCAAATGCGACAGGCCGTTTCTTTCCATTGTATCATAAAACTTAATTTCGTTATACCCCTCCATTTTATTTAGTCCTAATTTTATTTTTTTAATGAACACATCTGGCGCCTTTAATGCCATTCTCGTCTGCACGCATTTAAGGCGCCATGTGTTAATGCAATAATGCAAAACAGAATAAATGTTTTTCTGAGTTAATAATTTGCTCTTTTTATAACCCGACGCCGTAATAGCACTAATATCAGAAGTAGCGCATTGTTCTAATATATTATGCGCAACTACATTAAAATCGGCATTTCTTTCAACATTTATATAATCAACTCCAGGAATGAACAAAGGATCAAATACCTGCATCCAATAACATGCAACATTTATTACTAAGGAATTAGTAAGAAATAAAAATTTAAACCTAAATGACCACGGCCACGCCCCAGAAAGGTTCAACAAGCATGAATACTCGCAAAAATGTTCCATTGAAACATATTTGTTTAAACTAACATTGAACGGCTTTGGTTGCAATGCAAAGAATCGCCTTATATTCGTGCGATCATAAGACGCAATATCTTGACCTATAAAAAACAGTTCGTCTATTTTATGGACAGTCTTATTAAACTTGTTCATTTTTCGTTTTACATCCTGAAACGAGACATAAGACTCAATGGCCATGTTTTCAGGTTCTGCATCAATCCATGTATGATCCGGTATTAACAACCCTTTTTTTGTCTTTGGTTTTGCATACGTAAAAATTGGAACATCGTAGTATAAATAATTATCTTGAACTGACACATAGAAAACACAGTCAGGAATGCTCATTTTTTCAAGCATTTTAGATATAAAATTTATCATACTTTCTCCACGGCGCGCAAATGGTTTACCAGCAACATCGACATGTAATCTCTTAATAGGAACTAATTTGCCTTTTTGTATAGATAGTTTCATACAGAATGCGTTTAATTTCCATATAGAAGCCATTAATAACTCAATTAAAATATTCGTAAATCTGTTAAACTCATATTCTTCAAAAGAGGCATCGATGTTTTTATAAATGCGATTCATATATTATTATTATTATATTATAATTGGCCTATCTTTGTATAACATAAATTCTTCAGTTTCGTTTTCATTTCCACCCATGCTATTATATTTTATATATTTCATATTTATTCTCGTTCTTTGGACAACCTTTCTCAAAAAGAATTTATTTGATGCAATTAACCCATCAATAAAATGATCGGGCAAATGTGTAAATACCTCAACCCCTCGTTCATATATTGCATCAGTATTTTTAGATGATCTCCATGATACATGGCAAATATCGGCATATTTAATGTCAGTGCAACGGCGATAATGCAATAAATAGTTTATGTAGACATGCTCGTCCGGAACAACCATATTTCCGAAAATTGTTGTAATTGTTGCAAAATCTTTAACAAGAAATTCCGCATCACGGCGACATAGAACATGCCATTGACTCATAGAATAAAATTCGGTATACAAAAATGCCGGATGCCTAATTGTTCCATATCTATGCCTATGAACCTGCACAATATTTTTTGCAATAATTGAAGAGCGCATTTCTCGCAAATATTTTTGTAATTTATGAAATGGTTGCACAGGGATACTATTATGCGAAACAAGGACAATGTATTCAACTGCCATATTTCCTAACGCCGCGCTTTGCAACGCATTTTGAGCAATAAGAAGTGAAAATTTGCCCCATTCGGTATTAATTATTCTGTTTGGTATAACCTTATCACAAAATAAAGGTTGTTGCATAATTTTACCGCAAATCTTCGGATTACATAACAAAATGTATTCGGAAGATGGCACATCTAAAAAGTATGCCTCCCATATAGGATAATTAACTATTTCATCATATGTTAAAAAACAAAATGCAATCATAATTATAATAAATATAATTATGATATTTTTTTAGGTTCTAATGCGCGGTATGCAATATGTAGTTTGCATATCATTTTTCTATTTGTAAATAACAATAAAACAAATAATAATAACATGTGCGGGATTTTAGGTCATTTATCAAATGCGCCATTAACAGAGGACAAATTGGCGCAATTGCGATGCCAATTTGCATTATTGACAAACCGGGGCCCAGATGATGAGTCATCGTGTTTTACTGATAACCTTTTTTTTGGGTTTCATAGATTGAACATTAATGGCCAAGATATGGATGACGGCCAACCCTTTATGCTAGAAGATTGTATAACAATGTGCAATGGCGAAATTTACAATCACGCAGTGCTTGCCGAACAACACAATTTGACGATAACGACAAAAAGCGATTGCGAATGTATCCCGCTTCTTTATGCTAGGTATGGTTTTAAAACCATGGTGCAAATGTTAGAAGGAGTATTCGCTATTGCCTTATTTGACAAAAAAACAAAACGGTTATACCTTGCGCGAGATCCAGTAGGCATCCGCCCGCTTTTTTATTGCATTGACGAGTCAGGAATTACTTTTGCGTCGGAAGCAAAGGCATTAATCGGTGCGCAAATATCGCAATTATCGCAAATATCGCAATTATCGCAAATATCGCAACATTGTCCAGGCAGTTATTCGGTTATTGATGGTCTTAAAATAATGACTTTAAAATATATTGACCTTTTTAACGACCCGCGCGTCGAAGATAATTATGAAATGGCAACCGCAAAAATATCAGGATTACTAACGCATGCGGTGCAGACTCGATGCGCGAATTCTGATAGACCAGTAGGTGCTTTTTTGTCAGGCGGTATTGACTCGAGCATTGTCGCAATGATTGCCAAGAAATATTTGCCTAATTTGCGCACATTTTCGATTGGATTGCGGGATAGCAAAGATTTAACATATGCGCGTATTGCGGCGGAAGCGATACAATCATATCATACTGAGGTTTATTATACAGTAGAAGAGGGCATTGCAATAATACCGGAGATATGCAGGATACTTGAAACATCAGATATTACAACTATTCGAGCAAGTATCCCTATGTATTTATTGAGCAAATATATTAAGAATAATACTGACATCGTGGTATTGCTTTCAGGCGAAGGGGCAGATGAAGTGTTTTCGGGCTATTTATACAACCACATGGCGCCATCTTCATTTGATTTGCGATTGGATGCCGAGATTAGAGTCGCACAGTTGCCTTGGTATGACGTGCTACGTGCCGACAGAACTACCGCATCAAATGGTCTTGAAATTAGAGTGCCGTTTTTATGCAAAAATTTAATTAGGTATGCATTTAGTATTAACCCAGATTTTCATAATCCGCGAATTAATAAAATTGAAAAGAAGATTTTGCGCGATGCATTTCATAATTATGCAAATGAAAATTGGCAAGTAATAATCTCGCGACCAAAGGAGGCCTTTTCAGATGGCGTAGGGTATTCATGGAAAAAGGGAATAACAGATTGGGCAGAATCTAATGTTTCTGATGAAATGATGCGTGATAATGGTTGGTGTTGTCCTAACCCAAAAACAAAAGAGGCATACCTATATCGATCATGGTATGAGTCTTATTATCCAGAAACATATTTAGTCCCGCATTATTGGATGCCAAGTTGGGCTGATCATGGCGATGATCCATCGGCTACTGTTTTGAATATTCATAAAGAAATGATCGAATGACGAAACATAATGAAATGAAACGAAACGATTATATTTAATAATTATATATGCAATTATTAAATATAATAAATAATTGCTTTGAGTATTCTCTTGCAGAAAAGAATACCGGGATAGAGCATACATTGCAACGCATATTATCTGAACTATGCAATTATATCAATGCAAAGGCAGGCGGAATTGCCGAAAAATGGATATCTGAAGATAATGAACCTTATTTGAAGTATTATGCTTTGCATGGTGTTCCAATGAGCGATGATGCAAATGCATTTTATCTAAAAAATGGTTATACTAAAAATACTTGTTATAATATTGGTTTTGATTTTTCAATAGAAAATAAGAAGATTGAATGCGACCACGAGACAATTTACGTTTATCCATTATTAGCAAAAAAAATTAACAATGATAAAAAAAATACTATCGACACGATCGGCATGTTATTCATAATATTTTCTAATGAAGTTGAAAACAACCCAGAAGAAATAGAAATCTTTGTTAAGTTTATTGCGAATATTATATCAAACATTCGCGGTATCCAAGAGTTGGAATACCATAAATTAGGTTTTATTGCGAACATGAGTCATGAAGTGCGAACGCCTTTGAATGGAATTATTTCGATGATAGATATATTGGCGAAAACAGGGTTGAATCCATTACAAAAAAATTATATAGAAATAATTAAAAATTGTGGAGTGCAACTTTTAGATATTGTAAATGATGTTCTTGATTATTCAAAGATAATTACAAACGGAATGAAGTTAAAACTCGCCCCGATTCATTTAAACAAGACCATTAGCATAGTAAACTCTATGTTATACCAAAAAGCATCAGAAAAAGGGCTTGCAATATCTGTATCAATAGACCCCGCAATTCCCGAAATGATTATCGCGGATTCAACGCGATTGAAGCAAGTTCTAATTAACATAATTTCTAACTCTATAAAATTTACAAAAAAAGGCGGAATTGATATTAATGCAAAATTAAAAGCAATTACTGATCTTGATTGCACTATCGAATTTATAATCGCTGATACAGGAATCGGCATCCCAAATAACAAAATAGATCGCATATTCGATTCATTTAAACAAATAGATAACGACTACTTATCTGAAATATGCGGAGTTGGTCTCGGATTGCCAATAACAAAACACATTATTGAATTACATAATGGTTCGATTACCGCGTGTAGTAAATTAGATGAAGGGACACAGATGATTTTTACAATGAATTTTTTGCTGTTTAACGAGTTCATTGACCATGCCAAACTATGCGCTTTTTATTCTAATAAAAATGTATTATTAATAGACGCAGATTATACTGAGCGCGCATGTTTGTTTGGGTTATTATCTGAATTTGGTGTTAGGCCAATAATGGCTTCGTGCATTCCGGATGCTTTGGTTTACTTATCTAATAACGCTTTTATATTCGAGTTTATTATAATTAACATAAACTCAATATCCGCCGAAGAAATGCACAAAATAAATCATATGAAAAACCAAACTATAAAAATTATTATTGTAGATATGGAAAGCATAGAAAATAGTGGAATATCGTATGATTATAAATTAGTCCGCCCTATTGACACAACAAAATTAAACTATTTGTTAAACATTATTTATGTAAGTAATCAGTATCAACATAAAAATAATCAAAATGAGATAATTATTAATGGTCATAAAGAAAGAATTAATGAAATTAATATTAAAAATACTACAATTAAAATGGCAGTAAAAATATTAATAGCAGAAGACAATCAACAAAACCAACAAGTTCTTGTTAATATGTTAAACCACATTAACACTAATTATGTAGATAATGATTTTGATATTACTATTGTTAACGATGGAAACGAGGCATTAACATCATTATGTAAGTGCAAATACGACATTGCATTCATCGATTTAAAAATGCCCGGACTTGATGGTATTAAAGTATGCCAAAAATATAAAAAAGATGCAAATAATTCGTGCATTTGTATTGCAACAACCGCGTCTATGTCTGACGAGATTAAGCAGGCGTGCTTTGCATCAGGTATGAATGGCTTCATATCAAAGCCGATAGATATGAATTCAATCGAGACTATTATTAAACTTGTCATAAATAAAAAAACATATATATAATATAAAATATATATGAAAAAAAGGCAAGGCAAAAAAGGCATTGTCTCGTTATATAACGATCCTGTTTTTGGGATTGTTGCGGTTAAAAGGTATAAACAAGGAACAGAATACGAAGATAGTATGCATGCCAGAATACTAAAAGAGACTAAAATATTATTAGAACTAAAAAAACTACACAAAGCCGGCATTTATCCTGGTGAGATTTTTGTTTTAAAAACAAATGTTAAAGAAAACATGGATTGGCGCAAAGCATATATTATGATGAAATATTATGAAACAACATTGTTGGAATTTATGCAAAAATTCCACGCAAAATGGATATACAAAAGCATTATTTTTCAAATAATGGTGCAATTGCTTGTTATTCATAAATATTTAGGCATAAATCATAGAGACTTACATAGCGAGAATATACTTATAACCCGCACTCAGCGCAAATCTATTGTTTATAAAATAAATGGTGTTATTCATGAAGTATCTACTTATGGATACCTTGTTGCTATAATTGATTTCGATAGAAGTCGCGAATTTGATGAAAAATATGATGATTTAGCAAAGATGCATACATTGTGGTATAACATTATATATGCATTAATCAAAAAAGGAATTAGAACTAATAAAATATTGCAATCGCAAATGCAAACGCAAGCATTTCGTGATTCTAAAGAACATGACCCGAAATTATGGTCATGGTATATCAAAACCGGCGGAATTGATCGCAATCTATTTAAATTTCTTCTTGCATCCGGCTTTGATTGGACGACTATCATATCTGATAAATATGTATCATTTATTAATTATATAATTAAAATATTATATTATGATGATTTAAACTCGTTTGGATATAGTATAAAACTACAACCAAGCAAAATCGATTATGTAATTAATACTCTAACCTAATTGAAAAAATAATAATTATATGATATTATAACGAAATGAAACAGAACGAAATGAAACATAATGAAATGAAACATAATGAAATGCATCCTAAAGAAAAAAAACCAGATAATGCCCGTGATTTTTTTATTAATAATTACATAGGACAGGAAATATTGGACTATGTATTTTTTATAAAAGGTAATCCTACGGCAGAATTAATTGAAGAGTTTAGAGTTAATGCCGAAAGGGCATGGATTCGCAAAAATAAATAATATTTACGTAATTGAACTTAATTGAAATAAATAATTATGTAATAAATATGAAAGCATATATGAACGATATTATACATAAGTTTATCTATTTATTTAATACAGTGTCATCAAATAACCTATGTGCGACTATTTATGAAATAAAGAAAATCATTCAAACTAATGAAGATTTTGATAATTACATAACCTCGATATTATACAAAAACCCATTCGCTAAATTAGCGGGGTTTTATATAATAGAAAACATAATTAGGTGTTTGAGAGAGACAAATATGTATTCCTTCTTACGATACCTAATAATAAATCAAGTCATATTTCCATGTGTAATATATTTTTGGGATACTAATTTTGATAACAAAAAAAATAGAACTGATTTGTTAAACGCGCTTATTTGGTCTTCTGATATAAAGTATTCTGAGATATATAAAAAAGCATGGACAATAAATTTATTAAACGCTATGGCTTACATCAATCATGAGAATATATTTTTTTATTTAAACCCCGAACAGTTTGATTCATTAGTGCTTTATTTGCAACCGTGCGACTATTTTCTAATAAATGACATCGATGTAATTAGAAATATAGAACAAAGCAAGCGTTTTGCATGGATATATGCATGTATTTCGAAATGCAATATGCAAAGCGAGTAATGTAATGTAATGTAATGTTGACTAGTTTTTCAATTATAATAAATTCTTTGGATTTATATCAGATAAAAATAAAATCAATTTATATCATTATTTATTATTATATCTTTTTATAATCCCATCAATTATTAACTCTGCTTGTAGATTAATTGGTTTATTTTTTACAATAGCGATCTTATTTTTATAAGAGATATTATCAAGCAAGTATTCCATTGTTATAAATTTTCTATTGATCGAAACATCAATTAGTTTAATAGGAAAAAATAGACCATGTGTGTTATGTTTTAGATAACCTATTAGAACACCCGCAATACCATTAAGCGCATGGGCGCTATTTATACAACTAATCTTCGTAAATGCATTTATTATTCCGTTATTATCCGCAATAATTTGATTAGAGGCGGCGATTGTTGCTTTTACAATTGCGGGTTTTAATATGTCTATCATATTTATCGACAATACATCGATTTGCGTTATATCAGCGTCTTTGCGTTCAATGCACGTATGCCCTATAGAAAATATACCAAACCCGCGAAGGGATGCTACTGTTATACCAACTGTAGCATGCGCCATGATAGCAGTCATATCATCGACTTTAAAATCACATGCTACGTCAGAGTGCAATACTTTAATTATACTATCTTGTATAAGACTATTATTATACACAGTCATAATCTTATTGGCGACAACTGACGCAGATATTACTGGGTCATTAATGGCCGAATAAATAGATTCATACGCGACTGTTTGAACAGTGGCATAATTTATTTCATAAGATTTAGAGCAATACCTAATTATCTCCTTTGGTTTAAATAACTTGTCTGCAATTTTATAAACTATTTTAACAAAAATAAAAAAAGATACAGACAAATCAGGTAAAACAATATACATAAATTTAATATTGCGCGCGCTTGTTATAATATTGCCGTCGTCTTTAATAAAATCAAGAATATATGATTTTACGAACTTATCGAAATCAATATCAAAACAAGATATCAGGCGTTTTTCATGAACCAATGTAATTGCGTGATTAGCGACGAAGTTTAAATGTTGCGCATATTGCGCATACTGTTGGCATACACGCGCATCAGTTATTATTCCTTCGTCGTTTCTATATTTTACATAATAATAATCATCGCTTTGAAACAAATAGCCCTTTTGGGTATTTTTGGATGTCGGTTTATACCATATAGGTATCATCGAAGGATAAGGTGCATTTATAAAATTATTTGTTCTATAAAAGCACAGTTTTCCAAGTAGCCATTTTGCAGATGATTCTTCCGCAAAACAAATGTTGTTGTTGCATATTACATAATATGTATCATTATAATTAAAACAAAATGCATGGTTGCCATTGGCGATAATACATTGCACTACATCGTAGACTTCTATATTGTTATACTTTACGCAAACAATATCATCAAATATATCATCGCTTGCCGAAACAGTTAAACAATAACTGTTTCCACAATTAGGGCAAATATGAATTGTATTAATAAGAAACCCGCATGTATAACACAACATTCGAGTATAATATATTGGCACAATTGCGCCATTTGCGTCAATGCCATGAAATATTTCATTATCTATTTTGTCTGTTATACTATCAATTATATCCATAATTTGAGGCGGGATTGCTTGAACATTGGTTAAAATACTTGTCATGATTTTATATTTATGATAATATTATAAATATAATAAATCAATTACAATTACGATACAAAGAAAGGAATTACCTTATGTAAATATTTCTGATAATTTAGAGTTATATAATATTGTATCAAGAGAACTAAAGAGCGATTTATGTATAGTTAAATCAGGAAATTCAAAAAGTATTGAATGTAATTCAGGAATCGGCGCATTATTGGGCGCATTATTGGGCACATGAATCGGCACAGGAATCGGCACAGGAATCGGCGCATGAATCGGCGCATGAATCGGCACAGGATTCAGCACAGGAATCAGTTCGGATGTAGGCGAAAGCGGTGCATTACCCACAATGTTATAACTAATACAACATGTGCATTTATTGCAATGTTCCAATGAAACATTCTTTGCAATATTATGTTCAACTGTTTTATTTTTTAAAAAATGCCTATTGCTTATATAAACAGACCTAAACTTAACTTGCCCTTCATAATCAAACAACCCATTGCGCATTGCATGAAAACAATAAATGTCATTGGAATATTGAACACTAATTGAACAAGAACATTCACTCGATGAACAAAAAGTCATAATGAACTTAACACCTGCCGCTTTAATACAAATTTTATTTTTGGTGGTATACCAAAATGTTGTTTTAGGATAATCAAATGTTTTTTTGTAGCATAGGTATGCCGTCAGCGCGGAATTTTGTTCAGCAAGGACAACAGTAATGTTATTTTTGAACATTTTTAAACAAGAAGCCAGCATTACTAAATTATGGCCGTTGCTACAACAATTATAAACATTAGAAATATTGCATAACATATTATACATAATTTTTATTCGGTCGCCATATGCATTAGAATTGCCATTTTTTTTAATAAAACAAGCGCCAAGATCAAGATTTTGCATAAAAACCTTATCTTGATCTTTAATATATTTAACAAACATCTGATTAATGCCTATTTCATTTAATATTAATTGTTCAGCATCACAATAACATGACACTGATTTTATTGCAATATTTCTAACAGCATAAATCAGTGTCATAATTAAACGTGATTCTAAAATTCTCGTAATTTTAACAGTCCAAATATTAAAAATATTTATTAATAAATCGCCATTGTCTAAAGTTATGCATTCTTTGTTAAACGATTTATTTAGCACCGCGATATCATATGACGTAAGACTATTTTTTATAAAGAAATGCACTACTCTTGCTAATTTTTCATTCATACCTGTTGGCAATAACTTGTTAATATATGTAATAATTATCCCATGCTTTTTTTTCTTCATCGAAACATTAACGATTGGCGTTTTTATCATATTTGTTAATTTTGCACTAATTAGTAGTTTTTTTATACCGCGTTTATTATGTTTATTTCTAATCCGAATAGGAACTGAGCCGGAAAATCCGGGTTTAGTCATAGATATAGTGCATGAACAATATGCCCTCTTGTGAAGACAGTGTTCTATACTTATTATGACGTTTTTCATGTAGCACATTATTATTCCTGGTGCGGTTTTACACGATGCGGTAATTATACCACATGTCAAATTTTTTGATGCGTCTTCTTCAGACATTGTCGCGAAAGCGGTTGAAATTGTAATATTATGATGATTATTATGCCTTAACATAATTTTCTTTATTAACAACCCTAAGTTTGACATTATTCGTTTTGTTTTTATTTTATTATTGGATATCATATTCAGAACTATTAAAATTCAATTATTACATATATCAAAGATTGCATTATCGCGTTCGCGACAACGCATTTTATATATATTTATGTATAACCGCCTTTGTTTTTTCTTGGATATAATCCATAATACCTTTATTTCCGCGCATAACATGAGTTTGTTCATCAACTATAACATTTATATCCTTCATGAGCACAATCATTATCTTAATTATTACATTTTTTTTCTTGACAGTAATATCAATCGCGCTTTTAACATAAAAAAGATTTTTACACTTAGTATCATGCAATAATTTTATTATCGTGATAAGTGCAATTATATCATAATCACTCTTTGCTAATGAAACACCCGTCCGAATGTTGATTATTTGTTTGTCGTTTATAATATCTTCTGCCGCAAGAATGGCGGCGGTTATAGCAGTATCGCTTATTATCATCGCGCATTCGATATAAGATTTTTTAAATATATCTTCTTTATTACAATTACTCCTATGCTTTATGACCGAAAATGTCATAGATAATGTTTCCGTTTGTATGCAAATTTTTGCAGATAAAGAAACCAATGCGGTCAAATAATTTTTTTCATTAATATTGTGGGTTATACCAATAGAATGATCGAATATTTTAATTCTATTGTTATAATTTGCCTTTTTCCAAATTATTTCTATCGCTTTCTCGGCGCAATCCTTTGCGTTATAAATAATAGAAACGGCGGAATACCGCGCTGCGCGTGCAATTAGAGCAATAATATTAGAATGGCAATATGGGATACTAAACCGCTTTGTATCTTCGCGTATTTTTCCGCAAGCGGTTTTTAATGAGGTTGTTATACTAATTATACTAAAAGGCAAATATCCGGGAATATCTTGTATTTCATGGTCATATTTGATGTAATTAATAAAATATTGTTTCCCATTAAAGAAATGGGAAACAATAACTTGAAGCACCGCTTTTTTCGCAATTGCAATTATTCCTGCATCATTTGATTTTACATTAAACCGGTTTAATGAAAAAGTTAATGTAGTGATTGGAATGTCATTATGGTAAAAAATATGAATCGGCATTATTGCAATATTGTTTGTTTGTGCTTTTGCTTTAATAGAAGCCCGTTCCTTCCACGGAACTATTTCCGCATTGTTTACATATAATAATTTGTTGTATAACTTTCGGGCTATTTTTTGACAGATATAAGTTATACATATTTGCGAATGAATGCTTTGACCTTCTTGCAAATTGTCCAAAATAATATAAAACTCATCGTTCGCATTATGGTATAACTTGCAATCGTAAATATTTCCGTAGCAATCCGCATATTTTAAGTTAAGGTTCAAACTTAAATCATCTTTCCAGATATAATGCCCGTGCAACCATTTTGCGGATTCTTCTTCTGCACGAAATAGTATGCCTTGGTTAATAACGTAATATTTATTATTATAATAAAAACAGTATCCTAGAGACATAGCGCTTTGATCGGTTATACACGGAATCCCGGTTATAAACGCGCCGTCTTCAGTAATTATTCGCGCCCATTCATAACCAGTGTCTCTTATCCATCTACTTAGTATAACTATATCATAACATTTGCTATGACAGTATTCCATAGCATAATGTTGCATCCCGCATTGCGGGCAAATAACAACCGCTTGCATTAAATAAGTTTTTGTTCCTAACTGATCGAATATATACCATGTATTAGTAGTATGAACTTGCTTGACAAAAATGGGCAAACATAACCAGTCTGGTGGTTTATGCACATCAGGAATTTCCTCAGGGTTATAACATGTTTCATATATTTCTTTCAGTTCCAATCTTGACAATGCATGAGCACTAGCATGAGCATACATGTTTTATTTATTATGATATAAATTATGAAGAATAAGTTATAAGTTATATTTTTATCAATTATACCGCGTAATTCAAGCCATCTGATTAAATCTATCTTTTTGTATAGACAGTTCTAAATCAATACCAGGAAAACTATTAAAAAATAGTTCAAAGTTTTCTATTTCTTCGTCGGAAATGCGCTGTGCTATATCCGCATTTGTATCCGCATTTGTATCCGCAGATTTATTAGAATAAGGAGAATCACTATTATTTGATTTTTTTGCCGCATATTTGCGTATATTAGCCATAGATTTTTGCATAACTAAGGTTTTTATTTTAGCAGGTGTTCTTGTAATATTAATATGCTCAACATTTTCTTTGTCATGTGTTTCTTTATGTTCCTCTTCATTTTTCTGTTCTTTGCCAATGCCAATGCCGATGTCAATTTTTGTGTTTGTGCTTATATTTGCGCTTGCGCTTATGTTTGTATTTGTGCTCGTGCCATGAGACACAGGAATATTGTCGTTTATAATAAAATACTCAATTAATTCCGCAGAAATAAATTTGATAAAATCAATACCATTAATTCTGTCGTGGTATTCTTGTGCAAGTTCTTTGTCGATTTTCATTGACAATTGTTTATACTTTTTCGAATAATTATTATGTGAAAGTGATTTATACTCATATTGTGCTTTTTGCGAATAAGAAAGCAAGCCAGTTGATAATCCGGCTAGTATTAATGATCCTATTGTTAGGAATTGAACTCCATAATATGTGTTAATACCCGATAGTATCCCAGACGCCGCAACAAAAGAAATAATTATTGCGGATATTTGTTTAGCATAGCGTTCATATTTTTCAGCACGTGCATCATGTATGCCACTATATTCATGACAAATATCCTTCCATATAATCATTTGGTTATCTTTATTTATGCTCCAATGATTATTCGTGATCATGTTTGCGTTTTGGGGTCGTGTTCATATTATTTATAATAATTATTTTTTAGTCCATTTAAACTTATACTTATCCCCGTCGCAACATTTATCAAAATCCAAATTATTACATCTAACGCAATTTGGTATGCTTCTTTTGTTATAATATGAGTATCCAATCCGTTCGATACCATACGGTATATCACATATTCCTGATGGCATACATACATTTCTATCGCCATCAGCAAAGGGGCAATCTTCTGATTTAGTGCATGGTTTATCCCATACTCCCCCATTGTTAATGCAATGCAACTCATCAAAATCTAAGTTAGAAATGCCATGAACTTTTTGTCTTTCTTTGGAATACCAACATGTATTCCTTGTCGCGAATTGTCTAAACTGTTTTGGGGTTATATTTTTGCTATTTCCTTTATCTTCTTGGCCAGTCAAATCAGGTTGTGAAACCAATTTACTCGAATATTTTATACCAGAAATATTGTCATTCAAAAAGCGCGCAGATTTAGGGAATTTATAAATGCCAAGATTGTTGAATTTATCATTATTTTTTAATCCGATAACTATCGCCCATTCAGAAATATCTTCATTAAAATAACTTTGATAGCCCCATTTCATTTCATTATAAAACTCATTTTTTTTAATTGGAACAAATAATAATTTATTATTTATGCGGTATAAGTATAATTTGTTTAATATCAACAAAGGCGGTCCATTTTCAATTTTGATCTTTGAGTTTATACTTTTTAATAGCAACAAAGTATTTTTTGCATAGATGGAGTTGTCAGTTAGTTTTATTAGTTTTCCGTTATTTAATGTTTCATTAGATAAGATCATTTTATCTTGTATTCCGTGCAAATATTTAAGTTCCATGTTCAATAATTCGTTATGAATAACAATAAGCCAATACTTTGAAATATATCTTGGGGTATACCTAATTAGCATATAAACTATTATTATACAAAGATATAATAATTATAATTATAATTATAATTAATAATAAAGGGAATAAATACTGCATTTATTCCCTTTTCCGCTCTTCGGTGAATACGGCAAACAAGTCGTAAACGCCCTCGATGATGTCTTCGATCCGACGTATTGTCATATCCGACCTCGCGAATTCATAAAACTTATTGGTCAGGGCGTCGAACAATCCTGTTGCTTCATATATGCGTTGGGTCTGAGGAATTTCCGGATATAAAAACACCACCCAGCCACGAATGCTCGCTTTCGAGTTCAATGCGAGTTCTTCGGCATGTTCGATCAATGCACAAGCATCGTTTGTTTTGCCAGCCACAAAAAAAATAGCCGACGCACACAATGCGATTAAAATTTGCACCAAGAAACCCGGTTGCTCCGCTTCGAGGAATTTGACAAGTTCGCGCCAGGTAGCCGGAACACACTTACCGCGAGATTCAGCCCATGAACTTACGCGTGTTTCCACCTCAGGTTCCAGAGGAGAATTCAGTTCATTGAGACGTGACAATGCTCTTTCGACTGCAACTGCAACTGAACAGGCATGAGCACTCATATTTGATTTGGAATGGCACTATTTTAATATGTTTAATAATATTAAGAATTAATATTAAACATAAAAAAAATCAGTTATACAAATGGGTTAAGGGAAAATAATATCACCAAGAGCAATATCTAAATGTTTGTTGTATAACTCGGTTGGCCTATAAATAATTGCATTAAATCCGGTGGCTTTTTCAAGGGCGCTTGCACTCGATACAGTTCCATTTAGTTCAATTGTTAAAAATGTTGCGCTTGATGTAGTTTCGTTTTTTGATAGTATAAATGGCTCATTAATTTGAACGGGCGATTTGTCATTTAAGTTATTTTTATTAAATATTACGTATTCATTAAACAAGTTTCCATCTTGGTGGCTTTGCAATCTATCGCCATATTTAATGAATCGGTCTGTATTTTTGTTATTATAATAAATATTATGTTTTAAATAAACAACGTCGCCATAAGAAATAGGATAATTCCGCGCGTTTTCTGTTTGAGGTTGTGTTTTAAGAACAAAGCGGACCTTAGACAAATTAGTGCCTATATATTTTAAAGGTAAATCAAAAACTATTTGACTATCTACATTTCCGCGTTGCATTACTTTTTGTTTGTCGGGCGAAAATAACATAATTAAATCGCCTGAGTATAACCCGTTGGGCATTCTACTTCCATTATCTAATTCGAGTGAATAACTAATATCAACATTCGTGGGCATAAGTGCAATGCTCGTGGGACTTGGCACTTGCGTTGGCGTTGGCGTTGGCGTTGGCGTTTGGGATTGCGCAAATGTTTCCTTTTGTTTATTAATGCCAATACTAACGAATCCTTCTTTAGTATCTTCAGTAAAATCCGAATAAATATCCGGGTTTAGTTTGATTGTTTCTGTTTCTGTTTTAGTTTCAGGAAGCACAACTGAAAAGTGTTCAGTTATATTACCTGGATACATCTCTGATGTTATAATAGCATCCGGATACCTCGACAACCTGGCATTTAGTTCGTCTTTATTTGCTTCATTGATATAATCGTTATAACCGGCTTGCAAAACCCCCCAAGCATATTCGCCAAACATAAGTTTGTATCCATAATTTTTTTCATCAATTGTTGGCTCTTTTCTATCGGAATATTCTCGCATTTTGTCAAAATCGTTTAATAATTGTTCGTTCTTTTCAAACTCATATACGCCGGATCGATTTAATATTCGGCGTGAATCTTGGAATTCTAAATTAGGGCTTTTTCCCCATGTATCGGGCTCAATAATATTGATTCCGTCTTTAGTTATAATTTCCACCGGCGGAATATATGCGTTCCTTGGCGCGTTTAGTTTTGTAAACCAATCCCGTTCTTGATTTTGCAATATATTTAACCGCGCATTCGCAGTAATTCTGTCATCTTCTACGGCGTTATACCCTGTGTTCTCATATGCCATAAAATTATCATGACTGGCTTTATCCAATATTGCATATAGCAACGACAAAGTTAGACTAATAAAAATAATTATGTCAATCGGCAGATTTTTATAAGATAGTTTTAAAATTATCCCAATAACTAATCCTAAGATTATATATTTGCCGAAATGATTATAATCAATCATTATAATATAATATAATATAATATTATTATGAATATTTAGCAGTATTATGAGCAGATACGTCATAAATACTTCCAATAGGATACCAACTGGTCTGTTTGCCTGATGACTCAAACCCTTCGAGTTCATTATTGGCAAATGGTTCTTTGGCTTCATTCTTACTATCAAATGCTTTCGCGCCGTCAAAACCTTCTGCATTATCAAACGCTTCTGCACCATCAAAGCCTTCGGCCTTAGTAGATTTTGCACCGTCAAATCCTTCGGCCTTGGTAGATTTTGCAATTTCGCCCGGCATTTGCTCATTCGCAAATCCTTCCGAGGATACAGTCGACAACGTATCATCAAAATCGGATGATCCTACAACAACGCCTGGCTTACCGGTTCCCGTTAATGGTTGATTTCCCTTTGAATTGCCATAGTCAAAATATTTCTCAACTCGGTCGTTTAGCGAAATAGAAGTAGGAGTTTCTGCAACATACGTCTCCTCGATGACGTTATTTTTTAGAATTTTATTATCGCCGGAACCGCCTACTAATCCAAAGCCGATTCCAAACCCTGATCCTTGGCGTGTTCCTGCCGAAACTTTCGGCGCAAATTTATCTATAACAAAAAACACAAGCGCGGCAGAAAACCCAATCATCAAAATCGATTTATAATCCTTTCTATTCTTTGGCGATATAAAAAACGCCGCCGTTGCTACAGCAAGCCCTTCTAAAACGTATTTTAATATATCACTTATCGAAATACCATACTTGTCGTTATAAAAAATAGACGGATTGGTTTGTGTTGGGGGAGCCATTACGATATATATATTATAAATATTATAATAAAAATAAAAAATTATTCATAATAATTATTGCCATATGTTCATAATTTATAAATAATATTTTGGGTTTTATTTGGCAATGAATTAAAAAGTTGTTTATTGTCAATGTCTCTAACGCGCAAATTTTTGGTATAATTAGCGCCATGATTGAGCGCTATAAAATTAAACTCAAACGGCATATCCAAAACTTTATTTCTTCTGTTTTTTAGAAATGCATAACCTTCGCCATTTATATGTTCATAAAACCCGCGTGTTTCCCAAAATTCTTTATAATAACACATTGATGCTTCGGCAATGTTTTTTGTTTTTAATAAGTAGCCGTTTCCTGATGCAACGAGTATGCACCCATAATTAGAACAACCTACAAGACTCGCGCCGCCATTATTTAATAACAAAGAAACACGGGCTTGTAAAGAATGCGGATAATAGTAATCATCGTCATCCATATGAAGGATGATATCATTTGATGCACGCGATACGGCTAAGTTTCTTTTATCTGCTATTTTCATTGGAACTATATCCGGTATCCAGATATAGTTTAACCCTTCAATATATATTTTTTTTATTTCATCGCCAAAATCGGACAGTGGCGAATCATCTACAATTATCCATTCTATTTTATTAGAATACTTAAACGCAAAAAAATTAGATAATAATAACTTAATAAATTTAGCCCTATTCCTTGTAATAGTTATCAAAGAAATTGGCGGAAAAACACTACTGTTTTTCCATGCAGGAATGCTTTTGGTTATACAAAAAGGCGCATAATCTATTTCAGGAAACTTATCTTGTTGTTTATTTCCGCCATCAATTAAATCAATGGTATACTCAAACGGCGCGCGTTTTCGCAACAAATCATTGCGCTTTGCAATAAATTCATATATCTTGCGCGGATTGCTTAAATAATCTTCTATTGTCGTTGATAATTGGGTATAATCAGTAAACACAACAAGGCCTTCATACATAGAATCAAGCGCATTATCTGCACTTCTTTCTGAGATTATAAATGAGTTTAACGACAACAACTCTTCGATCCTTGCTACTTCAAGAGCGGCATTCTGATAATAATGAATATTAATCAATATTTTTGACTTTGCGACAATACCATCAAACTCTTTTTTTGTTAAATTGTTCCATTTACATATAGAAATATTGTCCATAATAGCATTGCGCCTATTGTTTAGACTTCCAATAAATGATACATCGTATTTTTTTGTTGCATCTTTGCGCCATTTAACCTCGCTTATATAATTTTTCTGAAGAACATCAGTCCTATCTAATAATTTAGTCAAAAACATAGCGCCAATATGCGAGAAGTCATATACTTTTTTTGCGTTTTTTAGTATAGTTATATATGCTTCGTTTTTAAAATGCGGACTATCTATTTGTTCGAATTGATAAACTTCATAATTATATCCAGAAATATCCCAAAATATATCATGGGCGCCAATGCATATATAATAATTGGATTTGTCGTTCATTTCTGTAGAAATATAACATATATGACCATTGTCGTATAACCGGTTTTTAACCGTCTTTGCTATTTCTATAAAACACGAACTTGTTATGTTTATACAAATTGTCATTATTATTTATTAATGAAATATTGTTTAAATGCGTTATCATAGTTATAATTATATTTTTAATATCTGTCATAATGTCAGATATTAAAAATATAATGTTAGATATTAAAAATATAAATATTTTGACACGAACATGCAACCGTCCAAACTATTTTGCTTTATGTGCAAACTCTATAACATCGCAAAGTTATCCGTATTGGCATCATATAATCGGTCATGATGATATATGTGATTATTTAACAAATGATGACACGCGACAAATTATTGTTCCTTTGATTAAAGAAATAAAAACACCGGTTAATACATTTCCATATAATTTATACTTCAATCATATGCACAAATTTATCACCCCCGGCTACATAATTTATTTAGATGACGACGACGGGTTTTTTTCCAAAACCGCATTAGAAACCATTTCGCAATATCTAAACGAAGATACAATAATAATATGGCGCGTGCAGTTTCCAGATGGTTTGCGTCCATCAGATTCTATATTTTCGGCGAAACGTGTTGCGAGTAGTGGGTTTCCATCTAATTGCTTTTGTTATCACAGTAAATGGCTCAATGAATGGTCTGGCAAAAAAGGCGGAGACTCTATTTATTTTCATAAATTATGCAAACGTATACCTAAAAAGGTTTGGTTAAACGAGGTTTTAACTCAAGTAAACCAAAACTCGCTTATTTCCGGAAAGGGATCAAAGAATGACATTTTTATAATGTAAGTTTAAACAAGTTAAAATAAAAAATAATTTAAATTTATATGAAGGAATCTGTTGATGTTATTTCTATGCAATCAATAACGCCAATTTTAAAACTTAATGCAAAGTTAAAACTGAACAAGGCAGTTTCATTTAATGAAAATGTTTCTTATGAAAATACAGCAACAGCAACAAAGAATGAAACAGAAACAAAGAATGAGACAGAGACAGAAACAAAAACAGAAACAGAAACAGAAACCAAACAAGAAGAAAATTATAAAATTAATAGTGAGATACGTCAAAAAAGAATATATAGAAAAAAAGCAGATAAGATAAAAGAAGCAATTGCAAAAGCGGAAGAACAAGCAAATATGCCAAAAAATATGAGCATGATTTCTGAACTAACAGCGCAGTGTCCAGTTATAACTATAAATGAAGATAATAATGCCAATAATAATGCCAATAATAACGCAACCGAGCAAGAATGTTCTCAAACAACCGAGCAAGATTCTAAAAATATTCTCGAAGATATAAAAAAGTTGTTAGATGATTACAATAATAGTATTATTACAACAATACAAAACATGTTAGAATTAAACAATCAACAAATAATGCTAAATAATCAACATTTGGAATTAAATACAAATGTTTTGCATGGCATTTCTAATAATAAAATAAATTACACTAGAGAAAAACAAAGCAATGAACAAAGCAATGAACAGGCACAAGCACAAAGCAATGAACAAAGCAATGAACAGGCACAAGCACAATCACAAAGCAATGAACCACACGGCAAAAATTTCAGTATTAAAGGAGATAAGGAAAAAAACACACTAAAAGATTTATTGAAGAATTTTAATATTGTTCCTACAATTACGACAAACAAACCAGTTATAATCCCACAAAAAGATAAAAGTCTAACACAGGCTTCAACTTCGGCTTCAACTTCGGCTTTGATTTCATCAGCGGAATTAATCCCGTCCAAAGAATTTAATTCGTTCTTTGACATGATTTATATTTTGAATGAAACAGATAATGGCATCGCAATCGCGAATAAACTCGCGGGGTTAGGCGTTAATATGGACATTATAACTATTATTTATTCAGATTTTCCAGCAAAGAATAAATATTCGGCAAGTTATAAATATTTATACTTCATGAAAGATGCATTAGATAACGCATTAGAAAACAACACAACGGGCAACATAATCTTATTGTCAGATACTGTTCTTATTCGCAATGAGTTATTATTTGAGTTTAACCGAGGCATTGACACTTTGCGTAAAGAAAATTATGATATAATTCAATTTGGCTTCAAACGAGTTCATAAGTTAAAACGATCGCAAATAGATACGGATTATTATATAAATGCGTATCCTGCCTCTAATTTCAAAAACGCATTAGAAGCAACAAGGCATTGGACTAAAATCGGATTTAATGAAGGCCGTGTTGCAATGCCCAATGTTCAGACATATGAATCTGGCGAACTTGCGCCGGCTGAGTTTTTTGCTTTTAGTATTTGTTCAGAAAAGATTCCCGCATTAATTTTAAAAATAGAATACCTAATGAAACACGTTAACCCATCAAGTGTCGCTGGGTTTACCATTTTCGATACATTAAATATGTCATTTGGCAATTTTTACCCGAATCTTTTCATACAAAAACAGGCTAATGTCAAAAATAATTTGATGGCAAAATATATGTGGCATATGCCAAGTTATTCATAATTATTATAATACATATTTATATAATGAAACTAAATTATGGTATACTTAAAGACATTACTGCAATTAATTCGCCCTCAGGTAATGAGCAGGCCATGGTAAAATACCTTAAAAAATTGGCGCCCAAAAATTTTAAGTTTAAAACAACTAAAAAAAATTCATGTTATTATGAAGCACGCCCTCATGAAGGCGCTAATGCCGTTTTTATTGATGCACACATCGACACAGTTCATTTAAAAATTATTTCTATAACCAAAGATAAATACGTTGTAGCATTGCCTGTAGGGTTTGAGGGCGACATCGCAGATGGGCTTGTTCTTGTTCATATGGAAACCGGATTGCGCGGTGCAGTTGTGACATTGCCGCCTCATTTAAACTTAGTAAGAAGAACATCAAGTGAAGTATTTATTGACTTTGGGCTTTCAAAGGGCGAATTATCAGAGTTGTTTGAAATTGGTGATTACATTTTATTTGAGAATAATTATTCAAAAATAGGTAAAGAAGGCATAATTGGGCGTGGCTTAGATGATAAATGCGGAGTTTTTGTGTTAATCTCGTTATTGCAATACTTTGATAAAGCAAATAATTATAAAAAACTAAAACATAATCTAATATTGCATTTCTCATCACGCGAAGAGACAGGGTTGGGTAGTTTTGCGCATGTTAGAAAACTTAAAATAAATGAGATTATTACTTTGGACACTATTTATTCAACAGATACTGAATTAATACCTGATTATATTACATCTTCAATTTATTATGGTCTTGGGCCATTAATAACACGAAATGCGGATGATGATTTATGTCTTGGTAATAAACTAATTGACATTGCTGTAAAAAAGAAATTGAAATATCAAATAGGGTATTCAGGTTCGGATAATGGCGGGTCTAATAACGCATGGTATTCTAAGAATATAGACGCAAATTCGCAAAACTTGGGCATTCCTTTGAAACATATGCACAGTCCAAACGAAATGGTTCATGAAGATGATATTAGAAACACATTTGATTTATTGTTGCATTATTTACGATGCAATGAATTATGATGTAATATAATTAATTAATTAATTAAAGCATAATATATATTAATATAATCATGCAGAAAATAGGAATCATCGGATACGGAATAGTTGGCAAAGCAATAGGGGCTTATTATGAAAATTTAAATGTGCCTATTGTTATATTCGATAAGTATTGTGGTATAAACACTATAGAATCCATTTTTGAAACAAGTATAACCTACATATGCGTTCCGACGCCTAACAATGGCATAAACATAAGAACAAGCACAGAAACAAACATAAGCACAGAAACAGAAACAGAAACAAACATAAGTGCAAGCATTAATTTAACCGAGGTCGACAACGTCTTTTCATCAATGCACGGCTATTTAGGTGAAATAGTCCTTAAATCTACAGTTATGCCAGGAACAACCGATTCATATATAGATAAGTATCCCGATCTTAATATTAGTTTTTGTCCTGAATTCCTTTCCGCAAAAACAAATATTTATGATTATGCAAATCAAAGAAATATAATTTTGGGTAAAGGTAGAAATAAATCCAAAAATAACATTCTCGAAGAGTGGTATTCCACAATGTATCCTCATGCGGAGTTGCATGTAGTCCAGTGTATAGAAGCAGAATCAGTTAAAATATTTAGTAATGTATTCTATGCGGTAAAAGTGCAGACTTTTACTGAATTTTATTTGGCATGTAGGTATAACGGCGCGGATTTCGATATAATTCGGGATTTAATGCTTAAAAATAATTGGATAAATCCAATGCACACACAAGTTCCATGCAACGGCCGAATTAGTTTTTCTGGTATGTGTTTTCCCAAAGATATTGCGTCATTTAATAAATATTTAGAAGACAATAAGTTGAGCAATGCGGTCATTTCCGCTGCAATGTCAGAATCGATCAGACACAACTCTGAATCATTTCCTTAATGATGAATGCGGACATAGAGATTTAAAATATTTGTCGCGCTCTTGCTGAACACGTTGGGCATTTTTTAATTTTTCCATATTGCATACCATAGTCTGATCACTAAAATCTTTTTTATGAGCATCACGAGTTGATACGTAATCGTCATAATTTATATTGTTGGTGTTCCATGATAAAAATAAAACCGCGTCGCTTTGTTGCACAAACAACCCATTATTTCGTAATTCTGTAATTAAATAATGGATTAAATCTTCAACATCGTATAAAGGCTTTCCAAATACATGCAAAGGAACTTTAAATATACATTCAGTCGCTTTGTGTTGTGTAGCATAACGTTCTATTTGTGCATGACATTTTTTTAATATTTCTGGAAAAATCGGGTTGATATTGTGTTTGTTTAGTTTTATTAAAGATTCTATATTAATTAAATTCTGTTTTTTCATATAATATAATATTATAATATAATATTATATGAAAGGCGCAAAGATAGAAACTAAGAAAAGAAAAAAATCACCTTCGTTGCGTAAAGCATCGCCAACACGTAAATCAAAAAAACCTAATCAGAAGGGTGGCGATAGTGATACTTTTGTTAAAAACCAAGGGGATTATTTTTGTATTAAATCACAAAGCATAAAGGATCTTATGAATGCGTTGCAAGATTTAATGATTCGGCGTTAATAAAATGTTAATACTATAAAAACTATTATTGGCACTCCAATAACTATTGTATAAACATAACTTGCATAATTGGCAAACATTATGAAAACGTTATAACTCGGATCAGTTGTTTCATACTGATGGCGGTTTAAATGGGTTTGAACATTATTATAAAAATTGCAATATTTATCTTCTTCTTCGTGATACTGCATATGCAAAACGTCAAAATCTGCAATTGCAATTGCGTTTGCGTTTGCAATTGCGTTTATATCTTCATGCATCAATAACTGATTTTCTAAATCTGCATTTAACTCGAATGCATTGTTATGAGTTGCCATTACATACCACATATTATAATAACTAATTTTTCAATTAGACTAATTTTTCAATTTGACTAATTTCATTATCGAGTTAAACTATTTTTTCTAAAAAAATCAATAATATACCAAAAGCGCAAATGTCTAAATGGATCTAATGTATTCGGATCATCAGGCGATATATCAGTAAAATCGAATCCGCCTTTTTGCGCAAAAAGGCGTTCATTGGGCATAAGTATAACTTCGCGCATTTTATTCCTCTTTGGAAGCATTACATTATTATTATGCCAACCTTTCATATAATAATAATTATAATAATTATTATTCTAAATTAAGTAGCATATCGTTAATATTTATGTTTTCATCCTTAATAAAGGACATTTTTAATTCTAACTGCTTTTTTCTCTGATATATTTTATTAATAATTACCTTTGCGCCATGTTCAAAAATACTGCGCGTTTCATCAATTAACTCTTTACTCAAGTCATCATTACATAGCCATTCTAAATTGCTTAGTATTGCCGAATTAATATCAATTATCTCTGCATCAATAATCTCTGTAATATCTTCATTTTGCATTAATTCCGGGTCGTTTATTGCCCTTTGCAAATCATTCAAATATTTTTCATATGCAAATTTACTTGACAGCGCCTCGCGCTTTAATACGTCATCTATCTTATGTGCTTGGCTATCATCAATCATTCTTTTTATTTCAGCATCAGATAATTTTATCGAATCAATCATTGCAACTTCTGCCGTGCATCCGGATTCTTGTTCTATTGCTTTTACTGAAAGAATGCCATTTGCATCTACATTAAACGATACCTCAATCTTTGGAACCCCGCGCGCCTGTTTCGGGATTCCTGATAGTCTAAAATCGGCAATTTTGTGGTTATTAATAGTAAAATCACGTTCGCCTTCAAATATTTTAATATCTACGTATGATTGCCTATCTGCCGAAGTAGAATACATTTTAGTGCGCGAAACAGGGATTTGTGTATTTCGTTCAATTACTTTTGAGAAAATGCCCCCTTGTGATTCTACACCAAGCGACAAAGGAACAACATCAAGGAGCAACAACTCGTTTGTTTTCCCCGATTCGTCATTTCCGGATAATATCGCCGCTTGAATTCCTGCACCAAGGGCAACAGCCTCATCTGGATGAACACTCATGTTCAATTTTTTGCCCGCAAACTCTTTTTGCAACATTTGTCTAATATAGGGAATTCTTGTTGAGCCACCTACAAGAATTATTTCATTAATGCAACAGTTATGTGCATCGAGTATAGCGGCGCGAACAGGTGCCATACATTTTTCGAATAACGGTGCACATAACTCTTCGAACTTGCTTCTTGATAACATTTTAGAATATTCAAAGGAATTAATTTCGAAATCTATTAATGTTTCAGATGAGGTAGACAAAGAACATTTCGCCATCTCAGCGAGGTTCTTAATCTTTCGTTTATTCTTATCTGATAATTCCGATTTCAATTCCGATTTCAATCTTATGTGTAAATCAGCAATAATATGTTTAACAATTTCATTATCAAAATCCTCGCCTCCCAAATGTGGGTCGCCGTTTGTTGCAAGAACTTCAAAAATCCCTGATTCGGTTATAGAAAGAATGCTTACATCAAATGTCCCTCCCCCTAAATCAAAAACTAACACTTTTTGCGCGTTGCTTTTTGCGAGGCCAAGGCCATAACATAGACATGCGGCAGTTGGCTCATTAACAATGCGCACACATTCCATTCCTGAAAGAATACATGCCTGTTTTGTGGCATTTCTTTGAGAATTATTAAAATATGCCGGAACAGTAATAACCGCCTTGTTAATTGGCACTCCTAATTTTTCTTCGGCGCATTCTTTTAAATAGGTTAATAAATATGCAGATATTTGTTCAGGGCGCATTACATGTTGTTCGTTTTTATAATTAACACTAATTGTGGCCATACCGTTTATGTCTTGAATTATGGTATAAGGAAAATCGTTAATGTCTTCTTGTAATTGTTCATCCGCAAAGCGTTTTCCTATAACCCTTTTAACAGAAAACAATGTGTTCTTTTGGTTTACATTGGCATTTAATCGCGCCCTTTCACCAATTAATACCTCTTTATTGGTAAAACTAATCCAACTTGGCGTAGTATTTTTCCCGTCTTTATTCGGAATAATCTCGCAATGGTCTTTATTCCAATAACTAACGGCCGAAAAAGTAGTCCCTAAATCGATACCAATTATAATTTCAGAATTCATAATATGAATATTTATATATATTGTTCCTAATTTATTATAATAAATTAAATTATATGGCAGATATTCGTTCAGTATATGGAAACTCTTTTCAAGAAGAATCTATAAAACAACATTCTGGCAATTTAGTCAAACTGTTTAGCACAAATCTGGCAAATAAAGAGTTCAAATTTAATATATCTTCGTGTGATTTATGGCATAACAACAGTTTATCAACAGATATTGTTATGCAATTAATCTCGTCCGTCCAAGCAAAGAACCAATCAATGCGCCTGACGCATGTAGCAAAACAGTCTTCATATATTAATATGTTTCCTTACATATTGAAAACACCCGCTGAGTATTTTATACTGACAGATTTAAAAGAGCGCAAATTTTATTCTATTTATATAACTCCTGAAAAGATAGATGTATTATGATAGTATTACTTATTTCAATGTTCATGTTCGTGTTCATGCTCATGCTTTGCGCGCTGCCCGTGAAATTGCGTCGAGCCCGGTTATACTCTGTGGTGGCATAATGTAGCATGGCGGATTTAGGTTTAGACTTTCATCAAATTGCGCCTCCCATTCTTGTTTTACTTGACCGGGATTATGCCTTGATTTGGCATCAATAGAAAAAGGTTTCATCCATTGGTTATAAACATCGGTATTCTCTACGTTTTGCACCGAGACCATATCACTTAAAAAATCAATTAAAAAATTGTGATGGTTGGAAAGCGCTTCCAACTGTCCGGGGCGCAAATTTGCGCGATTTGACATAATAACTTGCATGTTAATAAGTAAATTAGATTTTAAACCGGCAATAACTTTGCTGTCTAAGTTTTGATACCCTTGTATTTGCTGTGCATTATTCCATGACATTATATTATAATAAAATATATTATATATAATGAAATAATGGAATTATATAATGCAACAATATCATTTGCGTATTCTTGATAAAACCAACATTTATCCGCAAAGCGATATCCGACACGCGGGAGATAGCGGAATAGATTTATACTTCCCTGAAGATGTAATTGTTCCTGGCAACAATACCTGTTATATTAATTTGCAAATTTCATGCGAAATGACAAAAAACGGCACTGAACTTTCAAGTTATTATTTATATCCGCGCTCTTCTATATCAAAAACCCCGCTAATTCTTGCAAATTCTGTAGGAATTATTGATGCAGGATATCGCGGAGATATTATTGCCGCGGTCAGAAATTTGCATAGCGAAGATTATAAAATTTCTAAGGGCGACCGATTGTTTCAAATATGCGCCCCTGATTTATCAAAGATAAATTATTCTATTGTTTCGTCATTGTCTGAATCTGATAGAGGCGCCGGCGGGTTTGGTAGCACGGGAAAATAATAATTGCAATTGGTATAATATGCATTTAATACATAACAATCTGGTTAAAATGGTTAAAATAGGAAACGTAGAACATTTACTTCATGACGCTTTGTTAAACCAATTAATTATAACATCAGATGGCCATGTAATTTCCGCATTTTGGTCAAACGATATTAACAAAATTCGGAAAGCAACAAGTCGAGATATATCTATATTTATTATCAATAGATCAATAAATAAATATATATTTTATGGTAAAGAAATAATATATTCATACCTATGTGCAATTGCGCGAGGCGATACATTAATCCAATTTGATGCGGGCGAATCCGGTGCAGAGGTATACCATGAACTTAATAACAAACCATATGAGATTTACGTCATGCCTATGCCAATGCCAATGCATGATGTAGAAGATTCGTGGTCTAAGTTAAGTTTTATACAATTATACAAATTTCCTGAATGGACCGGTTCAGATTCATCTAATCATGAGTTTTATGCTATTGTCCATTATAATTATTGCTTAAAAAACAATTTTATAAAAGAAATAGAAAAACTAATATTCAAAGGCGTTTCATGTTATATTTCCGCTGATAAAAAATGCATTTTTATAAATAGATATAATAACAATATAGAAACAGTTAAAATCCTTGCATGTAATGAAACTAACATTATGCCTGGATTTACAAATAAATTTATCAAAGGATTGCGGAGGTATGTTATTAATGCAGATAACGCATATTTACCAAGTATTAAAAATTTGAGTTATCCAGGACAGGTTATACTAACAAGAGGCGATGCTGATATTTACATTATGCATGAATACTTACATATTAATTTTTTAAAAGTTATTTATACAAATAATTATTCCGAAATTAGAATATATGAGTTTAAAGAATATCAACCTAACATTGTATCAAGAATGATGACTGAGGTTTTAATGGACGAATTGATAGAAACAGATAGGACAATAATTATAAACACAAATTACACTCGCATTTGCACATTGCCAATTGTTTTTATACAAAAACAAAAACAAAGATAATAATTAAATTTTCATTGTTGCTTTAATAGCGGGATGACATACGTAATTATGCAATTGTAAATCAGCAAATTGCAACTGTTCCAAATCATGCACATCATGCATTTCTTTATTTACTGACAATTGGCAATATGGATAAGGCATTCGGGCACAAGCGATATTACATGCATCAATATGTTCAGAATAAATATGCGCATCTCCAAACGATAATGTAAGCATTCTTGGATGATATCCTGTTAATTTTCCAATTAAAACCATAAATAGAGCAGTGCTTGCAATATTAAAAGGCACTCCTAAAAACATATCGGCACTTCTTTGCGTCATTTTGCAATCAAGGTATTCGTTTTCTATGCTAAATTGCAACGGAAGCGAATGGCATGGTGGCAAAACCGATTCAGTAATTTTTGAAGGATCAAACGTAGTAAGTAGCAATCTGCGCGAACATTCAGTTAAATTATTGTTAATCATATCAATTAAATTCGCCAATTGGTCAAAGCCTTCACCATCATAACATGCGTCTTTTCCGTTATACTTTGCCGAAAAATGGCGCCAGTTCCAACCATACATCGGCCCCATATCTCCAGGGGCATAATTTAACCCCCGCGCCTTATGAAACTCGGCACTTGTGTTTCCGTCCCATATATGAATGCCTTTTTCAGATAAATATGACGCATCAGTCCATCCATTTATGAACATAATTAATTCTTCAACAATTCCGCGCCAAAACATTTTTTTTGTTGTTATCAATGGAAACCCTTCAAGCAAATTAAATCGCAAATCAGGCGGTGCAAAAATAGATAGTGTCGAACCATTGCGTGTGTCTTTTTTGGTTCCTTCATTAATTATTTTGCGCAATAGCGCTAAATATCTTATTTCTGATAGGTTATACCGATTGTTAATTTTGCATTCACAATTTATAATATGATCAATTGTCATCTCGTTGTTGCATAAGATATTATATTTATAATTATGATAATTTATTATAGGCATAAACAAGTCGCAACCATAATCATGGTTTAATTTTGTTAGATAAATAGATTGTAAATTATCTATATCAGACATTGCTTCTTGATAAAGTCGCAATCCACCTATAACAAAAATAGGTTTATTATACTCCTTTGCTAAATTATACGCACTTATATAATCTATACAAATAATTACATCAGGAATAAACGACCGCGTAATTACAACATTAATCCTATCAGGAAGGGGTTTTCCTATTGAAAAATAAGTTTTACGCCCCATTATTACAACAGATCCTTTTGTAATATTGGCAAAATGGCGCATATCTTCCTTTGATGTCCATGGGATTTTATCATCTTTACTAAACCCCCAGTTTTTATCTGTCGCAATTATGATATTCATTATACATAATTATTGCGTTATTATTAATTAAGATAATTCCTTTTTTAGATACCAAGACACATGGTCGTCTGATATTACATAATAAATGGAATAATTATATAAAGCGAAAAATGATTTTAATTGATCAATTACGCACTCAACCCCATTTCCGCGTAAATGTGCGAGCCCATTCCAAAAACCAATAAACCCTTTTGGTTTTTGTGGTCCTAATCTCATTAGAACATCTATCGGAAAATTATAAAAATATGAATTAGAAGATGTCAAAGATTTAATATGTCTATGTTGATAAAAAGGTAGTTCAATGGCGAAATTTATTAATAAATCTTTGGGTGGTATAAAAGAATAATCAATAAAATATGGCAAAATATAAGAATAAAAGTATTCTTCGCCAAAGATTGTTTGCAATATGTATTCTGTAAGACCGTTAGATAATTGTTGATATTTGTCCATTTTTGCTTCAAAATCTTCAATAGTAGTTGAAGTTTTTATTTGTTGGGATAGTATAACTAAATCTTGATAGTTTGGGCTTTCTGCTTCTGGTTGTGGTTCTGGTTGTGCTTGTCCTTGTCCTTGCATCATCATCATTATATTATATTATATTTATGAATAGTATTTAAATATACTAATTCTTCAAAACTGATTTTTATAATGTTTAAGGTAAAATATACTATATAATAGTATTAAAAAAATAAGCATGGATCCATTTATGCCAAAGCATAGTGGAACTGCATTTCGACCGTTTAGGAGTAGTCGTGCGGGCGCTGGTTCTGGCACTGGCACTGGCACTGGCGCTGGTTCTGGTTCTGGTTCTGATGCATGCGTTGTTGCTGGTTCCAGTGATGATATAATTGCCCAAATCATGGAAACCATGACAGTGCCGTTTGCCGAGCATATTCTCAGTCAAGCACCGATTCCATCGGAGGAATTGTTGCACAATTTGCTAATATTGCATGATCAACGCGTGCACAAAGTGCTTAGAGACGCGTTTAGAAATAAATATTTTCCGCCTGAAGCACGCAAACTGTTTTTCCGCGCGATGCAACTCATTCGATCAATTCCGCCTGGGACTTTTCTCATTTCGGTCAGAGGTCCGAAAGAGTTGCACGAAACGCGCGATTACTTGCAGACGCTGGTCATGGCGGTCTGCTTATGCTTGCAAAATGGCCTCATGACAGAGGCGATGCGTGAGTGCATTGTCAAAGATAATATCGCTTGTCTCGGCAACAAATTTCATTCGCGCGAATTTACGGCGGACATATTTCATGTATTGGGCCTTTTTGGGTGCAAACTCATTGTTGCACCCCGCGACCATGTATTGGACGATAAGATTGCTGATTATGTCGTGGCTGAGCAACCGACTAAGGGAATTGGTTCCGGAGTCCGTGATATGAGGTGCGTGTTTATAATGGCATAATGCCGGCGGTTTGGGTTATATCTTATATTATAATAATACTAATTAAAGCGATTTTCGCTTTGTTTAAATTCCAAAGTATAATATTTCAAATCCACAAGATGAGATTTGAAATAATTATAATAACATAATAAATGAACATCAATTGGTTTAATATTTAATTTTTATTTACCTAATTTTGTTTTACCCATTTGACCCGTTTTAAATAATCCTTTTAAATATGCTAAATTACCACTATTATTCAAGACATATCCATAACCAGAACCAGATCCAGATCCAGAACCAGATCCAGATCCAGAACCAGATCCAGAACCAGAGCCCGAGCCGGATCTAGAGCCAGATCCATTCATAAACACAGAACCATATTTAGAAGGGCTATTTTGCGATGCTTTTCCAGACATTTTATAATTATGTAGTATCGTTATAATACTATTTATTAATAGTCCTAATAATAGGTTTCATTAAAATCAATTTATAAAGTTGATGCACTATCATTCTGAGTAATTGACCCATCAGAATAATTTTTTTGTTCAGTGCAATCATCACTGCGTTCAGGGTGTGGCATTGCTCCCGCAAATTGGAACATCATATGACCTAATGCTATTAGTATAATCAGTATCCAAGAACTATTTTTTACTTTGGATTTAGTTTTGTCATTGCGAATAGTTGATGCTGCAAATATCGGAACTGAATTTATTCCGCAAATTAAAATTATTTCTATAACAAAAAAGAACCATACCAATCTTTTTCGGGTTATGTCTGTCATATTCAATCTACACATAACAGTAATGTCGGGCGGATTTAATCTAAAGCCACATATTGCGGATTTAATTAATTTGGCACTTATTAAAACAAATACAATGAGTAATATTACGATTATAATATAAATTAACGAAACCAAAAAAGGATCTTCATTGGAGGCATCTTCTTCTTCAGAAGCAATGTTTACAGGTTCGCCGGTTTCAACTGCAAGGTCATAATATATGCTATTTCCTTTTTGTGTTTCAGATTTATCTAAAAATCTATTCAATCCTGATGATTCTTGTGCGATATAAATCATAAACAATAACATAAAAACGCCAAACATATATCCTAATAACGACCATCCCATTTTTGCCCTTCTAAAAAAATATATAGCCCATAATGAAATTACACCGCAAACACCGGCTAATAATGCCAAAGCATACGCGCGACCACGTGAATCTTTTGTATAATCAAACATGGTCTTATTGGGCATTGATGGAACGCCAGGCATTGTTTGAGCGCCCGGTGTTTCTGTCTTTTTTTTGTCTGCGAATTTAATAGGATAAACAATGCTTACCAAAAACAGAAACCCAAAAATAACAATTGTTGGAATGCCTAAACTTTTCATAAAATCTGCACGAATTTCTTTGCGTTCTTTGTTATCTGCATCAAATCGCGCCTCTTTATATGTTTCATTTAGTTTATACTGTTCTCGAGAATCTTTTACAATGCCTTTTTGCGTTAATATTACTGCATCTGATACATTAAAATTGCATTCTGAAACAAAGGTTTTTGTTGAGTTAAGTATTTCTTTAATTTTTTTAACAGTTTCATTTAACTTTTCCTTTGATGCTTGCAAAGTATTACCTAAAATTGTCGGCTTTTGTGTGCCGTCTGCATCTTGCGAATTTGCGCTTCCTTTTTGCGAATTTGCGCTTTCATTTGTTGATTTCATTTCTTGTTGCGATTTTGGTTGAATAATTGCGCCATCATCAGTCATTTCTATTATAACAATAATAAATAATTTTATTTATTATTAAAAACTACAATACATTATATTATATAATAATATGTCGTCTCAGGAATACCTAAACAAATTACTATCAGGATTGCCATTATTTCCAGACTCAAACAATTGTGTTATTTTATATCTAAAATCAAAGCCCGAAGAGTTGCACAACATTAAATACATATATTTTACATATATCGGGTCTAATTATTTATTGTCATTATGTCATGGCGCGAATAATGAGTTTATTTTGGTTATAATTAAAAACAATGAGTGCAAGGTATACCTAAACATTGATGTGCGCCTTGTGCTTCAAAATTTAACTAAATCTGAAAGGAAGAACATATTAGGACTAAGCAAGAAAAATATACTGAAAAATAGTTTAGAGTCATTTCACGCATTGCAATATTTAAACGACGACATTACGATCATTATTACTAAACTTAACTCATTGAAAAGCATCTTTGACATTTCCGGGCTTCTTTTTATATCTGATGAGATTATTGACAGTTTAAACCCCAATGAAAACATATATGTATTAATACTAAATAACAATACAAAAATAAGAAACATATCAAAATTAGTTTCATTATTCCCTAATATCCGCGAAATATATTTGAACAATATGAAACATTTACATGACGAAAATATTTATGACATACCACCTTGTGATGTTGTTTCTATTTCGAATTGTTCAATTACTCTTCGGGTGTTGCTTCACTTAACCAAAGTAAAACATATTATTTTAAATTGTATTAATCTTGAGTGCCAAACTAATATGTATTCTACCGTAATATTAAAAGACGAATGGGACAATACATGGAACAATAATATAATTTGCACCAAGATTGCGATTATTAGTAATAATCTTACGTTTGATTGCATTAAATGTATTGTTGAAAACACGCCAAATTTAATAGAGTTTAGGCTCCTTGATGTAATTATAACCAAAATGCGCGAAACTGTTAAATCAGGCTACGAAAAAGAAATAATTGAGTTTGTTTCTGAAAAAAATAAATTAAGACTAAACCGCGATCTGAAATGGAAATCTTTGCTTATAAATAATTGCACTATGATTGCATGATGATTGCGCAATGAATCCTCGTAAATATGTATTATTATATTTAAAAATAAAAAAATCAATAAAATTATTATAGACAATGATTTATTGTATTGAAACATTCGACCCCGATAAAATAAATGAGATGATTAAAACAGAAAACAATAAAATTAAGAACAATATTAATATTATTGGTGCGGGTATAATCTGCATCAACATAAATAATATTTCTGGTAGGCATAAACTGTTTCTTATGCAAAATAACAAAAAATGGGGTTTTCCAAAAGGACATATTAATGCAAACGAGAGTTATACCGATTGCGCAAAACGCGAATTTTATGAAGAAACTGGTGTTGAGATTGATGCCAATTTTAAATATTTTTTTATAAGCAACAAGATTGTTTACTTCGTGGTTTATACAAACCAATTTTGTTATGATATTAACAACGTCATAACAAAGCATGAAGTATCAAGGCTATCGTGGATGGACATAAAGGACATCAACAATAAGAAAATATATGATTATTCTGATACAAACATAGGCATTAAACACTTCTGTCAAATTTTTTATAAGTATAAAAAATTCAATACTTTCTATATGAATAATTATAGGAACAATTATACCAATAACAAAAATTTTATTATTAATAATAAATCATTCTGGCGATAAAAAACTAATTTTTATATTTAGAAACAATTTAATATAATATTAAATTATTTTAAATATTTATATTATAATATAATGTCTCACGCCGCTTATTCATCACTCTTTGACGAAATTCTCTTAAATGGGAAAATACTTGATTCAGCAACGCCACCGGGCGTGCTTTCTTCTTTTACTTCTATTTATTCGAGCCTTACCGGAATTACCGGAAGTATTGCAAACTTACAAACACAAATCGATACCGACAATACAGACAACCTTGCGTTGCATGCGGGATTAACTGGATTGCAATCTTCATTAGATACTACTAATTCCAATTTATCAACGTTATCTGGTTCATTAGATACTACTAATTCCAATTTATCAACGTTATCTGGTTCATTAGATACTACTAATTCCAATTTAACGACGTTATCCGGTTCATTAGATACTACTAAATCCGATGTTTCTGGATTGCAATCTTCATTAGATACTACTAATTCCAATTTAACGACGTTATCCGGTTCATTAGATACTACTAAATCCGATGTTTCTGGATTGCAATCTTCATTAGATACTACTAATTCCAATTTAACGACGTTATCCGGTTCATTAGATACTACTAATTCCAATTTAACGACGTTGTCTGGTTCATTAGATACCACTAATTCCAATTTAACGACGTTATCCGGTTCATTAGATACTACTAAATCCGATGTGTCGGATTTGCAAACTGCCAATCAGACACAAGATTCGAGTATTAACACTATTAATTCAAGTTTGGAAAGTATAACTAATAATGTAGCAAGTTTAGAAAGTATAACAACACAAACAACAGGAATAGTTCAACAACATTCTACAGATATTATTGCATTACAAGCATACGACTGGTCAGCACATAATGCAACACAAAATGTTTCACTTGATGGTCGCGATTTATTAGGGGTCAATAATATTACATGTTCCACTTTGAATTATACCACATTAAACCCCGCAATTCCGGTTCCTGTTGCATTTGCAAACACTTATTATGTAGATAAAGCAGGTTCTGATAGTAGCAACGGCTCAGCCGAATTTCCTTTTTTAACAATTCAAAAAGCAATTGATGTATGCGAAAGCACATGGAATGGAACAGCACGAGAAATTCGCGTCAATTTCGGATCATATTCGCAACAACTTCTTATCAAAAAAGCCCGTATTCAGTTAACCGCCGTTGGATCAAGATATGCCAATACCGCATGTTCTATTACTGGAAACATTCTTGTGCAGGTTTCAGGCTCAGTCGATATGTTCAACTCGCAAATCGCCATCGTTGGGTTTCAAATAGTAGGGCGCGTTCTTGATACATCGACAAGTGTTCATACATTGGTATTAATGAATTGTTATCTTTATGCAAACGAAAATGCAGTTTCACAAACAAGCAGTGCAGATAATCGCACATATATGGAAAATTGCACAGTGCAAGCAGGAAACACATCTGGAACACAGGCTTTACTTAATTTTACATCAGGGGGTGTGTCTCTAATTTCGATTAGTATTACCCAAAAAAGCACACAATCGTGTATAATATTGTCTGGAACGGCATATTTCAATAATTGCGTATTATCGACTTTTACAAATGACAATTCAGGTGCAACATTATTGCCATTGATGCAGATTACTACAAGTTCGGTCGCTTCTCAAGTTGTCGCGAACTGCGGATTTATTTATTCAAGTTCTACAGCAAAGGGGCACACCGCAACACAGTGCAACAACGTAGGTATATATATGAATTGGGGTGCGGGATCCACTGCAGGAGGTCTTATTCCTCTGACATTACTTTCGAATACCTTTTTGTTGACTGGAACAGTAGAGGGAAACCTTATTGTAGATGCACTAAACAATTATTATTTGTTCCATGCAAATTGTTATACAGGCCATAGCAACATTTCTGGACAAGCGCATCTTATGTGCGGAACATTTAATGTAAACAAATTTCCGTTGTGCCCCGCTTCTTAATTTATTTCGATATAAGGAATAAAAGGCACAGTTGCTTCCATTAGGCCTTTAATAGTAATTCCGTTAAGAATAATAATATGATCAGTTATAAACTCTGCGGAATAATTTAAAGTAAGTATATTAGATTCATTTGGGGTATAACAAAGCAAATCAAATAAATGTTTTAGGGTATAACTTATTATACCAAGTTTAGGATTAATTGAAAACCATATTTTATTACTTATTTCTGAAGTGTCATTAGTAGATAACCAAAGATATAGTTTAATCCAATCAGGCGATTGTCCGACATAGGATACTTCAATCTTTATTTCTAAGTTTGTTATACTTAATATAAATTTATTGAATTTATATGAATGATAATTAAACGTCATAAATGCACCCGTGCAATTATTAACGCTTATTTCTTGATTCATTATTTTGGATATTTGTATATCCTTATCGTATACCTCAAGTCTCGGTTTATTATAATAAGTATCATATATACGACCGTAAATAAGCCCATCATTTTCAATTATTTGTAATCCTTCGCGACTCGTTAAAGAAATGTCCGGAAATGACAATATATTTATGTCAGAAAGCCTATTATTTTTGAAACTAATGCTATCTGAATTGCTTGATATATTTGTGCAATTGGCTATTGTATTTCCGGACATGGAAATTCCATTTGATAATGATAGCCCATTGGTTATAATAACATTATTGTCGAGTATAATATTCTTATTGGAATCACCGCAAGAAATAGTTATATCTTCTGGTGGGTTTGTTATAATACGTTTTGTGTTTACCTGTGATGCAAAAATGCCTGTATCAAAAGTAATCAAAGAGTTAAAATTCTTTTTTGCTACTATTACATCCGGTTCAGCGAGTTTTACGTATAAAGCATCATTAATTTTTTTAATAGTAAAAGAATAAACAATACATAAATCCCCTGGTTTATTTTGTGATAATAAAATACCGGGGGTTAAATTAATTTCATAACTAAAATTTATGTTAGTCTCATAAATACCGCGAGAATTAATGTATAATCGTTCAGATTCTTTTTGGTTATAGCCGGTATAAATAAACGGATTGCCAACAACAGCCTCTGCGTCAACCGTAATTTTATAGTTGTCGTTTGCTGAAAACACAAAAGGAATCCCTAATATGACACCCGGGGTTATTGAATTATCAGAACTTACTATTTTTAAACAATAAGCAATGTTGTCATAAATTGTATACGCATTTCTATATGGTCTAAAATTATATTCTGACTGAATACTGCCAGAAAAATTTATATCAACCATTATAAAATACCTTCAATAAAATAAATGTGATATTATATGGGGCTAATCTAAAATGAAAATATTATAATATAATATATCCAATTCCTAATAATGAACATTGACGTAATTAATAGTGCAACAATTAAAGAGTTAGACGAATTAATTAAAACGGCAGAGTATAACTACATTTACGAAGAAAAGCAGATTTATACCGATACCGAATACGACTACATGCTCGAGAGGTATTCCTATTTAACCGGAACAAACCGCGTTTCGAATGCAAGTATATCCAAAGATTGCACTATGGCAAAATTGCCGGCATGGATGCCTTCTCTTAGTAAAGCATTGCATGGAAGCAATGCACTTGAATTATGGGCAAAAAAAGTGCCATGCGATAATTACATGGTTTCAATGAAGTTAGATGGATGTTCGGCTTTATACTCGGGTGCGGAAAATAAGTTATACTCGCGCGGGACGTATTCTGAAGGGCAAGATATTACCATGATGTTGCCTTTTTTAAATTTGCCCCGCGTTGCCTTCATGGTTCGAGGCGAACTCATTGTTCAAGATTCTATTTTTAAAGAAAAATATTCAATGCATTACGTAAACGCACGCGCAATGGTTGCGGGAATAATCAGATCGTTTAATATTGCAAGTAATAAAGCAAGTGAAATGCACAAAGCAATCGCCGCCGATATTAAATTTATTGCATATGAAATAATAACTGGCGACGAATTTGAAATGAAACCTGAAAAACAACTGGCGATATTAGAAGACAATGGTTATTCTGTAGTTCGCAATAAAATTATTCATATTATTGCAAACGACATATTGTCAGGAATACATTCTGAATTTCTTGATTCTGATTTCGCTTTTGATGGGCTTGTTATTATGTATAACAAAAAATATGTGCGATGCACTAACGAACGCCCTAAATATGCGATCGCATATAAGAAAGAGTTAGAAAACTTAATCGGGTTTTCAGAAGTAGTTTCCGTTTCATGGAATATAAGCAAGTGCGGATACATAAAACCCATTGTTAATATTGTGCCAATTACTATTAATTCAGTTCTTATATCAAAGACAACAGGTATAAACGCGCGTTTTATTAATAACAATGTTATCGGCCCGGGAGCAAAAGTAAAAATAATTAGAAGTGGCGACGTTATTCCAAACATCGCAGAAGTTTTAACACCTTCAACAAGCGGAATACCTGATATGCCAACCCATATTAAATATGTATGGAATGAGACCATGGTTGATATAGTTAGCGCCCATCATGATGACAAAGAGATTATAATGCAACAAATTAATTTTTTTCTCAAAACCTTAAAAATTAAAGGCATTGACAACAAATATATTGCGCGGATTTATAACCCAAAAATAAACTCGATACTTGCGTTTATACAAATGACCCAGGAAGATATAGCGGGGTTAGGAGATGTTATCTCAAAAAAAATAATAACAAATATACAGAATGGTGTTGCTAATGCAACTGAACCAGAATTAATGACAGCAAGCGGGATTTTCGGCCGCGGTTTAGGAATTAAGCGAATAAACGACATTTTTGCACATTGCCCTGATATAATAAAAAATGGGCATACTTATGACGTTATAATATTACGTTCAATTATTGCCCCAATTTCGGGATTTGGTAAAGTTTTAACTGATTTGTTTATTGAGGCATTTCCTAAATATTTAGAGTGGCATGATGCTTTACATTTATCGCATAATGCCGTTGTTGCGCCATTACCATTATCTCATTACTTATCAAAGAAGGTTGTAAGCATAACCGGCACTCGAGACCCAACAATTCTCGCGTTTCTTGATCAAATCGGCGCGCATGTTAAACCGTTGTCTTCTAAAACACAGTTTCTTATTGTAAAAAATTATGAGTTAAAAAATAGCAAGACCGCGCAAGTTATAGAAAAAGGGTTTAAATGCAGGATAATAGATATAACGGATTTTACTAAAGAATTTATACTTATAACGGCAACTGTTCCGCATTGATTTTATTTTTATATACTCGCCAATATTCGTCAATGCCCATAGGATCCGGGTGAATCCATTTTGCAGAAGGGCAACCTTTCTGTTCGATTAGGTATTGATGATTCAATTTCATAAGCGTCGTCGCATTATTTTGTAAAAATAAACGCGCATCGTATGATGATTTAATTTTGTTATAATCAAGCATTGCGGTATGCGCATCATTCTTTGGGCGATAATCAGTTCCAAATCGAGCATCTGACATTAATGCCGGGCAGTCATAATTTAAACGTGAATTGTTAGACATATAATAATATATATTATTTTTTATTTGCAATAATTATAATAAATAATATAAATATATATTGCAACATGAAAATATCGCTACCTTCATTATCTGCAACAATACATAGACGCGTCGATGGGCGCAACAATGTATTTTTGAAAGTATCTGGGCATTTTTCTGGCAAGCAAATGTTATACTTCGCGGCGAGCCCGCCCGATAGGCATTTATCGTATTCTGGTTCTGCGTTGCCATTTCCGTCTGAGTCGTTTGCATATGAAGGAACAACAAGCAAAGGGCTTATTCAAACAGGGTCGTTTGAATTTGTAATCCCTTATCCTAATTCGCATTACATTGATGCAACAGGGGTTTTGCTAAAACCATATATTCGATTTGTGCTTGACACTGTTATACACGATGTAGTCATAGGTGATCAACTAATTGCAAATAGGTCTTTGACAGGACTTCCTAATCGTCCTGACCGTTCAGAAATGGGTGGCAATGGAAGCGGTGGCAAAAATTAATGCATCTTGATTGCATTGCATTGCATTACATTACATTACATTACATTTGTAATTGATTTATTATTATTATTATTATTATAATTAGTATAATGGAACAATTATTTGACCTTAAAAAAGAATTGCATGCACGCAATGAAATTGCCAATAATGATAATATTGTTTATACTTTAAAAAAGTTATCTGATTATTATAAAACTAATGGAACATCGCAACAAAAAATCAATGCTATTAATAAAGCAATAACCTCGATATCTTCATTATCATATTGCATTACATCAGGACAAAAGCCGAAAATTCCATTTGTTGGCCCTGGCATTGCAAAGCGAATTGACGAAATATTAGAAACAGGAACATTGGCTGAATTACATAATGATGGCGAATCAAAGGTCATTACCGAATTATGCCAAATTGTTGGCATTGGTCCTATAAAAGCACAACAATTAGTAAAAATGGGCATTACCGGAATTCCATCGCTAATTGCGAGTTATGAATCTGGCAAACTAACAGTCAAAAAAAATATGTTAACCCATAGTATAAGTATAGGACTAAAATATTATTATGACTTACAAAATAGAATTCCGCGCGACGAGATTGTAGAATTACACAAAAAAATAATATCTATAACCCCAAGCAAGTATTCTGTTAAAATTTGCGGGAGTTTTCGGCGAAAATTGCCATCATCTGGCGATATTGATGTGCTTATAACACACTCGGATTATACTAAAGACGATGACAATCATGAAACATTGCTACATGATTTAATTGACATATATATTTCTGCGGGTATAATAGTAGATAGTTTAACTTTTGAAGGCCAAACTAAATTTATGGGAATAGCAAAATTATACGATATAGGCCGTAGAATAGATATAAGACTAATAAGCAAGACCGCGAGACCATTTGCAATTTTATATTTTACTGGTTCATGCGAATTTAATAAAATAATGCGTTCAAGGGCTTTAGATTTAGGGTATTCATTAAATGAATACTACTTAATAAATAACGAAACGAGCGAGGTTATAACATTATCATCAGAAAAAGAAATATTCGAGTTTCTACGATGTAAATATGTAAAACCAATAGATAGATAATTAATTTATATTATCTTTGGTTAGAAAACTGATTTTATAGATGTCTATTTAAAATATAATAATACCTAAAAAGCAAACAGACGAGACTTGTTGCTATGCAAACGAGCCCCGAAGCCGAACAATTATACAATTTGGCAGTCCGCCAACTTGCGGGCAATCGGAGACAAACTTGGGCAAAAGCCGCAGCACAACTGGCATACTTCCTCCGTGCTCTTTCGCATAACATGCGCCGTCGGTTGGCGCCCGCATTTTGTGCGCGAATGGTTGCAGTCGCACAAGAGTTAATTGACCTGATCGAGAGACAAGATGAAGGCGATGATTCGAACAGACATTTCGAAACAATGCGTCTGTGCTTTAACGCCGGATATAGTTGCATGCAAACGGCAACCGAGATTATAAAAGCGGCATTAAGTCAGGAACTGGTATACGGCCGCGGATTTCAACCTGCGCGCGGACTGTTTCCCAAACTTGAGTCGGTGCCCAAACTTGCGCCTCCATTGGTGCCTGTGCCTGTGCCTGTGCATGGGCTTGTGCCTGTGCCTGTGCGCGGTCATGCAGAAAAGTTGGAGGATTTGTTCCTTTATCAACAATTTATAACCGCATTTACCAAAAGGAATGAGATCCTCGCGAAAAATTGGCAAAAATTGTTGCGTGTATCAGAGGTGTTGCACAATGCACCATTCTCAACACTTCCTTCGGCGATTGTGTCAATTATTTGCGGACTCGCCGAAGGCATGCCCTTCTGTCCGGAGCATTTAACAATTTGCTTGCTTCGGGAGTTTAGTGGCACAATGAAGGTTGAATGTTCAGAACGGGTCTTGCTTGAAAACGTCAAACGTTGCATTAACACACAACGCATCTTCGCAATGTGCAGGAATTCAACTCGACCCGATGGAGTTGTCGTTGAACAACTCATAGCCAACGCCATCTTCGACGCATTTCATAAAACTGCATGGAGTTGCATTCATGATTCCGTAAAAAAGTTCTGTGCAGGCAGGATAATCGATGCGGTTGCTCGTTCGAAGCAAAACCAATCCTGTGCAAACGCGGGTCCCTGCGTTGAGGCGATAAAATTCGCCGCGGTTCCGCCCAGTTTTCGAGCGCTAACCGAAATGCCTGCAATGGCATCATTTCCTGTCGACGTGATCGAGCCCCCATTTAGACTCGGGCATTTCGCAGAGGGCATATTAAAAAATCGCAGGGATCTGAAGCGATACACGCCGTGCAGTCGAAATCGCGATGATGTTCCTTCGGCACTCGTTGCACTTCCTTCGGCACCCGTTGCACTTCCTTCGGCACCCGTTGCACTTCCTTCGGCACTCGTTGCGCTTCCTTCGGCGCCTCTTGCGCTTCCGCGGGTGCAATTTCTTGTTGCAACAACTTCAGAAGAAATTGACCTTGCGATGGCGCTAGCATCCTCAGAAGAACCTGACCGCAAGCGCCAGTTTCGACAACAAGCGTCTGATACCGATTCCTCAATCGCGCCACAAGTCAAGCCGGCTCTTCCATCTCCGTTTGACATGAAAAGCCTCTTTTAATATCAAAATGACAAATATGCTCATAATAATATATTTTAACTTTCAATGTAATGCATTAATTTGTGTTGCTTTGTATATTAATTGCATCAAGATGTAAAAATGATTTTATTTTAATCTAAAATAATTTATTTTAGATTAAAATAAACTAAAATAAAACTCCCGCGATTAAACACGCAAAAATGTCGACAGTCTCAGGCGTTTTACCGCGCAGAGTGTCAAACGATGCGCCACAGTCTCCCCAAGACATCCGCCGGCACCAATTTATTGCGGCATACTGGGCTAAACTTGCAGCCCTTCGGCTTTTACGCGACCTATTGATCGCGTTCATGAATCTGGCCTTTTGGTTTGAAAGCGCAACTAGACCCGAGACAGAAGTGGCTTGCGACATATTACACGCAATTGAACGCATTCTCACCGCAGAGAATCAGCCACCTTCCCCTCGGGCGCTCATTCAGCTCATAACTGTCATGTGCAGGGCACACCTGCAGATGATCGCCATCATGGAAAAATACGTAATCCTTAATACGGAAGTTCCGGATGTTGTGAAAAAGTGGATTGTGGCAGAAAGACGGCATTTCGACAGCGTGCATGCCTACATTGCATCCAAAACTAAGAGTGATGGAACCGGAATGCTGATCCCTGTCTCGAGGACAGCGACGTTTGGTGTCAAAATTGCACCTGGTAGCCCCCTTGCGGAAAAGATGGCACAAACAGGGCTGGCGCCTCGCAACGACGACTATGCGAAGTATCATAAATTTTTGCAAATGATTGGCGCAGGAATACGTTATGTGCCCGGAACAGCACTCGCGCCAGTGCCCGTGCTCATGGCAATGCCCTTGAGCAATTTGCGACTGTTGGGGTTAATTTCCACTATCGCAGTGCCAGTGCCATTGTCAGTGCCATTGTCAGTGTCAGTGCCATTGTCAGTGCCAGTGTCAGTGCCCATGCATCTCACGCCTTGCCTGAAGCGCTCTTCTGATGGCGATCCAATATCGCCAAGCGGGCGCGCGTCAAAGATGCTGAGACGCGATTAAGACGCAACTCATGCGGTTTTTATTATATAATATTATGAAGATTTAATCTTTTTAAATTTAATCTTTGCTAACATCGGCGCCGATTTGCATGGACCAAACGATTTTCTATGCCATTTTGTAATACCAAAGCGTTTAATTGCGTCAATATGTGTCTTTGCACCGTAGCCTTTATTTGAATAAATATCGTAATGACATAATGATGGTTCTTCGAGACATAATTCGTGAATGTAATTATCTCGCGCATCCTTCGCGAGGATTCCTGCACAAGATATTTCATAAATCAACGAATCTCCGCCAGGAACACATTTATGCATTAACATAGGATCAATATTGCCCCTATTAAAATAAGGCCCATCTACGCAAATAATATATTTTTCCGGGTCATTAACGTTTAATTCGGTAATACATTCGCGCATAGATTTCATTGTTGCTTGCAATATGTTCATTTCGTCAATTTCTTGTTCGCTCGACCAACATATTTTCCACGCAATGGCATGCTCTTTTATATAACAAGCAAGTTCTTTTATTTTTTTGCTTGACAATTTTTTTGAATCTTTAATTTCGGGATTCCTATGCGCGATTATAACCGCAGCGGAGTATACCCGTCCAAACAAAGGACCGCGACCTGCTTCGTCGACACCTATTATCGTGCGCATTATATATTAATGCAATGTCCTTTTCAATTAACAATATTATTAGCGCGATCACAAGCATTTTGTGCAATTTGGCGCAACTGTGTTTCATAGTTTTTTGCAATTTCAAATGCTTCTTTCTGTTGATCTCTAAATGTAATTGCCTCATCTCTTTGTCTCTTTATTTCAGTATATCTTCTTTTTATTCTTGCGCATGATGCGAATGCACGCAACATTTTTTGCGCCGCATTATTATCTTCAAAAGCGCCTTTCGCTCTAAATGTAATTGCACGAGTTATTATGTATTCTTCTTTTTCCTTTTTTGCGTTGTATAACATAAACACGAATAAAGTTCCAATAAGATTAGATTCGACAATTATCTTATTTGATTTATGTATTGAATCTATATAACTCATATTTATATGGACTACTTCATCTAACGCATTTTTATGATCAGAAATTGCTTGCAATGCAATTTCGCGAAGAGAATGTTCATGCGAATATGAACGTTTAGTTCCCCTTTGGCGTCGCATGATGTTTTATTATTAAAATAACCTATTTGGCTTAATATAAAATAAAAAAAAATCAATTTAGGGTGTTATAATATAAGAAGATGGCGTGCCCAATTTAATCAAAATATGCTCGATTAAGGTAGTATCGTAATACATATCAGTATTATTTTATTTTTATAAAATGATTATTAACTTGTCTATAATATAATACTGTATTAATATTATGAATTAAAAAAATTTGCACCATAATCACAGAGAGATAATGGCAGATCAAGCACCAGGCTCACCAGATAACCGCAGGCGAATTCCGCAGCCGGAAGTTGCGCCACCCCTGGTCCGCAAAGTTCGGGATCAAGCTGTTCCAGTTTTGAGTCCTGAAGCCCAGAACACAAATGCTTTCCGGCAGTTGCAATTTGAGGATGCCATTGCTGCCGCCGATCATAACAACGTTCAAGGTGTTGTGAATGGCATTGCTGTGGTTGCAATAGCCGACGACTCGGATGACATGTCGGACGACGAATAATCGATAACCGATTTACATATTTATCATATTAATATTTTAGTTCTATTCTTTTAATTTTTATAATAGATGTATTTGGTATGACAGGACAAAATCCTGTTATACCAAATATGTCTTTGATATAGGCATAATCAGTAAATTAATTCGACTAATAATATATTGCAATTATGCCTATATCCCATCTATTACCCAAAATGACCCGTCTGTCCCTACAATTATAATCTTAGAACCGGTATAACACCCCATCATAGCAACAGCACCAGGTGTGCTAAACGTAATTGGAATTATAAAAGAAAAATCGATACTTGCAAGTTCATTGGTGCCAAGTAGCCAGATCATATTTCCGGTATTAATACTTGAAACTAATGTAAACCCTGATGGAAAATCTATGGATGGTGCTGTTGCTTTGGTGATAATATCATATTGTAGAATTGATGTGCCGTTTTCTATATATAAATTAACGCCATCTGTATCAAAAAGGCGAAATGCAGTGTCATATATATTAAATGTTATACTACTTTGTATGAAACCGGCTATAGTATAAATGGTTGGGGGGTTATTAGCATTTGCTAAATAACTGAAAGTTGATATATCAAACATATGGTTATATTGAATATTTTGTATAAAACCAACTTGAAACCCGTTATATCCTAGAGGACACATAAGAATATCTGTAAATTGTGCTAGCTTATCCCAATTAACATTATCAACATTACGTAGATAATTAATTGTATTATCGGTAGCTATATATTTAATTAAATGTGTATTAGTAGGTGGGAATAGTATAGTTTTAATATCAGATGGAAATGGAAATACATCTGGTTCTTGTGTATATGTGTCATCATTATAATAGCTATACCTACCTATAACACCAGATGCTATATTCATAAAAATATGGCCATAATCAGATATATATCCTAAGAACGTATATCCTGTAGGCATTGTTTGTGTATAATTTGTTATTGGGTTATTAAATACACCTTCGCATCGGAATAATGTATTGTTTGAATATACAATTATATTATCCCCATCAGCCTCTCTACCATAACACATAAAATCAGTTTTATCAAAAGAAGGTATTGTACATATTTTATATATATAAAATCCACCTATGGTGTTAATGAAAGGTTCATAATAGGTATAAAATGATTTAATTTCCGTGCTTACTATATCATAAATTGTGCCATCTGTAAATAAAAAACTTATTATTGCATTCGACCCGTAGTTTATACCAATACATTTTAATAATGGTATATTACTACTAACAGGAAAATAACTAGTATCAAGAGGAATAACTGTAAATGTGCCATCAGGCTTAAATATAATCATTCCGTTATCACAAAGTATCCATATATTTCCACTAATATCTGCAAAGTATTCAGTAATTTGAGATACAGTTATCGTTAAATTGTTATAAAGATCTGTGGCAGTCATTACTATTGTAAACACCTCTGCGCCAATTTGTAGTTGCCACAAATCACCTCCATAATCAAACATTATTATATCTGTGGTTGCTACAAGAATATTTGTTCCAACAGTTAAATTAGATGTTGGAAAATTTACAGGGACAGTTATTTGTGTCTTAACTGGATTTAACCATCCACTTATTGGAATATTACTGAAAGGATTAGTTTGTAGTAGATTAATTGTTTGTTCTGTTGATTCATTTGCATTCATTTGATATTCACCATAATTAGACGTAGGATTACCTGTAATAAGCGAATAACCTGTTGCAGGAAATGCGCCAGTAGTTCCCGCAATTACATCATAAGAATATGCAAATGTCTCAGTCATAACTGATATTTTGCGCCCATTAAATGTAATGTGTCCTTGTGGTGAAAATCCAGGAACTTTTGTAAGGCCGACAGGCCCTGCAATTGACCAACTAAATAACAAGGTATACGCCCCATCAGTTGCTAATACATAATAAGAAGAATTACCTGCATACTCAAAATCAAGAATAAGATTAATATAAAAAGTATCACCTTGGAATTGAATACTCGGCGGCACATCACGGTCTGATTGAATAAGGCCATTATTATCATAAATCAAATTGCCTGTATTATTATTAACTATCATACCGGCATCGCCATCAGGCCATATAATTTTATTAATATATCCTGTAATACCTCGTGTCAGAATAAAATTATTTGCATTGCCATAATTATAACAATAATAAGACGTATTTGTTATCCTATCAATTCCGCCATATATTGTAATATTTGTATTATCATCATTAGTTCCAACCGGTCCAGTCGGTCCAGTCGCACCCCGAGCTCCAGTGCTTCCATTTGGACCAGGATTTCCAGTTGGACCAATTGGCCCAATGCTACCATATGTTCCAATAGGACCAATTGGGCCTTGATAACCACGCAATCCTTGCACACCAACAAGACCTTGTGGTCCATCAGAACCAATTGATCCAGTCGGTCCAATAGGTCCAATTGGTCCTGTTGGACCTGATGCCCCAACCGGTCCTATTTGGCCTGTTGGTCCAATAGGACCAATTGCACCGGGCAAACCGGGTTGACCTATTGCACCGGTTGGCCCAATTGAACCAACCGCGCCAGTTTGCCCAATTGGGCCTGTTGATCCAGTTGGTCCAATGTGTCCAATCTGCCCAATATTGCCTTGATGACCTACACCCCCAGTTGGCCCATCAATTCCTATTTCGCCAGTATGCCCAACATTTCCAGTAATACCCGGAATATATTGTGCATAATTAGATGTAGTTATGATTACGTTATTATCGAAAATTAAACCAGACCCATTAACATTTAATTTATCAATAGATTGCACTGAAGTTATATCATTATTATTATGATCAACAACAGAAGCAGTTCCATCAAGAACATAAAAAAAAGCACCAGTTGGCCCTTTTATACCTTGTGGTCCTGTTGCCCCAAGTATCCCATCAGGACCAGTATGCCCAACGGGGCCTGTATTCCCACGCGGTCCAGTTGGACCATTTGAACCCTTTGATCCAATTGACCCAATCGGTCCAATCGGGCCAATTGGTCCAGTTGGACCGGTAGGACCTGTTGTTCCAGGTTCTATCAAAGGATTGCCAGATAAATCGGTTATACTCGTCGCTTTAATAGAACTGAAATTTGCAACATCGTCAAATATTTTTTCGGCCAAAATCGCATCGGCTTCCTTTGTTTTAATATATGTTAAATCACTTGTATTATAAAAAGTCAAGTCGTATAAAGCCATACCGCCATTATTTATGGCACCTGAAACGCGTTTGCCAGACGAACCAAGTAATAGGTATACCTCAATAGTTTTGCTAATTGGGCTTGTTATTGTCATGGTATACCCATTTTTTTCTGTTATATAAATCCGATCAGTTTGCGACAAACTACTTTGGATAAACGGTTTTGCCCACGGAACTGTTTGTTCCGCAATTACAGAAAATATATATTTTTCATGTGCTACGATATTAATTGAAAATTTCGCACCAGATGTTGTTATATTTGGATCATTATTTGCGGTTATTATCAAAGTTGGCGATGATAATTGCAAAATTGCGCCTTTATGAGAAGACAAAAACGGGGATGGACTCGGATTTGAATAATTTATATTTATAATTTCTACGTCATCCATGGATTATACTATAATATTATATTATATTATAATGTATTATAACGAAGTTTGTTTATGCAATTTTTATCAAATTATCACCGAATCGCGTCAAAATATGTGAATCATATGTAAAAATCCATGTCAAACCAGAATATCCCAATGATGACAATGTGCGCGTTTGCATTGTGTTAGTGATAATGTTATAACAATAAATGCTATCAGATGATAGTATAAATATTTTTTTGTTTAAATATGCAACAGACAAAGGAAGGGCAATCGATGCTTTATTTGTTATGGTATACGTTGTTGCACTCAATTCTATTTTATATAAATAATTGCTTGTGCTTGTATTTGTGCCAGAGCATGCCCATATAAATTGCCCATCAAATACTGCAAACGAAACATAACCTGGAATATAATATGCTAAATTATGGCCCGAGCCATCGGACGAGGTTAAACTTGTAAAACAAGAACTATCGGTATATCCATTTACTAAATACGAAGAGGTTACAATTGCTGTTTCTGTAAAATAAACAATTTTTGTCCACATATTTACAATACATATTATGCCGGTGTTATTAATGTTATCGTTAGGAAATGTTAATTGCGAGGTGTTTATAATATTTGTGCTTTTTATATATTTATAAATGTTTACTTGGTATCCGGTTATTTGTATAATATAGGAACCATCTACAATAAATTTATCACTTAAACCATAAGCAAATAATCCTAATACTATATTATTTATATGTATTCCCTCTTCATCATTAATAAAAACCAAATCATTATTAACAACACCTGACCATATCACAGGATTTTGCGATACATAAATGGTATTACTATTTAAACCGTTTCTAAAGTCAATATATGATAAGAAAAAACCCGAGCCAAAATTTGGTATAATTCCATATATTATTAAATTACCGCCTACTAAATGTGTCATCGGATTTGATCCGACATCAGTATCGCCGTTATACCTACATAACCCATATGCAATAGGCATAGAATTTCCATAAAATGTATTCCATCCTTGCATTACTTCTTTATTGTTTCTTTGTTTGGCAATACAACGGCCATTATCATTTCCTTGTGGGCCTTGTGGTCCTTGTGGTCCTTGTGGTCCTTGACTTTGAACACCGGGAATTCCTTTTGGTCCTGTATTCCCTATCGGACCTGCTGGGCCAAGCGGGCCGGTTGGTCCGGTTGAACCTGTTCCGCCCCTTGGTCCTGTCATTCCAGTTGGACCTATAACCCCTAGTGGTCCGGTTGGCCCCTTTGCACCCAATGGGCCGGGCCTCCCAGTTGGACCCCTTTGCCCAATTGGACCAACCGGGCCTGTGCCCCCTCTTGGGCCTGTGCCCCCTCTTGGACCAATTGGCCCGGTTGGTCCTAATGATCCGGGTGGCCCGCGCAGACCAATTGGACCGTTTGGGCCTGTCGTGCCAATTGAGCCTGTCATGCCAATTGGACCTGTTATCCCGATTGGCCCATTAGGTCCTGTTAGCCCGATTGGGCCTCTTGGGCCAGTAGCACCTACATTTATCCGTTGTTCTAAAATATCAATGTAATTGTCAGTAGTTAGGATTATACTCGTATTAACTAATAAATCAGAACCAGATGCGGTAATATTAACGTTATTGATTCCAATAGAGTCAAGAGCGGTAATTCCCCAATTCTTATAATCAACCGGTCCCGTTATCTGACCAGAAAATTGTCCAGTCGCACCAGTTGCACCGGTTGCACCAGTTGCACCATCATATGAATTTTTTCCAGTTGCACCAGTCGCACCAGTTGCACCGATTGCGCCAATTGAACCTGTTCCTCCCATAGGTCCGGTTTGTCCAGTTGCCCCTTGCAATCCAACAGGACCATCAGGTCCATTTGGTCCAGTTGGTCCATAAATTACTAAAATATTTTCATTAATATTCGATACTATAATTCCCGATTTAAACGTAATTCCCGCACCTTCCGGATCAACAAAAAATTTATCTTGTGCAATTACTTCATCGCCAAAGAGTTTCATATATTTTTCGTCATACAATCTGCGCAATTTTATGGAATAAATCTTAACACCTGTTTCTAAGTAATACTGAGAACCGCCTAATAAAACTCCAGGATAAATAATTGCATCGGTTTCATTATTTATAATAATTTCATATTTATCATAATTATTTATGTAAATCCTAACATCAGATCCTTTGCTTGGCAAACCGTTATAAACAAAAGGCTGAGAATCATCATTTATTTTTTCTGCAACAATACTTAACAAATAACTTTCCATTGCGTTAATTGCGAATCCGGGATAAATAGTTGCGCCGGGTGTTATTAAATTGTTTCCAGGATAACTTACAACTGATACATAATGATTGTTGTTATAAATCGCCAATTCTGCATTTCGATAACCGGTTAAATAGTAATCATTATTTATGTAATTATCCGTAGAATAATCAATATTTATTTCATTCATATATTATTATTTACATAATTAATTTTCAAAATTTAATATTGTTGGACATATGTATCAAATAATATGTTTTGATACATACCGTCATATGTTATCGCTAATGGCTTATCTTGTAATGTAAGCGTTTTTATTGGGCTAGTATAATTATATAAAAAATAAATACAAACAGTATTCGCATCAGTTAATAGCCATAGATACTGAGTATCTTGTGAAAATGCAATAACATTGTCTCCGGGGTTAATATGTGAAATAACTTCATTAGGCATAATACTGAAAATATTTGCGCCATCTGCAACTAGAATATTAACGCCGTCATACCAAAATATTGAATTGATTGAAAGAGATTCTTTTATATTAATAAAGTATTCTGAATAAGTATTTGTTTCAGGATTTATTAGATATACTTTAAGATCATTTATGTTATCAGTATTATCGAAAATAAGTGCACCAAAATCAGTAGAAAGCATCCCGATTACATTAACTAATGGAGGGCCGGTTATTTGTGTGCCTGTAGAACTGCTTGTTATTATAAATGGATACCCGTATATTGTGGTGCTACTATACAAATAAATATAATTCGTATCTGTTGCGCCAATATGTTGATATTGTGTTACGGTTATACCATTATTGTTATTAAAATTATACAACGCATAATTATTACTAACATTATTAATATAGAATACTTGCATAGCGTAAACATGAAAATCGGTTACATAATTAGCAGTATTAATAATTCCAGTTGATCCTAACGAATATTGTGTTAAATGGCCAGCGTTGTCTAATAGACAATAAAAATCAGGTTTTATAATATTTTGACCGGCCATTAATTTTACGCCGATGCTACTATTATAATTAGTAATCTTCGGAAAAGTTTCATTAGCAATAATCCATTTTTTATGAGCATATATTTGTGGCGAAATAGAGATTATGGTAGACAATCCATTTGCACCTTGTGGTCCTTGATTTCCTGGTGGCCCTACACTTCCCGGGCCGGTATAACTATCACCTTGTGGCCCTTGTGTCCCTTGCGGACCTATTCGTATCCCGGCAGGCCCTTGTGGTCCTGTTGGTCCGCGTGCGCCTTGCACTCCTACTTTGCCAGTATTCCCAATACTACCAGATGATCCAGTATTCCCAATTAATGAAATTCCGGTATACCCATCAATTCCATGAGGTCCTAATCCTCCAGTCATCCCTAATGGTCCAACCGGACCTGATGGCCCTCTCAAACCATCAGGTCCGGTTTGTCCTTGCAATCCATCAGGTCCAGTTGTCCCATGCAATCCGGTTGGACCTAATGGCCCAATGTGGCCAACAGAACCATCCGGTCCAGTGCCACCTAAACTTCCGGTATCACCAGGGTATCCCTTAGGACCAGTTGATCCCATGCCACCAATTATTGCAGACCCAGTAATTCCAGGTGTTGATTCGTTTAAAATTATAGCGCCATTATGCAATAAATTAGTATCATTGAACCCTGACAAAACATTTATCCCATCTATAAAAGTTATTGTTGATAAATTAGTTATTCCATTGTCATTAAAATCAGTTATACCATTAATTTCTTTTGTTAGGTATAAATAAACAGATGCCCCAATTGCTCCAGTAATACCCGTTGGTCCTGTTATACCACAATATCCTATAACCCCATTTGCCCCGATTGGACCAGTTGCACCGATTGGACCAGTCGCACCCATGAGGCCTATGCTTCCAGTCGCGCCCGTGCTTCCAGTTGCGCCCATGTCTCCAGTTATGCCCATCGAAATATGTGTATTTATATTACCTGTAATCCCTTGCTCATCAGTAAAACTCGCAACATGTAGACCAGATAAAAAATCGACAGTTCCGGTAAACATTTTATTTCCGGCAATTTCGTCAAAAGCATTTAGTTTGGCATAATTTACATCATTCGTTTTAGATATTGATATCGAATATATAATTGCACCGTTATTAGTAGAATAACCACTCAATAAAACGCCAAAGCGTGCAAAGGTATCTACATCAACAACAATTCCTTTTTCATATATTTTGCGGTCGGTTATGCTTATTCTTGTATCAATGTCGAATCCGTCATAAATAAACGGCTTTGAATCTACATTTAACCTTTCTGCATCTACACTAATAACGTATTTTTCTTTTGCTTCTAATAAAAAAGGTTCTTCTATTAAAGCCCCTGATGTAATTATTGCTTTATTCTGAACCGCGAGAATACATAATGAGTTATTCTGTGGAATAAGAATGCCTTTTTTATGTGAAACTAACCTTGCGGTGTTATTATTACTTGAATAATCTATAAACATTATATTATAATAAGAATATAATATTCAAATATAATAAGAATATAATAAGAATATTATATTCAAAAATTAAGATAATGAATGAGTTTGATTTTTTACAATCGTTAAAACAATACAAAAAAACATATGCGGAGGTTATACGTGCACCAAAGGTAATATTTGAACAGCCAGTTTTTGCATGGATACAAAAAGGGAGATATAATATTAGTATAGATAACGAAAATTATGACAATAATGATAATAGTTCATATTTCTTTGCTAATAACAATGTAAAAATTAGTTATACTGACAAACAAAAACCGAACGCTCAAAACGCGTTGCTGTTGCAATGGGTCAATATCGCGGATATTAACACCACTTTGTTAAACTTAGCGCGATTGCACGAAATAGGTATAAACGAAAATTCGTTTTGTTCCTTATTTATTGAATTATCAAAAAAATCGGATATAAGTTTATATAATGATACAAACGTCCCACAAGAAATTATTCTTGAAATAGAAAAAAAACGATGTATGCAAATATTAAAAGAGAGTTTAAACGCCGAAATTGCAGTGTCTCAATTACCATACCTTTATGAAATACGCATGCGGTTGTATAACGAAATCGAAAAAATAGATGCGATTCTTGCGAAGTTTCAGAATGCTGAAATAAATGCACAGCATTCCGAAGATAATGCAGAGATAAATGCAGATAATGCAGAGAATGCCCTAAATTGATTTAGAAATTATTATATTATAATATCATAACAAGAAAACATGTCAATAGAGTTATTAACAAAAGAAAACAGCAAAAATATTGCTATAACAAAGGCCGATATAGAAGAAATATTACATACTCGCGGAATTCCCATTAAAGTAAACAATTTATCTATTTATCAAAACTGTTTCATTCATAGAAGTGCAAAATTAACTATGCATGAAAAAGAAGTGTCTAATGAACGTTTTGAACTATTAGGTGATTGCATTCTGGGATGTATAACAGGAACGTATATTTTTACTCGTTTTGAAGACCAAAATGAAGGGTTTTTAACACAATTAAAAATTAAAATTATTAGAAGTAAAACGCTCGGAATGCTCGGCAAAAAGATGGGACTCGGGCGATTCATAATATTATCGCAACATGTCGAAAACGAAAATGGGCGCAATAATGTCCGAATATTAGAGGATTTATTTGAGTCTTTTATTGGGGCTTTATTTTTAGATAATGGCGGATGTGCGCCATTATGCCCTGATTGGCTAGTTAATGTATCTGAATTAACAAAATTATCGGCAGAAATATCATCTTATGAAAAAGATCACGAGGAAATGAACAAAGAGGAATTACGGTGTTATATCACAATGAATAAACGCCATCGCGAATTATCAAGATTGGTTAATATTAATAAATCCAATGGTTTCTTAATATGTCAGCGTTTTATAATTTCTGTCCTTGAAACTGAGTTAGATTTAGTGCATATGATTAACACTAATGACAATTATAAAGACCAGTTGCAACATTACTTTCAGAGATGTTATAAAGGCATGTTTCCAGAATGGAAAATCGAAGAGATTAAAGGCCCTACAAACAATCGCATTCATACAATAAGTATTTCGGATGATCGCGGAATGATAATCGGCATTGGCACTGCCAAGAAAAAAATTGATGCGGAACAAGAGGCATCACGTGTTGCATTGATTCATTTGGGGATTATTCCTGATAAAAAAGAAGATATAAGCGAACATTAATGCATTCAATATTTCTTTGGCTTAACATTCGCGATGATTATAATTGAAACATCATATGGGTTTTGTTGGCGCGATGATACTTGTCTGATGTCTTTTAATTATTAGCAAGATTACTAAATCTAATCCATCGCGTCGCAATTAGCATATTTAAATAATTTATATCTGTTATATGAATTACGGCTATTCAACCGAAACCCGCGGAATCGACGCCGCTTCTAATGAACTTATTATAGAAAATTCCGAACATTTAATTGCATACATTTATTCTAATAAAGAAAAAATGAGGTATTCAGACCCTGAAATCCGCATTGGCCTTTCTTTGAAAATATTGCTAAAAACCGAAAAGTGCTTTGAACGGGATTTATTATTGCCTATAATAGAGGATATCGAATATTTATTATCTAATAAAGGCTACTTATCTTTGTTTAATAATCCAGAATTGCGCAAAGAAGGCCTATCAAAGGAATTAATGCTTGTAAACAAATACATTGAATTATCTGACACTATTACATTAAACAGACTTGATGCATGACAGTCTCGACTTATGTTTTCTTTAATTTTATTGTTTTCTTCTGGACAATATCTAAGCATTCGCTAATCGTAGGAATTACATAACTACTTTCGTGCATAATCGCATCATGTTCCGCACTTTTGCATATTCTTTTAAATTCCTTTTGTGCTAACTTATCCGCGATTTTATTGATATCTTTGTCAAATTTATTAATATTTTTTGCAAGAAATGCTTCTAATGCATTGCTCATTATGATGAGGTGAGTTTATATTATATTATAATTATTTCAATTATAATTATATATATTGTAATGCTTGTTCCTGTTCCTGTTCCTGTTGTTGCTGCACCCGCAACTACGTTAGATGCAACAACTTTTTTTGCAGAACTTAACACATTAAAAAGCGAGAAAGAGTTATTAGAAAAATCACTTAAAACAAAAGAAGCCCAACTTGAAACATATGTCAATAAATCAAAAAAAGGCCTATTTGAACAGGCGCCGAGTCTACAAGATCACGATACCAAATTAATCACCAAAGAGTTATTAGGTAATTTCGCAAAAGATGTTAAAATTAATGATTTCATAAACAAAAACGGCAATTTATTAACTTCATATCGTAGTGCATGCGATTTTTTTAGTATGCAAATTACTAAATGTGCGGAATTGGGCGATGAGTTTATAACGTTCCATCTTCCAAGTTATATTTATGCCAAAGAAGGCGATAACCCAATAGATAATATTATAACAACCACTGAAGAACACGATAAAAACGACTTCATACGCTCATGTTATAGAAAGCCAAATATATTTTTGCAAAGAAAAGCAAAAATAGAAGAATTTGCAAAATCAGGCGATTTTAAAATGACAAATAAGTATAAAACGATTTTCGAAACATTAGTCCATGCTTGTATAAAAGACGTATGGATTAAGACCGAACATATGCAGGCAATTCGTTCATATATTAAGAAGGAACGAATCTTGTTTGACGAAAAAGACCGGACTAAAATCACGGCGGCAATTATTTATACTGATATAATTTGCGGAACACAAAAAACAAGTGCACTTGATACGTTTAAAGCCAAAAAAGAGTTGGCTATAAAAATAAAGGCTAAGGATAAAGCAATAAATAAAGATACATCAGATATTGTCATATCTGATATTATTATAGATATAATAAAACCGCCAGTGCCAACAATTGCAATTAAACCCTCTGATAAATCATATGCGAATGCATCAACAAAGTTTCTCGCAGACAAGCATACTGGTGTTGCAGAGGATGATTTGGCTGCTCTTACGTATGAAATTATTGTAATCAATGATGAAATAGATCCTACTAATATAAGCCTATCTGAAAAGTTTAAATTTGACAAGGCAAAATATTATAACTCTCGCGGAGATGGCAACTGTGGTTTTGCTGCTATTGCACAGATTTATAATAACAAAGATGACGATGGAACAGATGTTGATATAACTAAAAAAATTCAACCATTGCGGGATTTACTTAAAGATGCTTATATCAAATTTAGCGCAAATAATGCATTAAAAAAAGAAATAAATCCTTTGTTTAATGAAAATGATATCATACAAAATGGCGATTTTAGTAATACATTTGCCCAATATGCGGAACATATAAATAAAAATGGCATATTTTCCACAACAGATGATTTTATAGTTATGTTAAAATTATTGGGGGATATTCAGTTTGCTTTGCTTATGACTTATAATGATAAATGTATGTTGTCATATAATAATATAAAAGTTATTGACGGAGTAATACCATTTTATTATGTTTTTTATAATGTAAATCGCAATCATTGGCAACTCATGCAACACAAATATGTCCGTAATTGGGACACAGATTTTGCACGTGCAACCAATGTATTAAAAGCATTATCAAAATAATTCATTAATTAATAAATAAAATATGATGAATATTACATTGCATTATAATTAATTATAATATTCATCATATTTTATATTATGTCGCAAAAACAAATAAAAACAACCAGTCAGTTTGAAGGGACATATGGAATAATAAAGCAAACAAAAACAGCGAGTATAGTCAAAAAGATTTATAAACACGATGCATTATATTTTACAACAATAAAAGAAATTGCGATTTATCGCGCCATTTGCGCCAAAGGGCACTCAGATTTATTTGTCAAAATATACAAAATTAAACCAAATAAAATTTATATGGAAAAATACGAAGGTAATTTAAACAATGTTAATTTCAAACATATGACAATGTGCGACAAACTAAAAATAATTGGTTCATTAATAAATGCAATGTCTGCTTTGCATAACATGATGATAATACACGGCGATATTAAACCAGCCAATATATTAATAAATACACCTGATGATGTAAAAATAATTGACTTTGGGCTTGCAAATTTAGGATATTATTCGCCATCGGTATGCATAAGCCAATGCCATGAGATTTATACCTGGTATTGGCGCGCGCCCGAAATACATTCAAAAGCACGATATACAAATAAAGCCGATATATGGGCAATGGGCTTAGTATTTTTGCGAATAATTATTTTTGTAGCAGAAGACAGTTTTGTTTGTATTATGAACAAATTATTCGCGCAAATTAAAAGTCTTACACGTCAAGAACAATTAACGGCCACAAAAAATATATTAAAAGGGCTTTTTATAAGACCAGATAATCCAGAGCGATTTGCGCAACTTCATGAATGCCCGGCGCTTTTTGATATAATAGTTCATATGCTTATACCAAATCCTGAATGGCGATATGATATAAAGACAATTCGCGAAAAATTTGCATTGATTGAACATATGCCAATGCTTGTTCCTGTCATTTTTGTTCCTGACATATTAGAATTTAAGTATTCAGACAGACAAGAGCGATTATTTGAATTACAAAAGATTTATCATATAGGACAAGATAACAATTTATCGTATCAGATTATAATGCATTCCTTTGTATTATACGATATGATATATTGCAAAGATCCCGAATTTCATCAAGTAGGCATTGAATTCTCGTGCATATATATATCTTGTGCATTATATTATTGTCATGGCAATAATATCTTTGGGGGCGGGATACTTGAAAAAGAAGGTATTATAAAAATATTGCAATTATTGGATTATAACATTTATACCTCCTACATAATAATGCCCACAACTTTGACCGAAATTATGCAATTAATAAAAGATTATATTTATAAGCGTAAAATATTGAATGATGATGGAGATCAAAATAATAAATTATTATAATAATTATAAATATATGGACTCAACGATTATTATGTTATTAATAATAGTATCCATGATACTATTATTTGCCGCATCAAATACAGAAAACTTTGTTGATACTATTAGCAACGTTAATTTTGAAAATATAAAAGAAAAAATGAGGCAGGTTAAGGTTAAACTTGTAGAGCCTATACTAAAACCAAATGCTTTGGCACCAACTAAACTTAACGGGATTACAAATATAAAAATGACTACTAGACCTGAAAGCAAAGATGAAAATAATGCGCATAATTCTCAATCGGGGCCATCAAATGCCGTTATTCTGCAGACGCAGATACCTGCAAATATAAATACGCTTAAAGCGTATAACGATGACTTAGATAATGAGCATAGCGCAAATTTTGGCGATCAGTCTACTGAAATAAACCAATTTATTAAAAGCACCGGGAAACCAGACGCATTGTCATGGTCAGAGCGTAGTGCAGAGATGCATAACAATTTGAAAAATAGCAATGTAGAAAACATAATAGGAACATCGGCGTTTGATTATAATGAAGGAACTTTATAATATATTATATTATATGATAATCATAATAATAATAATTGCAATCATAATGATTGGTTTTGGTTGGTATAACCGCACAAATATACTTCGATATGCCAAAAACAAAACTAATATCAAAAATATAACTAATATAAAGAATGAAAGCAAAATTATTACGTATTTTGAGGGAAACAATGAATGCAAACTTGAATGCGGGACAATGCCGGATGGCACTTTTGTGCAATGCCCGCCATCATGTCCTATTGCTATTGCAATTGACAAAAATTATAATAAAGAAATGGGATGTCAATGTTAACTTAATGCAATGTTAACTTAATGCAATGAATCGCAAAGTAATGAAAACTTAATGCAATGAAACGCTAAGTAATGAAAACTTAATATAAAATAATTTATTATTATATATTAATGTCTCGAAAATCCTCTCGCGAGTTGCTTAATAAATTGAATGATTTATACGAAAAAATCGTAAAATACCAAGACATGTCCATTCTTAATATTATTCCAAATCCCGGAGATATTATAAAAGGATACAATAATTATATATCGGCAAAGTTTAGATATGACGAAAAAATGGCAGCATTGCAAAGTATAAACATGGGCGAATCAGGTTTGACAAATTTAAACCGCGCTATAGTTTCTGTAAAATCAGATAATGAATGCATACCAAGCCGTGTAAAACCACAACGCGGATCAGGAAAACAAAGTGCAGGTAGCATTTTTAGTTGGTTTTCAACTAAAATGCATCCTACAGATCATGATATGTCAATAGAGGACAAAATCGAAGAACTGGAACGCCAACAAAAATATTTAGAACAGACACCAATTCAAAGTATAAACATCAATCTACGTGAAGAGTATAACACATATGTAGATGCTATAAAAAAGTATAAAACAACTTTGCGGTCTGCAAGTAAATCAAATGACACAGGCGGAACCAATGTTCTTACGTTGGTTAATGACTATATAGAAACTATACGCGAATTAGAAAAATTAAACTGCGCCCAAAATAAAACATCTTTGGAGTATCCCCTAATCGATTTGGAGCGCAAAATTGGCGAAAGTGTCAAAAAAATACGAACACAAACGGCACAAGTTTCATCAATTTCGCCAAACGTAAAAAAATATATGGATGAGATCAAAGAGTTAAACAAAAAATTGCGCACTGCTGATGCAGAAAAGGCGCAATTGTCCGCAAAAGTCGCGAAGTATGGAATAGATACTATGCGTAAATCCGCCGTGTCAAGTGCGGTTAAAGTGGGCAAAATTAAAGATTTATTGAAAGTCGCAAAACAAGTTGACCTTGCGCCAGGTGAAGTGCAAATTATATATAACCCAAATACTGGCAAGACACGCGATCCTAATACTGGAAAGGAGATGCCAATGCCGGCGCAAAGGGGTTTTAATGTTGGCACTAGCACCGGCAATGCCAATGGCAGTGGCATTGGACAACCGCAAACCACCGGAGCCACACCATTCCAAAATTTTGGTTCGGAAAGTGTCCAATTATCATCGCCAAATCCACTAATTACGCCAGGAGGAAGGTCTATTCCACAGAATGGTATAGAACAGAAACTAATAGATCAATCATCTGTAATTAATGTAACAGAATGGAAAGATATTTTAGATAATTTAAAAGCAAAGTCATCACAAGTTCGCAAAGCGGAATTAGATAAATTTGTAGATTCTGAAATCAAAAATACTAATTTATATAAACAAATTATTGATAACGCAAGTAATGTTCCTGACGGAATTATTGTGGCAATGTTATCTAAAAACGGCATTAATACACCAGAAGTTGTAAAAAAATGGTTAGGTATAGCAGTTTCAACCCCTTCTGGGACAGGCGCAGCAGATGGGACTAAAGCCCTTCCTGAAGCAGAAAAAAACAGAAGAAATGGAATAATTAACCCTTTAAAAACTGCATGGAGTGATACATCAAAGTATCCTAGAGATAATGAAACTAATTTAACTACATCAATTAATAATATTATTAGTCAAAGCCAGGGCCTATTAGCAAGAAAAATTCCTAAAGGAAGAGGAATTGGATTTGATGATTATTTCAACCGTGTAAATAATAAATAGTATAATTAATCCCCACATTTAAATAATATTTAACAATTCAAGTTATATGTCCCGCACCTTAGCGCGTCTTAAAAAAGATCATGAAGAATTAATTGCAGATCATCACCATTCATCCGGTATCTTTGCAGAACCATGCCTCGACAAGATAATTATCGATGGCGTCCTGCGCGAACAACCCGATTATTTTTCATGGCGAGGGCATATTATTGGCCCAGAAGGGACGCCATACCACGGAGGAAAGTTTAATTTGTCGATTTTGTTTCCAAAGGATTATCCATTTTCGCCACCAATGATAACATGCGAAACAAAGATATATCACCCTAATATAAACAGGCATGGTTCTATTTGCATTGATATCCTAAAAGATAAATGGTCGCCAGTTCTTACATTAAGCAAAGTATTGTTAAGTCTAAGTTCTTTGCTGTCAGAACCAAATAGTGCAGATCCATTAGAAGCCGAAATTGCGAATATATTAGATACGAATCCGGCATTATACTGTATAACCGCAAAAGAATGGACTGCGCGACATGCTTTTCATAATTGTTAATAACTAGATATTATTTTGTTTAACTCGCGCAAATATATTCGTTTTAATAGTTCAATGGTATAATAGTTATAATCCGCTATAGAAGATAACTCTTCAGCCCGTGCAATAAATTTGTCGCTTTTCTTGCGCAATTTTTTGATTGATGCAATATTGTCATTATTAAAACTACGTTTAAGTGCATCATCAGATAATTGCGTAATCCGGCGAATCTCTGCTTCTTCTTCTTGGAACTTAGGTATACAAACATTTTCAATATGTTGTTTTAATTTAAACAAAAAAAGAAGCCCGGTATTTATACAAGAACATTTTGTTTGGATACATAATTTTATATCGGTTGATCTCATCATTATAAAATCATTCATCCTTTTTATCTCTCGGCAATGCCTTTTTATTTTCTTGGTTTTTTTTATACTAATATTGCATTTATCAGGACTGATGGTTTCGCCACATGAAAACTTAATAACATAGTCAAGGTATTCATGCTTAAGACATAATCTTATTATAATGTTCATGACGTTATCCCTTATTTCGCGATAAAAGTCGCGATTGGCGGGAAATGCCAATGCCATTGAATATGCAATTGGTGTGTCCATGAAATCAGGATTAACTTTAACAAAAATATTTGCATCAGAAAGTATTTCAGTAATCGCACTTTCTGTTTCAGGTTTGCATGATTCCATAACTTATAATTCATTAATAATTATCTTTGAGATTTTTTCAATTACATTACATTACATTACATTAAATAATAATGTAATTGAAAAATAATATTACATAATATAATAATCAAAACATAATTATATGTCAACAAAAATAAAGGTTAAAAAAATTATTCCGGAGTATAGATTAAATGCCGAAAAACGGCTTGCGGGGTTGCTTTATATAGAACCAGAACAAATAAAAAAATTAGAAGAACATATTTATGGATATTCATGCTCGCATGCAAATAAGAACGGACATACAACTATGTCGCGGATATTTAAGAATATTTACACAAATAAACTAATGCATATAATGGCAAATCTCGAAGAGGACAATTATGTAAATAATACATATATAATCGAAAAAATAAAAGACAAATCTATTGAACCATATCAATTAGTTAATATGAGTTTTAGAGATATGGCGCCTAAACAATGGGCTTTTTACGATAACAAAGAAAGTGCAACAATTACAGCAGTTTTTGTATCTGATCTTGAATCGGCAAAAACTACATTGTTTACATGTTCGCGATGCAAAAAGAATGAATGCGTCTATTATCAAATGCAAACCAGATCTTGCGATGAAGGAACAACAAATTTTATTACGTGTTTGTTATGTAAAAAGAAATGGAGGCAATATAATTAAACAAATATTAAATATGTATTTAAAAAAGACAATGTCATTAATATTATAATATAATGTTTTATGATTTTGTTTACATGACATTAGGCTTATTGTGTTTAAACTTTGTAGGTGTTGTTGGACATTATATTCGCATTGAAAGCCAAATCCATTCTGAAAAATATCTTATTAAAATGTTTAACAAAAAAGAGATTACTGATAGTATTAGTATAATAAGAAGTAAATATGATGAGAATAAAGAATACATTGTTGATGTATTGGAGCGCAATACTTTATTTATTACTGAACATTCTTTGAATGTAATACATATCAAAACCCCATCAACCGATTTTATCAAAAATATGATCTTCTTGATAAGGTTATCTGAAACAACCGATTCTAAAACTGTTAGCAATTTTATTATTAACGTAATGGCGCGCCTTGTTCTTGAGAATATTTGTTATTTACAAAAACGTAAGCATTTTAAACAGGCGTTTTTGATACGTTTGAAAATGTTTGATTTGCCGTGGCTTGCCGATTATATTAAAATTTTGGATCGTTTTGTTCCGAGTTATGCCAAAGATGATGTTGACGATGATGTTGACGATGATGATGATGATGATGCGAACAATATTTATGGTTATGAAAGTTGCGAAGAAGAAGAAGAGGAATACGAAAATGAAGACTTAGGCACAACTATGACTGTCGAATCATCTGAAAATACTGTAGAAGTTGAACCTCTAAATTCCGAAACAAACGAGAATGGTATTGCAAATAATGAAAACGAAAACGAAAACATAAACGAAACAAACGAGAATGGTATTGCAAATAATGAAAACGAAAACATGAATAATACACCAATTCCAACCAATGTAGATATTAATCTATTAGAGAATAATATTATACCACAAATAAATGTAGAAAATACAACCGAAGATGATACTAACAATAATGTTAATAACAACCAGATCATTAATAATGACAACATTAATGTAGTTAGAATTTTTGCACAATAACAATGAAACACAACACATAACACAAATAATAATATTTTTATAATAAAAATTAAACAAATATTATTATTTGTTTAATTGGCATTATTGGTTATAATTAACATATTTTTGATTAAATATCAAAATTCACTTCAACGTCATCATCGGCATCATCATCAAATTTATTTATAACAAAAGTTTCATTAGTAGTTTGTTTTTCGTATATTTTAATAATATTGTTATGTCTATTCTTTTCAAGAACTTCAGCCTCAGTAAGATTGCCTTCTTTTGTAGATAATTGCTTAATATAGGTTATAGATTCAATATATGTTTCTGAGGCAATTTCGCCATACTTCTTTGCAATCTTATTAAGGCGCTTTTTATCGGATTTAGATTTAGATTTTGGCTTTGATTTTGAATTTGAATTTGACTTAGTCTGTGCATTATGTTCTTGGTCTTTAGTTTCCCCATCATTATTCTTATTTTTCAAAGCAGATGCCTTGCCTGCCCGCGCAACCCGTGAATCTTTTATTTTGTTTGCTAACCGTTGTTGCAACTCTGCCCTTGTTGGGGTTTCACTACTCGCAAAATTATTAGTAAATTTATTTGCAAGCATTGGCGCAAGGCTTTCTAAGTTAATTTTTCCCTTCTTTATTTGTTTGATAGTCTTGTTTATCTGATCGGCACTAAACCCACGCTTTGCGCCTTCTTCACGCAACAGTGAAACAATTTCGTCGACGTCCATTATTATTATTTTAATAATGTTGTTTATAATTGGATTAATTCATCGGTTATAATAATATCCTGGGAATATCTAATTTGATCAGGATCGATATCAATCCCTATGCAATCAAGCCCATAATGAACCGCAATTGCGGCAATTGTTCCGCGCCCTATAAATGGATCTACAATGCACTCCGGGTTATATTTTTTTATAAATTCAACAGCCAATTTTGCCGGTAATAAAGGAGTGCCATTTTTGTATAACCGTTTAGATATAGGAATTACATCGCAAAACGCAGCGCCTGTTGTATTGGAATAACTATAACAAAGCATATGTGAATAAGTCGGGCGATATAAATCAATCTTGCCAGGCAAACGATTTAAAACAATTTTATGCCATATAATTTTAAGCCCGAATTTTTGACTGATTTCAGTAATAATAGCGCTTTTGTCAATCCATGTTTTATTATATTTACGATCAGTTTGCACAAAAATTGCGTAGCCGTTTTTGTCTAATTTTTTAAATATCAAAGCGACTATTTTCTTAAAAAAATCAAGGTATTCTTCTAATGTAAAAGGCGTTTCATCTAAATCTGGTATGCCGGTTATTACGTTAGATAGTTGTTTTTGTTTTGATAACCAAACCAAAGAATCAGCGGTTATTAGTGTTTTCATATATATTATTATATTATAATATATTTATATATCGTCTACATCAATATCCGCAAATACATCGCTTTTGGTAGGAATAGTTGCAAGATCATCAAATAATTCTGCTATTGCTTCGTGGGCTCGATCTTGTTGTTCATATTTCAAAATTTTAATAATATCGGGCCTACTTAATTTGTTTTCTTTAATGTAATCAATATCAAAATCTTTAAGAGTCGAATAATGTTCTGGTTCATATTTATAAATAATATAACCAAGGCTTTCATGTGTCTTTTTATTATCTCGCAATACGTTTATTATTACCAAATCATTAATACCTATTCTAATCTTACGCGGAACAGAACAGTTAATATCTTGCACCATGCCCTCAGCAAAACACTTTGCTTCAAACCGCCCATTGCCTAAACTTTTTGTTATTTTTCCAATTACATCATCTAAATCATAGTTAGGCGCTTTAAAAGCCTTATGCTTCTTGTTGCCTATCTTTGATCGCGAAATAGATTTTGCTTTGTTTCCACCTGTAATATTTTTTACCATTGTTATTATATTATTATTAATATATTTTCAATTACAATTACGTTTATAATTACATTTATAATCATATCTTTGGTGGCGGGGTTATACGTTCGAATTTCTGCAAAGTATTTATGTTATCTTCAACAATATATTTGCTTTCTTTTTCAAGCGCGCGTAATTTAACCAAAATATCGCGTAATTCTTTTTCGTATTCTGCCGTTTTTGTAGGCAAAATATTTTTAACCTTAACCTTTGCGTCAATTGATTCGATTATTTCTGGATCGCTAAGACTTCTTTTATGATTTAATAAATGCAATAATGCATTTCCTATTACTCGTGGGCTTGCCCTAATGCGATCTATAACAACTGATGGTTTAACAAGTGGCGTCATTACAATGTATGGATAATCTTCGCCATCCCATTTAATACCAAACAAAAAATTTGGCCCGAATTTCATGCGCAATTGTTGATAATATCGTCTAATACGCTCAACCAACGGGATTTCTTGGTCTTTCTTCCGCCAATCAGTCTTATTCCTAATGTGTGTATTAGTTTCGAGTAAAAATTTAATATCAGGTAATGGCACAGATTCGTATTCATGTTCTATTAGATATAAAAATACTTCTGCGTCATTTTCTGAGTATAAATATGTCCCGCCTGGCACTCCGCCTAATTCATTCGCGCAATAATCTGCGAAATGCAACTTATCTTCGGGAACTACAAGTAATGTATTATCTATAAGACTTGTGCAAAGCCCATTCGCCTTTTCATGGCTACTAATACCTGAGTTGCCCGAGTATACAGAATAACAACTGCGCACATTTGTTAAGTTTTGATATAATAAGCAATCTACGGCGCCACGTTTAAATGCGGTTAGTGCTAAATCTGTAGGTGTATCGCGAGATTCTGATTCAGTAGCGCCATATTCATAACTCATAATATCCAATCTATTTTTATAAATAAAATCTTCGGAATCAGAAGAGATATAAATATGTAGTTTTACATTCCAGTTTACAGGGTTTTTAGAATACGTTTTAAATGAACAAAAGCGCAATGCTCTACCTAATACCTGTTCGAGATTTTGGCGATTTGGCGGGGGTTGCAATATATGCATATTCTTTAGGTTGTAAAAACTAATGCCCTCTTTGGATTCGGCGGTTATAATAACTACTTGGATATATTGCCCATACTTATTTCTTTCGTCATTAAACAATTTTAAATATGCGGTAAACCTATTCCTAATATATGCGGGAGACTCTTCCGCATTTATTGCACCTAAGTAGCAATACCTTAACATTTTATTGTTGCTTTCAAACCAATTGTTTATCCAATCTTCGGTATCAATCAATGCGGCGTTATGTATGTTTACATAATCTAATAACGAAAAATCAACGTGTGTGCCGGCAAATAAATAGGTTATACCATGCAATATTTTTTTGTATGATTTTTTAGGAGAAAAAATGACGTGTTTTTCGTTGTTGTATAAACGGTCTTTCAATAGATCCCATTTTCTATTATTTTTGTCAGTATCTACAATATATTTATTATCTTCCGGATTAAATGATTCGACGTTTCCGTGCAAAGGCAACGTTGGTTGTGGCACAGCAACTAATTCAACCTCTTTAATACGAGGATAAACCTGTGGATCGTTTTTCAATGTCATATAACTAATGTATCCGGATATTGTTTTATAAAATTCATCTTCTTTATTTGGTAGCCATTCCCAGTCACGAGAATAATTGTCAAATTTCATCCATTTCGCAATTAATGCCGCATTGCGGGCTTCATAATTAGATTTATCGTATATTCGGTCTGTAAGCGGTTTCAATTTTTTGTCGCGCACAATATCTAATAGTAAAAATAAGTCTAAAAGCGACTCTTCGTTTATAACCGGCGTTGCGGTAAGCAACATAACAGGCAGTTTTGTCTTAGATAATAATTGCGCATACTCCAAAACCCTGCGTTTTCCTTGTGCCGATGTTTGCACTCCTTCCGCATTGGTAATATTATGCGCTTCATCTACAATGATTATGCCATTCTTTGGAAGAATAGATTCTGAAATTTGCATGATGCCTGAATCTTCTGCATCATGGGTTTTAGGTTTAGTTTTAGTTGTAGTTGTAGTTGTAATTGTAGTCTTGGTCTTAGTCTGATTTATTTCATCTTCTTTATGGCTATTTTCTAATGATTGTTGTTGCTTCATTACTGTTTTATCTGTTTTATCTGTTTTGTCTAATTGCGCCGTCAATGCCTTTTCAATGGCGCTTGCATTCTTTATTGGTGATTTTTTCTTTTCTGTTTTATCTGTTTTGTCTGTTTTGTCTAATTGCTCCGTCAATGCCTTTTCAGTGGCGATTGCATTCTTTATTGGTGATTTTTTCTTTTCTGTTTTGTCTGTTTTGTCTGTTTTGTCTAATTGCGCCGTCAATGCCTTTTCAAGGGCACTTGCATTCTTTATTGGTGATTTTTTCTTTTCGGATTGTTGCTGTTTTGCATGAGGCGAGGTATTTTTCTGTTGTGTCGTTTCACTATTTGGTTTAGATTTATTTTGCGGATTATCAACCTTTTTGTCGTCTTTTTTTGGATTAGGTTTATTGTCGTCTTTTTTTGGGTTAGGTTTATGTTCTTCTTTTTTTGGATTAGGTTTATTATCTTGTTTGATTTCCGATATATCCGCGCCATTGCCAGATTCTACTTCAGGGGTTTTTATAATAGTTTCAGTATTATCATTGACGACATCATCAGCACCTCCATAATAATTGCGCTTTGATGAACCACCAACAGCAGCGCCATTTGAGACCCCAGACCACATATCATGGTAGCGCTTTTCCAAATCATTTTGCATAACATGCAAAACAACACGCAAAATTTCTTTTTTATTAATAGGATGCAGGAGATTCCATTCAGTTGTGGTTACATTTTTAGCCATAGTTCTTTCAACAAACAAATCAGACATAAACAATTTCGGCAATCGATCAAGCACACATCCTTTTATAAGTTCCGTTTTAAACGCCTGCATAATGCCCGCAGTAGGAACTAATACCAAAGCAGTAGGCAGTTCTTTCATGCGCTTGCGCCGTGAATCTTGCATAAGGGTTGCATTGTCAATATTTTTTGACTCAAGTAAATCATTATCGTATTCGGCAATTAGATTTAAATAATAGGTCTGAATAAATATCAATGCAGTGCAAGTTTTTCCAGTTCCGACATCATGATAAACCAAAAGGCCGTTTCCTTTTCCAACGGTAGGGTCCATTAAATTAGATAACATAGTTTGGAAAATTTTAGGTTCAAACGGTTTTTCGCACCCATTTGATATTTTTTTAGAAAACTTTGTTAGTGCAATTGGCTTGTTTATTCTGACAATATCATTAAACTTCAAAAACAATCGCAAAGCGTATTCATCAGTGCCTTGCTTAGGATACTTGTTTTCATAACTAATCAATTCTTTTTGCAATCGCGTTAGTTCGTTTAATTTTTGGGTTATACTCTCATTGATTGCGTTTATTCGATTTGTGAATGAAACTCCTATACTTATTATTATACTTTGAACCCGTTGCAAAGAATTATTAAAATCTTGCATGTCTGATTCGAATTTTTTATACCGTGCGAGTGCAGCAGAGTTTTCATGTTGTTGTTCTTCTAATAATGTCAATTTTTTGTCAATTAAATCGCGGTTTACCTTTTCTACGGCCATGGTTTGCTTTTTTAATAAAATATCTGACTGTATTTTTTTATTTTTATCTTCAATTAATGCTATCTTTATTAAGATAGAGTCGTATAACTCATTGGCAACAGTTGCTGATATTCCTGATACCTGGTTCTTCATCATTTTTTCATGTTGTTTTTTTTCATATTGTAATTGCGCAAGTTCGCTATTATTCTTAGCAATATCTTGTAAATCCTGAACAAAATTATCATCAGATATTTTGCCCATTGCTTTTGTTATTAACCCTTGTTCGCGAATGTTCCATTTATTTTCGGTAATTTGTGTTAAATAATTAGATTGACCTATTAGCATAGTATTATATCTAACGTATTCAACATCAGTTTTTTCTTTGAGTGCAATTAAGTCATTTACAGTATGCTTAAATTTTTCTTTCCAGTCAGATATTAAAGATACATAAATGCTTGTCCCTGACCCAGAACTAGAACCATATCCAGAACCAGTTTCAGTCCTAGTTCCAGAACCAGTTTCAGTCCTAGTTCCAGTTTCAGTCCCAATGCCTTTATTTATATCTGTTTTTGGAACTGACATATATTATTATATATTATAATTAATTTTCATTATAATAATATTACATGGATTACCTTGATTCTATTTATTTGTCAATTGCCCAGATTAGTCTTAATCATGCAAAAACTATAACAAATGACTATTTCGAGTTAAGCGCATCATCGCAATTATCAAATGCAATTAAGTTCAATACATTATTTGATAAAATTTATGTTATAAATCTCGACTCAAGAAAAGACCGATGGGCAAAGATTATGGCCAATTTCGAAAGACTTAATATTTTCAATTACGTTCGTGTTTCAGGAATTCCCGGAAAAGAAGAACCTCATTATTCTGAATGGCTCGCATATTACAAGAATCCCGCGCTTTATCCATACGAGAAAAAGAAGTATAACCGCAAAAGTATGAAAATGCCGGGTAGTCTTGGAATCCTTAAGACTAACAAGATTATTCTTGAAGACGCCATTGCTAATAATTATTCTTCTATTTTAGTTTTACAAGATGATCTTATTTTTTGTAAAGATTTTTACAATAATTTTTTTAAAAGTTATAACAGTATAACCGAAGATAATGCAAATATGCCCCCGAAACTTATATTTCTCGGTGCAATGCAGCATAGATGGAACAATATTATAATAAATAACTTGTGGTATAACCCGACATCATCAGCAGAAGGTGCCTTTGCTGTCATAATAAACGATTGCAAAGAAGAGATGCTTGATATTATAAATAATTACATTATGCCAATAGACAGTGGCGCGCTTTCTATTATTCAAGACAAATATACAAAATCATGTTATGTGATATATCCAAATGTAATAATTTCAGATATAACAGATAGTGATTTGCGAGGACCAAGGGATTTATTAAAAACGCCATTTAAATGGGATCCGAGTTATTATTCTAATAATAATTAAGAAATAGGCGCAGTTATTGCTTTGTTATGTTCATTAGCGTATATATCATATATTTTTGTTCTTTCTTTACTTTCTATTGACATAGAAATCAAGGAATAAATTTTCCATTGCAACACATTCGGTAATTTAGAAAAATCAAAAAATATGCCTTTATTTGTCTTGGAAAAGAATTCCGAACTTATTCCCTCAGACCGCATAAGGATATAAAGTTCAATATGATATTGCACGTCGAGTTGTGCAATATTATTGCATATAAATAGAATGTTTTCCTTTGTAAGCCTTTCCTCTGATGATGTTATGTAGCAATAATCAACATTGTTATGCAAAGGAACCATAACATCCTTGTCTTTGTTAATGTTTAAGTTAGATTGTTTAATTTTCATATATGTATAATTATAATAGTTATGTTAGTTATAATATAATATAATGTTAGTATTCAGGCAAATTATGCTTTTTAATGAAGCGTAAAACATCGCTCATTTTTGCCGTGTTTGCTTCATCAATGTATGCATTTATTCCAGAAATCGAATTTATTTCCAATAGTTCATCGCCCCTTGTTAGCCCTTCTTTGATGGTTAGGTATTCATTTTCGATAAATCTATCATTATATCCTTTAACATTTTGAATAAAATTAGGCTCTAAACTAAAATCAAAAACTAAATTAGATGGCACATCCGTTGATTTCAATAAACGCAATCCATGTTCTAACTTAGCAATGATTTCAGTATAATTATCAGGTTTGCAAAAATTAGTGCAAATAGCATATTTTTCAGAATTGGCCTGCCTGCTTGTTGTAGGTTTAAACAGACATACTGAAGAGTAGCAATAACTCAAAATTGCAAGGAGTTTAATAGTGCAATCTGACAAAATATCAAAAATCTTGAGAACAAAACTGCCTCCTTCTGCTTGCGCATGTAGTGCGGCAATTATTTCGGCAATGAACAACGCATAATGACGCACTTCTTGGTTTTGGTAATCATCCTCTGTTTCGTTATACCCAAATGCCCCGTCTGCCGTTATTAAATCCGCTTTTACACTAATAAATTCATGTGCAATTAGTGCAAGAGTTTCATCTTTCAATAAATCGCCCTTAGCAGATAATGAAATTTGCGTTGTTGATTCGCCAATAATTGGCGCCGAGTTAATAGAAATAACATTATTACCAAAATATTTTTTAGCCCCACTCATCTGCAATTTTTGGATTATGCCAGACCCATCGGCGCGATCCCATAATTCTTCTGACTCGTTTTCTGGAATACTTATACATAAATAGGTATCATTATATTCAACCGCTTGCCCAACAAAACGCGCATATAATAATGCTTGTAAAAACCCACCAGGGGACTCGGCCAATTGCAATATGTTCATATTCTTAAATTGCAACAAATCAGGAAAAGCGCCAATCATTTCAGTCATTTTAAAAAACGCTCTACTTACAAGATAACGCCTAAACGAATAACTAAAATCCTCTAATGGCGAATATTTATGGATTAAGCCTTTAACCAATCCCCAAAACCGCTTTCCTTCAAACTCGCCGGAATCAACAAATGGTCCGCGATTATGCAACCGCCCCGATTTAATTTGTGCGCCTATTTTGACCTTAGATTTAAAAACGCCGATGTTTTGTTTTGCAACTCGCAATAATTTGCAATTTTTTACTGAAGCATAAGTATCGCAAAAATCGTCGGCTTTTGCTGGTTCAATGCCAATGGCGCAATCAGATAAATTTATTTCGCTAATAGAAACTAATGGGAAATCATCTGAATAACTATTGATTATTTTATGCACAATCGCGATTATGTTATATCTATTTTGCACCGGATTAAGTTCTGCGCGTAAAACAGAAACGGATAGTATAGTTTTTTCTGCAATAGAATCTATAACCTTTTTGTCTTCTTCTGAATCTACGTAATCTTTTAATATGAAAATATTAAATGGCAAATCAAATGCCGTTGCATATAATCCAGAATCATTTTTTTTATTTATTAATACAATAAGCCTGTCTTCAGGCATTGGTTTTATTGCTTGGCATTCAAATTCGATCCTAAACAAAAACGACCCAGTAAAACTATTGGGGCGCAACACTCCTTCGGACTTCTTCAATATTTTGATGCTATTTTTTTTAACATAGCCTAAATGTGGATCGCACCGGCACTCATAAAAAAATTTTATCCTCTTTGATATGACATTAAACAGATTCTTGTGCATTTCTTTTGGCATTATTTCTATTGTTTTAACAATTTTTACTGTTTTATATAGTAAATTTTCCATTAATGATTTATTATATAATATAATATTATAATTTTATAATCAATTAGCATAATTACAATGCAATGTTCTTTGCAAATAAGATATTTTCGGGATCATTCTTAAATACATCATATTTTTTGATGTAATTAAAACCAGCAAACTTTTCAATTTCTGCATTTACATTAATGTTTTTATTAGTCATTTTTTCATGTAATACTTGCATATTTGCATCAGAAACATGAGACAATAGAAAGTCCAATGAATATTGTTTCAATATCTTGCCTATTTTTGCGCGATTTGGTATATCTGCAAACATTTCATAATCAATTCTCGGGCCTTCTGCCGGCATCCAACTCATCAATCCAAAGTCAATAATAACAAACTTATCGCGTGCTTTTGAATACATTATGTTCTTTGGTTGAATATCACCATGCAATATATTGGCATTATGAAGAAATTCCATTGATTCGCGGACATTAGTGTAAATCTTATGCCAATCGCGTAATGAAAAATTATGACTACATAATGACCAGTCTGCTTTTTCGAGATATAAATAGATGTTGTTTTTATATAAAAACCCATCATAAAATTTCAAGAAATGATGTGTCTTTTTATCTATACCCGCAATAATTCCGGCAAACATAAACTCATAAAATGCCGATGTGTTTCCTCTAACCAGTTTCATATTTTTTATTACGCGGGTTTCATCATTTAAATCAGCGAATACTGCACCTTGATAACCAGACCCTAACAAAGAACCTAACCTAATATTTGCAATGTTTTTCATTGGGCAATCGCGCATAATATTTATATATTTCTGCATTATCGTCTTGTAAATAAGTAATATATTATTTTTGGTTAATAGTTTGCTTTTATTATGGCCATTTTCCATAATTGTTGCATTAAAAGGTTCATTTTGTATTACATAATCGACACCAGGAACAAAGAGCGAGTCAAGCAAAATAACGTCTTTTTTTGGATGCAATTCTTGAACAAATATCTTATGAAAAAACAGTTTTTTAAAATTTGTTTGATTATAATATTCCAAAGTCTTACATGTTTTCCATGCGTGCAAATTATGCGCATTGCAATCAGTATCATGAGGTTCTTGTATACCTATGTTTTTTTTGTTTAATAATCCAACTAAAAATAATTCCTTAGTTGGATCGCGCTCAATATTATAATTTTTGGTATCAATATCTTCATAATAATCAGGCATTAACAGACCGAAATTTTTGATTTTTGGTATAGATAAGTAAAAAAACGGCAAGTAAGAATACTTAGCCCTATACCAAACATCGTGATTAACAACAATATATATAAAGCAATTATTACTTGATGTCTTTGCATAATCTCTTAATAATTGCAAGATTTGCGAATAATTATCTTCATTTGGGCGCTTAATAATGTTCATTTTTTTATTGACAATTTCAACCTTTAATACGTTTGTTCTCATAAAATAATCTACAATAATAATAGTGTCCATGAGGGCATAAGTCCATTTATTTATAACAAACCTTCTTCGCGGATTCTCGGCATTTATTTCAAACATATTTGTTATAACATTATGAATCTCATTCATTTTTTATATATGTATAATTATAATATTTATTTTCTTCTTGGGGTATAAAAGTCCCTAATACTTTCTTAGTCATCGAATAGTATACACCCCAGATAATAAATGCAATTATTGCAACAATAACAATCGCACTAGCAATTACAAATAAAGGGTTGTTTGCGGCCTTTTCAAAAAAGCCACTTTTTTGTGTTGAAGATTGTGAACTGCTGCTCGATTGGCCAGGGAATGAAGCAGAAATATAACTTGTATTACGACTACGTGTAGAACTACCACTACCGCTACCACTACTATTATTTCTAGGCATATATATTATATTAATATTTTATAAATATTAAATAGGTTATACTTATTTTTTTATAATAAATAAAGAAGTAGATAAAATATATTATGCCATTATTTATTGCTACTATTTTTTCGGGAATAGTATCCTGGAATGAAAATTGTTAAACCAATTAAAACAGACATTAAAATAGTCATACCGACCCCCGCAATTTTGCCATTACTACTTTGCATAATTGGGGATATAGTGTTTTGGCTACTTCCATCATCATGCGCAAGCATCAAAGCCGTGTTTTGGCTACTTCCATCATCATCATGCACCAACATCGAAGCCGTGTTTTGGCTACTTTCAGTAATATCTTGTTGATCAGGCACAGGCAAATGGTTTTTTTGCTTATTAAATCTTCTTGTTTCATATTTATCTTTTCTTTCTCGGGCATATTTATCTTTTCTTTCTTGGGCATATTTATCTTTTCTTTCTTGGTCAGAATCATCTTTATCTTCATGTTCGGAGATTTCAGCCAATCTTTTTTGTTTTTCCTTCATAGCCTTATCATAAGCTTCTAACATTTCAGCAGGACTTTGTTTTATTGCTGCTTCTGGTGGTATACTTCCTGTTTTTGTTGGATTTGGCAAATATAATTCAGTTTGTTTTTTTGCATTTTCAAGTTTTGTTATAGCATCATTCATTATATCAATATCATTCGTTGGTGGATTTTCAACATTGTCTTCTCTGCGCAATCTTCGTTCAATATTTCTTTGCGAGTTTGCGTATTGCGAACCATAACTTGCATTTGCGCTTGCAATCGCGCTTGTTCTTGCATTTGCAATCGCGCTCGGACTCGCGTCAATTGCTGTTTTTGATTCTTCTACACCATCATCTTCGTTCTTTTGTGGATTAAAAGTTTTACCTATGCCTTGATAAAAATCAGGAGGCATTTCATTTAATGGGGGCGTTATATATGTGCGGGATACTTCTTTTGTTTCTTGATCTTTATTATCTGATGCATTTTCAAGAAAATTAGTAGATGTGCGGTCTTGTATCGAAACCTGTTTTGTATCTTCAGTAGCATTATACGGCGACGGTTTATTAAATGTTATAGGATTATAATTTGTTTCTGTTCCAGAAATAGAACCAGAACTAGAACCAGAATCAGAATCATTCGCAAAAGGAGACTTAGACTTAGACTTTGACAAGAACGGTGATTGTGTGGCCATTACTATATAATAATGTAATAAATTAACTCAAATATAACTTAACTCGCGAATAATTTAAATTCTCTGTCAAATATATTGGCTTTTTTGTCTATTTTGTTCAGGCATAATATTATAATATTATAATATATTATAATATATGCCTATTTATAATTTTGTCCTTATAATATTACTAATTTTAATAGTAATAATATTATACCTAATACCAAAGCGCGCAAAAAAACCAGAGCATTTCCTTTCAAAAATAGATTCAGGAAGAACAATAAAATATGGCGACACAGTGTTGCTTTGGTCTTCAAGGAATGCCTTTATCCGAAAAGACCCAAATGATGTTGTAGAAACAGGGCCTATTTTGACAGCACCTGAGACATTTAATTTGTTATGGGGTTGGGAGCCATACGTAATCCAAGATATTAATGGAGTTGGAAACAGCGGGCCCGTTTCGTATTCTGACTCAGTTAGATTTCAATCATGGAGCAAAAATTGGTTGGGGCTTGACAACAATAACAAATATATAATAGGAACAACAGACCAAGCAAAAAGCATTTTTCAAATAATGCGTTTTGCCCCTGCCGATGCAACAAATAACACATCATCTACGTATGTCTCTTATGGGGATAACATTTCCATAAAAAATTCAGCAGGAACATACATTTCATGTCCGCAAATTGTAAATGGAAGTTCGGCACAGGTTGTTCAGACGGGTATAATAGATATAACAGCAAAAATAAGTATAGTAGATAAGTATGGCAACGGCGCAGTTATTGATTGGGCAAAGCGCGGAATTTCGTCAGAATCTTCTGATTATCCGGGACATTTTAGTTATAACGCAATAGATGGCGACATTAATAGTATAAGCCATACGAATAGCGAATTAAACGCATGGTGGCAAGTAAAACTTCCGCAAAATATTAACATAATTAAAATAAAAATTTTAAACAGACTAAACTGTTGCCAAGACCGTCTTGCGGATTTCGATGTTTTATTGTTAGACGATAACGGCATAATTACATCAAGCATTTATCAAAAGGAGTCATTACAGTCGTTCGTCTTTGACAACATAAATGCAGTAGCGCGGACAGTAAAAATCATGTTGCGGGGAACAAATTATTTGCACATGTCCGAAGTATCAGTTTATGGCGACAATGCAGAATATTCGCAATTATTAGAAAAACCAATTAGTATAAACGTTATTTCAGATAAGGTTATAATCGACACCGCAACAACCCCATATAAAATAATAGAAAATGCAGATATGCCTTACATTGGCAAAATTAATAGCACAACAATGTCTTTTATGATAAATTTTGGGACAGATGCAGATACTAAAATCATTACTAAGTCTAACGCACCTAATATTTATTGTGAAAAGAAAGAGTTAATTTGTGCAATTCAGACAGGACACGGCAACATTCCTGGAATTAAAACAAATATAATTAAAACCGGCTACATTATAGAACCAAAGAAATGGACACATATTACAATAATTATTAAATCAAAAATAGATGTATCTACAGGATGGCGTTATGGGTTAATTGCAGGGGCGCCTTATTATTTAAATAGTGATTTGCACCAAATTTATAAAACCACGCCGGTTAAAAATTTATTAGTTTTACCGCCTACTTGGGACGCAAACATTATGACAAAATATAAACTAATGGGAACCGCAAGCGCAACTAATTCGATAATGATAATCGTCAATGGCATGATACAAATCGAGCAAGTATTAGAAGACATGCCAATGTTCAATGCAAGCCCGCTTGTTATAGGCGACCCAAGCACAATAAATCCTAATTTATATATCGTGCCGACTCAGGAAGGTTTCGCAAATGTTTCTGAAGAAACCAAAAAGTTAATTGAAGAAAAACAAGCAGAAATTAAGGATAAAAAGGACGCAGATAATTTGCGCAAAAGAAACGCAGAAAATATGATTCTTGCTAAGAAGCAAATGGCCGATTCTTTGCGAGCAAATGCGCAATTAAAAAGCATGAAAGCCATAACCGCGCCGAAAAAATACGTGTTTATGATTAATCAGTTTAAATGTTATAACTATGCAATCAGTATGAACCAATTAGAACACGATTACTCATATGCGCACATTATTTTTAATGTATTTGACGGCCCAAATTTGCCTAATGTCGCGCTTTCATTCGAACCGAATCAGTTGCCTACAGTTATCGAAGAGTATTCTATCGCATTCTGGTTTTTGGCCACAAAGAAGAGCATAATTTATTCACATGACACGCGGATTTTAGGAGTTGATGAAACATCGGGAATGTATTATTCTGATGGAAAACAGAAATATGTTATTGACGCAATTCTAAAAGAAGGAATTTGGTATTCATACATAGAAAGTTATGCAGATGGCGCGACTAAGATTTATATCAATCGGCAACTAAAAAACGAATTAGCAGTTAAGCCGTTGCCTACATTTTCGCATACAAGATTTAATGTAAAATCGCAATGTTATACTTTGCGTTATGCCAATTATGCTTTTGATATTTCAGAGGTATTAAGCATTAACCAAACCCATCCGGAACATATATTAAGGGATGGCATTTCAAAGGAATGGGCGCAATTGGGTTGCCCTATGAAATTATCTTCGGATTACTTAGATTTATTAGGAATAAACAAAAAATCAATGGACAGCGCAAATTTTTCTTCATTGCTACGCGAAATCAAATCAAGCAAAGATAATAAACAAGTATGTTATGGCGATTTTACAAGCAATTTGTTGGCCGAATGCGCCAGGAATAAAGATTTAATAAATATGAACATATTATCAAACGACGGCGTTCTACCCGCAGGTAGCGAACCTACAATTAAGTTTGACGCTGCGGTTAGCACGGCAAAACTAATTGAATATAATAAAAAATTGACCGAAGAAAATGACATGTTATCGCAGGAGATATTAGCCAAAAAGGCCGGAATAACCATCATGACGCCAGTTCAAAAATCAGAAAAACTAAAATCGCTTGCAGAACTTCGCGGAATGAACATTTCAGATGAAATGTCAAAATTACTTGACAACATGACTGAAATGGTGCAAAAAGGCCATCCATTGACAGAATTATTTGATATATTGCAAAGGCTAAATGCGAAAGATGTGCAATCAAACTCATTATTATATCAAAAATTTAAATCAAAAACAAATTATTTTTATGATTTACAAAAAGCAACAAATTTTATTTAATATATTTACATTATAATATATATGAGACCGATTAGCGATAAATATAAGAATTCTGAAATTGGCGTTGCTGTTGCAGGAGTGGTAATAATCGGCCTGATTATTTTTGCAGGATGGCATAATTATCGCAAAAAGCATAATGATGATCATAATGACGATAATTATGCCAACATATCAAATATTACAGGAAAGCCGTTATACCTCGTTGGACATTAATTTGATATTATATAATATTATTATATTATATAATATTATATCATAACGCAATGAAACATATTAGCGTAGATAATTGGGTTTTAATTGCGATAATTATCATATTCATAATAATGATTATAAGCATAATTGCGTTTAAACATCGTCATAATAAAAAAATCGATAACTACGACAATCCATTACAAGATTGGGCCCGTTTAGGAACTGTCTCTCAATCATCTACATATGTAGATGCGAACGAAAATGACCCACCACAACATGCAATTGACGGTAATATAAATACATATTCAGCGACTACATGGGAAACTAATCCGTGGTGGGAAGTATCTTTGCCCCAAAACGTTTTAATAGATAATATAGTAATAACACAAAGGCATAACAATGTGCAATTTCTATTAGATAATTTTAATATTACTATTAAAAATGACACTGGCGCCCTAATATCCAATATTGCAAATACACCCGGGCCCGTAATTGGCCAAAAAGTATTTTCTGGAATAAATGTCGTCGGCAAAACAATAAGAATAACTATGAACAAAACCGGATTGTTAAATATGGCCGAGTTCCAAGTATTCGGCACAGCATCTTCGGCAGTTTCGGCAGTTTCGGCAGTTTCTACTGGTAATAACCCAATAGTATTATTGAACAATGTCGCTACGGCGACCCAATCTTCAAACGCATCTGCTTCTGTAAATCTCGCACAGTCTGCTGTGCAAGGCAATTCGAGTATTACTAACTCAGAAATGTCATGGTGGAAGGTTTCGTTTCCAGGAAAAACATATATTGATCGGGTTATAATAGGAAACGTATCAACAACGCCGTCTCAAACATCAACGCCATCTCAAACATCAACGCCGTCTCAAACATCGTATTATATTAGTTATGCCGATGAAAACGGAAACGTATTGAATAAGGTAAGTTATACAACCCCTTCAGTAAATAGCCTAAACCTCGCCATTATTGCAAATTCGATTATAGTGTCAAGCACAAATATTTCTTCTTTAACCATAACGAATGCCCAAATTTATGGCTACCAAATTCCTTCAGCCGCAGCAATAAAAGAAGATGAGTCAATTCTTGCTTCTGGTGAAAGAGCCATAAAATACGGAGATATAGTTTTGATGTGGGCATGGAACAGTAATTATTTGTTTGCACGAGATGCTACAGGATCAATTGTTGCAGGCGGGCCCCGCGATGAACCCGATAGTATAGAAAACCATGCAACGGATGAGTTGTTTACTTTTGAAAACATAAATAGTCAAGCGGGGTTAAATAGCGCAACTAACGCTATTAACTCGGGAGATACAGTGTTAATCCGCACATGGAATTTATTATATTTTGAAATATTGAACGGACAATTAACATTAAACACTATTAAATCACAGGCAACGCCTTTTATTATAAAAGGCCCACAAAAGACAGTGTCGTTTGGTGATGCGGTATCATTCCAATCAACAACTACAAATCAATACATAATTATGCCAAAGCAAAATACTTTATACGAGCCTGTTGCATTGTCGTATAATCCCGATACATATACGTTATACGACAAATACGGAAATGGCCTTGATGTAAATTGGGCCCGACAAGGAATTGCAACAATGTCTTCGGCAGAATCATCAAGTAATCTCGCCATTTCCGCAATTAATGGTTCAGTGTCTGATTATACATTGACCCAATTAACCGCGCAACCATGGTGGCAAGTTGTATTGCCTCAAGATATTTACATAGAAAAGATGTCTTTTGCAAACCGACAAGATGCATTTCAAGACCGCCTTGCCAATTTTGATATATTCTTTTATGATAGTGCAAATGCACAAGTAGGCACTTTTTATTTTTTAAAATCACAGCCGAGTTATACTATTCCCGATATTAACATTGTCGCCCGTTCTGTCAAAATAATGTTGCGTGATACAAATTATTTAAGTATATCATCAGTCAAAATATATGGCCAACAGACTAATTTAGTTAAAAATATTGATTGGGCTAAAACAGGGTCTGTTTCAATGTCATCTGATTGGACGGGATCTGGGGACTATACTTTGCTACAATACCATGCAGAAAACGCCATTGATGGAAATGCAAATACATTCGCAATGACGCAACCAGAAGCGCAGCCATGGTGGCAAGTTAAACTATTAAAACAAATTAATATAAACAAAATTAGTATAATAAATCGGCGCGATTGTTGCCAAGAACGGCTTTCTAATTTCAATATTTATTTATACGATGATGCGCAAAATTTAGTAAAAACAATATTTCAACAGGAATCAATGCCAAGTTATACCTATTCGGGCATAAACGTAAATGCAAGATATGTAAAAATAATGTTGGAAGGCACGGATTGGTTGCAGATTACGGCAGTAAACATATTCGGCGAAGAAACACCACCGCTTGTAAACATTGCTTCGCTATACAAAAAAATAAGCGTGGATTTAACCGCGAATAAGGGAATTATTGAAAACGCGGTTTTACCATTACTTAGTATAAAATCTATGGCTTTAACTTTTGATTGTAGTGTTCCAGGAAATGAACCCGATATTGAAATTTTCAATAAAAATCTCATGCCTATGATTTGCATTCATGAAGGCAAATTAATGGCTACGATAACAACAAAAAACGGCACTGAAAACATATTAACAAATGTGCAAATGCCCCGTGGCAAAAAAGTGTCAATCGCACTTATAATAAAAGCAAAAATATCGCAGGCTACCGGGTGGAATTACATAACAGACAATGGCTCTTTTTATTATACCAACGACAACTCAAAGGAATACTACGAAACCACGAAAAAAGGCACACAAAAAGCAGATGTTAAAAAATTGCCGGATAATTATCAATTGCTTAAATCAAAAGACATGGACATTTCTTATGTTGAAATATATTTTCAAAACCAATTAGTTCAGCGCACGTTATTGACATCTATTCCAAGTTATAACAACTCAGATATAAAAATAAATAGTGCAAATGTCGTTGAAAACATTAAGATATATAACCATGCGGATATTGTTATGCAACAAAACTATTCAGACGTTGATATGAAACTAGCATTAATACCCGGTCTAAAAACAGAGCCGATTGTCATTGTAAATAAATTGCCTCAGAATATAGCAAAGACACGGGCAATATCATTTTGGTTTAAGCCACTTGGACCAAATGAAACATATTATTCTACTTCAAATTCAAAGATTACATTAAAAATAAATAATGACATGACATTAATGCGGGGCACAAATAATATTGTCCGCATTAGCACTATTAACATCTGGTATAAATACGATGAAACATACGAAAAAAATAAAATAACTATTTATTTAAACGCAGTGCAAGTCGCGAGTTATGCATCGCAAACCAATGAAGATTTTACAAAGGAGAGTATAACAATTACAGGCAATATTTATAACTTTCAAATGGCGAATTACATTGGCCCAATTAATAATCTTGCCCATCCCGAACAAGATAAAATAGATAGTATTAATGCGAAATGGGCGCAAGATTTGCAATGTCCATCTACACTAGATATTAACACTATAAATAAACATGCTTTGTTATACTCAAATGATACTACAGAAAGTTTATACAAACTAAAAGCCTCTGACGTCGATTATTCTCTATGTTATGGAACGATAGCTGGCAAACTAATAGCAAAATATGAAAAGAAAGAGTTAGCGCGAGACCCTAATTACGTAAAAACAGAAGAACAAAATGCGAAATTGCTTAACGAAAATAAACGATTAAACCGCAGACTTGTTGATACGCACACTCCTACATTACGATCGAGCAATGACACGCAAGTTGTTCAAAATTTATTAACTGTTAAACAACAATTATCAAATAATGTTAACTGGCAAAAAATAATAAAAGAATTGCAAATACTCGTTTCGCGCGGGCATTTATTAACAAATGTAATCCAATCTTTAAACCCATTAACAAAGGTTGACATTGAAACAAATAGCCAACAATATCAGACATTTGTTCAAATGGCGCAGAGATATATTAATTTACAAAAAATGACACAGGGGTTATAATCGCGATTTTATTATAATATCATATGTATAATGCAATCTCGTATAGTTTTGGTGCCATTAGGTGGAATAGGAGATAGGTTTAAACAATCGGGCTATTTACAACCCAAAGCACTTATTCCTGTTTTCGGGAAATGTATTTTATACTATTTACTTGATTGTATAAAAATAAATAGCACTGATACCATTTATATCCCATATAATAAAGAATACCAAAATTATTATTTTGAAGAAAAGGTAAAAAAAGATTATCCGCATTTTTCTTTTATGTTTGCGCCATTAGAAAAAAACACTAATGGTGCGGCGGAAACCATTGCCTTTGCGCTTTCAAAGTTATCATGTGATGATTGCCCTGTTTTATGTTTAGACGGTGATAATTTTTATAGAGATATTGACATTATTAAATTGTGGAACAATCAGAACGCCGTTTTTGTTTTTAATAGTTCCCACGAAGAGCCTATTTATTCATATGTTATCCATGAAAACAACAATATATCCGCAATTGCCGAAAAAATTAAAATATCAGATAATGCATGTTCTGGTGCATATGGTTTTGCATCATGGAAACTATTACAAAAATATGCACATCAGTTCGTTAACACCGACAACATGTATGAACGATACATTTCAGGAATAATATCAACAATGATATCAAGTGGCATCAAAATAAATGCAATTAATATAGATAAAAAGAACTTTATATGTCTTGGAACACCTTTACAGGTGCAGAATTTTTATTATAATTATCCAAAAATTACTTGTGATAATAACCAAATGGTTATTAAACCAAAGAGGTATTGTTTCGATTTAGATAATACACTTATAACCTCGCCAGTTATTCCTGGAGATTATTCTACTGTTTTGCCAATCCAAAAAAACATTGACTTTTTAAAATATTTGCACCGCTTTGGAAATACTATTATTATTTATACCGCGCGTCGAATGAAAACGCATAATGGCAATGTTGGCAAAGTAGTTGCGGATGTAGGCCAACAAACAATGGACACTTTAACCAAATTTGGCATCCCTTACGATGAAATATATTTTGGAAAACCATATGCAGATGCATACATAGACGATTTGGCCGTTAATCATCAAAGCGTAGATTTAGAAAAGTATTTGGGTTGGTATTCCTCGGCAGCAACAATTGCGCCAAGAAGTTTTAACAAAATTGTGCATTCTTCAATAGAAACTATTACTAAAACATCAAGGTATACCCTTTCTGGCGAGATTTATTGGTATTTAAATATACATCCACAATTAAAAGATATTTTCCCTTTGTTAATCGATTACTCGTTGGAGCCAGATTCTATGTATTACGTAATAGAAAAAATTGAAGGGGTTTCTGTTTCTTCGTTATACCTATCCGAACTACTTACGCCAATTATGCTAAACAATATTTTGAATACTATAACAAGAATACAAAAGATAGTTCCTGGCATTGACTTTAACCTTGACTTTGACTCTGACTTCTGCCTTAAACATGATCTTAATATTTATGCAAATTATACCGACAAATTATGTTCAAGGTATACATCTAATCGCGAATTTTATGCATTATTTCCTGAGTCGCAGTCTTGTTATGATGTAATAACCATGCGTTTGGAACATTATTCCGCGAATAATTTAGGGCGTATCTCATGCATTCATGGAGACCCGGTTTTTACTAATATTATGATTAACAACTATTCTAAAATAAAAATGTTTGATATGAGGGGCAAACTTGGCGACGTTGAAACAATTTATGGCGATTGGTTATACGATTGGGCAAAGATTTATCAATCTTTGCTTGGATACGACGCAATCTTGAACAATAAACCGATTAGTCTTGATTATAAAACAAAGATGTTAGCCGAGTTTGAAACGTATTTTTTATCACGGAACACTAAAGCCGATTTTGAGATGCTTAAAACAATTACTTGTTCTTTGTTGTTTTCTTTATTGCCTCTTCACAAAGAAAACCTTGATAATTGCAATAAGTTTTATGCATTAATTAATTTATGACAGTAAAACTCTTTTGTAAAAAAATATTTATTCATAAATTGTTTGGTTTTATTGTTATAAATGACATAGTTATACTGCATCATTTTTTGCCTAGATAAACTATCGGACGGAAATACGGAATATATTCCGTTATAACAATCCCACCGATTTAATGTAATAATATTCTCAATCAAATCAATATTACATATTTGCGGTTCTATTATAAATATTTCAATAGGACCATCGTTGTCCATATCTTCACATAAATTTTTAATGTTGTCGTAATTAATTATCTTTTGCAAGACCTTAGCAACTTTCATTATTTATATAATGTTAATATTAATAATCAATTAACATATAATCAAAGTTGCTAAGGTCTTACAAAAGATATATATATGAAACTAAAACAGTATTATATCATACATGAACTAAACGCATGTTCAACCTGCGCCAATGTTTCGAAATTTATGCCAGGAATTATATCAATCAAGCCTTCATTAACTTCGCCCTTTTCAAGACTATTATAATAAGCAATCACCTTTTCATTGCAAGTAATTTTGTCATAATTAATCCCGATCAGAAATAACCCATCTAATGATTTAACGCGCGACAGAGTTACGTATCCTTGAGCGTCGCAAAATATATCGCGCATATCAGTTATTACCTTTGAAATAGTAGAACCTTGTGCTTTATGTGTAGTGCTTGCCCATGCAAGTTCTAATGGAATTTGGACACGTTTAATTATATCAGTAGTTGTTTCAATTAAGAATTCGCACGGTATAACATTTACAACTTGCCCATTATCGAATAATACAGATAACCCATTAGGAACTGCATCAAGTATAACCCCGCGGGAACCATTTACAAGCCCATGTGAAGTATTTAAATTAATCTTTAACATAACTTGCGCATTTTTTGCGAAAATGAGTTTTCCTGCAATTCTGTCTTCTAATAATTTGACTTGATCCGCCTTAGCCGGACTGATTTTTTTAGTGGCTTTATTTTGGACAGTGTCCTTTGCTAAGAAATCCAGTTGCGGATATATTGTTAATAATTCACTCAATTTTGTGCTATTTATTTCGGCCACGGTTGATTTATGAGGAAACAGTTGCGTTGGTTCAATACCATTTGCATCAATGCTTGGATCATATTTAATAATTCGCCCGTTTAATATATCTCGTGTTTCTTCAGTAATACTGCCAAGTCGGATTTCAGACAATATCTTAATAAAAACCGGATCATCTTGTCGCATAATTTTGTTTAAATATATGGTATTATTGGCAATATTGTCAATCCATAATTTGCTTTGAAATATATAATTAGATGACCTAATGGGCGCCAATTGCGCAAAATCACCGCATAGGATGATCTGCACACCACCAAAAAATAGAGTATTGCCTCGTATTTTTTGGAAGATGTAGTTTAATGTCTCAAAAAGCCCGATTTCCATCATCGAAACTTCGTCAATAATTAGCAATTCAACCGTTGTCCATTTATTAAATAAATTTTTCCGGTATTTTATAGTATTAATCATATGGCCGACCTCTTTGTTAATAAGCCCGAGACCCGTCCATGAGTGCAACGTTTGACCTGAAATTAATGCAGCGGCGACTCCTGTCATTGCCGTCATTCCATAATTTATTTTTTCTGTTATACAATATTTCTTAATGTAATTAAGAACGAATGTTTTACCTGTTCCTGCCGGCCCTGTAATACACATTGATTTTTTGAGTTTAAAAAATGCAATGGCGCGTTCTTGGCATTCTGTCAACAATAATGATGGTGCAACAGAAACAGGCGAAGACTCTTCTATCTTTTTATCTATCTTCTGTAATAACTGTTTTCGTGGAATAAAAACATCACTAAGATTTTTTTCTGGTTCTGTTTTTATAATTATAATTGGACTTGGACTTGGACTTGGACTTGGACTTGGACTTGGACTTATATCTAATTCGATAACCTTAATCTCAGGAATGCATAACTCTTTGGGCATATCATTATCAACCTCAACGGCCATAATTTTTAAATTATCAGCCACGATGGGTTCTTCAAGAACAACGGGTTCTCCAGAAATAACGGGTTCATCAAGAACAACCTCAGGAATACAATCTGTTTCAGTATTTAATTGTGTCTTAATTTTGTTTATGTATAAAAATAAACATCTAATATCTAAGTTATACTTCGCCATTAGTCCTTTAATATCAACGGATAACTCCTTTAATATATCTTCTGAAATATTAATTCCTATTACAATATCTATCTTTGATTGGATAGCGGTTTCTGACCGGTTGAGTTTTTCAGCGATATATTTTATGCTTTTTCCAGCAGAGTATAATTTACTCATTTCAGAAAGATCTTCTTGCGACCATCTTTTCCCGTGTTTTAGCATTATGACTATAATAATATAATAAATATTCACTTTATATTAAGATTAAGATTAAGATTAATCTAATCTAATCTAAATAAAAAAACGCATTAGATAATTCACGAGAATGCCCATGTTTTATTACTGCTTGTAAAAAATGCATAGCACCTATTTTTTTATACTCTTTATTTTTACCATCTGATATAAATTTATCTAATAATAAAAATAAAAGATTGATGGCCTCTTCGTGGGTTATAATATTGTTCAAATAAATCCGCAATGATTTCTTAGTAGGAAATTGCTCAAATAATGTTTTTGATATGTTATACCTGATTGCATTATTTAATCTTGTATACTTTGAATAACATTCAAGATAAATTTTTTTAATATTAGCAAGAGAAATGCATTGTATCCAACATTTTTTAATATCAAAGTCTAACATATGCATTTTATATATAATATCGTTATGTGATGGCGCCATCCAAAGTTGTTCATATATAATAGGAAACCCCAAAAGGGTTAAAAAACTAATTTTTTTTGCGATATGTTCAAATATCGCGTTATTTATAACATTGCCTGAATACGGATTAATAAATATTTTTTTGGTATAAGCAAGATGCAAAGTTCGTATGTCAAAAGCGTATATCTCACCATAATCTTCAAGGCAATATAAATAGCATAAACATATCTTATTGGTATCCTTCATTGTATAATAATCGGCGACGTTAATACATAAATTTATTAAGCACGTATTACCTAAATTTTTTAGTTTAGTATTAACGAAAAATTTATAAATAATTAATGCAGATTTACGCCTGACAATAGCAACATTTTTATTTATCTTGATTTTATGAGTTGTCATATATTGTTAATAATTAATTTATTAATTAGTGTTATAAAATGAACGCGCGGATCCATGCATTTTAGTATTAGTTTTGAAGAATAATATATATCTGTTATGCTGACATTACGTAATACCAACATTTTATTAAATAGAGTAAGTGTCAATTGCGCGTTATAATCTTTTAACCTTAACATTGACGCAATTTCCATGCATTTATGTGCGTTTTTATCGATATAAATCGAATCTAATAACGTTTCCAATAAGGACATTTCAGGTAATTTAAAAATAGAGTTAAACATAGATGTTGCACTTTCCTTTGTGCATCCAGATAGTAATTGGATATAATTAAATATTTGCCTAATATCGCCGTCAGATAATGTGCAAATGGTATCAATAAGAACTTGGGGTAAATCAACAAGGTTTTTTATAATACGATTAATATTTTTATCAGATAGCCTTTTTATGATAAAGGTATTAAACCTACTTTGTAATGGCGCTATTACATTTTCTATATTAGTAGTTGTTATAATAAACCGAACGCTATGTGCATACGTTTCGATTATACTTCTTAATGCATTTTGCGCTTCAAGTGTCATTTCATCAAAATTTGTTATTATAATAATCTTCATTTTATCACCAAACTCTATCTTATTCCGCGCTTGTGCGAATGCGGTTATGTTTATGCAGTCAAACGTGTCTTTGCTTTTCATATTGACAACAACTACATCTTTACTCTTGTTAATAGTCGCAGATATTATTTTATAATCACCGTTATATTTTTTCGCTATTAACTTTGCAATCATTTTTTTACCTGTTCCTTCGGGACCATATAACAATAAATTCGGCATTCTATTATGCCGAATGTAATTTTTTATGGTTTTTATAAAAAAAGAATTGCCAATAACATCATCTAAATCTGTAGGGCATTTATCATTGATCCATAATTCAAATGTTTTGTCTAATTCCGTCATAATGTAATACAAATATAATAATTTTTCAATTACGATTATGGCCCCGTATTATATGCGAGTATTCCTGTAGTAGGGTTATACCACAACGGCAAATATCCGTTTGAAGTTAAGTCATTATTTGAAATGCCGGTAATACCTTTGACACATAATGATGACCCTGCAACTCCAGTTGCACCTGTGCCATCTATAACCGTAAGCGGGCCATTTAAATTAAGGCCGTTATAAAGTATGCATTTTCCGGCGCCATTTATTGCAAGCCCCTTAACTATAGAAGTAGGATTTACTGTTAACAAATTATTAATTGTTGCGATACCTGCAATAGTAATTGTCCCCGTAGATATGATACTGTTGGCGCTAACAGTGCCGTTAACAGTAGTAAAATTTCCGGTAGTAGCACTAATTGATCCGCCTCCTATACTAATCGAACCGCCTCCTGTGCTAATTGAACCACTACCTGTGATAATTGAACCACCGCTTGTATAAATAGCACCACCACTAGTTCTAATATCACCGTTATCAAGTTCAAGAGACCCATTAGCAGAAATTCCAATTGAATTGCAATTAATTATGCCAGCAATGTTAATATCGCATGGCCCGGTTATTCCAATACCATCAGGATTTAGTATTAGACCATTTGCACTAATATTTCCGGTTATACTTGCACTCCCTTGCACTGAAAGCCCACCGCCACCAACAATAACTTCTGCCTGTGCTGTAAGTGTTTGACATAAAATGTTTGGAATTGTTATACTACTTTCACCAATGGAATTAATTTGATTTACATTTAAGGTTTTAGCGGTTATACTATCGCCTGTAAAATTTTTAATACTATCTATTTCAGTATCTTTATGCGTCAAAACATAGAAATCATCTTCAACGCAATATAATGACAATGAGTTAACCGCAACACTATGAGTTGTTATGTTTTTCTGACTAAACAAAACCCCAACATCAAAGAGGCGAGTCTCGGGGAGTATAAACTTCACAATATATTCGTTATACTCGCCCAAATAATTTGCCGGACCTATTATTTCTCTATCACCGACCGCTTGGGAAAAGCCGGTATAAATATACGGCTCTGCACCGGGCGTGAGCGCCGCCGCGATTACTTTTACAATGTAAGTTTTATACTTATACCCCTGAACCTTAGACGCAAGAAGCATGCCTGAAACTTTTGCGTTTTTATCTGAACTTGAATTAAAAAAAACTCCGGTTGGTGTTTTTGTTAATGTGGTATACCTCCCAGTAAAGTTGTCCCATAACTCAGTGGGGCCAGTATAACTATATTGTTTATAACTGTCACTCATATATGAACCAATAAATAAATTATTATTAATAATTAATAATAATGAATTATACTGATGTGGATTTTACAACAATTAAGTTTAAAAAACCAGTTAAATATGCTAATGGACACTACATTGCATTAAATGAAGGGTTAATAATAGAAACGCCTAAGTTAAAAATATGTTATTCGTGTAATCGCATTTCGCAACCAGGAACTAATAGAAAAAACGGACAGTATAATTATTCAGTTTCTATTCCTGAAGATTTAGAATTTGCAACCTTTATAGAAAAATTTGAAGAGGTATGCATAGCACATTTAAAACTTATAAAAAATGTAATAATGCAATTATCAACATCGCAGCAACAGCAACCACAACAAATAAATTTTACATTTAATTCCGCACTAATTGCATCAGATGATGCAGACCCGGCGTTTAAGTTTAAACTTAGGGTTATAACTGACAAAGATGGTTCAATAATGACATTAATGACATTAAACACAGGAGCAAAAGCGGATATTACGCATTTAAAATTAGATAATAATACAGTTCAATACATTGAATGTTCGGGTATCAGTATAACAAATGACGGCCAAGTATATCCTATTTGGATTGCGCACCAAATTGTAATTATTCCCTTTTCGAAAATATATAAAAAGAAAATGTTGATAGATATTTTGCGCGAAAAGGATCCTGATGATTATCCTATAATAAATGAACCAATAATACAAAAAAAGAATGTAATAGTCCAAAGCGTTAATCCGGTTGTCAGCAATGTTCCAATAAATAAATTAGCACTTGATCCGAATATGTTGCAAAATATGAAATCTAAACTAAAATCAAATATTGCACCATTGCAATTCCAGGCATAAATATTTTCCCCCCCCCCCCCTCCCAAAGCAATTTATTTAAAATTACTGCAATTTTCCGTTAATAACTTTGCCTATAGGCTTCCCTGCCGAGGAATACACAGACCCATCTTTTTTATTTATAAAACCTAAGAACCCTAAGGATTTTATAACTGAATATGATGATATATTATCAGTTTTTGTATAAATTTTATCAGTGTTTGAAAATGTTTTGTTGAAAACACCACTCATGTTTATTGTTAATATTTTATAATTATTGCGTATTAAGGTATAAACAATAATATAATCAATTATCACGAATTGATTATATTATATTAATTATTAACAAGTAGAACGCAATAAGAATGCAAATGCCATCAGCAGATTGCGACTTCGATGACTACGTCTTCGAAGAAGAAGAATGTATAAAAGAAGACATAGATGTAAACAAAAATATAACAATACTACCCGAAATTGCAATTCGAGCAGACATAAATGAATATGCGGTTTCTCGTATTTTTTATAAAAAATTATTTAATACAAACAAAGGCGTTAAATGTAGTCCAGATCATTATACCCATTATGAACGCAACCAATCAAACATATGCGATAAATACATAAATCCGTTGTTTAATGATTGGCAAAACGAGTTATGTGATAAAATAACTGACGGCCATAATGTTATTGCGCAAGTAGCGACTTCATGTGGAAAAACATGGGCTACTAATTTAATTATTTCTTACTATGTTTTGCAAAGTAATAGCACAGCATTGTTTATTACACCAAATTACGAAATATTGCGCGATAATACTACGGAAATATTAGAAAAGAATCATAAGGTATACCTTCATCCAGGTTCTTATATTATAGATACTCAAACACGGCGATTTTCTTCATACGTGGAATCAGGTAAAACAAAGGCGCAAATTCTATGCATTACGGCGGATAATTTGATATCTTTTGCAACCAATGATGCCAATCATGATTTTATTAACAAACTAAAATATGTTATATTCGACGAGGTTCATTTGCCTGAAGTTTATAACACTATAAAATGGGTTGGGCTTATGCCTAATGCTGAAAAGGATATTCATAATAAAATAAAAAAAAATAAATCAAAGAAAGTAAGCAAACATAGTGCCGGTTCTGAGAAACCAAAACATAGTGCCGGTTCTGAGAAACCAAAACATAGTGCCGGTTCTGAGAAACCAAAACATGTTGTTGTGCCAGGTATACAATACATATTATTATCTGCTACTATTACGACAGATAACATTTCATTATTCAAACGCCATTTATTACATTATTCGCCTAATGAAACGGCGATTATTACTTATGATATAAGGCCCGTGTCATTGCAATTTTTACATTTGAAAAAAGATAAAACTGATGCAAAAATATTGACACGACAATGTTCTATTCTTGATCCTACAAAAGCGGACATAGAACAAATAACCGGCACATCAATTGATACCCCGCGTGAAGTTTGGTATGCAACAGGTCAAGAAGTAATAAAAGAAAACTTAAGTGTTATAATAGAATCCATAACAAAAAAGATAAAAGACGCGGATTTGTCCCCATCAATAGAAAATTTATACCGAATATTGCGGTATTTATTCGCAAAAGATATGCAACCTGTAATAATATTCGGCATGACTGCGCGACATGTCAAAGAGATGTGCGTAAATATGTGCACATATATTAATTATTTGGAATCAATAGATGAACGCCATAATGCGCTATGTAAATCATTGGCTCGCTATCAAAAATTAGCGGAGGAGGCTAACATACGTATTGAAAAAAAGAAAGGTTCCGCTCATAGATCTGGTTCTGACATTGGAACTGACATTGGAACTGGAACCGGAACAGAATGCGACGATGATTCTAATGTTGAAAATTATAACGCGATTATTCGCGCCACGATTTCAAAAATTAATAGGTATAAATTCCCAAACCTGAATGAATACATCTATTTTAAGGCCAGTTTCGAAAAAAATATGTTAGATTATGGAATAGGTGTTAATATTAGTTATACCAAAACCAAAATCAAGAACAAAATATTTGATTTATTTAAAACCGGCAAAATTAAGGTATTATTCGCGGACACAAGTATTTCAGTAGGAATAAACTTGCCAATTAGGACATGCATAATCGTAGATGAAGATGGCGCGCATATTAATTATTCATTGTTTAAACAAATGAGTGGGCGTGCCGGAAGGCGAGGATTTGACACTGTTGGCTATGTTATTCCTATGTTTCCTGAAGAAATTCTAACTGAATATTTGACTACAACAAAAATCGCATCTAGTGATATTAGTATAACGCCGATATTACAATCAATAGATATTATTAAACTATTGGCGCCAGAAGAGTTATCTAATTATTATTATGGCGACAAAAAGGAAATAATTTTAAGTAAAATAAACATGAATGTGTCTAAGTTGCGCAAAAAGATTATGGCTAAATATATCAGTATTTTTGATGAAAGAGATTTTATAGAAAAAATAGCACGTCTTGGGCTTCACAATAATGTTTTTACTAATATTATTAATACAAGCCATGAACCAGCCACTATTATTATAATGAAAATGTTGCAAAACGGCGACATGAAAATCAAAACAGACAATGAGTTTATTAATTTAATTGCAACATTATTATGCCGGTATCCGGGCGATAAGGTATTAATCCCGCGCGAATTAATGGATGTTATTACAACTATCGGCGTTGATAATAGTCATGATTATGAAACCGCAATCAATCCATGGCTTAATCTATGGTATACCGGACAATTAAACAGACTTGAAACAAATAAATATGTAGAAAACATATCATATATATGTCATTATCTATTTAATCTTTTAAACCATTTCAAAGAAATATGTTTAAAAAGTAATACCTTTAAAAGCATATTAATAGAAACAGATAGAAAATATATGAATATGAAAAAAATAATGGGCATTGATTAACATTACTATGCGTTGATTAATATATGAGTTATAATATTATTTATATTATAATAATATAAATAATATATGGATACAGTAACACAAACATTTAATGATATGAGCATGGCTCCAGAATTATTAAACAAATATTCCGACCACGCTAAGGCAATTTTGCCAGAGTTTGGCAATTCAACTCCTTTGCAAAATCAACAGCAACATCAACATCAACAACATCAACATCAACAACATCAACATCAACATCAACAACAATTCCAAAATGACCATCACGTTGGAATACCTAATATACAAGATTTGTCGCCCGAAGAACAAATGAGGTTAATGCAACGAATTCAAAATAATGAATTTCAAATTAAAGACAAAGAACAAGAACAAGAACAGGAACAGGACCAAGATCAAGAACTATCAAGAATGCCGCGCCACATCCAAGACGATATTTCAGAAAGAACGTATAACCCAAATTATGCTCCTAAAGAGATATACTCTAATTTATACGTATCCGATGCAGACCCTAATTCAACAATGCAGGGTGTTCCGCGTTCAATGAAATCAAAGATACTCGCAAAAGTAAAACTAACAGCAGTATTAATGGTTATAATTGTGTTGTTAAGTTTGCCTTACGTTAATAACACTATTACAAAATTAATTATACAAATAATAAAAACTAAGAATCAAACTATTATCTCAGTCGTAAAATCGGCATTAATTGTTATACTAATTGTTGCAACGATTTCACTCATGGATATAATATTTAAATTAAACAATATGTCATAATTATTGCCTCTTTCGCGCATTTGCTTTATCCGCAATCTTTTCGCGCAATCGATCTTTAATATCAACGGCATTCGTGTTCATTCGCGCCTCAGTAATCATTTCTGTCTTCCTTTGTTCAAAATGAAGATTCTTGTTGTCCTCGTTTTCATGATACTTGGACATGAGGTTATTTAATTCCGCTGACATATAGTCTTGATCTTGAATCTCATCCGCTTCAAAATCAACGGGGCACCACTTTCCAACCGGTGCAACAAATACATGCACCGCGGGTTCCAGCCCACGAACAAATTGCGCCCGTTTCTCAGCATCTGCAAACTTAGAGTAATTGCCTCTGTTTTTGATACCGCGAACGCTTACCATATTTCCGTGCAATGAATCAAACTCGCCATCTAACTCTTGACGATTAGTTGATAAATAAATTTTATACCTCGCAAGTAATTCGTCTTCATCAATGGAATACTCGCGTCTGCATTCATGGACAAATTGGTCTTCGTTTATAACCGCATTATCCGCAATTGATTTGATAATTGTTGCAACTCGTTGATCATCATCATTAAGGCTTGATGATAATGGCGCAATTGCATCTGCAAATTTTTGCTTAGTCATAACGTTTAATTTTTTAACCATTTGCATTGATTGCGACGCAATAGTGCTATTAATATCCGAAACCATAAAGTTGTTTACATAATGAAGCGTTTTTGTAGCAACTGCATCCTTTGGCGAGATTATACTAATAACACACCAGTCTTGATTGACAATGGGCGGGTCTTCTTTTAGGTAATCTGTCGACATAGTATAACTATTATTTAACAAATTTCTTTTAATTTAAGTTGTTGTTATAAATAACAATTAACATGTTTGTTATAAATAATTAACAATTAACATGTTTGTTATAAATAATTATATTATTATAATATATATGCGCGGAAATGGCGATAACTATTTATCTGATTTATACCAAAATATTCTTAATTATATAATAGAAGGGTTGGCTGTTGGCATAATTGCCTATTTTATTTTTAAGCAAAAATTATCAAGCCAAGATTTAGCCGTGCTTATTATAACCGCAACCGCAACCTTTGCATTGATTGACTTTTTATCACCTAAAATAGGCCATCATGTAAGACAAGGAACAGGGTTCGGTTTGGGTGCAACTATGACCGGAATCAGACTGTTCAATTTACCAGGCGTTCCGTTGCCAATATAAATATTATTATTATTATTATAATGAACTACCTTGAACTCGCTTATAAAATATGCCAACCAAAGAAGCACGACATAGAAACAGATAAAACAAAAATATTAAATCCGTTTTTAGTGCTAATAAAATTAGCATTGTTGTCGTTTAAACCCCATGAAACTAAACTATCTATTCACAATCATAATATTTATTTAATAGCGCCTTCTATTTTGCAAGGATTGTCTCGAGGATATTATGGTGATTCAAAAGACGATTTACATCATTTGCTCTTTCCTATTTATACCGTTGCACTTTGGCTACGCAATAACAAAAAGACTAAAAAGAAGCGTTCGGCGACATATGAACAACTTAAATTGCCAGGGTTTGAAAATCTATTAAAACTGGCAAATAACGGGATTATAATATTAAAGCAAACGTATACCGACCATGTTTCGACCAAACATAATTTAGATATTATCATATATATTTTAAACAATCCAACCCAAGAAGGCTTAATAAATGATCAAAACTATGACGAAGAGGTATACAAAAAATACGTATGGAATAACCAAGAGTTAAGCACAATTCTGTCGTTGTTTGATTTATGCCAAATAGAACCTAACAAAAAACGCTATTATATAGAATCAATTGAACGCATGCTCGTTCCTATTGAAGAAAATATTCGGGATATTTACATGTAAACTAATCTAAACTAAACTAATCTAAACTAATCATCATATATATTAATTTTAATAAATATATAATATAATGAAATTACCAAAAGAATTCGCCCCTATACTTAAAAAATGTAAAGCGGAGTTAGAACAATATCAAGTATCGCAGCATACATTGGTGCTAATGGACATATTAATACTCGTAGATCCATGTATTTCAAAATTTACTTTAAAAATAGAAATAATAAACAATCATATGGTTATACATAATGCACCGTTTACATCCTCGGGGTTGTTTAAACGGCGCAGTGATGGGATTATAATATTATTGCAACAAACTTTGCAAAAACACGTAATCGAAGATTGCGTTTTGTTTTTACATGTCAAAGATTCTTATATAAACTACGATGAACCGTTTTTTATATATGCGCGCCCTGATAACCGAAAAGGGCTTTTATACATTGATCATAGTTGGATAGATGCCGAACCTGAAAAGAAAATAACAAAGGAAAAAGGCGGAGAAATGATTAGTATAACTGATATAGCAGCAAGGGCGTATAGGCCAACCGGGCCCCGAAACAAGAAAAACTCATTGTTTTTTATTGGCCAAAATGTCCCTCTAATAAACAGCAATGATTTCTTTTTTAGAAAACATTTTGCGAAATTGCAATGGCCATTTGAGGTTAAAACTACAGGATACCTAAATATGAGCGAATATAGTAAATGGAAATATTTGTTAAACTTGCCCGGATGGTATCCTTGGTCTTTTAGATTCAAATTTTTATTTCTAATGAATTCCTTTGTTATAAACATTAATTTATTACGCCCTGATCTTAATGAAGGTAAATGGTGTCAGATTATTGATGCATTATTCGTCCCTGGCAAAGATTATATTGATATAGATTATGTCCTGGAAAATGATATTATACAATTAGAAAAAGCCATAGTGGAAATATTTAAGAGGTATAACTACGAAAAACAAGAGTTTGATAAAATAGTAGAAAACGGGCGCAAAAAGGGCGCACTTCTTACAAATGATAACATTCTTACATTAAACGCAACAGTGTTTAATGGCTACGCAAATTATTATCAAAAATATAATAAACCGTCATTTGATTATTCTTTACTTGACAAAAAAACAGAGCAAAGCGACAAAATAATCTTTGATTATAAATCTAAACTAACTATTTCGGCCGCCGATTTGTTATACTCAAACAATAGTAAAGTATTTCAACTAACAGATAAATATGTTTTAAAGTGTTATCCGTGTTCTTTGCTTGGTTATTCTGAACTAAAAACGTATGAGAAACTCAACAATATGCATAAATGTTTCTCAAAAATTTATGATAGTTTCATTGACACTAACACATTATATTTATTGTTAGATTCTTTTGATTTAAACTTAAACGATTATAAAAATAGTCATAAAATAACAAAAGTGCAATGGAAAAAAATAAAAGCGGAATTAATAACTGCAATTACTGCATTGCATTCATTGCAATTATGCCATAACAATATTTGTCCAGAAAATATTATGTATTCATACAAACAAGACCGGTTTTATTTTATTGATTTTAAAATGGCAAAACAAAGCACTGAAGAAGATAAATTGCGCGATTTAAAACAAATATCCATATTAGATAAAAACGTGTTATAAATATAAAATGATAGAAAATTTAGTTTTTGCGAGTGGCGGTATATACGGAATATCCTTTATGGGGGCCTACGCCTTTTTAGTGAAACATAATTTATTAAATGAGGTTAAATGTTATTCAGGATGCTCAGCGGGGGCTATATTTGCGGTTTTGGCGAATTTAGCGCTCTCTATCGAAGAGATAGAAACAATAATTGACGGCCTTGATTATGAAAAGTTTAGCGACATTAATTTTTTAGACATTAACTCTAAACTTGGATTTGAATCGGGCAAAAAAATCATGGATCATATCAAAGAGATTATTCGACAGAAAACGGAGGTTTTAGATATAACGTTTAATGAGTTATACCTAAAAACAGGTAAAAAGTTATACATAAATGCAGTTTGCCTTACTGACAATAAAATAGAATACTTTAGTATAGATAATGCTCCTGATATGCCTGTTTCAATGGCATTGCGCATGAGTATATCTATTCCTTTTATCTTTGTGCCAGTAAAATATAACAATAAGTTATACGTAGATGGCGGTATGTTAGAGTATATCCCTAATATTTTTACTGATAATAGTCTTATAATAAAAATAACGCATACATGTAGCACAGAAACAACAACTGACCCAACAAATTTAAAAGATTATTGCCTTAAGTTATACTTATGCTTGTTTAGCAATTTACGCACGACAACTAAACCATCGATGAATGAAATAGATATTATAATCCCAGATATGGATTTGCTTACATTTAGTATAACCCCGCGTTTGAGAAAACGGTTATACAAATATGGCTACCGCGCCGCGCGATTGTATAACACCGCGAAGAGTATTCCATTAATTTAAATTACATTATTATATTATATTATAAAATAAAATAAAACATTAACATTATAATATAATATAATGTCAGGTGGTTCATTTGAACGTTTAATTTATGATACTGAAGGATACGAACAGGCATTAAAAAGATCAACAAGTAATTTAAGTTATCAGTTATACCCCGGCGCCGTTGCATCTTGTGATCAAACGCGCCCTGCGCAACCAGGTATGATTGGACGCCAAGGTGTTTCTGTCAGTTATTCCCGCCCGCTTGTAGATATAGAAAGCGATTTGCTTAGATTGTCGCGAAAGGCGACAAAGGATTACAATAAGGAATACCAACCATATTGCCCAGAAGCAACTGATTTTGAGGACGGATACCCCTGTGGTGGCGGTGTCACAAAAGGGTTTCATAATGCACAAGAAAAGTTGCATCATTTCAAGCCGGCTAATAATTTCACTGATTATTCTCGGTCGCAAAATCCCCCAAGCACATTGCGAGGGACAGGCGTAAATCGCTTTGACATTTTGCCTATGAATCCGCAAGACGGCACAAGATGGTTTCAAGTGGCCGAAGTAGGCATAAATAATAGGCTTGTTGTCAAAGATAATCATATTCCATGCATTCCTAAACTAATCCCGCAATATCCAACACTTCCGGGTCCTGCAAAACCATTGCCATATATTCCAACAACACCTATTAGCGCTAATTATACCGCGCCGTTGCATGAAAGTTATTCTTCTTTGGATCGCGACTGGAATGCAAACTGCAAACAAGATGCAATGAATGCAAAACACATGTTTCAATCACATCGCGCAGGCGAGAATAATTATTCTGACTACGTGGCGGAATTGCGCAAGGCAAATTCATTTCCTTCATATTAAACGGACCAGTCATAAACAAAATCGAAAATAAGGGATTGTTTTTTCATTACATTAAACAACAATGATTTCAAGTATTTATAATTAGGTTTTTCTTTAAAATCTAATGTTTTAATATGTTTAATAAAATAGTAGAACTCTTCAGGCAAGTCTTCACATAACTCGATTATGCTTACTGCATGTTTTTTAACTGCAATATTATTATATTTTTCTTCTTTTGTTTTACCAGGAACGCCTTGCCATGGCAATTGTCCTTTATAAAAATATATCAATAAATAAAACAGTGATTCAAAGTCATCGCGTCTTGATAAATCAACCCCGTCATGGCTGTTTAAACTCGCATACCTCGATGTGCCTATTAGTTTTTTACCACTAACAAGACGCATATGTTCATTGTTGTCATTTTTATATCTTTTCGCAAGACCATAATCTATTACATATAATTTATTGCGATTATTGCCAGTTCCTAATAAAAAGTTCTCCGGTTTTAAATCGCGATGTAAAATCTTTTTCTTATGAATGCCTTCTATTAAGTCGCACATCTGCACTCCTATCATTATAGTAGTTTTAAGCGAAAACTTTTTATTGCATTTCTGAAACAAAGATTCAAGTGATGATCCTAAATGCTCCATTACAAGAATCCTAAAATCACCGCGAAGACCATACCAATAAATCCGCGGTGTAGCAAAGCCTTCATGGTAAATATGGGTATAAATATTGTATTCGTGTTCTAATAAGCCATAATCTGTAATCGGTTCTAATTTAATGGCAACAATGTTTCCATTAATTTTGTCATGGCCACGATAAACTACCCCAAATGATCCTTTACCTATTTTTTCGGCAATTATGTATCTATTATTAATTTCTATCTTTTTCATATATTATTTATCATGGATATAATATTATATTTAATTAACTTATATTATGAACAATTTATGTATAACGATTTTAATAATTATTTCAGTATTGGCGATTTTTGCAATCGGGGCGAACATATCACAAGGATTTTCTAACAAAGGTGAAATGCAATACGTAAAAGCATCATACGATGGCAATAAATACCTAGTGAGAAATTTGCCGGATAAAATAGAAGCGGCGAATATGTTAGCGCGACTGCGCGAACACATGAATGCTTTGGTTATCCATATGCACAAAGCACAGCCAACCAAAAAAACTAAAAAAATGGTGCAAAAATATATCCCTGAAAACATATGCGAAACAGAAGTAAGATCCAATTTTACGAGTTATAACATAAATAAAGGCCAAAAAATTGTCTTTTGTATACGACAGAAAGACACTAATGAGATTTTAGATTTTAACACTCTATATTTCGTAGCATTACACGAATTAACACATATAATAACAAAATCTCTTGGTCATAAAAAAGAGTTTTGGGACAATTTTCGCGAAATATTAAAATTTGCTATTGCAAATAAGTATTATACCTATGTCGCGTATGCAGATAATCCTAAAAAGTATTGCGGCATAATGATAACAGATACGCCTTATCATATCTCTACATAAAATTCTTAATGGGAAGATATTATAGACCATAATGACGCAGCGCCAAGAGATAACGCACCATAATATATTTTTTCCTCAGTTGATCCAGATGTCGGTTTATATTATAATATGCCATGTTCAATATGAAATGGATTCACACAATTAATAAGCAAATAAATAATAATAAATTTTTGATTGCACTTTATACTATATAATAATAATAATTATATTATATAGCACAATCATAAATGTCAAAAGACAATATGTCCTTTCATCCTCAAGTAATACATTCTAAAAAAGACGTCTTGAAATTTATAGAAAATAATGTAAAAAATTATAAAATTCTTTCAGCATTACCAGACAACTCTTCGGATGAAAGAAATACAGAAACAGAAACAGAAATAAATATAAACGCAGAAACAAATAACGCAAAAAAACATAATAAGTTCATAGTGCAATTCGAAAATATTACTAATGCTGTTAATATTGCAAATTATTATTCTTTGGCATATGATCCAATTAATTTGTGCATTACATTTAAGTTTAACCCTTTTTGTGATTTAATTATACCAAGTATACACAAAGAACACTATTTCAATACATTATCAGTTCATTTGCATAACGAAGATACTAATATAATTAAATGGGTTCCATTTAAAACAATTTATAAAAAACGAAATATATACGACAAGAAATCGCAAATTCTAATAAATAGTATAATAGCCGAGTTCAAAAGCAATCCAATTAAGTATAAACACCATGCAGAAATTATTTATGAGCATAACAATATTCTTACATTGTATCCTACTTTTGGGTATACTGTAATAAACAGAAAAAACACAAAGTATAAAATAGAAAACTTCTTTGAACATTATGATGTCCTTGGATCAGGAAAATTCGGGAAAGTTTATACAGTTCGCCTTCTTGATCCAGCGATAGATATATTAGAAAAAAAGTATCCATACCTAAACAAAAAAGACACTTATGTATTAAAAAAGTTATGGACAATAAACGAAGGAAAAACCCAAAAAACAGTATGCAATAAATTTACATGCGACAAAATTCCGCGTTTGCTTAAAGAATTGCGGATTATTGATCATTTGACCAAAGAGTTAAAAAACTCAAATATTGTTAAGTCGTATGGATGTTTTTTATACCTTGATGAAATAAACAATATGTATTCAATCTCAATCCTTATGGAATATGCAGGAAAGTATAACCTTAAAAAGATGCTAACAAATAAGATGTTATACGAAAACATTTCTCGCGACGATTTATGGCAAGGATTGCTTGAGATAAGCAATGCGCTCGAACAAATGCACATGATTACCTTTTATCACGGTGATATTAAACTACATAATATTGTATATTCCCAAGAAAAAAATAAAATGAAATTAGTAGATTTCGGCCTTGCATGTAATTTAGATAAATATGTATGTCATGAAATCGGTGGAACAAAGAGTTATAACCTTCCAGAAGAGGATTTTATGCAGTATCGCCATTTAGGTCAAACAAGACTACGGGAGATTATAGACATGTATGCATTTGCCTTGTGCGTTTATTATGTTATACTTAGTGCAGATGTTACATTAGATAAAATATATGTTTCTGAGTTTAATAATGTTGTGCATACATTACCTATTATGTATAAAATATTTGTAGAGAAAAAGATTTTGCCTTATTTAAGACTAAACAAAATATTTGATGAGGCATTCGCTACATAATTATTTTGATATATGTCATGCATTATTTTGATATATGTCATGCATTATTTTGATATATGTATAACCTCTCCATCCTATCTTTGCCATTCATTCTCAAAGGCGACACGCGGTTTTGCATATAATAAATATCTTTAAACCTAAAATACTTACTTGTTATTGCATGGAAATCCTCAGTTAGCATATATTTCTCGCCAGTTAATGAATAATAATCATTTATTATAACACCAAAAACAGCGTTCTTCGATGACACCTTTTTGCATAGTTGCACTGTTGCTTCCCAATAAGAAGAAAGCCACTCTTCATAATTATATTTAATACTTTGGTCGCCTTCATGATATATTTCCATATCATAATATGGCGGACATACGATTATACTATCAAAATATTTTGCATATTTAATATGAAATTTTATCTCTTGTAATTTTTCAGAAGGACACATAATTATATCTACTTTTTTCTCAGGACGCGCATACCAATCCGCAAATTCGGCCACTTTTTTGCATACTGACGGCATTACATCAACCCCTACGTAATGGGTATAACTGCTTATGTTCATAAACGCGGGAACATAACTCCCCCAACTCAAAACAGGGCTAAATAATGTTTGCGCCAGGTTGCGTTTTCTATTGCAATATTTGGGATAAATATTCGCAAGTATCCAATATATGGCATAAGGGTTAAATATAGAAGCCTTTGGTTGGTATTGTTGATATAAATAAAAAAGCGCGTTATAATTGACCTCGGGAACGCCTGATATTAATTCCCGTTTAGTGTTTTTACTACGCAACATTAGGTCTAAACTTGACTTGCAAAAGAAGCGGTCTTCAAGTTCTAATTTATTGAACATATTTAACAAAGATTGCCAAAAACTCACGCGACTTTTAACGGTATTACTTATTTTGGTATAATCAAAGAGTTCCAAATAAAATAAATTGCGAATCATGTGCTTACTTGCGTCGTTTTTTTGAGTGCTAATTACGTTATCTGATATTGTCAAAGATGCGCCTTCGTCCCAGATATAATTATCTGTCTCCGGAACTGAAAAATAAGCGTTGAACCACAATGTTAAATATTTCCATCTATTGAGTATTACTACGTCATAGAAATAATCTATAATACGATCTTTATTAATTATGCGCATATCATCCTTTGATTTTATTACGCCGTCATGATGACGCAAAGAAAATAATTCGTGCATAGAATATTGTTTTTTATAATTTATTTTAAACATTTTACTAAACTGCAATCTCGTTGGTTTAGGCTTTATCTCTGGAAAACAAGACAAGAACTTTTCTAATGTAAGAAACATATATAATGTCAAATCAAAATAATAATATTACAAATAAATAATGTTATTTGTAATAATTTATTAATGTCTCATCGCCTGCCCAATCCGCCAGATCTGGTCCATGCACTAGCAAACCCTTCAGTAAGTGTGCTTTGGGTTTCAAAGTTGTCTTCATGGTAAGCCTTATCAACGGTTTCAAACCCTTCAATGCCAGAATAATTGCGTGCATTACCAAGATTTGGAGCATGTGGTGATTGGTTGTGTGGGATCATGGCAACTCCGGTAGAACCCAATGCTTCAGAATATTTCTCAGCAAGCAATGTTGCGGATGGCGTGCCAATTGAAGCATAATGATCAATGAGGGGCTTAACCTTTCCCGTAGATTCGCGAGCGACAGCATTAACAAACTTTTCTACCAAATGAAGAACTGGCGCGGATGCCTTAGAAACAGCCATTCCTGCATATTTCTCTGCCAAGGTTTTGCCCTTCTGCACAACATCGGATTTTGAATTTGCACCGGATGATACAGCCATGTTAACATATTTCTCAACTAATTTATCAGATAGTTTTGTAGGAACGCGCGAATGTTCCATTGCGTAATGCTCAGCAAGTTTTTTGCTTTTTTCTGGCATATCTATCAATTTGGAATAAAAAAGTTCTTTCGACTTTGCACGTTGCACAGTGTCCATTGCTTGTTTAACTTCCTGGTTTGTCGCTTGAGACACAAAAGTATCAGCATAAATTTCAGCCAAATGCGGTTTTACATCGGCATATTTTTCTACAGAATGCACTAATTCTTGCTTAGTGTTAGCGGAAAGATCTGCATAATGTTCAGCAAGGGCTTTTTCTGGCATATCGGCATATTTTTCAGCAAGCAACACGGCATCGGTCTTTGTTGAAATGCAATGGGGCATGAACTTCTCCGCAAGATGGACAGCGGTAGAAGTGCCGATGTTAGCATATTTTTCAACAAGAGTTTTAACGTGCCCTGGCGACGTTTTAACAACAGTGGCATTTGTATAATGATCGAGAAGAACCTTGCCTGCAAGTTTATTATTATCTTTTAGTGAGACGGCGGCATAGTGTTCTAACAGTTCAGTTCCGCGGGCATTCTCTGCCGTGGCATCTGCGAATTTCTCCATCAACTTTTTAACAAGCGGTGTCTGAACCTGTTCCGCAAAATGCTCTGCCAAGTTTTTATCATCGGCAGGGCTCCTGCTTAGATATGAAGAGAATTTCTCCGCAACCGCATGGGTTTGCACTGTTGGCGATGGCATATTTGCAAACTTAGATATTACCTTCGATAATGTTTGCGGTGTCGTTTTTAGAACAGCACTTTGCACATATTTGTCAGCAAGAACTTGATCTTTCGCCGTAGCACCAGATGCATAATGTTCTGCCAATGCCACCGCCGATTGCAACGTCGGACTCGCAATATCTACAAATTTATCTAAAAGGCTTTTTGATGTGGCAGACTCAACCAAATGTTGGCTACTTGCAACCTTTTCCGCTTGATCATGGGCAAGAGTCATTGCATGATCTTGGCTTTGTGCATGCATTGACACATATTTTTCTTTTAATGAGCCAACAGGAATGCTCATAATTATTGTATGAATTTCGGCGGGGTTTGATTTTAGAACAGTTTGTGTAGCAAAATGATCCATTAACCTGCGCGCTACGTGTGGTTTTATCAATTTATTGTTAGCATAATGTTCGGCAAGTTTCTTGGTAGAAACTTTATCGGTTGCTACATAATCGGCATATTTCTCCATAAGGGCAACTGACTTTTTAGTCAGTGGCATATCAGCATAATCTTCTGCCAATTTCTTAACATCATATTGCTTTGTCTTTGCAACATGCTCTGCATATTTTTCAAGCAATGCCGGAACATCAGCGTATTGTTCCGCAAGAACCTTAGCCTGAGCCGGGGCAACAGTAGCAGTATCATGTTTAACACTTGTTGTGCGCTTTTCTTCTGTTCCTGTTCCGGTTCCGGTTTCAGTTTCAATTCCAGATCGCGGGAAAGTAGAAGCAACAACCTTCCAGTTATCTTGTGCGCGAACAGCAGATGCGAGTGCAACTTTCAAAGCAGCGCTTTCGTCAGGGGCATAATTCTCAACAATGCCCTGCGGATACTTGTCTGATTTTACATAATATGGCGATTCATAATGTTCAGGAACTCCATGTGGTTGCGCCATGAGTTTAGATGGGGTTGGGGTATAATACTTTGCGGAATTGTCGTATTGTTCTGCGTTGTTTGGCATAATTGGATTTTCAAATAGAGACATGTTGGCAGAAGACGACGATGACGATGGCGGCGAAGACGAAGAAGAATGTCTGCCAAATTTGCTCATTAGTTTATTGTCCATACTTGACATATCAGTTCGCGCCTTAGTCCAATCAACTTTCATTTTAGATTGCATATTTGTCAAACTATTTTTCATTTTAGTCATATACGAATTAGTTCCATCACCGGCCTTTTGCTTTTGTGCATGCGATGTTGTCGATTCTAAATCAGATACACTATTAGCAAATAGTTCGCCTTCGTTTGTATACTCAGGCATTCCAGAAATAAATGCCTCATGCAAAGGAGTTGCCCCTAATACCTCCTGTGTAGGAATTAGGCCATTATGGCTTGTCGCAAAAGCGCCGTTTCCAAAACTGTTAAACATAGGGGTTTCATTGAGACCAGCCAATGTTTCGCGGTTCAAAGTTGGCAAATGCGCCGCCTGAGAATAAAAATAACTTCCAGAATTAGTGCTTGATGCACCGCCACTCTGTTTTTTAGTGGCCTCTGTTTTTTTCATTAATTTATTTTTCTTCTCAGTGAGTTTGTCAATCTTTTCGACTAATTTGTTTATTTTGTTTGATTTATCAGTCATAATATAATTAATAAAATATATTTTATTTTATAATAATTAATTAATTTAAATCAAGCATTCTTCTGTTTTAATGCTCCACCCATACCAGCCAGATTTAGCGCCCTTAGTCAAATATTTAACACCCAAGCATGAATCAATTTCTTTCTTGAAATCGCGCTTATTAGGAACTTTGCCTGTAATAGCGCCATTTGCAAACCAAACCTTGAAGCAATCATAAGTATCATCTAATTTAATAAAATCGGCTTCATTTCGCAACAATGCATCATCGCGGAATTGCGAGAACAAGTCGCTATCTTTCTTATACTCAGAAGTTGCATGTGCAACAGCGATCGGAGGGACGAGGCCATCACGGATATAAATAGAATAATACCTAACAAGTAATGTCATAAATGCTTCTTTCCATGAAACCATTTTTTGAGACAATAATCTATCTTTTTTGAACTCATTTGGTCCGCTTGGATTATCTACGAACTTTGAAATATGTTCCAATACTCGCAACCTACGCCAAGTGCCTTCATCATTTGAGTCTATAATCGGCAAATGATTGCAACACAGTGCATATTTAGTTTGCAACTTTGTTTCAAATGGCATTTTAAACAGACTGCGAACCATAATTTTATCACCGCCCGTCATTTCCTTCATAATGCCAATGTTCAATTTTTCACCATTTCCTGGCTCTTGAAAACAAGCAAATCGTTTGCCAACAAGGCGCGAAATTTCCGGATTTGCGGCGGCAGACGATGCGCGTTTCTGTGTCAAAAAAGAGACAGGAACTTTGCCGGAATAATCCCCTAGAACGCTATCAAACAATTCAATAAGTTTACTTTTTCCATTTCCTCCTCCACCAGTAAAAACGTAGAACTCTTCATTCGGATTTGTGCCATCCAAAAACGACGCAAACATTTTTAATGCATACCCACGAGTATCTGCATTAGGGTAAATTTGCCCCAAAAACGCCAATAATTCCTGCATAGTTTCGTCATCTTCATCAAATTCGCGATCAGGGAAATCAAGCCCGGTTGTCATTTTTATCATGTCTTCAGGACGCCCGTCGCGAAATATTTGCGAAGATAAGTCATAAATGCCGTTATTAAAACCAAGCAATTTTGGATTAGAATCTAATTCCGGAATAAACGCCTCATTGATAAATAGCCCTTTGGCTTCCTCAATAATTTTGTTTTTAAACGTAGAATCGCGGAGTTTAAACGTCAATTCTGAAATTTGTTTGACTTTATTAAGCGCATCGTCGCGTTTATCGTCCTCTGTCGCTTTATACGCGACTGAATAATAATATTCACCGAGTTTTATGTATTCCTTAAGCATTTCAGTGCTTATTTTATTTTTGACAGCCGTGCAGTTTAGGTATTCATGCCATCGATGCTCTTTAAACTCATACCAAATGTTATTTTTGACATCTGCGCAAACGAACCGATGTTTATACATTTGAAACAAAACCATCCCAACATCATATGTTGTCATCGTCAAACTAATTTGAATATAAGAAGACAAAAATCGGCTTTTCACTTCGCGATATTCATCGGGACTATCTATACTCGCCCACAAATGCAAACTCCCAATAGTCAAATTCCGTTTGTCAAAATTTGACCACCATTTATCACAGTCGCCTTTTTTATATTTATTGGATTTTTTACTAAAATCGCGCCATACAGATAATAGCCCGTTATTTATATTAAACAAACACCAGCCTACTTCAAGCCATGAATGATAATCATGGGCACGGCGCAGAGATAGCAATTCAATAAGTTCTTTGACTTCTTCGGTTTGTTTGCATTGGTCTTTTACTGACAACACCACTGCCGCACTTGTCAACGCCTTTCCGCCAATTTGCAATAATTTTTCTTCGTCTTCTGACAATGCTTGATTTATTTTTATCTTCTTTTTTCCGTTAAACTCTGCAAGCAAATGGCGATGTTCATCCATAATGACGCCCTCAAATACCGGCTTTTTTTGGACACTTAAATATCTAATTAATTCGGCATCAGTCATTTCATTTTTGCATTCCGCAAGTATGAAACTCTCAGACTCAGACAAATATTTATGAAGAAGGACATGCGTAATCTCATATGGTTCAAGCCCTTGTTTTGAACAAGAATGCATAATCCAACCGTTTTGTTCAATAACTGACCTGTCGACAATATCCGCTGGATCGTTTTTAACTGGCAAATGGCCAAGGGCATCATTTGATAAAACATCACTGACGAAATTTTGCAAGACCTCTTTTCTAATTAATAACTGCGCCTTTGTATTAATGCCAATATCCGGAAAAATAATATGAATTCCGTCCTTAAAATTGCCGTTATCTTTATAAGGCCCGCTTCGTTCTGAAATTATACTTTTAATAGAACAACCATCTGGAAGCGTTAAATATTTACGCATCGCCATATTAAATAAATTTACTATTGCTTGAATATGGCCTATTTTGTGCTGTCTTTTAGGATACTCAAAACTATACCTAAAATCAATATCAACCGTAAAAATTTTAACGCATTTTTCGCCATCAAATATTGGGCGTTCTACAATGGTCGTCTGTTCTTTATTCTTGCATGTTGTTTCAATAATTAAATCATATAACATTTCATATTTATCTTCGGGAATTGCATAACTACCTAATTTTTTACCGAATGTTGTATGCGTAATAACTGGTTTAGGTTCGGGGTCTGTTTTTTTGACACGATATGCCTCGAGAAAATTGTCTAATTTAGACGCTCGGGCTTTCATGGATGCAACGACGTGTTATTATATTATTATAATAATATATTTTTCAATTATATAATAACACGCATGCAAGTGATACATATATACTTAATACCTACATATGGATTAAATGTTGATGAGGAAAAAGCAAAATGGGAAGAAATTAAAAAAACTACTAATAAAACAATAAAGATTGTTCATAAAGATAGTGATGCTATGGTAGAATATAATAAAAAAGAATGCATTGTTATGGGGTATAACCATAATGATGAAACATATAATGTGTCCGCCGATCCAGATATAAATATTGTAGAGTATATCATTACTAAAGAAGATTGTAATGATAATATTAATAATTGCACAGATAGCACAGAAATAACTAAGAATAATAATGGATTGTATTTTAAAACTCCGTTTTATTATTTATACATATATGATTTTTGCACTAATGGGCAAGCAACTGTTATACCAAGTGATAAATTTGCAATAGAATTACATTTATACACATCACGTGATAATACATATTCGCGAAATATAGAAAATTTTATTTCAGCACATAAACAAAACATTCACGCAATATATATAAATGATATACCATTGACTACATATGCCTCTTCATATAAAAAAGCCAAAAGCGCGATAGGGGCATATAAAGAAATAAAAGACATTGCCGAAGAATTAGGAATTTCGGCAATGTCTTTCATGAAGGCATGACCAACATGTCCATCATGCCCATCATGGCATCCACGACAAAGGAACTTTGCCCCAATTATCAAGAATAAATTCTTGGGTTAAAAGATGTTGCGATGCAAGGGCGTAATAGCCATCCATAAACTTCTTAAAATTTGGCCATGTCCAAGTGCCAAATGAGTTTTGTCCGCCACAATTTTCTTGGCAGGAAAGATCCAATGAACTAATATCAAAAGTAGGATTATTAGTTATCTTATTCTTTGCGTTAATATAGCGCAACAATCCTTCTGGATTATTTTGGTATACCATTTCCACTGTGTCCCTCGCACGATCACGAGACAATCGCGAAATAATGCCACATGAATCAACCGAATCGCAACATTGATTTTGCAACATGGCAAACAAAGATTTACCGCAATTTTTATTGGAACTGATATGCCCCTTCATAATCACGACATTGCCCAAATATGGAAACAGTTTTGTCGCGATTAATATTTGCGTTTCATGGACATGCGCGGAAATATTGTAAATCCGCGTAATCATTGCACACTTAATTTTATCGCGCATAATCAATGCATTTATAACATTTGCATAAGCGCAAAATTGTTCAATGTAATTAGGGCAACCAGGCGGATAATAATCACATGTTTCATTATGCGATGATAACTCCGGAATCGGGCGAACCTGATAAGAACAAAGCCCTGAATCAGCCCTAATCTTTGCAACCCCAGACGGACATTCGGCTATTGATTTGCCATACCTTTCATCCTTTGCCTTGTCCCATGACAACCCGCCAAAAACCTTGGAATAATCATATTTGCCTTGCTTGAAATTCACCTCGCGTTCATATATCAACCCAACAATGGCATTCTTTGGCAACCGCAACAAAATCTTTTCAATGAAATCCATCGGCGCAATATATTCGCCTTCGTGCAAAGCATGCAAATAAGCGCAATCAATACCTCGCACATGCATGAATTTTCCCAAATGCTCATAATTATGCGAATATTGCGAAGAAGGCACGAGAATGCTTAGCATATATTTATCCCAAGAAGGAACGACAACGGGCATAGCGGTGTTCATATTAAATAAATAATTTCCTACATTTTCTTCAGGCATATATCTACCATCTATAACCTTTGAACTATAATCAGCAAAGGGCGCATGATGCGGGATTGCAACAAGAACAATGATCAGTATAACTAATATTATTATTAAACTAAAATGCCAGACATATTCATGCATATATATTAGTATAATATATTATTGAGAGAATTCCTTAGGAAAGAAATGCAACTCTTTCCTAATGCAATAAACGAATATAATTGAATATAATTTAATATAATTATATTATAATAATCCCTTTCTTATATCCATCCAATTATTTTTCATGGCAATACCTCCATCTAAAATAAAACTCTCAAAAAAATTGTTAGGACAGTTTTATACTACTAATTATGATTATATATTGAAAAATATGACAATTCCTCCGCGTATGCATATCATAGAGCCATTTGCAGGAAATGGCGAATTACTAAATTTTATTGGCGATTGTTATGCAACTCTTGAAGCATATGATATAGATCCAAAAAAAAGATTGCATTATTAAACGAGATATTATACTTACCCCGCCTGATTATTCTGATAAGTTTATTATAACAAATCCACCATTTCTCGCAAGGAATAAATCAAAGGACAAAACTGCATACGATAAATATGATGTAAATGATTTGTATAAATGTTTTATAAAAGAAATATGCACTAATACTTGTATTGGCGGGATTATAATATTACCATTAAACTTTTGGTCATCTATACGAAAAGCAGATATTAAACTAAGAAAGAATTTTATGGCTATATATTCAATTACGTTGTTAAACATATTTGAAGAACAAGTATTTGATGATACTAGTTATACAATATGTTCCATGGGGTTTATACGCCAAACCGGCACAAATAAGATTTGTTATACTTTATATCCGCATAATACTTCGCATGAGTTTGAACTAACCGAAAGAAACAATTATATGATTGGTGGCGAGATTTATTATTTGCGACAAAAGGGGTGCAAATATGGTATAACCCGCATGACATGTAAAAATAAGCATAAAAAATGTAGTAATATTTTGGCAAAGTATATAGATAATAATTGCAACAAAATTAAATTATCGTATGATGATATTTATATCGATGAAACCCCGCACCAAACAGCAAGGACATATGCATCATTATTAATATAACCAGAAATAGATGAAATATGCCAAAGATATGTTATAACAAAATTTAATGAAATATTGCAAGATTATCGAGATAAATATAACTCATTATTTTTAACTAATTATCGTGAAAGCAAAGACATTGCTCGCAAAAGGATATCATTTGATTTGATTTATGATTTAGTTGGATACATATTGGAAAATTATGATGCTACGAAATTATAATAAATAATTATGTTTTACCTTTTGGAAATCATGCATACTTCCAACAAAAATAAATTTGCGCACTTCTGCAAATTGTTCTTTGTTCAATAAATAATTAAATTTGTTCATATTAATGTAGCACGTATCACCATCTAATATATTTAAGAATATGTGTCTTGTTGTATTTTTGCATAAAAAATGCAGTGCAAGTGTGTTTTTATAAAATGGAATACTTCCCTTAATGTCCTTGTCTGTGCTCCTCCCGAATTAAATGTAATTTTTAAGTTAAAATAATATATTCGATCATCAAAATTTTCGCTCCAGACATAGCCATCTTCATATTGTAATGGGGTTCTATTACTGATAATATTATATGTTTCACTGTTTATTCTATCATATGTTTTTACCCAAGGATACCTGATCATTCGTATGATCATTTCTATCTGATACTTTTCGCATTCATTTGATTTTCCTGAAGAATACCAACATCTTTTTTGCCTCCATTTTTTTGTTTGATACTTTGCAGAAGGAATTAACAGTTTTCTCTGTTGTAAATATCTTCTAATGTTTTTTTGTAATAATATTGCACTATCTTGTATAGTGTTTTGCATTATTACATAATAATATTACCTATTATTCATTTTCAATTTATATAGTATGTAATTGAAATATTATAAGTAATAATTATATTACAATATAATATAATGGACTCAAAGCATAAGTTAGGTCAGTTTTTTACTACAAATGAAGAACTTAAAGAAAAAATATATGAGTTTATACTAAATAGCCCTGATGTTATTTTAGAACCTTCTATAGGGCGCGGTGATTTAGTTTCATTTATACAACAAAAAATACCATGTGTTTCATTTGATACATATGAAATTGACGAATCAATTACAATATTATCTGATATATGCACCGATAATATTATTTATACAAATTTTATTACATATCCTATTAAAAAAAAGTATGCAACTATTATAGGTAATCCGCCTTACGTAAGAACTAAAAAAGGGAATTTATATCTTGAGTTTATAGATAAATGTTATAATCTACTTGAAGACAGCGGTGAATTAATTTTTATAGTTCCGGCAGATTTTCTTAAATTAACAAGCGCGGTTAATTTATTAAACATAATGATGACTAATGGGACATTTACGCATATATTTCATCCAAATAATGAACATTATTTTGAAGGGGCATCAATAGATATTATTATTTTTAGATATTGCAAAGATATAACTCTTGTAAAGCAAGTTAGATATAACAATAATTTATTATATTTAATAAACAATAATGGCCTTATCACCTTTAGCGAAGAAGAAGTAATTGATTGTATAATATTTCAAGATTATTTTGAAATTTATGTCGGTCTTGTAAGTGGAAAGGAAAAAGTATATAAAAATAAAGAATTAGGTAATATTGCCGTTTTAAATGGCCTTAATAAAGTTGAAAAATATATTTATATAAACAGTTTTCCATGCGAAGATGATAAGATAAATGAGTATTTGCTCATTTATAAAGAAGAACTGATTGCACGTTCTATTCGAAAGTTTGATAATAGAAATTGGTATGAATGGGGTGCCCCGCGAAATATTAAAACTATTCAACAATATTTAGGTAAAGAATGTATTTATATTTATAACTTAACAAGACAAACCCCTATTGCATTTTTAGGTAATGTTAATTATTTTGGGGGTAATTTATTAATGATTTTGCCAAAAAAACCATGCGATTTAGACAAAATATTATCTTATTTAAATAGCAAAAGGTTTATAGATAATTTTATGTTTTCTGGTAGATTTAAAATCGGCCAAAGACAATTATGTAATACATATATACCTAAAGAATTTATTTAAACAATAGGCAAATCATAACTCCCTTATATCACGCATAAAGGTTTCTTTCCATGATGGTTTTGGTTTTTGCATACAATCAATAAACAGGGTTATAGATTTTTTTATGTTTTTATATGTAAAAATTCTATTTTTAGACCACCGCACTTGAAATGGCAAATTATTTATATTTGGTGTTAAAATATTCAAACCTTTTAGACTATTAATTATAATATCTTTGCAATCAGTTTTATTTATGCAAATAAAATAATAGTCTTTTTTATGCGTTTTGTTATACTCTTTATTCTTTAATTTTTTAATTAACAGCTTGCTCATTTTCCCATTGTCATAGGATTTATTTAATTCTATGTCTAAATTTTCATTAGTATAACTATAAACACACATTGCTAAATTACCTGTATTATCCGCAGTTGTCATTGTTGTTATTTTTATGTTTATTGGTATCCAGTTATACTGTTTATCATATACTAATATATCATACCACATTCTAATTTTTGGTTTTCTAATTAATAATGGATATCGCTCTATAAGTATTGTAATAATAATATCTTCATCAATACAACTATTTATTCTTCCATCTTTAGAATACTTAGAAAATAGTATTGTTTGGGAAAGTAAATATTTTTTAATTATATATAATACTAATGGTAATCTTTTTAATCGCACCATTGTTCCAATGAACCATCTTTGTATTTTAATAATTGCGTTAATATTATCACTAATTAAAAATACCTTGGTTAAATCATCAATACTCATTTATATCTAATAATAATATCTTTTAATTTTTCAATTAATATGATGTCAATTATTATGTCTAAAAGTGAAATAATATAATAATATTATTATATACGCCGCCATGCTTAAAAAGACCCGGCATAATTATGCTATAAGTCCGTGGCACAAGGAAATTATCGAAAGGTCAAAGTCAATTAACAAACAAGTATTAACAACGGCAAAACGCGTTGTATGGGAAGCATTTAGTAATAAAGAAGTCCCTGCAACATTTGCAAAAAAACCCCAAGTTATTTACAACATTGACACTTTTCGCGATGAGACGTATCAGTTATACTCATACCTAATGGAAAAACACAACGCATTTAAAGGGTTATCATTAGAAAGAGGCGAAGAATACGAAATTATCAAGTTTTTAACTCCCGGTATGGACAAACCCCAAGATTTAATTTATTGGAATAAATGCTTGATTGCGACGTTATGTTGCGGAAATGCGCCAACTGAAGAAGAATACTCAAGTCCGTCTTATCATCAAATTATTGACACAATAATATCAGTAAAATTAGTTCCATTGGTTTTTATTTTACTTATCGTAGTGCAAAAGTTAGGAAGATATAAAATATGCAAAGGATCCCGCACAATTCGCTTGCCTAATATTAACAAGGATATAAGAGAGCATTACATTTTCATATCTAGATATTCAGAAGAAGAAGAGGCGCGAATTGATTATGCCAATGCAAAGGAAAAAATGACATTTGCCGAATTATTGGCAAATAGGCAAGAATTAGAGCGCATTTATAATTGTAATACTTCCAAGCAATAACATTCGATATAATAATATACTTTGTTGCCTTGTTTCATTTTATAATCATATTTACTTGTTAGCGAAGCCAATTTAAATATATTGTCGTGATATAAATCATAACTAATTAATTCTTTAAATATATGCGATATTATACCATAATCTACTTGCCACTCTTTTAACAATGCAGTTATGTATCCGCGTATTGCATTAGCACATTGAACTGAATTATCTTTTTTGCCTTTTTTTAGGGTTCCGGCTGTGTTTTTATTTTTAATAATTTCCGCAACAATACCGTTAATATTATCAACTACATCATTTTTTATTGCAAATAAACCAGTCTCCTCATATATCTGCAACATATGCAACGCTTTTTTTATATTGCCTGATGCATGGCAAATAATCTTATTATAACCTTTATTTGTTAAAATATTTTTCGTGGGGTTTATTTCTTGTGATTGCCTTTGCCTTTGCGTTTGCATTTGCGTTTGCGTTTGCAATTGCAATTGCCGTAATATCATAAAAACCTGTTTATCAGTTGGAGACAGTATTTTTATTATATTACATCTACTATAAATCGCATCTATTATATGACCCGAAAATCCCGCAATAAATATAAATCTACACGAATTAATCTTTGTTTCCAATGTTCTTCGTAGAGATTGTTGTGCTTCTATCGACAATAAATCGGCCTTATCTATAATAATAATCCTGTGGCATATCTTAGTTGTAATTATTTTATAAGATATAATATTTGTTATAAAATAATCCAAAATTGCTTTGTCATATGCCATGTGTGGATATAATATCAAATAATAATAATAAGGGGTATACATAACTTGTAAATTAATAACCTCTGATTTGCCTGGAATTTTGCATTCCATATAGAATTTTTTTATATTAAATACTTCATCAGTGCCAAACTTTTCTTGAAGATATAACATTGTCATGATTTTTTTACCTGATCCAGGAAACCCGCGTAAAAGTATATGTGATTCATTAGTATCTTTTGCAAGCGACATCAACCTTGCACATGCTTCGTTATTCAGACCAATATCTGCAAACGATCTAGGGCGATATATTTCTGAATACATTATACCTTGTTATAATGTTATGATATTATAAATCAATTACATTTATTATCATAATTACATATATTAAAAATAAAGACATGATATAATTATTATGCTAAACCATTATGCTACATTAGGCATAAAATCGTCTGCAACAGAAGATGAAATCAACAAAGCATTTCATACTAAGGCATTGCAATTTCATCCAGACAAGTTGCAAAAAATTCTTAAACAAAAGGACAGAACAGAAAAGGAAATAGAGATAATAAAGGAAATAAATGCAAAGAAGTATGCCGAATTAAAAAAGAGTTATACCGAACTAACTGAGAACCGCGAGGATTATGATCTTATACTAAAAAACCAAACAGATTATTCGATTATAAAAAATACAGAAGAAGTTATAATAAAAAAGATAGATCTTGTGTCTAATTACGATGAAGATAAATTTAACGAATTGTTTATGCAAATAAATAAAAAGGAAACAGAAGATAACGATGAAAACAAAAATAAGATATCTCGGAATGTAAACAAAGCACTGGCTGAATTGATGGCCGAACGCGATGTTATTGAATGCGATTTTATACCCAATAATAAGTTTGATATAAATGTTTTTAATAATACTTTTTTTAATAATGATGAAACTAACATAGCATGCGATGAAGAAAAAAAGGAAACGGCGACATTATGCGAATATACTGAGGCTTATAACACGAATAGCCTTGCTGAGATATCAGAAAACGGGCTACTAAATATGCCCGGAGTTTCACTAACTAACCTTCATAGTTTACCCGAACAAATTATTTGCACCCGAAAACTTTCTCATTTGTCGCAGATGACTTATAATTATAACGATGTTATGTAATAACGAGGTTATGTAATAACGAGGTTATGTTATGACGAGGTTATGTTATGATGATATTATGTAATATCATATATCTCAATATATTATAATAATTATTATTATAATATATGCTGAGAAATAGCCAAGAAAACCTAAAATGTGTTTTTGAAGGAAATAAATATAAATACGTAATTATTGCGATATATGTGCTAATTTTGCTTGGGTTTATTGGGTTAAACATTATTGTTTATAACAAACTTGTCGCAAAGGCACGTGATAGGTTTAGTGCATGGGGCAATATAGAAAATAATAAAAATAATATGTTAATGGCGGCAATTAACAATCGTTTGAATGGGGATCAACAAACAAATGATAATACGACACCGGATATAGGCTAATAACATTTAGTTAGCATATCCGCAATCTCGTTGCCTATACTATGCAAATCTTGCTTGCCTGTATGCGAATTAATATGATGAATTTTGATAGAATGTTCGCTAATTAACAGATATGCTGTCATTATTTCTTCTTTATTTTTGACTTCGCCCGGAACCATTCCTTTGCGCTTGCTTGCAGTTTTCCAATCGTTGCGTAGCCAACCGGTAATCCATTTAGTAAGTGATTTATAACAATATTCGCTATCTGTATATAAATTAATTTCGGTATACCTAAACCCCGATTTTATATATCTTTTTATGCCTTCTATAATCCCTAACAATTCGGATATAGGCGTTGTTATTACTTTGTCAATTTTTATTTCTTGTGAAATAGGCATAATCCGCGGATCGCTATAAAAAACACCATAACTTCCAGTGGCATACTTCTTGCCGTTATTTTTGACGCTTCCGTCGGTATAAAAATTAAGAATATTAGACCAATCATTCATAGAATAATATTTGTCTATTAGTGAAACAATATTAGATGATGCATTAGTTGGGGCAATTGAGCCTTCCTCGGGAACAATGTCATTATATATTAATTGATTAGTATATCCATTAAACGCTTCAGTTGCTTCGGTTATCATTGAATACGATTTATACTTTGCATTAGGATATTTATCTACCAACGGTTTAACCTCAGTCCATGTTTTATAAATTCCTGGCTTACGGCCTTCAAACACTACATAGTAAGGCATTATAATATACAAATATTATATTATTTTCATATGCAATTATTAGAATTACATCAAAACAACCAATCATAATTATCTTCGGATAAATAATTTATCATATCTTCGCGCACTTGCATCCTTTGCTGGACTGATACTGAGTTCATTTCTGAAATAATTGCGGTGCAAACATCATTTACATTTTTCCATGGAACCGAATTAGGAAATTCACCATTATGTATGCATTTAATACCAAGCATTCCTAATTCTTGCACAGTATTCGCATTTCCATCGAAATATGTTAACCTAATACCGACAAAACACCTATGATATACGCGAATAATCTCTTCTGCGGAATATTGTCCATATGCAACTATAAAATTAATATTCGGTAGCCTACTTATTACTTCATTATAAATATCTGAGCCATAAATCTCCTTTGCGCGGGTCTTATCCAAAGAGGTATAAATATATACAGATGCTGTGCATTGTTCCGGATCTGCAATTTTTGGATAATCGTTATAATTAAGAAGGCGAAAATGTATATGCCGAAATACAGAAAAATTATATTTAGTTAATTCATCATTAATTTGGTTTGATATTGCTACATGTCTTATTCCCTTTGCTTTTTTGAAATAATTCATATATTCGATATTACTACGCAAAGCGGCACAATCAGACCCACCCCAAATTAACGTTAATTCGCAAGATGCATGGCGTTTTATCATCGAAAAGTCTTGACTGTTATAACATCCGAATATGACAATTCGCGTGCCCATTTTCGCAATATTGGTATTACTGGAAAAACCATATTCCTGTAATATTTTTCCGGTGAACCTTCTTAAAGCCGATGAGATATAAATATCAACAATAATATTTTTTGAATCATCTTGTAATAATGCCAATAACTTATTACCTGATAAAGCCGATGGTTGTTTCATAAACTGCACAATGCCGATTTTTTTGTTTTTAAAGCCTGTAATTATATTATTATGAAGTTTAATCTTATGTAATAAATTAGGAGTTGGTTTTTTTGAAACAATATTTTTATTATCTAATTTATGTAGCGAAATATTGACTGGTTTGACTGGAAAAACAACATTAGACACTGGCGCTTGTGGTTGTGGTTGTGCATGTGGTTGTGCATGTGGTTGTGCATGTGCATGTGGTTGTGTTTGCATTGAATTATTTTTCTGGGTTAAGGTCTGTGTCGATTGTGTCAATGGTCGAATAATTTGTGTTGGTTGCGCAACCAATTGCGTCAATGGTCGAATAATTTGTGTTGATTGCGCAACCAATTGCGTCAATGGTCGAATAATTTGTGTTGGTTGCGCAACCAATTGCGTCAATGGTCGAATAATTTGTGTTGATTGCGCAATTGGTTGCACTGATGGTCGAATAATTTGAGTTGGTTGCGCAACCAATTGCGTCAATGGTCGAATAATTTGTGTTGATTGCGCAATTGGTTGCACTGATGGTCGAATAATTTGAGTTGGTTGCGTCAATGGTCGAATAATTTGTGTTGATTGCGCCATTGGTTGCGTCAATGGTCGAATAATTTGAGTTGGTTGCGTCAATGGTCGAATAATTTGTGTTGATTGCGCCATTGGTTGCGTCAATGGTCGAATAATTTGAAGTGGTTGCGTCGGTGGTCGAATAATTTGTGTTGATTGCGCAATTGGTTGCGCCGTTGGTCGAATAATTTGAGTTGATTGCGCAACCAATTGAGCCGGTGGTCGAATAATTTGTGTTGATTGCGCAATTGGTTGCGCCGTTGGTCGAATAATTTGAAGTGGTTGCGCCTTTGGTTGCACGTTTGATTGCACTATTGGTTGCGCGTTTGATTGCGATAATTGCGATAATTGCGATAATTGCGATAATTGCGATAATTGCTCAGATTCAATCGCAGGTTGTAATATTTCCGTTTGATTTGCACTCATGATGTCAGAATTAATTATATTTGGCTCTATTGAATCATTACAATAAACATCATCTTTTGTCTGTATCCTATTATTATTTATAATAATGTTATTCTGGTCTTGGGCTCGTTGAATAATATCATCAGTTGAACCATATATATATGGTGGTTCTATTTTTTTATTTAATAATTGCGAGGATTGTGAGGATTGTGAGGATTTTGCTAATTGCAATGTTTGCATTTGCGCATGTAGTTGCTTATGTTGCGTGTTATTACTAATAATTTTATGTGTATTCATAAAACAAAAAATATTATTCACATTATGTGCAATTGCGCTTGCATTTGCGCTTGCATTTGCGCTTGCACTCGAACTTAACGTGTCATTATTAAAACTAAACTGATTGTCGTTAATTCTAAAGCATATTTCGAATAGTGCTAAACTTGCCACTTGCAAGCGAAGCCTTTTTACAACTAAAATAGTTTCAGATATATCAAAGGAATTTCCACCAAGTTCATAAATAATCGAATTATAACATAATGTAAGTTTTCCTGAAGATTTGCCTGTTATCGAAATATTATACATTTCCCCAAGAAGAGCATTTATACGCAACTCATATTTATAACATATTGATTGTTTTTGTATTTTTTTTATATCAACTGACATATTATAATTATCACTAATAATTATAATAAACCATAATTGACTCATTACATTACATTACATAATAACGCATCAAAATCGCAATGTTTTAACCCGAGTGTTATTGTCAAACCATTGCTTTGTTAGCGTAGGATAAATATCAAAATTTTGATTATTTTGTTTCATTATACGAATACTCGCATCAAGTTCAAGGCGTTCAAGTGTTTTAAATTCGTCATTTGTAATACAATCGCGATCATTATACCAACCTAAATTTTTTAAATTAGAATCTGCGTTTACATCATAAGATACACCTAATAGCCATGGTCTATCGGGAAATCGGCGCGTGTGCCAGTCTAATGTTTCGAATTCGCGCCGTGTTCCATTATGTCTTACCTCATTGTTCCAATTATTAGCCATTTGTTCCTCAACATTGGGTTCAACTAACAATATCGGTTGCGCAAAATTAGTTTGTATTTTATCAGATAATGGTGGATTCATAAAGGCTCGCGGATAATTAAAAGCAGAAAGCCGAGTATTATTATAACTAATAATTTTTTCATTAGAAATCGGCGGAGTCCATATGCAACTGCTTTCCGGAGTCATATATATAACTTATCGATTAAAATAAATTAAATTAAATTAATGTGTATTGATAATATTAAATAGATTCTTGATCATACTCGCCTTGTTTAGTAATATCCGACAAAACGTCATCAACGCGTTCATTAATAATATCTACTTCTAATTGCCTGATTTTTGCATTTATTTTATCTTCAATTAATTTTGTTTTATTTTTTACAACACGGGGTTGTATTGCATTAGCAATTTCTTTTGAAACATTTCCAGATTTCTGCGAAGATGTTGAATTTACATGCGGTTGCCTTGTTTCTTGGCTTGCCGTTTCATCAAAGGAGGTTTTATTAGAAACAGGAGATCTCTTGTGTGGTGATTTTTTTGTTTTAGTTATATTATTATGCACGATTGCATTATTATGCGCGATTGTGTTATTATGTATGAACGGGCTTTGCACTGCAATCTCGCGCGGAGATGCTGTTATATCTTCATCAACCTCGGCATGAGTTCCATAAGCAGATGACGATTTTAGTTTTGATACCTTCTGTTTAGTAGGTTTATTTTTATTTATTGCGGATATAATAGATTTTTCTGTTATGCAATCCATAAAATCATTATTTTTTTCATTACATTTTATGAACTTCATAAACTTGCTTAGATTTTGATAATTATTTAATATATGCGCATTTATGTAATTATCGACAACCTCTTTATTTTTTTTATAATAATTTTCTTCAAATGTTGGCAAAGCCCCTTTTTTTTCCTTTATATTAAAGGTATAAATTATATTTCCGTAAATAATATCCTTAAAGTCTTTATGCGACAATGCAACACCTGTATAACTATCTTCGGACGTTTTAACGTTTCTGTCTTCTAAAATTTCTGTCGATGAATTGTTTCCCATATATAAATAATTATTTTATAATAACTTAATTAAGTTTAACTTACTATAAAATTATGTCTTAATAATCAATATTAAAAATATCTATATCCTTTAAGTTGTCAGATAATTTATTATTTAGAATAGCAGTTTCCGATAATGGTTGCATTTTGTCTGAATCAATGCAATTTGCGCCTATAAATAAATGTATTTTGTTGTTTAACAACTTCAATATATTTTCTGAAGAAAATAGGTTTGATAAAGACGTTGCCGGTGTAGATAATGTCGTAGGTATTTTTGTATAATTTATATCAGGTATTATATCATTAAATAGATTTAAATATTGAGATGGTTGCATTGGTTGAGATGGTTGCGGCGGTTGAGATGGTTGCGGCGGTTGAGATGGTTGCGGCGGTTGAGATGGTTGCGGCGGTTGAGATGGTTGCGGCGGTTGAGATAATGTCGTAGGTATTTTTGTATAATTTATATCAGGTATTATATCATTAAATAGATTTAAATATTGAGATGGTTGCACGGATTGCACGGATTGCACGGATTGCACCGAAGGCATTAAAGACATAAATGGTTCTTCAATATCTAATAATTGTGTAGACGTAGTTGTAGATATATATGAACCCAAAACTTCATTATGATTATATACTGTATTTATATCTTTAGTTATACTAGGCTTTTGTATAACATCTTCATTTTGGATATATAATGCTTTGCTAAAATCAAGGATAGAGAGTTCATCCATTATGTTATCAATAAATTTCTCTTGTATTACTACATTCTCGTCAAATATTACATTTTTATTTATATTGCTATAATTATAACTAATAAAATCTATAATACTATCATCGCCTGACTTTTTAACCGGAAGAATGTCGCTCACATTCGTGCTTTCGGCATCAGGGAGAATAATTCCTTCATTCACAACTTCATTAACAACTTCATTCTCGGCTTCATTAACGCCTTTATTCTCGGCTTCATTCTCGCCTTCATTAATCTCAATCATATTTTCGGCTAAACAAACATTTTCTTCAAAAAAATCATAATGTGTATCTATTACATTCTTCGACGATAAATATTTGTCAGTAAAAGCCTGCACAGCACCTTTGGTTATACTTATTTTATAATCATTATGCCAATGTTTGCCATAATGAACAGTTTCGCCCTTAACATTTAAGCATAATGCCGCCAAATTCTTGCTATTTTTGTTATTAAAATGATTAAACCCGCGCATTTGGAAATGCAATAATCCAAGTTGTTTATGAAACAAATTAGTTTTACTTTTAGAAATTCCGTTTTTAATAGAACCATAATGGTTTCCCATATCAGTAGAAATAAAATAAGCAGAATTAAAAAAACATTTTTTATGAATATTATTTTCATCTGTAAAAAAGGAATAAGTATAAAAAGTGTTCAAATTATGTAATTCTGGATACAACATGGTATTTGAATAATTATAAATTTTTCCAAAGTAATATCGGGCATGTTGTGGATTTACAACTAATTCTTGTAAATCCTCTTTTATAGCATCAATATCCTTTGATATTTTGCCGTCTCTATTCGTAATTATGAACTCATCCGCATCCAATGGAATCAACAAAGACACCGTTTGTTTATATTTGTTCATTTCCTCTGTCAATATTTTACCCTTATTTTTGTATTCGCCCGTAAATTTCCTTACATTAACGCCTAACTTTTCATACTTCTGTAAAATGCGCATGCTATTATCAGTAGAATTATGGTCTACTATTGTTATATTGTTATAACACACTATTTTAGCGTGATGCTTTATCCATTCTTCTAATATATCATCTTCGTTCTTTTGGAATAAAAAGATATGCATGATATTTTATATCATAGCAAAATAAATAAAACTAATAATATTACCCCGATATAATAATATTTAATTCTATTAGATTTATTGTTATCGTAAATAAATATCAATATTATCGTAATAATTGCAAATATTATAATAAATAAGATTGAGTTTAAATCAATGTCATTTTTCATTCGGCATGTCGCCATGTTTTCAAAGCCTTCTGAATCTAATTCTTTTATAACAGAATCAGCCTTATTAATCATATCTGTTTTATCTGTCGCAGATTTTTGCAATTTGGCTTCTTCTGTTTTAATTGCATTGTTATACCTTGAATAAATTTTGCTTACTTTATCAGACATTTTCACAGCAGTGCCTTTTACTTTTTTAATTTGCGACAACGGACCTTTTGAAGCAGGACACATACACGGTTTTCCTTTTTTGTTTATACTCGGATAATTCTTATTATCTACTTGCGACTTTGCTTGTTTTACCTTAGCATATAATATTGGAACTACATCTTCTTTGTCTTTTAATAAATCTAAAAGTGCATCCCTCGGCATTTGCACTATTGCCCTATCTATTCCCAATAATTTTAAAAGTAATACATCTACTGCACGCGTAGTATATAACATTTTTGCAAAGCGATACTTATTATAATAAATATGTTTTGGCCTTATAATATATTTGCGATACGGAACTTCATAATATGCGCGTTTTACCCATAAAAATTTACGTATATATTTCATGCGTTCGTAGTATACCGGAATGTCTATATATGTATTTTTCCACGGGTCATAATAATCTGCAAAATTAACATCATTGCACCCCCAACCAGTTGCCATAGCAACATACCATTTACAACCGAATTTTCCTTCAAATAAATCGGTTGCATAAGCAAACATCATTTTTAGCCAACCTTTAAACGCGGCAAATACGTATTGCCAGTATACCACAATGAACCATATTATGTAGCCAAATATAAAAGGCGGAATAATCCATTGCAATGCAAAGGCTAATAACGGCCATATAAGATTTACGAAATTTATTACATTTTTACCTGAATTTTCATCAGAAAACGGATCAGAGGCGAAATATTTCTTAAAATTGCTTATAGCCAACAACTCTGTTTGCACATTGTTAGTTTCTGCAACAGATAACTTACCAATCGGCATATTAGATGCTTTTATTAGAGATTGCACAGAATACCTTGGCTCATTCGCCGATGTAAGTTTAGGAATTACTTTTAACGCAACCGCAATAAAAACTCCGAGTATAACCAATTCACTAATTAACACTATGTCCGGGCGTGTTTTAGTTGATAAATATTGTTGGTATTTATTGGTTATGCCCCCTTTTATATTATTTATTTTTGCCGCCGCAATCAAAGCATCGTTTTCTACTTCATTCATTGAAGGCAATTTCGATTTTAGTTTTATACCTTCATTCTTTATTAATGTTTCGCCCATGTTAGGCGTAAACGTATCAATGCTTTTTTTTGAAGTGTCCCATGATTTTTCAGAACTATTTTCGTTATGTTTATGTTTAATTATATTTATTACCTTATCTATTCTTTCTGATATATTCATTATTAATATAATATAATATAAATAATTTTCTATTATAAAGTATTAAGGAAATAAATGAATACCGTTAAGAACATATCTATATATCTCATAACACAATGCATATCTTTATACGTAGATTATGTAAAACCATTATTATGTCCAAGAAATGGCATCATTAAACAGTTTGCCATTGAAGATATTACGGGTATAAAGCATTTATCAAATGGAAACTATTTAATAAGATATAAAGGCAAGTCATATATACAACAAAATGCAAATGTTGTTAATAAAATTAAACATATGCGAATATATAGCAACAGCAATAGCAACAGCACAAGCAACAGCAACAGCAACAGGACAAGCACCAGCACTACTGTCTTGCCAATGAAACTACAAGAAGATATCAAAGAGTTTATATCATTATTTATTGATGATGACGGAAATTTAATGAAAGAGTTAACGTTTTCGTTGTTAAACTCTCATTACAATATATCAATATATGCCATTACAAAAATCATAATTACAACGGATTTATACCTCGAATACGTAATTAATAAAACGAATACGTAATTAATAACTCGAATACGTAATTGAAAATTTACATTAGTATTCTAAATAAAGCATGAACCACGAGTTGGTTTTATATCAATTTCTCCCTAAAGAAACACTTATAACCGAATACAAAAATTGGACATTAAAATATGTTTCAATGAACGTATGGTATCCTAAACACCAGATTGAGCATATTATAACCTCGGGGAAATTGCCCAAGGATTTCGATATTATTACAGATCATAATTTGTATCAATACCTTTTATGTTATGTCCCTAAATATTTATCAGTATTTGGCAATGCAACTGATATAGATTTCGGTGAGGTTTTTATAGGAATTTCAGACCCGGGTGAGGTCATTGGCATTCCCCGCTTGTCTGATATGACATATGATGTTATCAATGAATGGATTATAACCGAAAAGAATCTAATAAAACAGATGCCTGAGTATTATTCACCTGAAGAATTATACAGTATGATTAAATTTGAAATAATATTAGTAAAAACGACAAAGAATTATGATGATTTTGTATATGTAGACAGAGAGTTAACAGAAAAAATCGAAAAAGCAAAGCAGAAGCGCGCCATTAGTAAAATAATATATAAAAATTACATTGCAAAGAAGCGGACATGGTCGTTGTTAATGCAGAAGTTCTCTTGTAGTATTTTTGTAGTTGCTAATGATCCTTATTTTAGAAAAAGTTTATACTCATATATAAAAGAAACATGCCCTCATTCCGCATTATTACGTGATCTACAAAATAACGAAAAGTATCCTATTTTTAGTGGCGAAGAGATAGGAATAAAAAAAGACGACATCAACGACATTTATTATTGGATTACTAGGTATAAAGACGCTATGATTACGCGAATTAAACAGTTTCGTCCTGCAACTATTGGGCATATTAAACGGAAAAATATTTATAACTCATTACTATTGCAATTATCTTCATTGCGCGGGCGTTTTATTGCGAATAATGCAGGTATTAAGTATTACGTAATAAAAATAACGTTTCCTACTAAACTTGGCAATATTTATTATTATGAAGGCAAAGAGTGGAATAAAAGAACAAGACAAACAGTAAATGGCGCTCCAGGTTGTGCATAATTACCAATTATCAAAAAATTGGTTATTATAATACCACGACGGTGGATAAACCGGATTGTCATAATTGTCGAGCAATAATGAAACCAAAATTATTAGAGATTATAATATAATAACTAATTTAGTTATTAAAAAATGGATGCGAAAAATAACCAGGTGGCGGGTAAGCCGAATTGACCTCATTAGTTAGTGCAGGTGCACCTGTTTGATAAACAGCCAATGTATCATATATAATATTATTTATGTCAAGGTATAAATAATTTGCGACAAAAAAAGTAGCAAACATAAATTCAGTAAATGCTATACTTGCAAGTAGCACTAAATTAATACCTAATATTTTAAATATAGGTGCTTTTACGACTAACATTATTATTATAGAAATAATCAACACTATACAAAACCCTCCGCCAAATATATATATTGCTTTGTTTCGTATCGCCACATTAGTTGCAATTACATTAGCATCCGCGTTATTATTAGAAACGTAATTTAATTTTATGTAATTAATTATTTCTTGAAGTAATGAAACAATCTCGGCAGGGATCTTATCTTCGGGTCCAAGATCATTAAAAACGTTTTTAATGTTATTAAGTAAAACATCTTTTTCTACTTTATCTAAATAAGTAAAATAAAAAATGCATAAAAAGCCACTCATAAGACCAGAAGATAATAATATATTAACTATAACTTCAGAGATGGTCCATGTAGACCGTATATTTGTAAATGTTTTAAAATAATAAATTAAGCACACCATGATCCCAATTATAAGAAAAGCCGATAATCCTGTAAGCGTATATATTTCAGTATTATAATCCGAATCGTAAGTATAATTTCCGCTTAATTCCATTACAATATATATTATAATATAATATTATATAATATAAATGCAACCAAAAATATTAGGTTTATCTGTAATCCTTCACATAATAACAATAGCATGCATATTAGGAATGGTTTTTTATCATATGATACTAAAATCTTCATATAAGGTCTTTAGCAAAATGTTGCTTAATGCAATGTTTAATTTATATGGTTTACTGCCAGCCACACCATTAAATAATTTAGCAGGAAAGTATGCAGATAGTATTATTAATACTTTGGAAACATTGGACAAACAAGAACCGCAAACAGTTAAGTATAACAAGAAATTGTTTATGAATTGGAACATATTTATTGGTTGCACGATGGCTGTTTTTATTGGCCTTGTTATATTTTTGAAAGCATATCAGATGCATTCTTTTTATATAATGCTCTTTGAAACAGCAGTGTCATTTATTATAGTAGGTGGCATTGAACTCGCATTTTTTTTATTAATTGCTTTACACTATGCGCCGATATACCCTTCTGATCTCGAACCATTATTTATTAAAGCGGCAACAGAATACTTATCAGGTAAAACCAATTCATGGATACAAGATATTAAACAGATTATTACTGTATAATAATTGATTTATTATTACTATATAATAATTGATTTATTATTGGCTTACAATAATAAATATATCATAACATCATAACAAGAAATAACTATTATGAGCATTCTATCGAGTATAAATCCCGACCAAATGCTAACCACGAGTCCGTCGTCAATAATAATTAATATATCAACAGACCCAATTATATCTCAAAAGTTTTCATATGAATTTGGAAAAATATATTGTATCGGGATACATGATTTATTGGAATGCGACAAAGACTATCTTACAATATTTTATGAGTTATATATCCATAGAATGGAGGATCAATTAAAATGCAACGAATCAATAATTCCATTTGTTGAACTACTTATTTCTACTTGCGATTATCGCGTTGTCCCGTTAAGTATAAGATATATAACGAAATTAGATACACGTAAGAAAAACATAAAAGAATACGAAGTAGAATTGCATCACGGCTTCGTTGATGATCAAGCGGTGCTCAGTATAAAACTAAAAAATAGATTATATCGAATTGCAAGCAACAATACAATAACAATAAAAATGCGAAATATTTATATAACATTTACACTTGATGTAAGTGCTATTGATATATTTATAACACTCGAAGAGTTTGAAATAATAACATATGTTATAAACGAATACAAAACCCTCACGCATAATTGGCGCTGTTATGCTCATAATATATTTACATTAAAAGCACTACCTAAAGAAGAACGAGTTATAACGTTATAATATAATGGAATATAATAAAAAGATAAACCAGAATGTGCGTATGCTTTGCTTATATAAAAGACTATTATCTAATATATTGCCATTAAACCAGGCAATTAATCTGCATGTTATACTCATAACTAATGGTCGTTTTGTTTTAAATTGTTTAGGTATACCCGACGAGTTTATTGATGAAATAATGGATCCAAAAAAATATATTATTACTAAATTTTTATTTCCTAATAAGGATGGCACGGGGCCCGTTTTGATTCATAATTTATATAAAGCATATAAGAACGCAACGGGAAAAAATTATAATGAACCAGATAAAATATATATAGCCCAGTATTCAAATGGTGTTTCATGGGAAAAATGTAGGTTGCCTACATGGAAAACTAAAACCTATGAAATATATTTATATAACATCAAAAAATTACAAGAGTTTTGCAACAACGAAACAAATCATTTTATACCCGAATTATTTATTAATCATTCAGAACAAATTATTTCAATAATATCAGAAATGAATTGCTCCATTGCCAGCAAAGAGATATATTTTCGGTCAATTTTGGTATACCTACAGCATTTTACCGAACAATCAAATAATATGGACATGCATATCTTTGCAAGTTATGCAAGCGCAAGAAATAAATATGCGGATATATGTATGCCTATGAAGGAAGTGCCTAACTATGATTTAATAATTTTGCCTAAGTTTAAAGAATTAATGGGCAAAGACATTGGGTATAACCTAAGAAGAACAATTCTAATATTTCAAAATATAGGAATTCTGAGGTATTCTGATTTAGTATGGACTAAACTAAACGACGCCTATGACGAAACATGCGAATATTCTCAATTATGTCCTGATTATTGGCACATTTCTGAAAGGTATACCAAAAACGGCAAATATAGGAAGATAAAATTGCCAGATTTGTTATACCAAGAAATAAAAGCAATACCAAACGAGACTGATTGGCTAATACAAGGCGAATCAAGAGAAAACATTAGCATAACACTTGCACAAGATATAAAAAAACACATAGGGTATAACTTAAATTTACTGCGCGGTAGTATTGAAACATACGCAATTAAGAATTATACCAAAGAAAAGTCTGAAGAGTTATCATATGCTATGGGGCATATTTTCAAAACTGTTATGAAATATTATTATCGCGAAACATAATAATTATATTATAATATATATGTCATTATCAAGTAATGCACTTATAAAAAAAATAGAGCGCGCATGGCGAGTAGATTTAAATAGAAAAACTAACTATGACAACAAAGGAGGATATTATTTATTAAACAACAATGAAAGTATTTATTGTTATTCTTATTCCGGAGAAGCATATTGTTCTTATAAAAATGCAATCTATAAAATAAGTGATTTATCACATGATCCGCAAAATATAAACGAGATAATACTAAAATTGCGCATTATTAGCAATGGAGTTGTAAATATTTCTGATTGGAAATCGCGATCGAAAAACGATATGATTGGGGGAGACACAAGTTATAATAACCCCGGTATATTAAAACTATCTCTTGAACCAAATCCCGATCGTAAAAAAAATATTATGGTATTAAATTCAATCTTGCGCAAATGGCAAGAGTTAGGCAAGTATTACTATAAAAAATATGATAAGTATATATTATCTAATTATTCGGCACATCCAAATGTAAGTGCCAAAATAATTATTTATGCTTATAAAGATACTATAATTTATGATTATAAATGTCTATCTAAATATTATAACAAAAGCAATGAATCTATAACAACAATAAGTAAAAGTTTAAATATAGACAAGATTACAAAAGAATTTTTGCTATTATTTAAAGAATGTCATAATATTAAACATGGGATTGTTATACCTACTAAACCTTCTTTTCCTCGCGATTATCAAAAAACGAACAATGATGAAGTAGCGCCAATGCCAGTGCCAATGCCAGCGCAAGAACCAGCGCAAGAACCAGCGCAAGAACAAACACCAGCGCAAGCACAAGAACCAACACAAGAACCAACACAAGAATTAATGCAAACATCGCCATCAAAATCGCCATCACCATCAAAATCACGTTATAACTCTCATTATCAAGATAACGAAGACTTTATAAATTTAACTTCAACCTCGCCTATTTTTATACCCAAAGGCCTAATTATTAACTCATAATTTCTGCCATATATGAAAGTATCGCACATTTGATTCATAATGTTTAGTTGTGTTTTTATGATAATCAAACCCGATTTTATGTATTTTTTTACATATATTTAATAATGCAATTTTTTCTAAAAATAGAGATACATAATCGCCAGCATTATCGCGCATATCTTCGATATACCAACATAAATAGCCACCGCTTTTCAAGAAGGTCATTACTTTTATAAAAGAAGCAATCAAAAAATTGTTTAACCAATCCATAATATCCGGATATGAAACGGCGCTTTGAGTCTTATCTAATGAATAAATTTCCTTGGCAAAAAACGGCGGCGATGATACACAAATATCAAAGTGGTTTAAATACTTAAACTCGTGAGCATAACTATTCTCAAAATTTTTATAATGGATTTTATATTTAACAAAGGATTCCTTTTTTTTCGAAGAATAAAACCCAAATAATTTATTATCATTAAAATATTGCATCATTTCTTTATGACCTTCTATTAATTTGGTATTAGGGTCGTATGCTACGTATTCTGATACACCGTATAACATTGATGCAATAATCCTATCACCCCAACCAGCAGAACTATCTATTACCTTAATGTCAAGATTATCTTTTAATAGTTCGCGATATAAAAGTATTATCCGATTGAAATGCAACAAAGAGCAGTTTTGTTCTTTTTGCATTTTCAAAATTATATCCCGCGCATGCGCAGACGGCTTTAAATCATACATCAACATTGTAGCATATTTATCGTATGGCGAACCATGGTTTTCGAACCCGCACCGCATTCTTTGGGGAAATATAAAATAGTCCGTTATTCGATATAAGTTATATGCCCAGTTTTCGCGAAATATAACATCGCCTTCTTTTGTTTTAGTTCTATCATATTTTAATGGTCCATGCGTCATCAAAACTTCGCGAGGAGGTTTATAAATAGTTCTATAAATTGCTAATAAACTTTCATCGGACATAGCAATATAAATAATATTATATTATTATTTAAACATAAATAATATAACATTATGACTTATAAACATCACCTTTAATATAACATTATGACAACATTCTTAATTTTTGATTTGGAAACCGATGGCCTACCAAAGGCGCGAAACAAGAGTTATACCGAAACATCTAATTTTCCCGAAATCTTGCAAATTTCTTGGTGTTTTTGCGCAGCGGATCAAAGCAGGCATGAATTAATTAACGAAACTTATTACGATAAATATTTAGGGTATAAAGGAGAAAAAGCCGTTTTTTATTCGCCACATATTACAATGAAACTTCTAACCGATGAAGGCCGACCACACGAAGAAATAATCGAAGATATAACAAATATTTTTGCACAAACAGATTACATTATTTCGCATAATATTGAGTTTGATCTAAACATATTATTTGCATTTTTACACAAAAACGGCGCAATGCGCCCCGAATACCTTAACATAAAATCGTTTTGCACTATGAAACATGGCACCAATATCTGTGCAATTCCTAATAAATGGAATCATGGAAAGTTTAAGTATCCTACACTGAAAGAGTTATACCGCCATTATACAAAAACAGAAATGGATGAAGAATTGGCGCATAATTCAAAGTATGACACAGAATGCCTTGTTGATATATGCAGGGTTATGATATTTTCATTGATACTAGTTGATTAATTACAATATTAATTAATCATTAGTATAATTGAAATTTATTTGGTTTAATTAAAATATATTAGATTATAATAATCAATATAACATAATGAAGTTATTAGACATGATGAACATCTCGTTGCATACACTCCCTTATTGTGAGCAGTATAACTTCTTAATATTGCTAATAAATTTATTAATAGTAGTAAACACATATACAAAGGAATCTTTTCCTATTTATGTCCGCTATTTACAAATAGCGATTAAACATATAAATAATGAAAATAAAGCCAGAGAATTATTGGAAAGTCCAATTCCAGAAGATGTGCATAATGGCAAAATTGCGCAATGGAAATGCGCACAAATGTTCAAAGCACATATATCTTTATATCAGGATATTATAGCAGATATTGAAGGAATAAAAGAAAAATATGTAATAACTGAAGCCCATTTTATTAGTTATCATGGGCGCTATATGATAGACAATGAACGAGTGGCGGCGGATTTGTTAAACTTATTATAATAAATCCGCCTGAACACGCATAACATTATTTCCAATAACATATATATTATGCCCATTGTCGTATAAATACATATCGCATTTTTTAGAAAAAGGCAGGTATATCCCTTTGCATGTATCATCAAAAACAACTCGCGGATACAACGACTCTCTTTCGCGTTTTAGCAATAACAATTCATAATAACATAACCTAATTTCGGCAATAGAAACTGTTCTGTCGAACTCATGATTAGTTATATTATTTTTAATCATGCGATCAAACTTTTCGCCAATGCCCGCCATTGATATTTTATATCTCTTTATTATTTTGGCTAAATGATGCTCTTTGTCCATTATGATTATTTGATTAATCTAATTATAATAAATAATCAATTAAGATAATTATTATATAATATAATAATGGACTGTTCTTGTATAATATCTTCTACGAACAGCAACAATATTATGATAACTACTAACATAAAAAAGGAAGAAACAACGCCAAAAAAAATAAGTATAAAAAAAAAGGTATTAATAGAAGATTTATACGAAGATGGCAACATCAAAACAGAAAAAGACAAGTTAGCGCAAAATAAATCAATAATGCGGGCATTATCCGATCAAGATAAGTATTTTGATATTAAGCAAATAATTGCTAATAAAGACAGATTGCCAACTTTATATCAATCTCTTTCAGGCCATACACAAATCAAATGGAACGAATCATTAATCAATTACATTGGCAGATATATTAGAATGCATGGCATACCAACAGGTATGAATGAAAAGGTAGACGAGTTCGTTCTTTATTTAAAATCAGAAAAAAAAAGGATTAAAGGAACATTTGCAGATGTAGTCGTCTCTAAACCAGAAAGGGATTTTAATGCTATTTATACCGCAAAAGGCGTTTCTTATAGAAACAAGATTTATGCAAAGATTAAAATGGACAAGTATCCGGTATCTGATGTAATTTTCTCTAATACTAAACTAAAAAATTATTCCCCCGAAGATACTTACATAAATATAAAAACTAAGAAATGGATAATAAACGAAAAACGCCACATTGAAATTAATCTGACTGATGAGTTTATTTCGGATATATCAAGCAATAATTTTACTTGGCTCGCAAATAATGCAAACGACAATAAAGTTTCAAGCGCGGTTATTAGCAATGGCATTAATCGCATATATGCCAGTATGAATTAGGTAGCATTATTTTGTAATAATTTTTGCCGGGCTTTTATTATACCAATAATATCTTGTTTTGTCCAACCCGGCGATTCTATTAATTTTGGCAGAATAGTTTGCAATATTATAATATCCCTATTAATGACAGTTGTCATAGGGCAGGGTATAAATGTATAACTCGGTTTATACGTATCTATACTTATTGTATATTTCTTTGAAACAAAAATTTGTGCAGAAGCGCTTAGATGATTCATGATTGGCATTATATTATTATAATATTTTTTCAATTACATAAACAAAGCATAACAATGCATAATTAAAACAATTTATTATATTACATTTCTGTATTCCATAATTTTTTTTGATTTCTCGAGATATAAACACCGGGTCCTTTGTTCCATAGTTTGAGTATCCTAGAATACGAATTTACGCTTAAATATGGCGATACATAATATTTATGTATTTTGTAATATTTGCCGGATTTGCGCGTATGCCATTGAACTTTGATGCAACCATTATTATCTTCTGACAAGTTAAACATGACAGACCGTGGATGCTTTCTGAGTGCGGCAACAAGTGAAACTGGGATGCACATAATAATATGATTATTATTATTTATGTGCATAATAATGGTATAAACCATTGAAAAATCATTTTTACTTGATCGCGATTGTTATCGGATACTAATCTAATTTATAAAAATGATTTTACAATGCTTTATTTTGTAAAATAATACTATATAATTTAATACAGCGCAACACAACACAACACGTTATAATGGACGCAAAGTGCGAATCAGGACGTAAGCCTGTCCGCGAATCAGGGCGTGTTGCCAGACAAATTCAAGGGGGTCCATTATCGCGCCTGCTACCGATAGCGCATAAGTATCCACCAATTCCACCCCAGGAACAACTTCTGGATATTGAGGCCAGTATGGCGACGGCATTCTATTTTAACAGTTGTGTTCCCCGAGGAACCAACCTCGATTCTGTGCCAAAATCGCCAGAGGCACGATCACCAATCGCGTTTTCGCCAATACCGCCAACATCGCCAACATCGCCGTCGTCAACGAATAATCCATTCGACAATGTTGTTGCGTGCCCCGATGAATGCCGAAATTGTCTGGATGATCTGCTCGCTGAGTTAGTTCAGGATGAACAGACACAAGCGGCAGTCCGAGAGGTCCAAGCGATCATTGCCCTCGCAGAGGCTGAGGCTATATGGGCTAAAAATGCGCGTGCATATGCAGAGGCTCGGGCAATAGAAGACGCAGAATACGACGCCTATTATAAAGCCCGATCAGTGGCTCGGGCGGCGGCTGATGCAGCTGAAGGACGCGAGGCTTTAAAGAAAGGAAAGGTTTATCATCTGACTCGCGAAGAAATTGCCGCAATAGACAAGATGTTTCTGTCGGTAGAGCCAGCGCCGGCATCATTCTCGCAATAGTCTGCGTCTTACCATCATATTTATTTTATTCTAATTATTAAATTTTCATAAAAAAAGACGTTTTTTCCGCATGCCAAACCCATGCGGAAAAAATGCTTTGCATATTTGCGTATTTACAGTAATATGTAAATATGAATTTATTTTTATTTAAAATCAACAACGATATAATATCGGCTTTTAAAACAACATGGGAAACAAGACATCAGCGCCCAAAATCAACCCCTGCAACAATAAGCCATGTTTGGCAGTGCTCATGGACCTCGTTGCCGTGTTTGAGTTGTTATACCTATCGCGTAGAGTATCATGCGCCGAGACAACACTGACCGTCGAGGAGATGGTCAGTGTTCCCGGATTTTCCGAAAGGTTGGAATGTCGCCTGTGTGGCAGGCATCTTCTGTTTTTTCAGGTCGACGAAATGACAAAATGCATGTTTTACGAATTACGAGATTGTCGCGACATCATTTTTTCAATAGAAGACAGTCTTGATGATTACGTAAAACATCGCACAAAATTCATCAAAGATCGTTTACCGGAGTATAATCTTGATTTTACTGAGTTCAACATTTTTCAATATCCAGGAGATCAGATTTTCTGGACACGACTAAACTCTGTATATCAGACCAGATTACATCAGCCCAAAACTTGCTTATGCGGGCAAAGATTATGCGTGCCATCATATTGCACTCGCATATTTTATTAATCGCATATATTTCATTATGATTACATTTAGTATTCTTAAATATAACTTTGCTTTATTAGCATATTTTTAATGAAATAGTATAAATATCGCCAATCTCAGACATGTCATTATGTATAACCCATCCGGAAATATTTTGTGGTATCACCACTTTGCAATTATACGGACTTGTTGCACATAATTGCCTTTGCGCATCAATCATATAAGATGATTCCGAAACTTTAGACGTGGTCTTTATTTTTTTATGGCGCGGTTTTATTGTTATATCTTTTACATCAATGCCTACTATTTTCTCATCAATATGATAACCTTTGGCACTTATACAAGATTGGCGTTTTTTTGTGTTTGCAATATGGTTGGACATGACTGTTTTGTTATTATATATATTTATCCAAAGAGATAACATAAGCCAATTAAAAATCAATTCACAAATTGATTTTTAATCTATAAATAATAACAACAATAATGGCAATCATGACATGCACAGAAGCATTAAAAATTATGTTTGCAAATAATTTTTATATAAGACTATTTTATAAAAAAAACGGCAGTCATATATCACTGCTTAGATTTGATTATGAATGGTTCATAATTATTAATGATATCAAAACTGAAAGACCTTACATATCAAAAATTACTAATTTAGTATTTTTTGATATTATAACCCGCAAAAATCTAAACCCAGAAGATTTGCTTATTATGCATTCAACAATTAACAACCGCGTGCATAGAATTAGTATAAAAGGTCCATGGCATAAGTATAATTCAAATGTAATATTTTATTCGTATAAATATTATACCAAAAGTTTTATAGAAAGAGGCGAATGTATACATAATAAATATATTATGTATAAAGATAATGAACATTTGTTTGGTTTTATGAAAACTAAAACCAAACAAATGAAATATTTTTACATATCAAATAATGTCAAAAAAGAACATATATTACCTATAACATGGTATCATTCAATGACTTCATGCACTCCATTTAAAATTTTTTGTATAACAAAACGTGAATCAATTAAGCGATTAAATGCAATTCTTTCATTTAGTATTCCCGAAGAAATAAGGGTTATTATAATTGGATTATTATACTCATTGGATTTAAATAATGCCGACGTAATATCAAAGCAAACATTTATTAATATGGTATCAAACGAATACGGAATTCGTGCTATTGTTCGCACAATTAATTCATATATTTATAAAAATATGTTGTTAGACAAAAATGACATTATTATTTGGAACAGCATATTACAATGGATAGATTTATCAGACGAAGAATATGCAATATTTACAGCGAGCGCATTTATAACAAGCGCGTCTTTATCAGATTTATTTATACAATTAAATAGATGTTTTCATAGTATCAGTATTCCTTGTTATGATGAGTTTAGCGCATTCATAACAGAGATTATTAACGCAGAAAAAAAATATGGGCTTATTCCCAAAGTAATCAGTAATATATTAGAAGAATCATGTATATCTTCAATAAAATTATTTGACTATATCTGCTAATTATTGCATGACTAAATTAATTTTACTTTTACGTTTAACTTCATTAACACTAATTCTGCCTTTGCCTTTGCGAATGCCGCCTCAGCAACAATTACTTTTCCGTGTATCTTCGAACCATACAGTGCATTTCCGCTATCAAAATATGCCTTAATAAAGGCAAGGTCGGATGAAGCACTGTTAAACTTATTTTTTGCGTCTTCCATTATTTTAATCCTAATATAATAAAATCAATTATATTAGGATTGAAATAATAATAATAATTATTATTATCATTATGGAAATAATACTACTTGAAATTACTGCATATATATGTATGCCTTCAAGTCAGTTTGATTATGATATGTTAAAAGCAAAAATAGAAACATCACATGATGATGCTATATCCCAATTATTAAAATATGTAGGAATCAAAAATGGCTCATCAACAAGAATAACAAATTTAATGCACCTTTTTATGGACAAAGACATGTGGAAATCATGTAAATATATGATTATGAATACAAAATCATATATTTTTTCATTTATACTAAATGATTTAAATAACGAGGATATACGTAAATTTTACTTAATGATGTCTATTTTTATTGATATAAAAGAGTATCCTTCATTATTTGGTTTGTTTGTTATACCTAACAAATATTTATGTTGCGAATTGTTAAATTTATACCTAACAAAATATAGCCCGTCAAATATAATGCAAACATGCAAACATTATGCATACTGTAAAAATTTTATACATCTTATGCCATGTATAAAAACCTATTTGACAGGAATTAAATATGAAACCTCGTTGCGAGGAAACTGGATACTAGCATGTGTTTCAATTAGACAGATTGCTTAGGCAAATAAAGCATGCCGTTTGTTAGAATTAGGGCACACAATGCAGCCGCACCAACCGCAAAGGATGCATAAAATAGCGTCTCGTCAGTTGACTTCGGCGCGGGTTTGTTCTGAACCCAGTAGCCGACCCAGAAAGAAGAAAGGACAAGGAGTATGCTTGCAATAACATTGATGATCATGCGAAGATTCATTATAATATATTATAATATAATATTTTATTTTATTTATTAAAATAAAATTATTATTACAAAGATTAACAATTAATTATAATTATAATTATAAAACAAATAGAACAAGATTAACAATCAAATTGTTCTACGACACAAAACCAGTCATACCTGATCCCATGCTTTATAAATCGCTCTTTGAGAGTGCACAGCCAGTCCAATTGAACAATAGCCGAAAACTCTTCGTCAGTCAGATCGCGTTCACTGCAATATCTCTTTTTGCTAAGTTCGCTAATATTTGGAATCCCGGCGGGAAACATGGCCTTCAAGACATCTTGATTGTCCAGGCAGGCCTCAGCGCTTCCGCGTAGTGTTCGCGTGTGAGTAGTTGCCATCGAATTTGTATTATTACTATATTCTATTTATGCCATAATAAATCAAAATAAAATCAATTATTTATTTTAAGTATTACAAAGCAATGCTCAATACAATGATTGAACATTGGTTTTTTTATTTATAATTAAAAAATATGTTAGAATATAAAAAACTACTCAAAAAGCAAAACTCACAATCCAAATTTTGCAGCTGCTTCTGCAGCGGCTTCTGCAAACACTTTGCGAGCCAGTTTTTCCTGCCAAAACAATTCATCTTGTTGGTCTTGAGTCAAGCGATCCAAGGGATTGTCTTCGAACACCCTGAGCAGCGAATCCTCGTCCATCAATGCGACGAAGTCCAACCACAATTGTTTAAGTGGTTTGTTTTCTGGCAGGTCCATCTCATTTCGGGCAGTAATCTCGATGGCTTCGTCGGCTTCGTATGTGTCCTTCTCACTCGGGTTTTCTTGCGAAACTTTAAAATCCACGAGTCCAAAAATCACTGTGCATATTTGCACAATGAACGCGTTACACACAGGCTTATTTCTTTTGTTCAGAAACGCGACAAACGTTTCCAACATACCGCGCGGTGTGATATTCTCCTCGACGGCAAAACCAAAAAAATTGATTGGTGCACACCCCTTACGTTTTAGCCAATATACCGTAACCGGCTCTACGTGGTCGCAGTCGAGAGTCTGTTCAGGATTAGTCTCCGTGGTCATAACAGCCCAGGTATACCTTTGCTTGCTCGCACGACGACGTCTTGCCGCGCGCAATCTGCGTTGTGAGCGTCCTGAACTTGGCATTTTGGTTGGTTGTTTTGAGTAATATTTTAGTAGGTTATGTTTTTTAAAACAATATAAAATCATTTTATTGATTATACGATAATTGTGTGATATATCACGATAGTTATTATATTTAAAAACAGGAAAATTTATTACTTACTTAATCTAATTTCCGTTTATTACAATTTTATTGCATTCGCCACTCAGTTAGATTAATCCTGTATTAATTTAGTAGTTTCGCTATTTAGTTAGATTAATCCTGTATATTTTTTATCTTTGGTTAATAGTTTTCTTAGATAACTATTAATTAGTATTTTTATGTTATATATGCTAAACCAGTTTCAATAATGCTATCCAATCATTAGGTTATATATCTGACCTATCTTCCTTTATTAGCAGGTGTTAGTCTAAACCAAAGAATATTATCTCTAGACTAATCCTTTTTATATCATAAAAAATAATGTATTATAATATATTATGTGCAAAAATATAACAAATAAATACTTAAATATACCAAGAATTAAAGAAATGCGACATAAAATAAATACTTGCAAAGACAATCCAAAATTATTTATTGAAACTA